TTGCTCATAAAAATATTTGTGCTCTTCCCGAATGGAGGCAAAAGTATCCGGATTGTATTTATAGCGAGTCAAAAAAGAGTGATCAGTATAATCATATTGTAATAGAGGCCATGGGAGGTGCTGGGGATAATGACGATGAAAAGGCAGATAAAATAATTTCAAAAATAGCTAAAACAATTACGATTGATAAAAAATGTATATTGTAAATAATATATTTAATATTTAATATATTATTAATATATGAGTTTAACAAAAAAACATAGACATAAAAAACAAAAAATAAAAAATAAAACAGAGAAAAATAAATGTAAAATATCTTTTGATAGTTATAATACATTTGAAGATAAAATTGAAAAAGTGTATGGTGATATATTTTCTTCGAAAGATTTTAATTTAGAAAAAACTATAATAAAAGAATTAAAACAAGCGGTTAGTCCATCAAATATAAATCCGCGCAATGATTTCTATTCATATATTAATGAGAGATGGTTAAATAAAGAACAATTAGAAAAAGGTCAAGAATATATTGTTCAAGTTGATTCATTTAGATTAATTCAAGATAAGGTATATAGAGAATTACTTCAACTTATTAATGAATACATAAAAAAATCAAATACTAAATTATCTAAAGAAATTAATAATTTTTATAAATCACAATTAAAGCTTAATACAGATATTCAAACAAAAAATTGTGCGATTAAAACATTAGAATCAATAGATGAAATACGAAAAAATGGTAATTTATGGGAATTATTAGGATTATCTAATAGTAATGAAATAGTATCATGGGGATCCCCATTTACATGGTCATTAAATCCAGATGATAAAAATCCTTCTGTTTTTAGATGCTATATAGATCAGCCCCAATTATCATTAATTGATGTAAATATATATTTTGATGACGGAATTGATGTAGAATATAAAAGAAAATATAAAATTCAATTTTTTAAATATATAAATGAATTATTTGAAAATTCGTTTGGTAAAAATCACAATTTTAATGTTGAAGATGTATTTTTGGTAGAAATAGAACTAATAATGGCAATGAGTTGTAATTTTATAAAAGGCAAAAAGAGTGATAGTAGTTATAATAAAGTTACTACACACGAAGCATTACAAAAATATGGTTTTGATTGGAAATTATTTTCCAAAGAATTAGGTTTTAAATATACTCCAGATTTTTTTATTATATCAAATTTAAATTATTTAAAATGTGGAACTGAATTATTATTAAAACAATGGAATAGCGAAAGATGGCGAACATATTGGATTTATATTTTTATTAGACAGCAAAATAGATGGAATCAAAAAGGTCTAAATATTATATATGATTTTTTAGGAAAATTTGTTGTGGGGCAAGAAGCACAAGTTGAAAAACAAGTACAACCAATTTATAGTTTAGGATTTGCGTTTAATACATTTTTAACAAATGAATACATTGATAATTATAAAAATGATCAGTTAATAAATTATGTTAAATCAATGGCAGAAGATTTAAAAACTGTATTTATCAGAATAATTAAACGTAATAAATGGTTACAACCAAAAACAAAAGAAAAAGCTTTAAAAAAATTAAATAATTTTAATTTAGAAGTTGGATCTCCTAAAATTTTAAGAGAAGATCCTTTATTAAACTATTATGATGATGATGCGTGGGGAAATATGTCAAAAGTTGCTCATTGGCGACACGACAAAGCTGTAAATTTAGAAGGAAAACCAATAGTAGATATACCAGTAATGGATTGGGCTCAATTTCCAGCAAAATTTGTGGGAACTCAAGCATATGTAGTAAATGCTTCATATACTCCATCTAAAAATGGAATTTATATTCCTTTAGGATATGTTCAAAAACCTTTTATTGATTTAGAAGAAAGAGGAATTGAATATAATTTAGCACATATTGGATTTACTTTAGGGCATGAAATGTCCCATGCTTTAGATGATTGGGGAAGCCAATATGATGAAACTGGTAAGTTAAATAATTGGTGGACAGATAAAGATAGAAAAAAATTTAAAAAAATACAAAACGATGTAATTAAGCAATATGAAACATTTGCTTCTTATGATGGAATTAAATTTGATGCGGTGCCGAGTATTGGGGAAGATTTAGCAGATATTTCAGGTTTAACCATATGTAGAGAATATTTAAGAGATTTTCAACTTAAAAATGAAGATATATTGCCAATTCAGGCATTATCATTTGAAGCATTTTTCGTTTATTTTGCTTATCAACAAAGACAAAAAATATCAAAGAAGGCGATTCAGGCACAATTAAAAACTAATCCACATCCTTTAGACAAATATAGAACAAATGTACCTTTATCAAGAATGCCATTATTTAGGACAATTTATAAAATTAAAAAAGGAGATAAAATGTGGTGGCATTCAACAAATAGGATTTGGGAAGAATAAAAAATTAATTTAAACATTTTAGGAATTTTAGATTTTTTTTTTATAAAGTATATATATATAAAATGGCAGCAAGAAGCAGAAGTTCAAGTCGTGGCCGAAGCCGCAGTCAAAGTCGCAGTCGTGGTAGAACCTTAAGCGCCTCCCAATCTCGTCAACTTGGCCGAACAGTTGGCCGAACTGTTGGACGTGAAGTTGGTCGTCAATTAGGACGCACCGTTGGCCGTACAGTTGGTCGTCAAGTAGGTCGTACAGTTGGTCGTCAAGTAGGTCGTACAGTTGGTCGTCAAGTAGGTCGTCAAGTAGGTCGCCAAGTAGGTCGTCAATAAATAATTAAAGAATAATATATATTATTATTTTAATATAATAATAGTATATAAATGAAATCAAGACGAAATAAGATGACAAAAAATAAGTCTAGAAAACGTAAAATGCGAAAACAACCTAAATCTAATAGATCATGGACAACTGCTCTAGATGCGGCACAAGCAGCTTTACGTAAAACAGGATCATTAAGTAAAGCAAGAATGGCACTTAGACTTCAAGCCGCTCAAAATTCTCGTAAATTATTTGGTTCAGTTGGAGAAAGACGTTAAATATATTTAAAATTATTTTATTTAAATATATTTTATTTAAATATATTTTATATTGATTGTGGTTATTAATTAATATTATTATTATTTAATTCAACATTAGAGTTGATATTAGGTTCAATACTATTTTTTGTTTCAGTTATAATTTTATCAGATTCTTTTTGTAATGTATTAATTTGTTTTTGTGTTGTTTCAATAATTTTTTTCTCAACAATTGCTTCATATATTTTTAAACCCTCAACATAATCAGTTTCACAATTAACATATAATTCAATAATTATTTTTCTTGCTTTTACAATATCATTTTGTAACAAATTATCTGTTAATTTTGGATTTATTCTAATTTTTTTTTTTTTAGTATAAGGATCTTCGACAAATGTAAATAAATTATTAATAATTGATAATAATTCACTTTGTTTTGAAGCAGCGGTTCCAATCATTTTTTTTATATTTGAAGCATATTTGGCAAATAATTTATCATTTTTAGATATGCTGTATGTTTGTTTAAATAAAGGATTTTCTCCTTGACAACCAGATTTAGATTGGTAATCTTTTAATTTAATATCACTAAATTTATTAATTTCAGGAGGCATTATTTCATTACCTGTAAAAGCAGTATAAAATGTTTTTAAATCTTTTTTAAATTGTTTTGCGGTTTCATCTGACATTCCGGTAAATGTACCAGTTGAATAATCATATTTATCATCTAAATATAATTGCATTAATTCAGTAATTCCTGGCTCATCTGCTAAATTTTTAATAGATCCATCTTTTTTTAAATTTGCGTTACACATTTTAGGTTGAATTTGTGCTATTTCTGAATTAGAACCGTTATATTTTTCTCCTTTTTTCAATGATCTAATTCTATTATCACAAATATTTAATTTATATATTTTTCTTTTAGTATTTTTAGGTATTTTATCCTTTTCTAATAATTCTGTTTTAACAATTCCGCCATTTTCATCTTTATAAATATACGTTGGATTAATAGTCATAACAATAGCAGCAAAAACATGCGCAATTTTAACATAAAATTTAGCAATTCCAATACATACCCGTTTTTTTTTAATACTTTTTTGCGCATCATTTTGAATATCAAGATTTGTTAATTGATCTTTATTTAAAAAAATAATATTATTTTTTGTTAATTCATTTACATCAATTCCACCTTTTACTCTTTGCTCTAAATATGTGACTTCCAAATCATTAAAATATTTTTGTATAATATCAGATGTTAATACTACTAAATTATCACAATATTCTTTATCTGAAAGCTTGCTTAAGCTTTTAAAATCCATAGTTAAAATATAATAGGTTGCTATATAATCTATAATCTCATAAAAATTAGAAAATTGTTTATCACTTGATTTATTTTGTGTAGAAGATGAATTTCCCATATATTATATCTTTTAAAAAAATATTAATATTTTTATTAAATAATTAAATTTCTTTAATTATTATTAAAAAGTATAAAATAAAAATAAAAATAAAATTGAAACTGATTTTTATTTTCTATATGAAAGAAAATAAGAATGCTTAGCAATAATGACAAAAGTAAGAAAAAAAGGAATAATAATATTAATAAGACTGAATTATGGAATATTTTTAACAATGAAGTTGAAAATGAAAATAAACCAGTTATTCCACTTGAATGTATGTATCAATCTTCTGGAAATAGGGAATTCTGTGAAAGATGTGAAACTAATTTAGCATTTTCAGATGAAGGCTTTTTAACATGTAGGAATCCAAAATGTGGCATCATATATAGAGATATTGTTGATCAATCCGCAGAATGGAGATATTATGGAGCTGATGATAATCAAAATTCTGATCCTACAAGATGTGGAATGCCTATAAATCCTCTTTTAGAAGAATCATCTTATGGATGTAAAGTTTTATGCGTTGGCTCAATGTCATATGAAATGAGAAAAATTAGACGATATACAGAGTGGCAATCTATGCCATATAAAGAAAAGTCACAATATGATGAATTTCAAATTATCACAAATATGGCTCAAAATGCGGGTATTCCAAAAATGATTATTGATGATGCTACAAGATATCATAAAAAAATATCTGAATATGAATTAACATTTAGAGGTGATAATAGAGATGGAATTATTGCTGCTTCAATATATATATCTTGTAGGATTAATAATTTTCCACGAACAGCAAAAGAGATAGCAAATATATTTCATTTAGATGTTACGAGTGCTACAAAAGGTTGTAAAAATGCGCTAGCAATAATTAATAATTTAGAAAAGGATATGGTTAATAAAGATAAAACAAATTTTTGTAAGACAAAGCCAGAAGATTTTATTCAACGGTTTTGTAGTAAATTAAATATTAATCAAGAGCTAACAAAGTTATGTCAATTTATTTCGATGAAAATTGAAAAGGCAAATATTATGCCTGAAAATACTCCTCATTCAATTGCTGCTGGAGTTGTATATTTTATTTCACAAATATGTAAATTAAATGTTAGTAAAAAAGACGTTAAAATTGTTAGTGAAATTAGTGAAGTAACAATAAATAAATGCTTCAAGAAACTAGAAAAAATTCAAGATGAGTTGTTACCTGCTGTCATTATTAAAAAATATATTAATACATAAATTATAAATTATAAATTTCATATTTTGAAAAATCAATTTAAGTTAAATATAAAATATAATAATAATTCAATTTATTATTATGTCTGAAAAACAAGTAATACCAAAGCGTGTGTTTATTGTTCCATACAGGAATCGTATTCAACATAAATTTTTTTTTAGTAAACATATGAGTTTTATTTTAGAAGACTGTGATGATTATGAAATTTATTTTTCACATCAATGCGATATGAGAACTTTTAATAGAGGAGCCGCAAAAAATATTGGATTTTTAGCAATAAAAGAAAAATATCCAGATGATTATAAAAATATTACTTTTATTTTTAATGATGTAGATACGATACCATTTTATAAAATTTTTGATTATGAAACAACTGAGGGAGTTGTTAAACACTATTATGGATTTAAGTACGCATTAGGAGGAATTATAGTTATGAAAGGTTCCGATTTTGAAAAAATAAATGGGTTTCCTTGTTATTGGGGATGGGGTATGGAAGATAATGCTTTACAAAAACGATGTGATCATTATGGTATAAAAATTGATCGTTCAACATTTTATGATATAGGTAGTCCTCAAATTCTACAATTGTTTGATGGAATAACACGCATTATAAGTAAGAAAGATCCGTGGAGAATGGATAAAGATAATGGAATTGATGGTTTAAAAACAATTACCACATTAAAATTTAATATAAGTTCTAAATCTGATAACCCTAATGATAATATTTTTATAGTAGATAATCAACGTATTTTTATAATTAATATTCAAACATTTTTAACTCATGTTAGATTTGAAAATGATCAATTTTATAATTATGATTTAAGAGAACCCAAAAGAAAAATAATTAATCCAGATAAATTGAAAGAAACAAAACAAATTATGCCTGTTACAAATGATTGGACTAATATTCCTTATTATCCAACAAGTAAAGAGAGAAGAGAAATTCTGGCAAAATCATTATTATCTCAAGGAAAACAAATCCCACAAGATTTATTACTTCAACTTGAAAAAGATAAAATAGATGAAGTAAAAGGTGATATATATAATCAATCTATCGTTCAACCTGAAAAGCAACAGCAAAAGCAACAGCAACAACAACAAGTACCCAATAAGTTTTCACCAGAATATGCTAGATATATTGGGCATAAACCAAAAGCAACAGCAAGCGCAAGAATTCATCTAGGTGGCATTTATTAAATATTTAGTTTTAGTTTTTATTTTTTACTTTTATAACTTATACCAAACATAAATATATTCTTCATAATTATTTTGCCTTTTACTTTTTTTAAAAGGTATAATATCATCCGCAATGCCTAACAAGCTAACACATACATCTTCATAAATTTCTTTATTAACATTTAAACAATATTTACCGCCTTGTTGTAAATGCTTATAAGTATTTGTAATTACGGGAATATAAAATTTATTTTTCATTTCATTTTTAGAATTGTTATAGGTTTCGTTATTTGAATATTTTTCTAAAAAATAATATGGAGGTGAAGTTAAAACCATATCATAATTAATTTTTGAATAATCAAATGTAACCGCATTTTCAATATAAATTTCAATATTTGTTTCTGAATATGGTTTTAAGAAATCTTTCATTTCTAAATAAGAATTTGTCAAATTAGTATTAATATCAATTCCAATATAATTAGGAATATTTAAAGCACACGCGCCAATTAATCTTCCACCCCAACCACAAGTAAAATCAAGAATGCTTTTAGGGTTGTATTTAGCGTATATTTCCATAGCTAATAATGGTCTGAATATATTAATTGCGCTAATACATATATTATATACTTCTTTTAGGACAATATAATTATTTTTAGTTTTATTTTTATTTTTAACAGTATCATAATAATTAATCATATTCATAATAAATTTCTTTTTTTTAAATTCATCAATATTGATCATAAATTCAAAAAAATTAATATCATATTTGCCTTTTGTATTAAGTCTCTCAGTAAATGTAAAATAATCAACAATATTATTGCCAGTACGACATCTAGAAGAAATATCATAAGGATTTTTTACTAAGTTATCACCTATTATTTTTAATTTATTAAAATCTTCTATTGCGTCTTTTGAAGATATTGATTTAATATGTTTTGATATCATTATTTTTTCTATATCGGTGAAATATTCTTTAATCATTTAATTATTCTTTTAGAATATTTTTTAAATAAAAAAGTATTAAATAAAATAAATAAAATAAATAAAATAAATAAAATAATTAAAGTAGATTATTAGTTTAAATAATTTAAAATTAAATACATATATAATTTAAAATTATGTCATTAAATAATTTATCCGAAATTAAACATGCTTTTTATATTAATTTAGAATCTAGACCTGACAGACAGATATATGTTGAAGAAGAATTAAAAAAAATCGGTATAAAGGCAGATAGGTTTAATGCGATAAAATTACCAAATGGTGCTTTAGGTTGTAGTATGAGTCATTTAAAATGTATTGAGATGGCAAAAGAAAATAATTGGGATCATATTTTAATAGTTGAAGATGATATTCAGTTTTTAAATTATGAATTATTTATGAATCAAATAAATAAATTTTTTAGTTTACATAAAAATTGGGATGTAGTTTTAATAGCTGGAAATAATGTTCCTCCACATAAAATTATTGATGATACATGCGTTAAAGTCTCAAGTTGTCAGACAACAACTGGTTATATAGTAAAAAATCATTATTATGATATTTTAATTAATAACATAAGAAATGGTATACTAAACTTAATTAAAGATCCAAAAAACAAATTTTTCTATGCTATAGATAAGTATTGGTTTAGTCTTCAAAAACAAAATGATTGGTATTTAATTACTCCTTTGACAGTTACTCAGAGAGAAGATTATAGTGATATAGAAAAAACTACTACAAATTATACACGTGCTATGACAGATTTAACTAAAGAATGGTTAATAAATTCTAATCAAAATATTAGAATGAATCATATTGAAAATAAACCTACATTTTCACTAAAAAAGATAAATTTTTCTACGTAAATCCAGTTTATATTTTATACCTTTTGTAACAAAAGTGGTTCATCAATAAAATTAATATCAGTATTTAAGCTAAGCATATTTATTTTAAAATAATCGTGTAAATGATATCCTATAGCATAATCTTCTAAAAACTCTTTTGAGATACTTTCTCTCTTTGATAATAAACATTTAACCGAATTAATAGAGAGAAAATAGAATCTACCACTACAATATTTTGTAACAAGTATAGGTAAATCTTTAGGTAATTCAGGATGAATTCTATAATATTCGGATAAATAAGGAATTGTATTATTAACTATGTGGCCACCATAAGTAAATTTAAATGTTTTTTTCAGTAATTTATGTAATGTTACTAAAAAATTGACATTTATTAATTTTTGGTCATCATCTGTTTTGAATATATATTTAAAATTAAAGGTATCATGTATTGCTTTATAAGAAGTAATAACTTTATTTGGTAAAGAATTATAATCATCTGGAGTATTTACATATAAAATTTTGTTTTCATTATCAAATTTATATTCTGAATCTAGTTCTTCATCTCCAATAACATGATAATATTTAATGTATTCTGGTACTAATTTAAGCCATGTATTTCGTTGAATATCTGCTTTCCAGGTGTATTTTTTGCAGTTCATAATAAGCATTATAAATTCTTGTTCAATCATTTTATTAATTGTAATAAATATTAATAAAATGTTTTTAATTTATTTTCTTCTTCTAATTGTTTTTCTAATTTTTCTAGTATTTCTTTTTTTTGTGTGTCTTCTTTTAATTGTTCTTCGAATTTTACCACCTTTTGGTGGATTAAAATCAATTTTTGCTATCGGAAAATTTGAAGGATCATAATATTCTCCAAGCTGACCTAAATCAAGTTGATTAAATACTACTGTCATTCCAACTTGAGTTCCAGGACGTATTTCAGAACCCCAATCAGTTGTGCCTACATGTTGTATAGCTAAATTAACAAATTTAACGGCTTCTTCTGTATATTGTTGAATAAATTCAGGATTTTTAGATTCAAATTGAGAACATAATCCATTAATAATATCTATTTGTCTTTGTTCAGAAGAAGTAATTTTAGTTTTTTTTCCGGGAACTACTACTGTAATAGTATAATAATTGTTCATATTTTGTTGTCCTGGTTGTATTTGAAAAAAAAATACGCGAGTTGTTCCAAATAATTTATAACGTATATTACCATAAAATCCATTTGCTTGAGCACCGTATTGAATTTGTGGATCAAATGGTATTCCAGCATAATTAGATGGCAATTCTCTTCTATCAATTGTTGTAGAAAATGGTAAATTAGGGTCGTCTAATTGTACATAAGTTGATTTAGGTTTTCCTTTTTTACTCATATAATATAAATTGATATAAATTAATTTATATTAATTTATATTAATTTAAATATAATATGTATAATCAATCCATATGATTATTGTAACAGGAGCTAGTAATAATCATTATTTGACATTGCTTAATATGATAAATAGTTTTATTTATTATAATAATAAAAATTATTTAATTGTTTATAATTTAGGTCTAGATGATAATAAATGGAATAATATTCAATCACTTTATTCTACTAATCAATATATATCTTATAAATCATTTGATTTTTCAAAGTATCCGAGTTGGTTTGATATAAATGTTGAAGCTGGACAATATGCTTGGAAACCAACTATTATTCATAACACATATATTGAACATAATAATGAGATAATAGTTTGGATGGATGCTGGTAATTTAATTCATAATAATTTACAAGATTTAGAATTATTTTTAGAAAAAAATGGAGTTTATTCCGCTGAATCTAGTGGAAATATTGCTAAATGGACACATCCTGATACCATAAAATATTTAAATTGTTCAAATGTAAATAACCAAAATAGAAATGGTGCGTGTATAGGATTTAATACTAAAATAGCATTTGCGAAGGATTTTTTAATAGATTTTTACAATTGTGCTCAAATTAAAGAATGTATTGCCCCAAATGGTTCAAGTCGCAAAAATCATAGACAAGATCAAGCTGTATTTACTATTTTATTTTATAAATATTTATCTGATAAAAATAATTTTTTTCAGTTTTACAAAAAATCGGAATGGCAAAATCATTTGGGATATTCTATTCATAATGATATTGAACCACATTGGGATACAAAAAACTAATTAAATTTAATTATACTTTTCATATGTGAGTTTATATTATAAATAAATTATAAATAAATTATCTATAATATATTATTAACATGAAAATATTATATTTAAACAACACCTCTTGGGAATTTGATTTTATAGTAAAAGATATTTTATTTAATATTGAAAATACAGAAGTAGAAATTTTTGAAAATGAAAGTTTAAAGTTATTTTTAAATAGAAACGATATTATAGAAAATAATATTATTATAATAAATACAGTTTGCGATATAAACGAATTAATAGATGTAGTAAAATATATAAAACCAATAGTTATTTTTTATTTATCAGATGAGTTTGGTAGTAATAAAAATATTACAATGTTAGAAAAATATACTAAAATATTATTTAGACAATATAATCATAGTCATTATAATTATTCTTCAAATAATTATCAATTAGTATTGGGTTATTCTAAATATTTTTTGAATGGTAAAAAATCATTATCTATTAATACAAAAAAAATGAGTGAACGAATATATAATGCTTCCTTTATTGGAAGTTTGAAATCAGATCGTTCACATATGTCACAAGTATTTAAAAATAATATACCAAGCACAAATATAATATTTGTAAACAATAATTGGGATATTAATAATTTACCTTGTTCACCTGAAAAATGTTTTGATATATATAATAATTCTATATTTGTAATATGTGGTAGAGGTAATATTAGTCTAGATTGTTTTAGAATTTATGAGGCAATTGTATCAGGTGCTATACCTGTAATTGTTGGAAATTCTGATGAAATAAATATAACATTTAATTATAATAATAATTTACCTCCATTTATTTACGATGAAAGTTGGGAAAAAGTTGTTATAAAATGTAAAAATCTTTTAAGAAACCCTGAAGAATTACAAGAAATACAGAATAATTTATTATCATGGTGGAAAAACCAGATAGAATTTATAAATCATTTAATACAAATAGAATTACATTAATTCAACAATAAATTATGTATAAAAAGGAGTTCCTAAACATCCTTTGTATTTAAAGTCAGAATTAAAACCTAAATTATATTTAAGAGACGTATAAATATTTATTTTATTATTTGTTTTGTTGTTATTTTTAATGTTTTATCAAATAAATTTATTGGAATTTCTTGGAAAAAAAATCTACCTAATAATGGTACTGCTTTTTGTAAAATATAATTAGTATCTAAATCACTAGAATATAATAATCCTAAGTTTGAATTTTTTGGTTCCATAATACATGATAATCCAGATAAAACTCCCGCAGCAACTTGAACTATTGTTGGTGTAAAACCATTCATTACATTAACATTATCAGTATCTAATATTGAACCACACCAATATATATGATCTATATTTTTATCTCCACAGTATAATGTACAACCAATACTGTCATGTCCTATTATTTGTTCTTTTAAAGGTTTTCCAATATTATTATATACTTCAAAACTATTACAATTATTTAATAACCATATAGTAATATCCGAATCATTATCAAATTTATTATTTTTAAAATATGTTTTAACAGATTCCGCAGCATATTTATTTATTCTATAAACATAACTCATAAATGGAGCATATTTACCAAATAAATGATTCATTTCAAATATTTCACCATGATGAATTAAATTACCATTATATTTTACAAATTTATGTGTGCCATTTTTGTTTAAAATAGGACATATTGAATTCATAAAACTATTCATTCCACATTCTTTTAAAAAAACAACATTACCATCAATATCTTTACTATTAACTAAAAATGTTTTATTTTCATCAATTATATTATCTGAAATTACAGGTTTAATAAATTTATTTAAAGTTCCACCTTCAACTATTTCTGCTTTATCTAATCCTTCTTGTAATAAACCAACTACACTCCAAGTATTATAAATTTTATTTTGTTTGTTAACTTTATTTTTTTTAGTTTTATTATTTTGACCTTTATTAGATATATCTTTTTTTAAAAACATATTATCAATTTCTGACATTAATATAGTACCTACTTTACATGTTTTAATAGCATTAATCATGCTTTCAGATTTGTAATCATCTTCCATAGTATTATTAATTCGCTTATTCAAAATATTTAAAGCATATAATACGTAATGTTGTATTAATCCTGGATTTTGACCACATTCTATTAATACATTTGATCTAATTTTATTTTTATCATTTTTAAAATCTTGAAATAATTTATTAATAACTTGTTGTTGATAATTAATAGATGTTCCAGAAAAAGTGTCATTTTCATCTTCAATACTAGTATTTATATAATTAATACCTAGTAATAAACATTTATTTACAAAAAAATAAGTGTTTGAGGAAAATGTTAAATCAATAATAATATCATCACGTTTTATTTCTATTTGTTTTAATAATTTATCAAAGTTTATACATGATACAGTATCAATTATTATATTTGAATGTTTAATATCATTTATATTTGGACCATATAATGTAGTTTTACATTTTTCTATAATATAAATTTTTTTTATATCATAATCAAAATAAAACTTTAAATAATTTAACACACATTTTGCTACTCCGCCAAAACCAAAAAATAATATTTTTTTATTTGTAATATTTATTTTTGTAATATTACTTAAATCAGAATTCATTATATATTATAAATATATAATATAAAATGTATTATATATTTATAATGATAAGTATTTTAGTTGGTTGATAATTAATTATAAAGTTATTCTAAAATAATTAATTAATAAAAATATTCAATACTTGATAAATATAATTATTTATGCTTCAATTTTAGCCCATTCTAATGGGCAAACATCTTTTGTATCATTAGGAATTTTTTGTCCAAACCATAAAGAAGGATAACATACAATCTTATTAGGATTAGTATTAAAATAAGCACCCCACCAACTAAAAGAACTATTCGCAATTATATTATGTTCACAACAGGTCATCAATAATAATTGTTCCCAATCTTTTAAAAAACTAGATGCTCTAATAAAATCTAAATTAGAGAAATCATTTTTAAGTAAATTAATTGTATCCATAATAATTTCAACATCTTCATCTTCACAAAAATATAAAACTGTTGTTATATTTGTATCTTTATTTTGAATAAATCTTAATGCTTTATTATAATATTCATATTTCATAATAGGATGAAACTGCTGTAATTCTTTATAATCCCCCAATCGAAAATGAAGACTAACTGTATTTTTTAAACTATTCATATTCATATTTATATGAATATTTATATTTTTGTTAATATTATTTTCATAAAACAAATTTAAAATTTGTTTTTTTTGTTTATTTATATCAAGCATTTTATAAATAGTTGAATAATTTTCTTTAAAAAATTTTTCTGATTGAAAATATCCATGTAAGCAAATATCTTTGTCAATTAATTCTGAAGTGTCTATTTCATTAAATGTAAATCCATTTTGATAAATATTTTTTGAAAATGGTATAATTTTTTCTAGTAAAAAAGGTTTGAGTTTATTAAATAAACTATTCCAAAAAGTATATCTTTTAGTACAAGTACTTCCATCATTTAAGCATTCAGAATTAATAAAATAAAATTTATTTTTGCTTTTTATAGCATAAGAAATTGTTGTAAAAATTTGAAACAACTGATTTCCAAGTCCACCCATTAAATTACAAGTAATCATTATTTATAATATTAGTTGTAATTTTTAAATAATTATTTAATACAATTTATAATTAAAAATTAAAATTTTAAAAATCTTCATTTAAAAGAAATGTATCATCTGAAATAGTTTTATTCGCTAAACCATATTCACCAATCTTACGCTCGAACATATTACCTTTACTCTCCAAACTAATCATTTCCATAAAATCACAAGGGTTAGTAACATTGTAAATTTTATCATAACCTAATTGTATACATAAACGATCTGCTACAAACTGTATATATTGTGTCATCATTTGTGAATTCATTCCAATTAAACGGCATGGTAAAGCCTCACAAATAAATTCAGTTTCAATCTCAACCGCTTCTTTAATGATTTCATGAATTCTCGCTTTGCTCATTTTTTTTAATAATTTACTATACAAAAGCACAGCAAACTCGCAATGGAGAGCTTCATCGCGAGATATAAGTTCATTAGAAAATGTCAGACCAGGTAACAATCCACGTTTTTTAATCCAAAATATACTGCAAAAAGCACCACTAAAAAAAATTCCCTCTACACAAGCAAAAGCCACTAATCTAGTAGCAAAACTACTTCTATTATCATGGATCCATTTTTGAGCCCAATCAGATTTTTTTTTAATGGAAGGAAAATGTTCAATAGCATTAAAGAGTCTATGTTTTTCTGCCGAATCTTTTATGTATGTTTCAATAAGAAGACTATATGTATGACTATGAATATTTTCCATAGCAATTTGGAAACCATAAAATGCTCTTGCTTCAGAAAGTTGAACATCATTCATAAAACGCATAGCTAGATTTTCCAATACAATTCCATCACTCGCAGCAAAAAATGCTAAAATCATAGAAATAAAAAAACGTTCGTCTTGATTTAAGCTTTCCCAATCTTTTAAATCTTTAGTCAAATCAATTTCTTCTGGTCGCCAAAAGCAATCTACTTGTTTCTGATACATTTTCCATATGTCATCATGTTTGATTGGAAACATAACAAATCTATTATCGTCAGCGACAAGTAAAGGTTCAATAATTTTTGTAGACATCCTAAATATATTATAGTACAGATTTTAAATTCTTTTTTAAATAATAAAATAATTGTGTAAAATAAGAATGGAAATAATTTTATCAGTTGAAATGGATTTAGCATCAAAAGATCAACGTTTTATTCAATTACAACAACTAATTGATTTTAAAAGAAAAATGTTATTAGATAAACAAATTAAATATCAAAAAATATCAAAGCAAAATCATTTCTTAGAAGAAGTTAAAAATGATTATTCTATTTATTCTAATTATATAATGAAACAAAAACAAGAACAAATTCAAGCTTTAGAAATATTAAATAATTATGTTCGTGATTTAACAAATTCGAAAAATTTAAGTAAACAAAATGTAAAAGACGCAAAATATGAACAAAAAAAAATAATTAAAGAATTAAAATCAATAAAACATAATTTAGATGAAATAATAAAAAATAATAATGATATTGTTAATAACAATAATAGCAATAATAATAGCAATAATAATAGCAATAATAATAGCAATAATAATAGCAATAATAAAAGTTAATACATTTATCATTATATAAAAATAAAAATAAAATATATAAATATATAGTATATAATGGCAGATGAAAGAGCAAGAAAGGCAGGAATTCTTAATGATTTTGATACTAGTATTGGTAAAATTAAACAATTAGTTCAAGAAAGAGAAACAAATGGTAATACATTAATGAAAACCATATCTGAAAATATTACAGCTATTGATGAAAAAATAAATGAATTAAAAGGTATATCTGATACAGTAGCTGAAACTTATAATAAAATTAAACGTGAATTAGAGGAATGTAAAGCAAGAAGTTCAGAACAAGAGAGAATGATAAATCAATCAACCCAAGAATTAGATAGAATAACAGCTGAAAAACAAGCTATTAAGCAAGAATTAGATGCGCTTGGTCAAGATAGTCAAACTATTAATGATCGTAATGTAGCAAAAATTGCGGAATTACAGGGTGAAATTGATAAACATGAAGTAATTATGAGTCAATTAACATCAGAATTACAACCATTAAAAGATGAAAAAATTCGTTTAGAAGAACAAATAGCTCAAATGACACAATCAACTACTGAAAAAGACGCACAAATACAAGGTATTGCTGAAAAAGATAGACAAATAGCTGATTTAACACGTGAAATTCAAGAAAAAACAGTACAAATTCAAACAATGGAACAATCTATTACGGAAAAAGATGCACAAATAGCTGAATTATCAACACACGATTCAGCGAATACAGCAAAAATACAAGAATTAGAAAAAAACTTAGCTGAAATAACAGCATTACAAGCAACAAAAACACAAGAGCTAGATGAATTAAAAGCTGAAAATGCGGATTTAATTAATAGAATTATAAGTGCTACTATAGCTATTAGTGAAGCTATGGATACATTAGAAAAACTAAGAACATCTAAAAGAAGTGAAAATACCGCTCAATTATTACAAAAATTTCAAGATACAACCACATTAATCCAAGGGATTAGTAATTCGTTACAAGGATTACGTGGTGGTAAAAGATTTAAAAAACATAAAACAAGAAAACTAAGAAAAACAATAAAAACAAGAAAAACAAGAAAAATGAAAAAAATGAAAAAAATGAAAGGAGGATTTATTTATGGAACATCATCATCTTCTAAAAGAAAATCATATAAAAAGCGTTCAACATCATCATCAAATAAATATAAAAAAATACATAAAAATAATTTTTAAGATAAGTTTATTAAAAATAAAAAAATTATTTAAATATTTAAATGACAAAAATTAACAAATTTATTATATATGGTGAAAGATGTAGTGGTACTAACTTTCTTGAAAACGCAATTTTAGAAAATTTTGATATAGAAATTTCTTTGGAACAAGGGTCTAAACATTTTTTTTGTTTTAATAAATATGATAGCAGGAATTTTGATGATACTCTTTATATAGGAATAGTAAGAAATCCTGTATATTGGATAAATAGTTTTTCAAAGGAATTATATCATGTTCCAAATATAAATAAAAAAAATTTAAATAATTTTTTATTTAATGAATTTTATTCTATTAACGATGAAAATGAAACAGTTTCAAAAGTTCAACCTATATTATTTAATAATAAATTACGTAATAAACATAAATATAGTGTAATGACCCAAGATTTAAATTATATAACAAATAAAAAATATAAAAATATATTTGAATTAAGAAAATTAAAAAATGAATATTTAATGAACATTATGCCATCAAAAGTTAAAAATTATATTTTAATTAATTATGAAAATTTATTGATTAATTATAAAGAAACATTAGAATTAATTAAAAATAAATTTAGTTTAACTCAAAAATACCCAATTTTTAAAAATATAACAAAATATAAAAAATCTGAAAAATTTAATTTTGTACATCAAAGACAAATAACTTTCAACTTATTCACAATAAATACTATATGGAAAAATTTAGATATTAAACAAGAATCAATTCTTGGCTATATTAATAAAACAAATGAAACAAATGAAACAAATGAAACAAATGAAATTAATGAAATTAATGAAATTAATGAAACAAAAAATAAAATATAAAATAGTATATATAATGAAATTTAAAGCCACTATTTCTAAATTGTTAACAAGTAGTATATTATTAAGATCTGTTTTTATATTATCATTATTTAATATTATTGGTTATTTAGTTTATAGAAACTATAATGCTATTATATTTTTCTTTTTAGTAGCTGGATTAGTTAAATACTTTAGCAATAATATCATATTAATTCTAGGTATTCCACTTTTTGTTGTTAATTTATTTGTATTAGGTAAAGTTACTAAAGAAGGAATGGAAAACGCCACCTCAAGTGAGGACGCAAGTAATAATATGATAAAAAGTGCTGTTAAAAAGGAAACGAAAAATGATGAGTCTGATAATGATACATCTAGCGATAATGATAAAAAAAATGAAGAATCTTTTGAAGTTGGACGTAATAAAAAAAGCAAATCAGATATAGATTATGCTTCAACTATCGAGGATGCTTATGATGAACTAAATAACATAATTGGAGGAGATGGAATTAAAAAATTAACAGGTGATACACAGAATTTGATGAAGCAACAACTTCAACTTGCTGAAGCTATGAAAAGTATGGGGCCTTTAGTAGAACAAATGGGACCTCTAATGCAGTCTGTTGGACCTATGCTTGAACAAGCAAAAGGAATAATGGGAACAGGTGGCAATAATATTGCGGATTTAGCCAAAAATTTTACGGCTGGATCTAAAAAACAATAAAACAACAAATAATATTTGATTTATATTATATTTATATTTATATAATATGAAAAAATGTCCTCCAGGTGTAATCTGTATTGAAAATGTAACTATATTTTTTGTTATATTTGTTATAATAGTAATATTTTATATATTTTATTCTAGTTTGTTTAAACAAAAAATAGAAATAAATAATAATACAAATTCTAGTGAAAAAATAGTTATAGATAACTCTAGAGAGAATCCAGGATATAACAGTTGGTTTGGAATGCCAAATTTTCCATATAATAATTTGGCTAGTGATGTATTATTAAATCCATATGCGGCACCTTTGCGAGATGAAAGATATATAATACCACAATTAAACTTAGTACCTCCTGGAAGAGTTCCAATTAATATTTCTACAAATGTTGGTGCTATTGATACTAGTTACAGACAAGTTGGAATTTTAACACCTTTAAAAGGTACAAGTAAAGATAATGTATTACCACTTATGGGAAGGCCAGTTTTTTCAAATCGAGATATGTGGCAATATTATTGTATAAGTAATCAACATAATAATGTTAAATTACCTATTAAAGTTAAAGGAAAAAATGCATCAAATGAATATGGTATCAATAAGGTATTTGGAGGAGATATTGTTTATGTTGAAGGAGCAAATGAGGCTTATAAAACTACTATTTATGAAAATGATGTAATTAAATATTTACCATTTATTTAAATATTTTGCGTTTTCTGGTTCTTCTACCTCCCTTAATGTTTATTTTTTCTTCTTCTTTCGATTTTTTTAATGTCTTTCTACGGTTTCTTCTTTTTTCACTTGTTGTTTTTTCACTTGTTGTTTTTACATTATTATTAGCAACTTCCTCTTGATCTGGTTGAATTCTATTAGCTTCTTCTTCTTGTGCTTTTATTCTGTTGGCTTCTTCTTCAGCTGCCTTAACTCTATTAGCTTCTTCTTCATCTGCTTTTATTCTATTAGCTTCTTCTTCAGCTGCCTTAACTCTATTAGCTTCTTCTTCAGCGGCCTTAACTCTGTTAGCTTCTTCTTCAGCTGCTGCTTTTATTCTGTTAGCTTCTTCTTCAGCGGCCTTAACTCTATTAGCTTCTTCTTCAGCTGCTTTTATTCTATTAGCTTCTTCTTCAGCTGCCTTAACTCTGTTAGCTTCTTCTTCAGCTGCTTTTATTCTATTAGCTTCTTCTTCAGCTGCCTTAACTCTGTTAGCTTCTTCTTCCTGAGCTTTTATTCTATTGGCTTCTTCTTCTTCAGCTGCCTTAACTCTGTTAGCTTCTTCTTCCTGAGCTTTTATTCTATTAGCTTCTTCTTCTTCAGCTGCCTTAACTCTATTAGCTTCTTCTTCAGCTGCTTTTATTCTATTAGCTTCTTCTTCAGCTGCCTTAACTCTATTAGCTTCTTCCTCTGCTGCTTTTATTCTGTTAGCTTCTTCTTCATCTGTTTGAGTTCCATTAGATTCTTCTGCTTGTGTTTGAGTTACATTAGTTTCCACCGCATCTGATTGATTTCCATTAGATTCTTCTTGTACTACCTTTTTAGCATGTCCATCTTTACCTATTGTATTTGATACTGCTTTAATTGATTCAAACCCATTTTGTATATTTTGTATATTTTCTGAATTTGAATTTAGTTTCATTTTACTCATTATTTTAGAAGCTATAAGATCAGCAATTACATTAGTCGCTTTACTAATTTCGTCTGGTTTTATTTCGTTTATAGGAATTTCTACTAATTCATTATCTGAAGAATTTTTTGTTGAAGGAGTCTCTTCTACAGCAGGAGCAGGTGTAGTATCTGAATTTTCGGTTGAAGGGGTCTCTTCTACAGCAGGAGTAGGTGTAGCATCTGAATTTTCTGATGAAGGGGTCTCTTCTACATCAGGAGCATCTGAATTTTCGGTTGAGGGGGGTTCTTCTACAGCAGGACTAGATGTAGCATCTGAATTTTCTGATGAAGGGGTCTCTTCTACATCAGGAGCAGGACTAGGTGTAGCATCTGAATTTTCAGATGAAGGGGTTTCTTCTACATCAGGAGCAGGTGTAGCATCTGAATTTTCTGATGAAGGGGTTTCTTCTACAGAAGGAGCAGGTGTAGCATCTGAATTTTCTGATGAAGGGGTTTCTTCTACAGTAGTAGTATCTAAATTTTCAGATGAAGGAGACTCTTCTACAGTAGGAGTAGTATCAGTTTGTTCTTGAGTTACAGCAACATCAGGTTGATCTTTAGCACTCATATTTGTCATTTCAATACCTTCATCATCATTTACACCACCTTTAAAATTTTTAATAGTTTTATTAGCTAGATTAATGTTTTTGTTTTTTCTAAATGTATTATTTTTTTTACCCTTTTTATTATTTTTCTTTTTATGACTTTGTTTTTTTTTATTAAATAATTTTGATAGTTTACCTTTAGTTAATTTCATTTCTATATAAATAAATTTATATTTTATTTATATAGTTATATTAATGAGTAATAATTTAACAAAAAACCCAATAAATATATCACAAAAAAATATTTATGGTAAGTGTGATTTAAAATGTGCATATAATTTTAAATATAAAGAAAGTAGTTTAAATGTAAAAAATAATGGAATAAATATTGCTTTAATATATGATAACAGTAATGTACCACCTGTGTCATATAATGAAGAAAAATATACTGTATCTAAAATAATGATTTTTGCTCCTTCATTACATTTATTTAACGAAAATAAAGTAGATGCTGAAATAATCATTGAACATATTCCTGAATCTGGAGGTCAAAATTTGTTTGTGTGTGTTCCAATTATTAAATCTAGTGATTCAACAACCGCTTCATCATTATTATCCCAAGTAATAGCGGGAGTTGCTACTAATGCTCCAGCAGAAAATGAAACTACAACTTTAAATATATTAGGATTTACATTAAGTAGTATAATTCCTAAAAGGCCATTTTTTAGTTATTCAGGGACTTATAGCAATTCAACTGCTGATTTTATTGTGTTTGGAAAAAACTTTGCTATTCCTTTAAAGGATAAAGTTATAAATACTTTATGTTCAATTATCAAGCCATTTAACTTGCCGATGATAGGTGATAATTTATTTTTTAATTCGAAAGGTCCAAATTCAAGTGGAAGTATAGGTGATGGAATATATATTTCTTGTCAGCCAACAGGATCATCAGAAGAACAAATAGAAATAACTAATACTAAAAATACTTCAGAATCAGATATGGGAAATTTAATAGATAAATCAACATTTAAACTTATTATTAAAATTGTGGTTGGATGTATTTTATTTATTATAATTTTTTTATTGTTAGGATTTGTTTTTAGTAAACTTACAGATACTAAAATAAAAATGCCTGCATTTAAAGGAATACAACCAAAAAAAACTACATAGTTATAACTAGATAATTATTAATTGATATATTTAATAATTATTTAATTAATAAATATATTAATTTATATTGCTGCCGCATCATATAAGTTTTCTAATAATGGCATATAAGATGGTTTTGTTAAAGTTGACCCGCTTTGAACTATAGGAGCCATTTTCTTAACTACTTCTTGTTCTAAAGTATACGGGTACTGATTAAATGCTGTAAATTGAGAAGCTTTTTTTTGTTCAGTTGGAAGATATCTTTTTAAAGCATCAATACCAGTTGTGACAGACGCACGACGAAGTAAATCAAATGCTACAAATAATGAGAGAACCGCTAAAATAGGATTAGCATGCATAAACATCATAATTACCATAATAAATATAACAATTTTACCTAATAATGTATCGATTATATTAGCTATTGGTTCTGGAGTTTTGTATCCCATAATCAAATATATAATAAATAAAATTGTCAACAACAGTTGACTCATTTGTTCTTTTTTAAATAAGTTTGAAAAATCTTCCATATATATATCTACTTTTATAAAAATCTACTTTTATAAAAGTAGAGCAAAATACTAAATTATTTATTAATTTTTCTAAACTTTCTTAATTTATCCAGATTTAGCTTAACTTTTAAAAATATTGATTTTCTAAATATATCTACTCAAGTTTGGCTCAACCTTTTCTAAAGGTTGAAAAGGTTGAAAAGAATATAAAAAGAACTCTCTAAATAATATAACCAACATGGAAAATTCTAAAATTAATACATATTTAGGTCAAAAAGGATATACTATTCCTAAAAATGAAATAAGTATTGAAAAACAAAATCAAATTAAAAAAGATTTAATGGTCAGACCTTATACACCTGGTGCACCTGGAAATGGTGGCGACGCGACATTTCCAGCTTACCGTGAATCATCTAATAAATTATATGTTCCACACTATTATGGTGTTGAACAGTTCGGACCACCAAAGGAGATCAAGATTAGTGAAGGAACTGATATTAATTTAGATTTTAATGGTCAACTTAGAGATTATCAAACACCTGTTGTAGAAAAATTTATAAAACATGTAGAATGCTGTAAATTTGGAGGTGGTTTACTAGAGCTTCCATGCGCATGGGGAAAAACCTCAGCTTCATTATATATTTTAAGTCGTCTTAAGAAAAAAACAATAGTTATAGTGCATAAAGAATTTTTAATGAATCAATGGATCGAAAGAATACAACAATTTTTACCTAAAGCAAGAATTGGAAAAATACAAGGACAAATTATTGATGTTGAAAATAAAGATATTGTTCTATGTATGTTACAAAGTTTAATTAATAAAAATTATCCAGAAAGTTTATTTGGTGAATTTGGATTGACAATTATAGATGAAGTACATCATATTTCAAGTCAAACTTTTTCTAATTCACTTTTTAAGGTTGTAACTAAATATATGCTTGGACTATCTGCGACAATGAACAGAAAAGATGGAACAACTAAGGTATTTAAAATGTTTTTAGGAGATGTTATCCACAAAGTAGAGAGAAAAGATGAAGTAGAAGTAGAAGTAAGAGCTATTACATATAATGTAAATGATGATGATTTTAATGATACTATATTAGATTATAAAGGTCAACCACAAAATAGTTCAATGATTTCCAAACTTTGTGAATACAATCGTAGAACAGAATTTGTAATTCAAGTGTTAACTGATTTTATTTGTGTAGAAAACGTTGATAAAGAAACTATTAAACAACATAAATTAAATATGGATAAAGAAAACCCTTGTTGTGAAATATGTACAAAAAATAATAATTATTTATTAAAAAATACGTGTTGTAATATAGTTAAATATTGTTTGCCTTGTCTAAATAATATTGAATTAGCGGCTGAAACTAATATAAAATATTTTATTGGATCAGATGGTGAAAAAAAACAATCAAAAGAAAGACCTAAGTGTCCTAATTGTAAAAAAGTATTAAAATATGAGCAATATTATATTGAAAATCCTTATATTAAACCGATTGAACAAAGACATACAATTGTGATGGCTCAAAATTTAAATATATTACATTATATTTATAAAAAAATTGTATGTAAAAATTTAGCAAGTGTTGGATATTATATTGGAGGAATGTCAGAATCAGAACTTAAACGTTCAGATAAACAGCAAATTGTTCTAGCAAGTTATAGTCTATGTTCTGAAGGTTTAGATATACCTACATTAAATGCTGAATTTTTAATAACTCCAAAAACCGACATTGTACAATGTGTTGGAAGAATATTACGTGCTAAACACGCAACACAACATCCAATTATATATGATTTTATTGATTCACATGATGTATTTCAGAGACAGTGGTTAAAACGAAAATCATATTATAAAAAACAAAATTATAAAATAATTGGAAATAATAGTTATGAATACACTTTAGATACTACAAAATGGAATATTATATTTAAACCTGGATGTAAAAAAAATATACAAATAAATACAGAAATTTCAGATGATGAAAAAGAAGAAAATAATAAAAACTTGATTGGAAAATGTTTCATAAAATTTAAAAAATAAAAATCTAATAATAAACTACTTTGTTTCCTTTTTTATCATAAACCCAAATTTCATAATTATATCCTAATTCTTGACCTGCTGTTTGCTTTAACAATATATTACTATGTATATGATTAATAGTCCAAGTAGATTTTACTTCGATACATTTATTTTGTGAAGAAATAAAAATATCAACATAATGTCTATGTTTATTTCCATTTTCATCATTATACCAAATAGTAGGAACATTTTTAGATCCTGTAATTATATCATCTTCTTTAATATTATCTTTTATTAGGTCATTCAAAGCAAATGGTTCATAACCTTGACATTTAATTATTTTACCTGAAGGATATATAAAATTTTTAATAAGATAACTATTATGCGATGCTTTCTCGGATATTTCTGGGTTTTGTGTAGCATATTCAACCCCGTATTTTTTAATCATTGTTGATTTTACCTTTTTTCTTACTTCTTTATTTGCTAATGGATTTTCAACCCCATATTTAATTAAATTTGTTTGTTTCATTTTTTCTTTAAATATATTATCTTGCAATGGATATTCAACACCATATCTTTCAATCATTGTAGATTTTGATTGTTTGTGTATTTCTTTATTTCCTAATGAACATTCAGTACCATATGTAATTAAATTAGTTTTTTTTATTTTTTCTCGTATGTCACTATTTGCTAATGGATTTTCAAATCCATACTTAATTAAATTAGTTTGTTTCATTTTTTTATTGCTTTCCTCATTATGAATGATATATTCAACACCATATCTTTCTAAATTAGTTTGTTTCATCTTATCCTTTACAGATTGTGTTTTGCTTGGATTATCCACACCATATTTTTTTATAAACTCTTTTTTAATTTTTAGTTGTATTTCTTCATTTTGCGACGCGTGTTCAACACCATATTTAGACATCATAGTTATTTTTTGTTTTGGTAAAGATTGTATCGTAACACATCTTTTACATAATGTATTTCTTTTAATTAAATAAGTAAAGCACTTTATATTTTCTTTATTACAAGTAGTACAATTAAATATTATTTTAGAAGAACCAAACAGTTGATCTTTTGAGTAATCATTTAATAACTTTATATTTTTTTCATTACAAAAATTAGTTAATAAATCAAAACTATATTTAATCGGCATTTATATATTTACTTAATATATTAATTTTTAAGTAATTTTACGAAAAATATCTTATTCCTTAATATTCTGAAGTTTCTTTCTTTTTTAAATAATAATTTTTATTATATTCTTTTCTTTTATCAGATGGTATAGGATTCATCTTCATTTTTTGTAATAAATCATCTTTATGTGTTTCATAATATTTTTTACTTCTTTTTGGTGCTGTATATTTTTTTAAATGTTCATTTGTTTCAGCTAATTCTATTTTTAATTTATTATTTTCTTCTTCTAATATTTTTATTTTATTTATTAATTCTTCCATATTATTTAATCATTTTTTATTTTTATATAATTTATTTAATTATATAAAAATAAAATAATCCATACTACTAATTCAAAGTATAATACTGATACAAGTGCTTCTGATTGGGAAACACTTTATGAACCTGGAGAGAAAGCGAAAAAGTATTGTAAAAAAATACAAAAAAAAGAGGAAGATACATTATTACAAGGTCAATGTTTGATAAAATTTAAAAAATAATATAATATACATCAAATTACTGATTAATATTTACAATCAAATCTACAATCAAATCTAAGAGAAAAATTAAAATTTTGATTAATAAAATCAACTAAATTTCCATTGTGATATCTAAATCGAAATTTTAATCTAGCTATCTTTTCTTCCATATGAGGTAATATTCGTTTAAATTTTTTTATAGGAACATAAGTATTTGTAACATTTGATAAAATTAATTTAGCAAACGCACTATTTACTTTCCCGTAATAATCATTATTAAAAGTTGATGTTGTTGATTTACTAAACGGGACAATTTCATTAATATAATTAAACTTATCTATTTCCATATAAATTGTTTTTGAAATATTTATACATAAAATATTTGGACATACTAGTATAAATATATTATTTGAACTATCATATATACTAGTATAAAAATCTTTATTAAATCCCAAATTATAAGGTAAACCCCAATCTATATTCATTTTCCAATTATCTATTATACAATCATTATAAATAGGTTTTTTTTGACACCAAAAAGAAAAACTATCTAATTTATTAATTATTGTTATTTTTTGTGTTATTTTATTTAAACTTACATCAAAGCCATCATACATAGTTGTATTCATTGCGTATACTTGTATTAAATATAACTTATTAGAAGTTGCTTTATTTAAAGCAGTTTTCAATTCTTGGATTAATTCTAATTCATTATAAAACCCAGAATCTAATATTAATTCAATTGGTTCTTGAAAATATTGAGGTATTGAAAACCATAATATTGTATTTTGTAAATTATTTGAAATATTATAATAACATAATGGAAGTGTAATATCATAAAGCTCAATAGATAATACATTTTTAATTACTAATGGCAATTCTACTTCAAAATTATTTTCAAGTGGCCATTTTGTAATATCACGATCTTCTGTATGTATTGACATTATTTGAGTATTAAAAATACTATTATTATAACAAGACGAACAAGATAAATTGGGATATGGTTTATTAATTAGTAAAGATGTTAATTTTCTATTTTTTTCTGATTCGTTAATTATATCTACATAATCATCGGTATTAACTTCATTATTTATTGTTTTAAAAAAAATACTATTTGTATCATGGTTAATAATATTTGTATCATTAATAGTATTGTTTTTAATAATAAATTTTTCATAAATTTTGTCATATGCTTCTGAAAATAGTTTATGATAACATTTATCTAAATTTGAATTATCAGGATGAATTGCTAAAACTTTTTTTTTAGAATTAATTACATCTTCTTCAGTATAATCTTTTGATATTTTAAATAAATTTAAAATATCTTCAAAAGTATAATTTTGAATATTAAGATCTAAATTATCCATTATATAATACTAACTAATAAGTTTTATATAATAATACATATTTAATTCTAATTATAAAATCTTCCTCCAAAGGATTTTACGAAAAAATTTTGTTTAATATTTGCCAGGTCCGAGTTATCAATAAATTGGACAATTTCAATAATATCACCTTGTATAGGAAATTGATAATATGAATATTGTTTTCCTAAAGCAGCAAATTTACCGTTTACACCAGCGTATAATACCATTGTTGTGGTATCTGATAATGGAGCGTTACAGATTACAATTTTTGAAGCTCCATTTCTAGAAGTATCAATAGAATTTATTTCATACGAATAATTTTTAATAGTTATACCATTTAACTCAGTAGTTGAATATTTATTTATGTCAATAATATCTTTTAAAATTGAAGTTGTTAAAACTGTGGATACTTTGGTTCCTGATTCTCCTTCACCATCAAGAATTTCTAAACCAGATAGCTGAGAAGCTACATAGTCTTTAACCGCTTTTGCGTTAGGATATCGTCGATCATCCGGATAACTTACTGTTATTAAATCATTAACTAAGTTTGTTTGAATCGAATAAACATTTTCATAAAGTGTTGGGATATATACAGGTAAAATAGCTGGTAAATATGGATTTGTTGAGGTACCAACCAAATTATTACTAGAATCACCAATAAGTGTTTCATTATATGGAGTAGTAGTTACACCATTTGTTGTGTTATAACCTGTAATATTAGTTGGGGCATTATACAAACCATTAGATGGAATACCATTAACAGGAATAGTTTTACTTAGTTCCAGGTTCATTTATACTATATAAAAATATAAAAATTTAAAAAATAAAAATAATTTATTTAAAATATTACTTTATATTTTAATATTTTTAAATAAACTATTATATTTTATTACTGTCCAATTATTTTCAGAAATATTCCAGCATAATTCTAAAGTATCGCCTTTTAACGCAAAACAATATGTATTATAAATTTGGCCTAAACTATTAAACCCTCCTACATTTTCAGAATTTACGCAATAAATAGACACTGAATTACCATTAGATAAATTAATATTATTTATTATTATTTTTTTAAATCCATTTAAAATACTTGGATTTGCTGGTAAAATAAACAATCTTGTTTTTGGATTCGTTATATCTTGTTGAGGATTAATAAATGTTGTATTATAAATTGTACTAATACTAGCACGGTTACATGTCATATCCATATCACTATATAATGTTTCGGATTTGCCTAAATCAATGATATTGTTTGTTAAAATATTTATATCTTTTTTAAGATCATTTATATTTTGTGTTATTTGATTTCTATATGATTTTTGTTTTAATAAATTAATATAACTTGAATAATCACTAAATCTATTCATTATAAATATAATAATAATTTATAATTATATTTTATTTAAGAATTAATGTCCTCTGCTAGGAAATCCTGAATTTGTAAAATGATTATAATTGTCGATATTATTTGTCTCATTTGGTAGTGCTTGATATGGGACTGGATTAGCTAACCCTAAATCAGCAGCACTTAAAACTCCTCCTGTAGAATAAGTTTGTGTCATTGGCATATTATTTTGATATTGTGAATAACCTCCCATTTGTGGTTCTTTTTGTTTGTCATATATTTTTTTTCCTAATCTAAAAGCCATAAATGGGTTTCCTCCTCTTCGTTTTGTTCTTCTTCCTCCACTAACACCTCTTCCTCTAGATCTAGATCTAGATCTACCAATAGTGCGAGTTCTACCAACAGCTCTAGATAAAGTCGCTTTAATTCTTCTTTTAATACCAGAAACCTTTCTTTTCATACTTTTTTTAGTCATCTTATATCTTTTAGTGATATTTTTTATTTTTCTTTTAAGTTTTTTTCCTCCACCAGACATACATATTCCTGGAACACGCGCAGCAGCTGCATCAACATTATATTTTGCTCCTGCTAAACCAGGAAGTCCTGGAATTTGATTGCTACCAAATCCTCCTGGATAATGAGAATTATCTTTATTTACGAAATTACTATTAATATTACTATTAGGCGTAATTGTACTATAACCTAAATTTGAAGCCGCTGAACCAACCGACATTATATATATATATACCTTTAAAAAAGGTATAGCCAAATCATTAAATATATATATACCTTTAAAAAAGGTATAGCCAAATCATTAAATATATATATACCTTTAAAAAAGGTATAGCCAAATCATTAAATATATTAATTTTTATAAAAACGGTTTATCAGATATTCTTAAAGGAGTCCATTTTTTAAACTTATAATTAAAACTACATACCATATTAAATTCTCTATTTAAATAAACAAATCTGTCTTCTTTTCCATTTTCAAATTCTTCATCATCATCACTTTCTTCTAACGCGTCTAAATTAATATTTTCTTTAATATTTCTAAATAACTTATTCATCATTACACTTGTTTTAAAATCTGGTATGTACGCAATATTAAAATATACAAAATCATGTGTATTATCATCATATGAATATAAATAATATATATCATTTTGAACATCAGGTTTTACTTTAAATACTGCTAAGTTTTCTCTCTTAGTTACAGTTTTAAATGTAGAAATAGGTTTAGAACTTTGTTCTTGATTCTGAATAACAGAAGGTTTACTGCTATCATAAACTGGTTTCTCAATCATACTCTTATTTATTTCGTTTTTGTTATGAAGTGAATTAAATTCTAAATACTGAGAAACATTTTTATTGTTGTAATTCCTAAATTGAATACATTTAATTTTATATTTTAGTTTACTTATTTTAATTACTAGTTCATCAAAGTTAGTAGTGATCAATGGTAATCCAAAAACTATAAAAGACTTGTTATAAGCAATTTGTTTAATATCATCATTCATAATTTGATTAAATAGTTCGAGTTTTTTAATCCAAATATAGGTTGATACATTTTTACCTTTATATATAAAAATGTCTTCTATTGAAAAAAATGTATTATTTAAACAATTAAAAAACGTTCCATAAAATAACGTACCATAGCTTAGAGAAGTATTAAAACAACAATTTACAATTCGAATATCATATATTTGTTTATTTTCTCCTAATTCTAAAATATAACAAACATTTCCATTTTTCCCATTCGTAAACCAAGCAAAACATTTTTTGCCTTCTGGAATAGCTAATACAAAATCAGAATAAACTTTCTTATGTATAATATTTTCATAAGAAAGTTTTACATTAGGCATTTCAGATAAAATTTGTTCCTTTTCATCATCATTTAACATTTATATGTATTTATAAAATAATCTTTATATTATTTTATATATGTTTTTATTTAATAATCTGAATATGAATATTTGCTTGAATTTAGTGTAGATATATCAGTAGATGGGTCTTTTAATTGTTTTTTTAAAAATTGTTTTAATTCATTTTTCATTGAATCGGAATTGGAATTGGAATTAGACTCAGTATTTGGAATAAATTCAGTATCTAATTTAGGCAACAGATCAATATCAGTATAATTATGTTGATTATTATTTTCATTATTTATATTTTCATTATTAAAAGTTTCATTATTTTTTGAAATAATATTATACATATTTTTATATTTTTGGTTAGGAATATTTACTAAATCTTTAATTTTAGGAACAGTTAATGTTGATTTAAAAAAATTAAATAAATAGTGAACTAAAAATATTAATACAATTGATATAATTGTAATCTGAATAATCCAAGATAACATATAATATTAAAATATTAGTTTAAGAGAGATAAAAACACATTTAAATCATCATTATTTAATATTTCAAATTCAGTTTTTTCATTTGGAGCTTCAAAATAAAAATTGGTTGGAATAAAATTTTGATACTTATTTATTGTTTCGTTATTATTTTCATTTTCATTAGTTGATTTATATTTTCCTTCTATAACTAATTTAATTTTTGATTTTTGGTTAATAGAATAATAAAAAGAAGTTATATTATCATTATTATGATCTGAAGGTAATTGATGTACTAATTTTTTATTATAAATAGTTTTATCTAATAATATTTCACAAGTTTTAATCCTAAATTCAACTAATTCATCTAAAATAACATCAATCTTATAAAATTTATTATCATCAATATAAAAAATACCCTCTTCAGAAATTATTTCAGTGCTATTTTTCATACTATAAAAGTACTCATCAATTAACTTGATTTTTTTTAAAATATTCACAGGATTGTATTTTTTAATGTAAATTTTCATTTTATTTATAATATTTATAATATAAACTATTTAAACCTATTCATAAAACATTATAAAATAATGTCTCAATCACTTAATGTTATTATCGTTGAAAAAACTGGCGTTTTAAAAATGTTAGCAATTAAAGAATTTAAAGAAGAAGACTTATTTAAAAAATGCGGATTCAAAAAATCAGAAGATTTTATTAAACAAACTGAATGGAGTGTAAAATGTGAATCTAAAAAATATTTTATTTCTGTACATGCTAAAACCGATGGTAGAGCAAACAGTGAAAATAAATATGATTTTCCTCCTCCAATTGATACAAAATTATTTTTCGGAAATTGTGTTATTTTAGCAAAGGTTAAAAATGATGATGGCAAACAAGTATATACAAATCTATCATTAGATCTTTGGGAAAAAATATATGAAAAATTGTTTGGCGGATTTGAAGATTTAGCATCTACTGCGTTTGAGGATGAGAATGAAATCGATGAACTCGCCAATGTACCAAAAGAAAAGAAAACTAAACAAGGTTATTTAAAAGATGGATTTGTTGTAGATAGTGATGCGGATAATAATAGTGATGATTATGAAACAGAAGACGAAGACGAAGATGAAGTAGATAGCACTGAAAATAGTGATGATAAAGATGATTTAGATGGTGAAATCATTGAAGATATTGGATCTGAATTAAGTGAAGATAATTATGATTATAGTAGTGATGAAATTAAAAAATAAAATATTTTTATTTAATGCTTTTTAGTTTTAAGTTTATTAGTTTTAAGTTTATTAGTTTTACGTTTATTAGTTTTACTTTTACCTTTACCTTTATTTTTTCCACCCCATTTATGATAAGTTTCTTGGTCTGCTCGTTGATGACCAATTCCATAATCTTCGGGAATATCTAATTTAACCGGATTATCAGGATTAGGATAAATTTTATTACTAATTTGTTCATTATGTTTAGTTTTTGTATCATAATCGTCTGGTTTAATTTTATCATGTTTATAAAAACTCTTCATAAATAATAAACCTCCACCAGCAAATAATAAACCTCCTCCTATTAATAAACCTATTTCATTATTCTTCATATTATAATATATATATATATATATATATATATATATTATAATGGCCGGTCGCGCTTCACGTATATATAATTTTTGTCATGCTAATCCAAATTCTTCAGGTTGTCCTTTTCCATCTTATTTAGGGAACCCACCTAAAGTTTGCGATGATTCTCCTTTTGAAATTGGAACATCTGCCGGTTGCGGTGTGTATAATGTTTATTGGCTTAAGAGTGAATATGTAGAATCTGACGCAACGATGAATACTTGGACTAGTGATGGTAGTGGAAATTTTTTTAATTTAGTTGCTCCTCTTTATAGTGGAGTTTATCCTGGTGGCATACCTCCACCTACAAGTAAAATTGGATATTTTAAGCTAATAACATCACAATTTCAATATGATACAAATATTCCTACAAATTTTTTAAATACTGATAATTATTCATTTTATTGGATAAATGGTTCACAAATGGTTGCGTCAATGGATTCTACATATGATTATATTGGTGCTAACCCAAATCCATTTTTTGCGCCTGGTTCATATCATTATTTTAATTCAACTACTAGTGCTTATCAGTTATTAAATAAATCAGTATCAGTTCAATTATATGCTGGTGCTGATAATAATGTAAGACAATGTAAACTTACAATTAAAAACATATAAATAATTTTATTAAATAATAAAATTGATATTAATTTAAACATATTATTTAAATTAATATAACTAATAATGACATCTCGAAAAATCGATAATCCTGAACAATTTCGTTTAAATATTAGAGGAAAACTTAATCTAATTTTAGAAAATGATAAACATAGCTCTAACTTGGAGAAAGGAATATTTAATTATGCTTTAAAAGAAGCCACTAATAGAAAAGTTGTTAAAAAATGGGATAATCAATACTTCGTTCAAATTTATATAGATAGATTACGCAGCATTTATATTAATCTTAAAAATCCTGAAATTTTAGATCAAATCAAATCTGAAGCAATTCAAGCTCATACTGTTGCTTTTATGACTCATCAAGAAATGCGGCCTGATAAGTGGAAAGAATTGATTGATCAAAAAATATTAAAAGATAAAAATAAATTTGAAAATAATGTTGAAGCATCAACTGATACTTTTACGTGTCGTAAATGCAAACAAAATAAATGTACCTATTACACCCAGCAAGTGCGCTCGGCTGACGAGCCAAGCACAATTTTTGTGAATTGCTTAACGTGTGGAAACAGATGGAAATCTTAAAATAATTGAGACCATAAATTTTATTTAAAAGTATAGTCAAAATCATCATAAAATAAATATTCAATTTCTAATAACTCTTTATTTTTTTCATTATTTATTCTCTCAATCTGTTTATAAATTTCATTCTTTAAAACTTCCATTCTTAATTTCATATAAGGATTTTTTGTTGTTCCATTTAAATTTGTAAATGTATCTGGATTAAAACGAATAAAAACAAACTTACCTCCGTGAAGCATATATAAATCATCATAACGTATTTCTTCATCAGTTGCCTTGTATCTTTTATGTTGATTTTCATCTACTTCTATACACAATAATGTATTACCAATTAATTTTCTAAAATCAATTCTTCTACGATGAGAGCAATCGCAATTTCCAGTCCATAATGGTATATCATGTATGAATCCATCAAATTCTTCATTTAAATAATCTCTAACATAAACTTCCTTTGATTTTACTCTAATATTTTTACTTGCTTCATCATCTGGAAATAAATGTTGATAACAAAATGTACAATAATATTTATATTTTATATTTCCTGTGCTTACACACATTTCATTTTTACATTTATCTTTTACATTTATCATTTCTTGAGTTTTACATTGATTACAATATTTAGCTTTTAATCCAAATAAATTATATGTAGCTTGTTGATTTTTACATTGAATACATATTATTTTTCTTAACATAATCATATCATCTTTTTTACATAATTTACAATATTCAGGAGTTAATCCTTCATAATTAAAACTAGGCTGAGACTTACCGCATTCGCATCTAGCATGAGTAACGTCAATCATGTCTTCTTTTTTACATTTACTACAATATTCTGGTCTAAACCCTTCGTAATTAAAATTAGGTCTAGTACTTTTTCCACATTTACAAGGTTCATTAATTACATTAACCATATCGATACTTTTACAACTAGCGCAAAATTCTGTTTTCAATCCTAAAAGATTAAATGTTGGTCTTGCCTTTCCACAATTACAATTTTTATCATTTACATTTATCATATCTTCTTTTTTACATTCTTTACAAAAATTAGCACTTAATCCATCATAATTATAAGTAGGTCTAGACTTTCCACATACACATGATTTACACAATAAATTAACCATATCATCGTCCTTGTGTTTAGAACAAAATTGTGTTCCTGTTCCATCTTTATAACCAAATGATGCTGTTAATAAACAACCATTAATAAATTTGCACTTTTTATGTTTTCCTCCCATGTTTCTTATACTATTACTAAAGATTTTATTTTTAAATAGATATACGTAAATATACTAATTAAGTTATAAATCAGTTTTATTTAATAATTTTTCTTTTCGTTTCTGATAAGCCTTTTGTCTATATTCTTTTAATTTTTCAGGATTTTCTTCTTTTAATTTTTTTAAATAATTTGAACCGGTTTCCATAATTTTTTCTTTATTTTTCTCATAATAACGTTTATGGTTATCTCCATTAGTATATTTTTTCAATCTTTCTTCTAATTCAATAACTTTATTTTTAAGATCTTCATTTTCTTTTTTTAATAGTTGAACTTCGTCCATTATATAAACAAATAGAAGATATATTTAAATATAAATAATAAAAACAATAATGATATAGCATAACATAATATAGAAAACACATTAAAAACGCACGGGTCATTATCTTCGTAATCATCATTTGAATAATCATAAATGTATTTTTCTAGTATTGTATCAGGAAATTCTGGAGAGATTTTTCTAATAAACATAGTATATTTATTTTCATTTATAAATTTTTCAATAAAAGCAATATCAGTTTTATTAGCATATTTGAATAAGTGAGGGCTTGTACTACTTGTCATTCTAGACCAATCGGTAGCATGTGTAGGCGATGAAATCAAATGAGTATTATTAAGTTGTTTACAAGCATAAAAAATAATCGCAAATAAACTTTCATTCGCTAATCCTCCTGCACAAATGGTTTTAACAATTTCTTTTTTTGAAATCATATAATTATTCATACATATAATATGTTCTCTCTTCAGAACAAACCAAGGATCATTTCCCAAATGGAATTCTTGAGGAAGTAAAGCTAAATTAGCTCTTTTATGTAAGGTGACATTCCACCAAGCTTTTTTCCAATTCATAATGCTTTTATTATAGTTTTCATAGAATAAGTATTTAAATCTTTTGGGTGAAATAATTGGACAACAAGAGTCGGTCAAGAGGCAAAACCATTGATTATTTTTATCGTGATTCATAGCAAATGACATTATAGTTGTGTAAGCAGGAATAACATGATAATAACTAGTTTCATAAATATATTTTGTAGGTATTGTATGCTCAATTATCCATTTAGATTTGATTTTTGTAATATCTTTATAATAGAAATATACATTTATGATGTCTTTATTTGGTTCTATCCATTCACGCCAAATATGTTCTTTATTTAAAATGTGGTCATAACTAATAATAAAACACAGAGCAATCTTCATTATATTACTAAAAGCATATTTGTTTATATTTTATTAATTGTTTATTAATAAAATACTTATTACCATAAAATTTTTCTAGATAAATTATTTGCCGAATATTTCTTTTTTTTCCAATCGCCACGAATTTTACCACTTCTTGTAAGATAGTTATGCCTGCGCGTCAAATTTTTATGTTTAGTAAAATCCTGGTATGGAATCTGTCCAAAGTGAACCCAATGCCCTTTATCATCTTGAATCATATATTTTTTATTTTTTTTTGTAGATCTATAAATAGTCGCTTTTTTTCCAAAATATTTATACGCGAGTTTTTGTGATTTTTTAGGATTGCTATATTTCCAAATAATATTATTATTGGGTATTTTATTTGCGGGTATAAGTTTATCGACTGTTTTAAGTTTATCGACTGACTCTAGCATAAAATATATTAATATTTTTATTTTTTTTATATTTATTCGGTAAATGTTGTTGTATCATCCTTTATAAAATTACATGTTTCAATATCATCCATTAATGATTCGTCCTGTTTTTTTCTAAATGGTAAAAATCTAAAAATATTAATAAAAAAAACATTTATGTTTTTAACAAAATTAGCAAACATTATTATAATATTTTATATTATATTTTTAATATATTTACATCCATAAAGATTTAAAACCGCACCCTAAATTAATTTGAAAATAATATAAATATTAGATACTATATTTATTATATTATGAGTACTCTATATAGACATCTACCTGGACATTACAATTGGTATATAATTTTCAAAGGTAAGGATTCCGAACTTGAACTAAATGATGTATATAAATCGTTAGATGGAACTTATAGACTAAATCCTTCTAATCCATCTGTTCAGCATTGGTCTGGTGGTGGTGATAATGATTGGCCTAAAAAAAAAGAAAATATTATTATAGAAGAAAAAAATAAGATGGTTCAAGAAGCACTTCGTCTTGGTGTATCAAGATGGATTGATAACGCAGTAAAATATCTTAATTCTAAAGATATTACTAATGAGTATAAAGAACAATTTCCTCAAATGTATAATTATTTAACAGATAGAAATAATATTCCTTACGAATCAATGAAACGTATACATTATGAAATAGTTGAAACTATTACAAAATGTGAAGAAAGTAAAGAAGTCATAGACAAGAATGATAAAAATGAAGCTCAGCAAAAAAAAATAGCAAAGTCATGGATAGAATATTATAAAAAGAAAGACTATGATTGTAATATATTTTTTTTAGAAATAGAAAAAAATCATATGAAGTCTAGAGAATTATATGAAGAATATTTTACTCTAAAAAATTTTAAACAAGAATATAATAAATATAATAAATTATATGATATATTATATAACAACAATAATTCAGATATATTTTTAGTATATAACGCTAAAAAAATTCAAAATATGCGTGGGACTAGTGAATTAAGTTTTTTAGAATATTTAAATATTGAAAAAATTCAATACATAAAAAATCTCATAAAAGTCGCAAACCCAATTTCATTTATTGGAGATAAAATTGAAATAGAGTTTGAAGAATTATAATTTAACTTTAAACACGTTTCTTTAAAATATAAAGATATATGTTTTAATTATTATATAAAATCATAATTAGAATCTAAATTAGAATCTAAATTATCAATTGATTTATCATTTACATTATTATTTATATGATCATTTACATTATTATTTACATTATTATTTACATTATTATTTACATTTAACATAGATACAACTTTATGGGTAAAAACTTTAAATTCATTTATAGAAATTATATTTTTATTTATATTTTTAATATTTTCATGAATGCTTACATTAGTTTGAAGTATTGAATTAGTTTCATTTAATAATAATTTAATTTTTTGATTCAATAATTCATTTTCATTTTTAATTTTAATAAATATAAATGAATTTAAAAATAAATTAATAGTAATTCCAAAAAAAGAAAACATAACACCCCATTTACAAATTTTTAAATGTTTTCCTACCATATTTTGTACTGTTAAAATAAACATTTTATCTAAATACTCCATTAAATAAACTATATAAATTTGTTTAATATATTTTAATATATTTTAATATATTTTAATATTAAAATATATGCCTTTTATTACTTTTATTTACAAAGTTGGAAAAAATCCAAAGACATATTATGGAAAATATTGTTCTGATTATATTTCAGATGATCACGATGGATTAGATAATGAAGTTAAATATATTCTAGAACAAAGCTTAAATCAGTATAGAAAACAAAATAATAAAAAAATAATTACAAAACTTATGGTTGGAATCTTATCATTTTCAACAAGCGAAACTACACCAACATATTGCACAGATAACGAAATAAAATGTTTTGATTTTTATAAAAAATATGATGAACAAATATATATTAATGGAAAATTAATATAAAATAGTCTATTTACATTTTAGAAAAAGTATTTGAATTAATATTAATAAAAAAAATTGAAATGAAAAATAATTATATTAGTTAAGATATAATTAAATAGCAAAATGTCACAAGCCTATTATTCAAGAATTTCAGAGATTCAACAAGCATCAGAAAATATTATTTATACTGATGGTGTAACTGAATGGGTAACTGTTTATTTTAAAGAAGCGTTCACAACAAATATAAAATATTATAATATTCCTATTAAATGGACTATCGGAAAATTTATAAATATAGTTGAAGAATGGATTATAGATGATTTTGATTTAGTTGGTAGAAATTATAAAGGATTTTCAATTAATATTATTGAAATGGGTCAAGAAATTGCGGGTATAAAATCTGAAGATGCTCCTCATTTAGAAGAAGAAGAAATAACATATCATGATAAATTTATTAGTACAAAAAAATGGCCTTCATTTTATATAAAAATCAAAATAGATAAATAATTATTATATCTTATATCTTATATGTAGTAATTGTTTATAAAATCATGAAAAAAAAAATGTTTTTTTTTCATGATTTTAGAATATATATTAGAAAGTAACTTTTTAATAATTTAAAATGTGATTATATCTAAATCTTTCAGGTTCCAATACTCACTACCTCCACCTGGAATTGGTCGTCTTATAATAAAAGGAATTCTTTTTTGTTGTAATTCTAGCTCAGCGATAATATGCGCATCAATTATACCTTCAGGGACTTTAATAAGTGGGGTTGCTCCGCACTCTATTTGCTTCGCTCGCTGACCAAGAGTTCTAGCTTTTTCATATTTTGTTAAAAACGGTAATGTTTTATGAAGTGGATCAACTATAATATTATCATTATCTCTAACTATAAATGATAATTTAGCTATCTCATCATAATTATGAATAGCACATTCAGGATGTTGATCAGTTATATAATTTTTGGTAATTTCTCTATCAAATTTTTGTAAATAATTTTCATCTTCCTCATCATCTTCGTCTTCTTCATTATCATCATCATCTAAAGTTGGATCAATAGTTATTTTTGCTGATTTTTTAGTTTTAGGAGCTAAATTATCTTCATTTTCGCTTTCAGCGTCCTCATCTTCATCTTCTTCATTCTCAGAAGAATCGCCATCAGCTCCACCAATTTGGTCTTTTTCTTCATCATAATAATCATTTTTATCTTCTTCATCTTCTTCTTCATCATCCTCATCATCTGAATTATTCAATATTTTTTCTATAGTATTTTCATCAAATTTTTTAATGACAGACATTTTTTTTTCATCATCATCATCTGAAGATTCAATATCTTCATTATCACTAAAATAATCATCGTTATCGCTCATTGTTTAATATATTTACTAAAGATACTTTTAAATAATAATAATTCAATTTTATTTAATAATAAAATCCACTTTTTTAAAAAGTGGAGAAAAAATCCGGATATAAATTAATTATACATATACGTTTATAAAAAAAAGTAAATTTTATTATGATTTTTGCTCCACTTTTTAAAAAAGTGGATTTTATTATTTTGTGGAAAAGGTTGAATTTATACATTACTTGTTTGCCAAATTGTAGAACAATCTGAGCATAAATATACATATTTCATATTTGTATCATCATATCTTATATATATTATTTCCCTTTTTGTATTTTTTGTATTTGTTTCGCATTCAGGATTTGGACACAAAATGGTGCTAACTCTTGGAAGTGTTGGATCTAGTTTTGTATATTCATTAATAATATGATTAAAAGACTGAGCATTTTTTTTAATAAATGTTTTAGATATGCTCATATTTTCGTGAGCCAATGATTTATCTTCATGACCACAATTGCGACAATAATAATCTAATTTATTAGGATTATTTTCATCAATTCTAAGATAATACATGTTATTGCAAACGGAACAGAAGTGCATGATTAATATATAATATACTTTAATATTATATATTTATTTCAATTTTGTTTTAAATAATAAATGTAATTAATAATAAATTAATTAATTTAATAAAGATTTACATTCATTTAAATTTTCAATTACTTTTTCATAATCAATTTTAATTCTCATACTATAAAATCCAGTAATAATAACTGGTTTATTAATAAATTCTTTATTTTTTCTCTCAGAAAAGCTTAAAATTTTATCAAAATTTTTGAGAAAATTTTCTTTTATAAATGGATCAAAATTTTGGAAAAAATTCTGATAAATCCCTTGTTTTTTTTGAATAATGCTACAAACCGCGGTTTTAATATTTGAGTATTCAATAATATCTGTATAATTTTTCATATCGGGATGTGTTTGGGAGACTCCTGGCTCATTTAATAATGGGTCTTTACATAAAAGTGTACATAATGTTAATAAAACTGTTGAAATAGACTGACAAGAAGTCCATTGTTCGCCTCTCCAAGTGTTTAATAATGAAATACAAACCTTTCCGCACTTATATAAATTAGGATTAAAACGTACTTCATCGCCATTTGTGCAATATGTGACTTTTGGAGGAGTATGTGGATAATCAAAAGGATATTTTAATTCAAAAAAGTAATTTCCACCATAATATGGGGTATCTTCAGGACCAACAATTAAAGCATAACCTTTTAATAAATCTGAATCATCATGTATATAATAAATACCATTATCTGTTAGTGGATTTTTAATAATATGTTTTACATCTTTTAATAATCTATTAATAGTTTCTTTTGAAATGAAATTGCTCATTAAATATTATATTATATTTAATAAGGTTATATTTTTATATTACTTTAATATCATATTTATATTATAGTATATTTTATTTGTATCATATAAATAAGTATTTAATAAATAAGTATTTAATAAATAAGTATTTAATAAATAAGTATTTAATTTTTATATATTATTCAAAATAACTATTACTTTAATTATTAAATTATAAAAAAAACTGAAATAGAAATATAATAGTATATTATATTAACTAACAATGAATACTCCAATAATTCAATTTAAAGATTTAAGTGAATTCTTAGCAAAGCATAATGCTAAGAATGATAAAAGTTTGCCAATTACACATACAAGGATTGGAGATAAAGAAGCTAATATATTTGCTGGTGCTTATTCAATCCCAAAAGAATCATTACAAGTATTTCATAGCCTGTATTATGATAATGTTTTTGTAAAAAAAAGAAAAGAATATTTAACAGAAAAACAGCTAGAAGGAATTGGTCCTATGGCAATTGACTTTGATTTTAGGTATCATTATGACGTAGAAACAAGGCAACATTCAAAAGAACATATTCAAGATATGATACTATTATATTTGGAAGAAATTAAGGCATATTTTATTTTTGAAGAAAATAAACCATTTGATATATTTATTTTTGAAAAACCAAATGTAAATAGGTTAGAAGATAAAAGTTTAACAAAAGATGGAATTCATATGATATTTGGGATTCAAGTTGATCATATTATTCAGATGATGATTCGTGATAAAATTGTAGAAAAACTTTCTGAAATATGGGATTTACCTTTAACTAATAGTTGGGAATCAGTTTTAGATGAAGGTATTAGTAAAGGTACAACAAATTGGCAATTATTTGGTTCTCGAAAACCAGGAAATGAAGCATATGAATTAACACAACATTTTATTATAACATATGATAGTTCAGATGGTGAATTTATGATGGATGAAAAAAAAATAACAGAATTTGATTTAAAAAATAATTTTATTAAATTATCAGTTCAGAATGAATCTAATCCAAAATTTGAATTAAATCCAAAAATTATAGATTCATATAATAAAAGATTAGAGTCTAAAGGACACAAAATTAAAAGACCTGCTAGTAAAACAAAAATGAATTTAATTTATGAAAATGATGATGAAGAAGATTCTGAAAATATATCATTAAGTGATATTACAAATAAAGAATCTTTAAAAAAAGCACTTGAAAATGTATTAAAATCTTTATTACCTTCAGAGTATGATATTAAAGAACTACATGAATATACTCAAATATTACCGGAAAAATATTTCCAACCTGGATCACATTTATTAAATAGACAGGTTGCGTTTGCCTTAAAACATACAGACGAAAGATTGTTTTTGTCTTGGATTATGTTAAGAAGTAAGGCTAGTGATTTTGATTATAATTCTATTCAGGGTTTATATAATGAATGGTGTAAAATGAAACATAAAAAAAATGGAATTACTAAAAGATCTATTATGTATTGGGCTAAACAAGATGCGTTTGATGATTATGAAAAGGTTAAGCATACAACAATTGATCATTTTATCGAAGAAACATTATTTACACAAACAGAATTCGATAAAGCTCAGGTTTTACATAAAATGTTTAGTGATAAATATGTTTGTAGCAGTATTTCAAATAAAACATGGCACACTTTTAAAAATCATAGATGGGAAACGGATAAAGGAATGACTTTGAGATTGGCTATATCAAAAGATATGTTTAATTTATATACTAAAAAAAGAGTTGATACTGAAGCGGAATATCACAATTATGATTCAAATGATGAGCGTTTAGAACATCTTAAGAAAAAAGTTAAAGCGATCTCAGAAATATTGATAAATTTAAAAAAAACAAATGATAAAAATAATGTAATGCGAGAAGCAATGGAATTATTTTATGATAAAGATTTTGTTAAAAACATGGATACAAATAAGTTTTTACTATGTTTTAATAATGGTGTAATTGATTTTGAGACAAAAACATTTAGAGATGGGTATCCTCAGGATTATATTACAAAATCAACAGGAATTAATTATATTGAATATAATCCACAAAATTTAGAAATGAGTAAAATTGGTAACGAAATTACATCATTTATGCAAAAATTGTTCCCTATTGAAAATCTTAATAGATATATGTGGGATCATTTAGCATCTTGTTTAATTGGCACAAATCCAAATCAAACATTTAATATTTACTGCGGTAGTGGTAGCAATGGTAAATCAATATTAACAGATTTAATGTCGCACGCCTTAGGAGAATACAAAGGTACAGTTCCTATTACTCTTGTAACTGAAAAAAGAAATGCGATTGGTGGAACATCCTCTGAAATTATGCAATTAAAAGGGATAAGATATGCTGTTATGCAGGAACCGTCAAAAGATACAAAAATTAATGAAGGTATTATGAAAGAACTGACTGGTGGTGACCCAGTTCAAGGTCGTGCTCTTTACTGTGAAAGTGAAGTTTTTGAACCACAATTCAAGCTAGTTGTTTGTGCTAATTATTTATTTGATATTACAAGTAATGATGATGGAACCTGGAGGCGTATTAGAAAATGTGATTTTATGTCTAAATTTATTGATGAAGGAGAAGAGCACACAGATGATACACAGTATGTGTTTACAAAAGATAAATCATTAAAAAATAAATTACCAGAATTAGCTCCTGTTTTTATGAGTATGCTTGTTAAAAAAGCATTTGAAACAGGTGGAGATGTTAAAGATTGTGAAGTTGTAACAAGTGCTTCAAACACATATAGAAAAGCTCAAGATAGTATTTCGGCATTTGTTTTAGAAAAAATTTGTAAAACGGGAGATCCAAAAGATAAAATTGGTAAAGCTGGATTAATGTCTGCTTTTAAGAAATGGATTGAAGACGCTAATACTGGTATTAAACCACCAAAAGGAAAAGAGTTACACGATTATTTAGATAAAAAATTTGGGGCATATAAACCGACTGGATGGATTGGTATTAAATTTATTGAACCTGAAGATGATACAAATTATATAGAAGATTTACAAAAATAAATAAAAAATTTATACATTTACGATAACTACACAATTAAATATAAAAATACATTTTATATTTAATTTTTAATATGTCATATAATTTTTTATTTTTTCTTCATAACCATTAAAAAAATTACTCCAATAATCATTATAATTGTCATGTTCCAACATTGAAATTGTATCTTTTTGCTCTATTACTAATGGTGGAAAAATTATATTAAATTTCATCATTCTATTTAATAAACAATCCCCTGACTGAAGTGAATAAGAGACCGAATCTTCTTTATATAAAGTTTTCATATAAGAATTTAATTTATCTATGAAAATATTGTAGGTTTTTTGGTTTAATACTGATGAAACATAATTTATTTTACTTTTTTTAACTATATAACATTGTAGTCCAACATTATAAAAATCGTTAAAAAAACAAATGTTATCGTCTATATTAGTTATATTTTTTATTACTATATTTGAGTGTGTTTTATAATGATTATAATTATTACAAGGAACCCATCCTAAACTAATATAATGACATTCATTAAAATGTTGTGTCCAATTTGATATTATCTCTTCAATGACATTTAAAAAATATGTTTTATGAAAAGCAGCATCGTCTTCAAGTATTATGCTATATTCTGGCGATTCATCTCTCGCGGCATATTCAATGGCTCTAAAATGACTTTTTGTGCAACAAATATCTTTTTTTGTTTTATTTTCTATAATTGAAGAATCTATAAAATATTCTTCTGAATTTTGTGGTGTAGATGCTTCTAAATAATATATTAAATTATCAGATATATCTATTTTTTTAAATAATTCTATCATTTTTTGTTTTCTCTCTTCAGATGCGGAAATAACTATAAATTGATAATTCATATTATAATATACAAATGAGAAATATTATATATTTATAAGAACGAATTATGTGATTTTAAACCTTCAAAGATATAAAAAATAAAAAATAAAAAATAAAATATAAAAATATAAAAATTTTATATTTTTATTAAATCTAAATATCTAAATATCTAAATATCTAAATATCTTTATATACATTAGTTGGTAATACACCTATTATTTTATTATAAATTACAATTAAAAATTGAAATATTCTTATACAAATAAAAGGATAAATTACAAAAAATATCAAAATAGCTACTAAAGAAGATCTAGATGAAGTTGATGGAAACATAAATATTGAACCCGCAAAGCCTATTAAAAAAATTATATATATAATCATAAGTATAATATAATAAAAATGTAAGTTTTCAATACTTTGGTCTTCATAATATGTTTTTCTATCATTTGTTAATACATCAGATGTTTTATTTTTAACTTGAAGTTCTAACATTACATTTTCTTTTAATATTTTTGTATATAGTTCAACAACATTGTCAAAATTTGATAAAAGCCCAGTATAAGTATTATATGATTCTCCAGCACTTTTAATTGATTCACTAAAATTTGATTGAAATACATTAATAATCTTATCTGCTTTTTGTGCTAGGTTGTTATCTAAATATTCATTATAGACAGTATCACCTTGAGTGTATGTTAAATAATTTTTATAACTAGTTTCAACTTGATTAGGAGCGGATAATAAATTGCTTTTTGATTCTAAATACCTTTTTTTTAGTGCGCTAATCTTTTTTTTCTCTTGACATTCTGAATCACATGCTAAAACCTCATTAGCATTATCCAAAAAATCATTAAATTTAGTTAAATCACAGTTACCTTGATTATTTTCATCACATTTATTTTCATTCATATTTACTTATATTATACATTTATAAAGATTTTAAAACTTTTTAAAATTAATAAAACTTGGACTATTATTTGACATAATATTTTCACTACCTAAAATAACATCTGGTTTTTTATAATTACTTAATGATTTTGTAAAAATATTATTCATAAATGTTTCAGTCGTAGTTTTAGATGTAGTATCTTTATTTGGTAAAGAAGTAGAAGTAGAAGTTAAAGATGATTCAGATGTTGAAGTTACACATTGATTTAAATCTGAATCATATGCTAAACCATCTGAACAACAAGCATCACCAACACAACTTCCAAAATTAGAAGAAGAATTTTTACTAACCCAAGGATCAGTCATGTCTATGGTAGGTTCTACAGATTCTGGAGGCCTAAAATACCAATCATATTCTTGATAATTCATTGGATCTCTAAACAAAATTGAAAAAAGTGTTTTCCACATAAATATTGCGCCAATTATAGAAATTATACCAACTAAAGCAAAATAAACTTTACTAGAAATTATCTCCTTATTAAATAATATTGCTAAAATAAGTATTGGGATTAATGTATAAATAATTATTTTCATTAAACCAGAATGTTCTGCGTATTTTTGCCCATAATAATCATTAATTTCAACAAGTCTTATCTTGTTATTTTTTTCTTCTTCTAATGCTGCCAAACGTTTTTTAGAAGAATTTAATTCTTTTTCAACAATATCAATTGCGGCGGTTTGTTCAGTTAACGTTCCTTTTGAGTTAGCAAGAGCATTTGAAAAAAAACTATTTACACCATTTAAAGTTTCATATAAATTTATACGCATTTTTGAAATGTTATTAATCTTTTCTACAACGGCTTTTTGTTGTTCTGGTGTCAACCCCGTATTTTCTTCTAAACTATTGAATAGTTCTTGTTCAATAGTTTGAAGAGATTGTACATCATTTAAAATTTGACTAGTATTTTCTTGAACATTGGGTAATTGATCATTTTTATTTGACATATTATATAAATTATAATAAGATAATTATAATAAGATAATTATATAATATAATTGTAATTGTAATTTATTTTTTTGTTACATTCATTGTAACTAAAACAGTTCCAACCGCTAAAATACTCCAAAATAAATAATTATAATTTTCTTTTAAAACCGTTATATCACTATCACGAATAATTCCATCCATGCCTGAAGTAAAATTTTTAATCTTATCATTTGTACTTTCATATGTTTTTAAATAATTATTAATACTTTGTGTTTGAAGCGTTGATTGATTGCCTACTTTTATTTCATCTGTATTTAAAGTTCCTGTATTATCTGCTAATTCTTGAGATATTTGATCTAATTTTATTTTTAATTGTTCAAGTTGTTTCTTTTCTACACTATTTGCGTTTGGTAATCCATATGAACTTCCCATTTCTTTATCACTTTTTGGATAATTTTGATATGCTAATGAATCAATATTTAATATTTTATCTGTTACTCCTTTTGGCGGTTTAGTTATTTTTTGTTGTCTGACATATAAATCAACATCTGAATTTGTAGCTGTAGTTCTTGAACCTTTTGGATACATTGTATTATCTTTTGGATAACATACGTTATTTATTTTGTCAAAATCAAATCTATAACAATTTTGTAAATCATTACATGCGGTTTTACAGCTATCAACTGTAGCATTTGAAAATGCTTTCCCTGAAATATCATGTCCCGCACTGCTAAAATTAGTATAAGTAATATAATCATCTGTTAATCCTAAATTTGAATCGGAATATGGATATAATACAGAGTCTGAATCAATATAGGCTACTTTTCCCATATTTTCAGGAATACCAACTTCGTCTAGTTCATATAAAGCATTTGCGTTCTCACCTCCACCTGTATTATTATCCTTCATTGTTTTACAATTTATCTCATCTGTTGATGTATATAAAACAAGATTTCCATCACTTTGCATAATTAAATAAATTGAACCATCTGTAGAACCTACAAAATCTCCAGGTGATAACCCACTACCTGAAGCAATCCAATTTTGACCGTATTTTCCTTTTGCTGCTGCATATTTTGGATCCGGTTTTTGTTGTTGTCCGTTTGTTCCAGAACACCATATTCCACCTTGATTATCATTTGGTCCAGTTCCTCTATATACACACATATTTCCATCATCTTGAAGAATTAGATAATAATAACCAATAGCATCAAAACTATAAACAGCATTTGACCATCCTCCTCCACTATATAGCGCTTCATCTTTTAATTTCGTACAATTACTAGCTTTTCCATATTTTCTTGTGGTTTCCAAATCGTTGCTTAAACCACATTGTGCATTAGTTCCTGAAGTTGAATTTTGTAAACCAAAATATTTATAATTTCCTTCTTCAGCTATATCTCTACATTCTTGATAGCTATATTTTTGTTTGCCACTATTATGTAATGGCATTGCCCTTGTCTTAGTATCACCATAACAACCTAAATAATCACTTGGTGGTACCTTTGAATTATCAGTATTATATATTGATGCTCCTGCTGTGTTATACACTGAAAGCGCTCCTTGATCTATTAGATAAGCGTAAGAACCAGTATCAGTTGTTTTGCTTTCCCATAATACTACAACACCTGAAATAACATATGATTCCCCATTTCTAGTAGCACTAACATAATCATTACTTACAGCACAATATCCCATACTTGTTTCAGTATTGACATTTTGAAGACCAAAATATTTGTAGCCATTATCAATAGATGCTTGTTTACACATATCGTATGTATAACTTCCTGAAGATGTACTAACTCCACTATTTTCCAATAAAATACCCTGAAAAGCAGATGAATTATTAACATCGTCGATTGTTCCTAGAAACTTTATGATATTATTACCACTTGTTGTTACAGAAAAAGATGACTTGTAAACAGTCCATTCAGTTATAGGTGGAGTAACAGAATAAAATGTTTCTCCATTTAATTGAATATCTATTGTGTTTGCTCCAGAATACCCTGGTCTACCACAAGCAATAAAGGATAAATAATAAGTACCAGTGCTTAAATTAATAGTTTGTTCAAAATATCTTATTCCTTGAATACAGCCGCATTGGGTACCATTAGGATATGGCATGGGATAACCCCAAGCACTTGATTCATTTAATAAAATAGCATCAAAATTCCAACCTGGTACTTTAGAAGCACTTGTAATATATTCGTATGAATCTTTTGTTATATTTGGTTGAGTGAAGTTGCCATTTTCTATACCTGAAAAGGCAGAAGCTGGTTCACCACCTATAAAAGTCATCGTACGAGAAGATGGATCATCCGCATAACAAGCTTTATAAGTAGCTTTTGATTTTGTTATTAATGTGTCAACATAAACATTTAGTCCTTCTTTTCCACAAGATTCACCTTTTTTCATAGGTGTTCCTACAGTTAGAGTTGGAATAGTTGGTATTCGTGTTCCAAACATTGTATAAGATGAATCCCATGGAATTGAAATATTAACAATTGTTCTAATATCAGGACAACCATTCATACCTAAAATACTTTTTAATATTTCTTTATCATTAATTGGTTTTGCGACACCTTGATTTGTAACATACATAATTGCGTTATTAGCTAATGGGTCAGTCCAACGAATAAGTTTATTTAAATAAGAATTACTCGGGCTTACTCTATCAATATAATCCTTTGTTCTATTAGATATTTTTGCCAGTAATTTTTGGTATGCTAATAAAGTAACATTATATTCATTTTGTAAAGTTTTATCTGTTCCAGAACTAGTTTCACTTAAAATTTGTTTAGATTGCTCTGCTAGTTCACCTGAATCATTTTCTGAAGTACTTGTTGTTTGAAACCCTTCTCTACTATTAACATTATTAATTTTTTTTTTAATATTATTTTTAATTTTATTTTGATAATTTTTAAAATTTGCGCCTTGATTTAATGCGGGTGTAGTTATTAAATCATAATTATTTTTATACTTAGAATGTGGATTTGTATTATTACTATTACTATTATTACTATTATTACTATTGTGTAAAGAATTATCTAAACTATAAAACATATTTACAAGACTAGTCATTAATATAAATATATACAAAAAACTAATAAAAATAGTTAATTGTTTTTATTAGTTTTATATTTTTATATAATTTTTAATAATATTTTTTTATAACATTAAAAAAATTTAAATACCATTTATCGTTTTCATTTTAATTAATATGTATAATATAATTATTAAAGTAAATACTATATTAGTATTTGTATCATTAACTATAGGTGCTAAACCAATAGATGCTATTATTAAAATAAGTAAAAAAATAGATTCATTCATAAAATTTCTTCCTCCTCCACTTTGTCCTGATCCGGTAACCGCATATTTTAATAATAATATAACTAAAAGTATCGTTATAAATATTAATACAATATATTTTGAATAATGTTCAGTTAAGACAAGCTGACTATTTTTATTTGCGGAATTTAATAGTACATATTCTTTTGTTAATTTATCAATACGTAATTTTTCATCTGTTAAATTGTTATTATTTTCTTCAAGAACTTGATTTTGTTGTTCACTTTTTTGAGTATCTTTTTCATAACTAGAATAATTTTTATTAATAATATCAGCAATTTGTTGATTAGTGTCTATTAATTTTTGATTTAATTCTTTTAATCTAGAATTATATTGAGAATAATTAGTATTTTTTGTTGAATTATTGAGAGAAGAAGTATATTCTTTATATACATCTTGATATTGGTTTAAAGTATTATTATATTCTTGAGTTAAAGATTCAATATCAGGATCGCTCATTATATTATATAAAGAAAACAATATTATTTATTATTATTTTTTGTATTTTTTGTATTTTTTTGAAGTAATGGACAATTTTGTCTTACTAAAAATTTATTCCAAATTAAAAAAGTAACAAAACACATTGTTAAAATTAAAATTAAAATATATTTATTATTTTTTAATCCGCCTCCTTGTTGTACAGTTTCTACAGTTTGAGTAGGTAAAAATTTAATAAATAAAATTATAAGTATTATTACTATTATTACTGTCGTAATAAATGTTGAATAATTTTGATTAATAAAAGTATAACCTAAGTTTTGTGATTTATTTAATTCTTGATATTTTTTAATTGTTTCTTCCACTTTCTCTCTTTCTTTCGTTAATTTTTTGTAATTTAAATTAAGAATTGCGGTTTGTTTTTTCCTTGACATATCTTGTGCGCTATATAAAGGATTTCCTTTATTCATTGCTTGTAATACCTCATCATTTATACTTGTTAGTTTTTCAGATAATCCTTGTATTACCTTTAAGTATTTTAAATTTTCTGGTATAATAGCGTAATCATTTGGCAAACCAGTATTTACTGAACCTTCACCAGACCTAATCCAACAATACGCTTTATCAGAATTATAAGTTGCCCCTGTACATGATTCATCAGCTGAACATAATGCTTTACATTCATCTACACTATTAGATTCTCCTTCACTAATCAACCCAGTTCCCCAAAAGGTTGCGCCTTTTATATCTATTAATGGTTCAGTATTTATATTATAATTTGGTTCGGTTGCTGTATTATAAATAGTTGTATCAGTTGTTGTTCCATAACAGCCATTTCTATGGTCAGTATCTGTCATAGTAGCCCATAAAAAAGCATCATAAATCAGTCCATTTAATGTTGACTCTTTTGCCCAATCAGTACTTGCGTCTACTACTCCAGTAGTTGTACATCCCGCTTTTTTCCATATTTCTTCGTAACACGCTTGGTCGATTTCTTTACTATCCGAATTATATTTTTTGCAAGCCATAGTACCCGATTGAGTTTTAAGATAGTTAATATAATCTTTTTGTGCTTGATTATATTTAATTAAAACTATATCATATTCTTTGCTAAGTTTTACTAAATTCAATACTATTGATTTTGTACCATCATCATTTTCACTACTGCTATTATTTTCATTATTTTTATTGTTATTATTTTCACAATTATTATTTTCATTATCATTTTCATTATCATTATTTCCAATTTCATTATCATTATTTCCAATTTCATTATCATTATTTCCAATTTCATTATCATTATTTTCAATTTCATTATTTCCAATTTCATTTTCATTATTTCCAACCATTTATATATAAATGAAAAGAAAACAATCTTATTTATTTAATTTTATAAAATATTAAAGATCCTATTGATACAAATGAGACTATAAAAATAAAATTATAATATTTAGATTTATTAATCAAATCATATTGTACATGATTATTAGTTTTAATTAAATTATATTCATTAAGAATTTTTTTAGTTATTTGATTTTTTTTAATAGCTTCATTTCTTTCAATTGTTAGTTTATCATATTTTTTTATTGAATCATTTAAATAATTTTTGAAATTTGAAGCTAATATAAATTTTTGTGAATTTGATAAAAAACAGGAGTTAAACATATTTTATATTTAAAAATAAAATATTTTTATACTTTAAATTCAAAAAACAAAAAAAACGATAAATAATAAATAAAAGTTTAAAAAATAAAATAAAAAATAAAATTAAACAGCCGGTTCACGTGCTAGAAATTTTTTAGACAACAATACACCTAATGTTAAAATACCCATAATCAAAGCAAAATTGTTTAAATAATCTAAATTATACATTTCTTTATAATTACTTATTAATTCATCTGAACCATTATATTTTTTTTCAACAATACCTAATTGTCTTTTAAGTTTACTATTTTTCATTTTTTCTTTTTTTATTAACTTACTTAATATTTGAAACTTTGAATTCATGTATTCAGTACCTTTTTCTATATTATTTGTAGTCATAAATAATTCGGAATTAATACTTTGTAAATTACCTTTAATACTTTCAAACATTTGTTGATATTCACTGTATTCCGGATTTTTATTATAAAAAATATAATATTTTTTAAAATCATCTAAAATTGCTGGTAATTTTTCTTTAAGTGTATTTATTTGTGATAAAAAAACTTCTGGTTTTGGTAATTCATCCATCATATTTTCTTGTAATTCCATTAATATATATAATACTTTATTTTTAAATACAGGCTCTAATTTTTAAATACAGGCTCTAATTTTTAAATACAGGCTCTAATTTTTAAATACAGGCTCTAATTTTTAAATACAGGCTCTATAATAATTAGCTTCAATTGCTGTTTTACTAGCTCGTGTTATTTCACATACTTGACCAGGTCTTAATCCTATTACTTGAGCTACTGGATCAAATCTCGATATATCTGGAAATTGATTTAAATCTGAAATATTATATTTTTTCATAATTATATCAACTTCAGACTGTTTCATAACGCGATGCTTTGGCACAAGAGTATGATCTAATATATTAAATTGTAATCTTTTTATGTTTTGTATTACAACAAAAATTCCATCTTTTTCCCATATATGTTTTAATTCATTAATGAGTGTTTCATTCATGTCTTCTTTAATAATTATAAATAAGGTGTCGTCTTTTGTTAAAATAACTTCTAAATTAAACAAATCATCTATCATTTCATGAACAATTGGAGGTCTAATTGTTTTCCCTAAATAATATTTTATATAAATTTTATTTTTTCTTTTTGTAATTTCATCTTCTTCATTTTTTTCAAGAAGCATATCTAATTGATTATTTATTTTCATGGTATTTACTTCATTAATACTAAATTTATCATAATCATTAACATTATAATCTTGTTTTCTCATTAAATCTAGTATTATATTTCTAGAAATATAAATAGAGGAAATTTGGCTACTTAAGTTTTGTGCTGTCGTCATAATATATTATAATATTATCATTAATAATTCTTTATATTTCAATTTTATTTATAATTATTTATTTATTTATTTATTTATTTATTAGTTTCTGTTTCTTCTTTTTGACCAGTTAATATAATTTTTTTACTATCATTACTATTACTATTACTATCATCATTTTCTTCTTTATTTTCTTCTGTAGGAGGTGGTTCAACTTCTAAGATTGATTCTTTTTCTTTTTCTTTTTCTTTTTCTTTTTCTGAAGTTTGTAATTGTAATGAAGTATTATTATTTTGTTGAGTTTCTATTTTTACTGATTCTTCACCTTGTTCTTGCTCTAAATTTGGGTTATAAGCAGGTGAATTAGGAGCCATAGGAGGTGAAACCTCATCATATTTAGAAGCATCAAATTCCGGCGTAGATGAAGGTTCGTTTGAGTCAGGAGCAACCGAAGGTAAATCCAAAGAAGACTCATATGTATCAGGCATTACAGGTGATTCATCCGATTTTTTTACAATTTCTTTTTGTTTTGTTAAACTATTTTTAATATCTTTAACATAATTTTCTATAATTTTCTCAATTGGTTGTTTTTCTCTACTTCTATTTAGTAGTGCTAAATTTGGGATTTTTTCATACTTATTACTTGATATTAATTTATATTCATTTATTTCTAAAGCAGGACCCGTTTTAGCTTTGAAATTTTCCCATTTGCTAAATATTTTATCATAATATTCACGTGTTATTACTTTTACTTTTACTTTTTCAGTTGTTTCAGTTGGTTCTTCTAGTTTTAATAATTTAGTAATATTATTTGAATAAGACATATTCATTAATTGATCTACATTATCATCTGTAATTACACGCATCTGAATATTTAATACTTCTAATTCTTGAATTAATAGTTTTAACGCATAAGGAACTCTTAAAATACTAAATGAACGACCAAATTTACTAATATTTTTTACGTTTTGACTACCATCAGGATTTGTATGAAAACTAATTGGACCATCCGCAAATAAACTAAAAAATAAATTCTTTGATTTATTATATACTGAAATAGCTCCAGATTTATTACATACAGCCATATTATGATATTCATCACCTCTTACCATAAAAGATTCATTCAAAAAATAAGACATTCCATGTGCTAGAACTCCATCACGTTCCATCTCACCAATTCTTAAACCTCCGTCATTCGCCCTACCTTGAACGGGTTGCCTTGTTAAATTCGTATTTGGGCCGCGTGCTCGGTAATTTATTTTATCTTTTACCATGTGCTTTAAACGCATATAATATGTTGGCCCAATATAAACATCTGCCTCTATTTGGTTTCCTGTCATACCATTATACATCAATTGTTTTCCACTTGAATGAAATCCTGCCTTTGTTAGCATTGGTCCATATGTTGCATAATTAGATCCCTTAACTTGAAATGCGGTACAATCTCCGAATCCACCATAAAATGTACACGCTTTACCAAATAACGATTCTACAATTTGACCAATAGTCATACGTGATGGAATAGCGTGAGGATTTATTATTAAATCTGGTCTTGTACCGTCAGCTGCAAAAGGCATATCTTTTTCTGGGATAATGAGACCTAAGGTTCCTTTTTGTCCCGCGCGAGAATTTCCTATGAGCATAGATGGTGCGAAATTATTCTCGCGCATATAATATAAATGTGACGATGGCATTTCAATACAATAAACTTTTCCTTCATAATCAATTAATTTTTCCTCATTGGAATCGTTTACTTTTTTATTTATAAATGGTTGGTTTTGCTTACGAATAATACTAATTTTATAATATGTATGTTTTGATTCAATAATATAAGATCTTCCATTATTATATCCTTTTTTTCCAGTTATAACATGTTTATTATCTCCTGGTTCAGCTGCTATTTTTGTAATACCTGACCATCCACAATGAACCGCTAACCTACAAATGTTATTTGCTAATATTTGACTAATAGTTCCATATCTTGAAAACCCATCTTTATAAGTATGACCGTCACCTTCCATTAAAGCTTCTAATAATATAATACATTGTCTTCGTGATAAAGACCAAACATAATCAGGTAAATATTTATTTAAAGCTCCTAAACTATATTTTTTAAGCTCATTATAAATTTCTCTATTTTTACCAAGATTTATAGCAAAATACCCATTGAAACTATCGTGATAAAATTCAATATTTAATTTAGTTAATATATCTGTGTTAAAATCAATCTTTCTTTGTTTGTGTGCTGACAGAATAACTGCTCTGTTGTTAACAGACCCGTCGGCAATAAACATACCTAATAATTGTAACCAATCATCCATTTTATATTTTTTTTCACCCAAGGTAATATATTCAATATCTGAATAAGTATTATTCATAGATTTTTGAAATCTTACCATTTTACCCATAACATTTTCTGCTTCAATTAATTCATATTCTTTATCTCCTTTAGATTTCTCTCTTCGTTTAACATACAACTTATGATTTAAAGTACATATCACTTCAACTTGTTTATTTTTTATATAATACATTTTACCATTATGGTCGTATTCAAACTTATTAACTGGATATTCATAACACATATTTCCATTTGTATCTAATGTTGCTACTTTATGAGTATTAATATTAATATCTTTAATTTCTATCCATCCTTTATCAGTTAAAACTTGTTGTGTAGGTAAAGCACATGCCATTTTGTCACCTATTGCGGGTACCCTTTCTTCACGAACTCTAACTTTTGCGATATTTGTACCTTCTTCTCCTTGAGTTATAAAAGACTTGTCTACAAATCCTAGCTGACCTTTTTTAGGTGTGACTGATGAGTCAATCCATACATCTTTATCATCAGGATTACTAGTAATTTTACCAATTACAACGGTTTTGTCATTTAGCGCGGTATTTTCTTTAATCATACCATAATTATCTAGCTGACTGTAATCAAATCCAGGTTTAGTTCGGATAACATTATTTTTTTCAATATTGGCAAACTTTGAACTTGAATTTCCAGATATTTCAGAATTTTCTTCTCTCGATTCATACATTGAAAAATAAGTTGTTCTAAAAATTCCTCTTTGAACTGATCCTTCATTAATCAAAATAGCGTCTTCCACATTATAACCTGTATAACTCATAATAGCAACAATTGCGTTAATCCCATATGGTTGCTCTTCATTATTAATATATTCTAGATATCTAGATTTAATAAGCGGTGTTTGTCCATAATTTAATAAAACCCCCATCTTATCTATACGCATTTGATAATTTGAATGATACACAGACACGGCTTGTTTGCTCTGACCACAAGAAAAAGAATTACGTACCACTGGATTATGTTCTGGATAAATAATTTGATTGCCCATTACACCTAAAATAAATGATGGATCTATTTCCATATGAGTGTAATAATTATTACTATTGAAATCTTCTTCTTTTGTTGCGATTAGAGCACTTTCAGATTCGGCCGTATCAATAAAATCAACAACTGACTTATTTGCTTCTAATACTTTACTAATTTTTTCTAAATTTTCTCCAATATCATTATATAATTCATTTAAATCATATGTTTTGTTTGATTTTATTGAAAATCCTGGATCTGATTTTTTTAAAAAACCTGCGGTGATTTCTTGCCAAGTAATTTTCCCATTTGTAAATAGTTCAGTTACATCTTGTCTATTAAAACTTAGATTTCCATCTTCAATATAATAAATTGGCCTTGTAAGTCTTCCCACATCAGTAAAAATATTTATTTCATTATTTTGATAATTAAATGAAATGCTTGTAAATGTTGGAATAATTCCATTACGTCTGTAAAGCTTTAGCATTTTAACTAACTCTAATGGTTTGTCAATTACACCAATCCAATTTCCATTTACAAATATTTTAGATGTATTTCCTAAGTATTCTGGACTACATTCTAATATTAATTCCATTGAAGTGTATGCTCTTAACCATTTAATTATAGGATAAATGGATGAACCAATTGTTATATGTGTGCTTATTGCTAAGTGTTTATGTAATCCAATATTACCACCATCTGGAGTATCAATTGGATCAATTAATCCCCATTGTGAACTATTTAAAAGTCGTGGACCAACAACTTTAGCACTTGCATCAAGAGGTAAACTAATTTTACGCAAATGTGAAATATGCGTATTCCAACTTAAACGATTTAAATCCTGAATTACACCTAATCGTTTTGTATGTGCTTCAGAACCCCAATTACCTTTAAAAGCCTTTTTAAATCCAGTTTCAACAATCCTATCTTTAAATATTTGTTTATAATTCACCATAATTAAATCAATAAAACTATTTTCAGAATATTTTTTTACATCACGAGCGCCTTTTTCTTTAGTTTTATGTTTTTCTTTTCTAGTTTTTTCGGATTCGTCGTCTTCCTTATAATTACCTCTATGATAATAATATTCTTCATCAATTTTTCTTCCTATATCTTTTTTTTGAATTAAATAGTATTCACGAAATAAATCATAAATAAGAGAACCTGATAATTCTACTCTTTTAAAAGCAAAGTTATCGCGATCAGTAGGTTTTTCTTCTTTTATAAAAACTTTTAATAATTTATTAACCATAAATCCAATAAAATATGCCTTTTCTAAAAAATTCATTTCACCCACATTTGGTAAAAAATAATCAGATAATATTTCAATAACTCCTGAAATTGTTCCTCTTTTTGTAAAAAATTTTATATAGTCTAATGCTATTTCTTGAGTAAATATTTTATTCGCATCATGAACAGATGGAATAAATAAATCAACATATGATTCATTTTTTTGTATATCTAATAAACACGTTTTAATAATATCTTTATCAGAAATTACGCCTAATGCTCGCATTAAAATAAATAATGGAATTGGTTTTCTTACATTTGGAACTGAAACTACGATTTGATTATTAGAGAGAGATGGAGATGGAGAAACAATTTTTACAGCTGTAGTTCTAATGGGTTTTGACGCATCCTCAGATACAGATCGAATTTCTGCCGAATAACTATATATATCTAATTTTGAATTTTTTTTAATATAAATCGTATTATTAGCAAATGTTTCTTGAGGAATTATTACCTTTTCTTTTCCATTTATTATAAAATATCCACCAAAATCATTACGGCACTCACCCATATTAAATCGCACATCTTTAGCTAATTTATTTAAAATACACATATTTGATTGAAGCATTATTGGAAAATTACCTAGATAAATTTTACTTAATTCTTCCTTATGTAGTGTTCTTTCTTCTCCTACATAATAAATAAATTCAATATCTACATCATAATGAATTGATGTACCATATGTCATATTACGCAAACGAGCATCATTTGGATACATATAATGAGTATGAGTATCATCATAAATAACTGGCTTACCAAAATAAACCCTAGAACCATCTTTCCCGCCTAAATATAATAAACATTCATTCCTTTTTTCTGAATTTGATTCTTCATCTTCTGTTTCAATAAATCTAATAGGATTATTTTCGCGGAAAATTTTATTAATACCATTACTGAAAAATTCATTATATGATTCTAAATGATGAGCTACCAAGTTATTAGGATTATCTGAAAAATATTTATCTATTAAATTCCAAGATATATTATCTTTATTTAGTCTGTCCATTTTATATTATAATAATCTTATTTTTTTAAAATGTAATTGTGAATAATAATATTTTAAAATGTAATATTTAATAATAATATTTTAAAATATTATGATATAAAAAATAATATTTAATAATAATATTGATATGTTTATTATTAAATTTTTTTCTGATTTTTGTGATAGTACAACTTGTAAAATTAATTTTGAAAAAACATGTGATTCAAATAATCTAGACTTTTACGGATTAAATAAAAAGGTTTATATAACTGATAAAGACGATTACACACATGCTATTATATTAAATAAAGCTATGCCTAACCTAACTATTCCAAAAGAAAATGTCATCGGATTAGCGTGTGAACCATTTGAATTCTTAAATATTGATACAGAATTTGTAAATTATTCTCAAAAACATATAGGTAAATATTTTATAGGAAATAAATTTAATTTACCAAGCTCATTTATTGAATATTTTGGATATATGTGGCATTCGAACCCTGGTAAAAAAATCACAAGAAAAAATAAACTTATGTCTATTATAGTTAGTCAAAAACAATTTGCTCCAGGTCACATTTATAGACATAAATTAGTAGAAAAAATTGTAGAGCTTCAGTTACCAATTGATATATATGGAAGAGGATCAAATATGTATAATTATTCATATGTTAAAGGCGAATTTACTGATGCTGAACCATATGAAGATTATTTATTTTCTGTATGTATTGAAAATTTTGTAAATAATCATTATATTTCTGAAAAAATTATGTCACCTATTATGTTTAATTGTATGCCAATTTATCACGGATGTAATAATGTTACCAAATATTTTGATGAAGTTATTATATTATCTGGGGATATTGATAATGATATAAAAGTTATTATTTCTGTTTTAAAGAATCCTTATAAGTATTATAAAAAAACTTATACAGAAAAAAATAAAAAAACTGTTAATTTACTTGAAAATATATCAGAAATTTTTACTAAATAAATTAATATGTATTTAATGTATTTAATGTATATTTTTTTTGGTTTTATTTCTTTTTTTTAATAAACGTTTACTTTTACCACCTTTGGATTTTATTTTCTTTTCTTCTTTATTTTCATTTTCTTCTGAATAATCATCTGTTATTGAAAATTCACACCAAGGCTGACTAGGACGATCTTGTAAATAAGGTCTGAGATTATTCCATTGAATATGCTTATCACAGTATTTATTTTTATCAAATGCTATTCCACAAGAATTTCCAAATCTACCAATAAAAGCCATTTTTTTTGCTAATTCTGTATCCATTACAAATCCATCTACAGCTCCATGCGCGGAAAATGGTTTTGGTCTACCTTCCTGAGACATATATTCCCTTGCGTCTAAATCATAGTGCGAACATACAGTTCTTGAACAAGGATTTTCTTCTTTAAGCAAATATACATCATAATGATCTGCTATTATTTCTTTTGCGATTTCAATATTTATTTTTCCTTTATGCTGATCCATTAGTTCTTCTAAACGTACGTGTCTAGCTCCTTGATGTCTCCTAATATCATACATTCCTGAATTATTACATTCTAAATTTCTTATTTGAGGGTCATAAGGAGCATTAAATCCAATAAAATATCCATTTTTTGTTCTCTCTATATTATGATATTTAAGTCCTAATTCAATTCGCAAAATTTCATTTGTATTGATATCTCCGAACAACCAAGAGTTGGCATAATCTCCACTATTTTCCTTCAATAAAATGTCAACATATTCATCTAGTGTATTTCCATATTGCATTGCTTGTCTAATTCTATAACCAATTGGAAATTTTCTTTCATATGGCATAAAACCGCCAATTGTTGTTTCTGTGCCAATAATTCCTTTTGCTGTTACAAAAACATCAGTTCCGCTCCATATCCAACAAGCGCTTGTTTGCATAATAAAACGTATACCTTTGGAGGGATTTAAATCTAAAATTACATTCGCATATTGACCATCAATATAATCTGTAAATGAATTATGTGCGCATACAATTTTACCATCTGTTGTCCAATCACCGACAGCAATAAAAGCACTACATCTATCTCTAGAGCCACCTTCTTTTCCTACATGTGTATCTGATCTAGTAGAATACCAATATGAAATGGACATATAAAAATTCCAAGCAATTATTTCATCAATGGTTGTTTTAGTTCCATTAGCTGTACATCCTTCAGCAATTCCCTCCATCTCTTCGTAGAATTCTGGAAATTCTGTTTTAGTCATTTCCTTAAAATCAATATTTATTTCTTCAATAAAATATTCCCATTTTTTTCCAAATGATTCATACATAAAAAATTTTAACATTTTTTGAATTTCTTTAAAATCATTGGCACATAAATATCCGTAGGCATAACCTCTTTCTTTTGGTTCTCCTTTTACTGATATATATTTCCATCCGTCTTTTTCATACATTAATCCATTTTTAATTTTCATATATATTATGTATATACTTTTTTATTTCATTATAAAAAAGTATACTTATAATTATATTTATGTATTTATCATTATTATACCTATAAGAATAAAAAAAAGTATAAATGGAAAAAGTACTAGTAACCATGAAATTCCAGTATGTCCGTCTTTACATATTAAATTTAATATCCACGTCCAAAAAAGTATATAAATTAGTTTAATAATAAAAATTAATGTTGTACTAGGAACACGGCAAGAAAAATTACCCATATGATAACTATTTGAATTGCCTAAATTTTGAAATAAAATCATTAATAAAGAAAAAATAGACATAATAAAATATAATGCTGCGGGTGAGCATAATTCTTTTAAACTTTTAGGGAATGCCATATGTTATGATATATGTATAGAAAAATAAATATTTAAAAATAATGATAAATATTTAAAATTATAAAAAATTACAAGATTATTATTTAAAAACATTTGGATTTGATAATCCAGGTTGTTGCCATGGCATTGGATTTACAGGAGATTCATATCCCCTTAAAGCATTATAAGTGCTTCCTAAACCAAATTGAAATTGTCTTCCAACATTTACTAAATCTTGATACATAAAATTAGATAATGTGCCTCCTCTTTGTTTTCTGCTTTTACCTTTAGCTTTAGCTTTATTTTTTTTTGATCTTGAACCTCCTAAAAATGGAGGCTGAGCACCAGTAGATACCATTTCTCTCGAAATATCAACTGGAGCATACTTATTAAGAGAGTAATGATTAAAATCTCCTCCTACATTATTTGTTCCAGGCCAGTTAAAATTTGCTCCCCAGTTAGAACCAGTTAATCCATTTGGCGCCAAAATAGGTTTCATTGGTCCTAATCCTTGCCCAAAAGGCAATCCATTACCTCCTCTTTGACCTTTACAATTAGAACATTTACAATTTGTTCTATGTTTTCTTGTACCTCCATTTTGAATTGGACAAGAACCATCGCATCCACCTCTTTGACTAGATGAATTTATCCAATCTTCGGATTTAGGTAGTGGTCCTGTATTTGGATAAACTGAGTTTTCCGCATTTATATTTGTTCTCATATTTGAACTATTAGTTCCTCCTACTTTAGAGCTTGTACCAGTATATGCTAAATTTGGATTGGGTATAGAAAAAATAGGTTTACCTGTATATGCTAAATTCATATCAGATCCACCTAAATATTTTTTTTTTGAACAACCTTTCATTTTATAAATTTTTTGTTTTCTACTTTTTTGTTTTTTTCTTTCTGGCATTATACTATATATTAAGAAATTATTCATTATTTTTGTTATTCAATATCAACATGTGTAAGTAAATGTCTGCGACAACACATTTTTTTTAATCCGAGATCATCTAACACCTCTCCTTCAGGTGTTTTTTCATGAAATTCTTTTGTTAAATATAAAACCTTATTTACTTCCATACCATCTCTGGCAATTTTCTTTTTACGAACTTCTTGAACGTAAAATCTGTACTTATCTGCAAGCACCATTCCACAAGTAAAGCATTTAATAGGGATAATCATTCTTATATAGATATGTGATATTATTCTTATATCTTTTTTATAATTATTAAATTTTATTTCAATTTTTTATTTTAGTTTTATTAATTTAATTTATTTTATTATTATTTTTAGTTTATTTAAAGTTATTTTTATTATTTATTAATATAAAATATAATGAGTGGATTAACTAATTATATTGTTGGAAGCTTAGATTTATCCGGAATTTTTCAACCTTATACAAGTGGTATTAATGCGGTTACTGGTTATAAAATATCTAGTGGACAAGATTTATCAGGAATTTTTCAACCATATATTTCTGGTAACCAAGCGTTACCAACTAATTATTTTGTTTTTAATTATAATGGTCTAGGTATTACAAAAGATTTAAGTGATATTTTTGCTCCTTATAATCCAAATATTATTACGCCATCTGGAGGAACACCTACTACTAGTGGATTATATACAATAGTTTCTTTTTTGGGTAGCAGTGGAACAATTAATGTTAATTCTACAGTTTCAAATACTTTTTACTATTTAGTTGTAGGTGGTGGTGGACCAGGTGGTGGTGATCAAGGTGGTGGAGGAGGTGCTGGGGGTGTTTTACAAGGTTCTTTTTTAATTAGTGGTTCAGATACTATTAATATTATTGTTGGTGCTGGTGGAATTATAACATTTAATACATCTACTGAAAATGGTAAAGATTCTAGTTTGAGTTATGGTTCTACAACAATAACAGCTAATGGAGGAGGTTATGGTGGATGGGCTAGTGGATGGAGTTTCCCTAATAACCAAGCAGGAAGTGGAGGATGCGGAGGTGGGGCTGGCACTGATACTACTATTGTTGGAACAGGAACACAAGGTCAAAATGGTGGTTCTAGTTCTCTATTAAGTGGAGGTGGAGGTGGAGGTGGAATGACTTTAGTTGGTGTAAATGGCACTTCAACTAAAGGTGGAAATGGTGGAGACGGAATTCAATGTAGTCAAACTGGAATTAATTTGATATATCCTTCTACATATTGGGGTGGAGGAGGAGGTGGTGGAATAGTTGGATTAAAAACAGGAGGTAATGGTGGTTTAGGTGGTGGTGGTGGTGGTGCTTCGGGTGATACTACATTTAGTGGTACTCAAGGCGTAGGTGGAAGTGGATTAAATTCTGGAGAAATTGGAACAAAAACTAAAGGTGGAAATGGTGGAGCAAATACAGGTGGAGGTGGAGGTGGTGGACCACAACTTAATTCTGGTGGTAATGGTGGTTCTGGAATAGTTGTAATTGCTTATTTAACACCATAAAAATTTATACAAAAAATATCCTAATTAATTAGTAACACCTGAAGGTAAAATATAAAATATTACTGTTCCAGAACCTCCTTTGCCTCCATCTCCGGCATCGCTTGATGCTCCTCCACCTCCACCACCTGTATTAGGAGTGCCATCAAATCCAGTTCCTCCATTAGTACTTGAAGGACCACCACCTTTACCACCAACACCACCGCCACCATTACCACCTGCGCCATTTTTACGACCGCCACCACCACCGCCACCAGCAAGGTAAAAATTTGTACTTCCATACATTATTTCCATACCGTTGCCTCCAGGTGCAGGAGTATCGTTCCCCTCATCAACAACAATAGCAGCAGACCCTGCGCCTCCTCCACCTCCTCCACCACCCTCACTGTCACCGTCGTCGTTTCCTATTGAGCCAGAATTACCATATGAACTCATTGATTGAAAAATACTGGAATTGTTTATACTTCGAGGTGTAAATTCCCCGGCGTAATAATGATTGTCTGAATAAGCGCCACCACCACCTGAACTACTACCAGTTGTATTTTCTCCATTTTCTTTGCCACGTCCACCATATCCTCCTCCGTAAGCAACTACTGAGTTAGAATAATAATCTGGTGGTACGTATGTTATATATGTTTGACTACCCGGTGTATGGGAAGATCCACCCTCGCCGATAATAATATTTAAACCAGAGTTTTTGATATAACCATTTATACTTCCAGTCACAATCTCACCGGCTCCTCCTCCTCCTCCAGCATTGTCATTATTTTTGTAACCTCCTCCTCCTCCACCACCAACCATACAAAAAGAACAATTTACATTGTAATTGAAACTTAAAGTTGTATCTTTAAAAATTTGTATTAGCAACCCACCATTGTTAGGAAACATTTTATAATCAACATTTATAGTTCCACTGCTAAAAACAGGCAAATTTAATTCAAATAAATCTCCAATATTTATTGAATTACTTAAATAACTAAAATTGAATAAATCACTAACTTTTATATTAGAATTGGTTCCAATTCCAACATAATTATTAGATATGTCAACATTACCTATTTTAAAATTAGTAGTAATTGCGGGAATATTAGTATTAGAATTATAATAACTGGGGTTGTATGGATAAAAGTGCTGAAGTATATCTTTAGAATCTTGTTGATACATTATATAATTAATATTTAATATTTAATATTTAATATTTAATATTTAATTATTAAATATTTAATATTTAATATTTAATATTTAACTATAATCATAAATATCTTTTCATTATATTAGATTTAAATATTTAAAATTTAATACTAAATTTATAAAATAATTTAAACATATTATAATTAATACTATAATATGCTTTCACAAATAAACGAATTCACAAAAAATAATAAAGAACGTGTTGAATGGGATGAATATTTTATGTCTATTGCGCTGCTGGCATCTTGTAGATCTCCATGCGAACGTCTTCATGTAGGAAGCGTAATTGTAAAGAATAATCGCATAATTTCTATGGGATATAATGGATTTATCGGTGGCGCCCCTCATATTAGCAGAGTTCAAGACAATCATGAACAATCTATTATTCATAGTGAAATAAATGCGATCACCGATTGTGCGAAGCGTGGAACAAGTCTTGACAGTGCTAAAATATATGTAACACATTATCCTTGTCCACATTGTTTTCGTAGCATTGCCGCATCAAATATTAAAGAGATTATTTATTTAAATGATTATAATAATAGTCCAATAGTGGAAGAATTAGCGGGTGATTCAGGAATAAAAATTACAAAAATAAATATGTAACTATTATTTAGTAGGACAAAAATTTATTTAGTAGGACAAAAATTTATTTAGTAGGACAAAAATTTATTTAGTAGGACAAAAATTTATTTAGTAGGACAAAAATTTATTTAGTAGGACAATCATTACCATAGCATTTATTTTGATAATAATAATAATCAATGGGAATATCTTGTCCAGATTCACTTTGAAATGTAGGTCCATCTTGATTACCAGCAACACACTTTTTTCCATTTAGCATAACACAACAACTTGTTGCGTTACAATTTTTTTTTGTTAATTTACCACATGATTCCTTTAAAGAAGCAGAATTGCTTTTACAAAAATCATCTACTGGACTCATATTAATTGAGATATCAGATTTATTAGGTTCTGGTGCTGGAAGAGGTATATCTTCTTCATCTTCTTCTGTAGAATTTTTATTTTTATTTTTTAATGCTTCAATATTTACAACTTGTACTAATTTTTTAGTAGATTTATCAGGATTTAAATTTAAATTAATATTACTAACATCAATAAATATTATTAAAGCAAATATACATATAACTCCAATAAAAATATTTAAAATATAACTTCTTGTAGAATCCATTTTATAAAGTATATATATTAAAGTATATATAAAATATTACTTTTTTAATATATTTATATATACTTTAATATATAAATATGGCAAAATCACGTAAAAATAAGAAATCAAGTCTTTTAAAAGGTTTTAAAAAAACTACATCTAAAGCAGTTCCTATAGTTGAATCTGGTTTAAAATCTGTTGGATCTACAGTTAAAACTGTTGCGATAAAATCGGCACCAACAGTTAATAAAGGTTTAGAAGGAGTTTATGGAGCTTTAGCAACAGGGTTTGATATGGGAATTAAGGGCGTTGAAAAAGGTGTATCTAAAGTTTCAAAAATTACAAAAAAAAGACGTCATCGTCGTCATACTAAGGGTGGATCTTATCGAAAATATTAAATTTCTTGTAATTGATAACCTTTTGATGTTTTAACTTTTTTATGTTGTACATTCTTCTTATGAATTTCATTATGACAATCTTCACATAATGTAATTAAATTTGCTACATTATTTTTATGAAATACTTTTCCATCTTTATTTATAATTCCATTTTCATTTGCCTCATTTTGATGTTGAAGATGATGTACTTCTTTTCCAACACTCTTATTACACTTTTCACAAAGATTCATTATTTTTTGTGAATTAAAATGTGATGATTTGAGAGAAAGTATACTTCCTTCTTCTGGATGATATTTCATTCTAATATTAAATGCGGCATTTAAAAAATCTTCAGGTAATTTTAAAGATTTACAAACCTCTAAGCCATACATATTATTACCGGGACCATCCTTAAGCTTACGATCATATACTAATAAATCTCTCTCTTTATCATAAATAACTGCCATATGTTTTAAAACAACGCTTTCCAAGGTAGTAATTTCTTCATAATTCACTATTTCGTGTAAATGTGTAGCAAAAATAAAACTACTTTTAGTTTGATGTAATTTTTGGATTCCAGCTACAAAAATACTGACAGCTGAGGTATTTTCAGTTCCTGAGCATAACTCATCACCAAGAACTAAACTATTTTTATCTGCGAGACGTAAAATGGTTCGCAGCTCAGACATTTCTACCGCAAATGTTGAGAGACCTTTAAAAATATTATCATTTCCTAGAATCCTAGTAAATATGTAATTATAAGGCATATAAATAAATTCAGAACAAGGAACAAATAGTCCTGATTGAGCCATTATGAGAGAAATACCAAGAGATCTAATAAAACTAGTTTTACCAACCGCATTAGTACCATATAATAATATTCCATCAACATCAACTGGAACTTCCTTGTCACTATTACTAGTTTTACCGTCACTAGTTTTGCCAATGGTTATGTCATTTGTAACATACAATTCATTTGTCTGTAAATGTTCAATTAAACAATGTCTGAGATTTTTAGCAGAAATAAATGATTTTTCTGCTTGAACAATTTGAGGTTTACAATAATTATATTTTTGCGCAATCGCTGCTTTTGAATAAATTATATCAATCAATGTTACAAAGTTTATGATGCTTTCAATTTCTTGTTTTAAAGCTCCAAACTTATCAACAAACTTATAAAAAACAGTTGTAATAATCTCCTTTAGAGAGACTTTAATATTTGAAATATTTTTACATAATCTATTTATTTGATCATCTGTAATAAAATTATTTGCGGCACTTTGCTTATGAAATTCAACATCTTTTTTACATATTGTAAAATCAAAATCTTTAATTAGATTATTATATGAAGAATTATATTGAAGTTTAACAAACGTTTTTGATGTAGGCAACGCATCTTCAAGTAATTTACATCGCCGATTTGTACAAACTAAACTAAAGTTATTTTTTTCAGTTTCATGAATTTTAACGAAATCATTAGACTTTGTTTTAGATTTACCCTTTTTCTCTTTATTTTCTATTAAATTGCTAAAATAAAGTCTAATAGCCTCAAGTTTATCTTCAGATTCTTTAATAGTTTCAGTTTTGCTATCTAAATCATTATCGACACATTTTTTAATAAAATTAGTTTCAAAATGTTGTGTTTGGTCTAGATCTTTTGCTAGTTCTATATCAATATTAGTATCAATAAAATTTAATAATAAGTTACAAAATGTATTAATATTATTAATATTTGCCTCATAAACGCTTAAATAATCAAGTATTATTTTATCTTGAATAACAAAATCATAAATATCTCTGATAGTTAAAATATTATTATATAAAGTACAAAATGATTTTGGTGCTATTTTTTTTAAGAAAATTTGTCGTTCCCATTTTGATATATCTTTAATTTCAGATAATTTTTGTTTAAGAAAAGTATGATATTTTGAATTATTAATAATTAAGTGTTCTGTAATATCATATTCTCTTTGTAGATATTCAAAATTATTAGTTGGATTTAAAAAATTATATAAAAATTTTCTTTTACCCATTGGGGTTAAACATTCATTTAACATTTTAGAAACAGATGAGTATTTACCGCTATAATTATTATCATCAATAATATTTAATTGCTTAAGAGAATGATTCGCAAGAATAAGTCTATCTGAACAATTTTCAAAAATTGGTTCGCTAATTTTATTAACTAAATGAGGGTTATGCTGATAAACAAAATCTAATAAATAACAAAATGATTGACACGCAATATTATTTTCATTAAAGTTTTGAAAAAATACATCAAAATCATCAATTTTATAAAATTTATTAAGAACTTCTCTCTGATAAGTTTGTTTTTCACAGTTTTTAGTACGAACAGTTGATAAGTTATCCTTTTTATCAATAGATGTTTGTAAATCAGTATTAATTTTATGAATTAAAGAACATTTAATATCCGCATAATTAATAATATTATCTATTTCTTTATCAGATAAATTTGAAATAAAAATAACCTCACTTGGATTATAAATAGAAATAAATCGTTCTAATTCATCAAATGTAGTTGGGTTATTAACATAAGGTTCTTTAAATTGAAATATACTTGTTTTTCCTGTATAAATATCAATATTAGCTATTCCAACAACCACAAACTTACCTTTAAATAGAAATTTGTTCTCAAATAAGTCAACCCAAATACACGTTATATTATTTGAAAGACTTGTTGAATCTTCTTGAAAAAATGTCCCTGGAGAGAAAATTCCGGCTAATGATCTAGTAGTATTTTTACAATTTTCATCTTGAGCATAAACAACCGCTGTAAATCCGGCTTCTTGTATTTTTTTGATATTTTTTTCTAAGATTATGTCTTTAATTCCTGCCATAACTACATTATCTTTGCCAACGCAAACATTTTTTTCAACAACAGCTAAATCACAAATTCTAGAGAATTCTAAGATTTGACTATTACTAATATTATTAGTTTTTTTATCTAAAATTCCATACACCTCGAAAAAAGCTCCTACTTGCATAAGTAGGATAGTTTTCTCTCCATATTCATTACAATATTTTTTTGTTAAATCAAAATATTCCTTAATTAAAGCCATAAATATGTTAAAATATACTATATTATAATAAATTAAATCTTTAATATAATTTATTATATTGTATTCTATTATTGTATTCTATTATTTTGAAATATCCGTAATAACAAAGTTATCTCTGGGTTTTCCGCATAAAGTAGTAATGATTACCTTTTTAAAATATGAATACCATTCTCTTGACATTAAATTTAATTTGTAATAAAGTATTTTAATACATATTAATAAAAAAGTGGCATAAAATGGAATTTGAATTTTATCATTATATTCTAATAATAAATCGTCTTTATATTTTTCATCATAAATAGCAAATTCCGCTTTAAAATTATTTTCTGGTTCTTCATACATACATTTGTATCCAGTTACTACATTTTTTGTTAAATTTAAATTCCATACAAATTTTTTTAATTCTGTTTTTTTTATTTTTAAAAAGTGACTTATTTTTGTTAATGTACTTGAAATATTTTCTGTAAAAATCGCAATATCTAAATCACTATCATTATTAAAATAATCATCACGTTGAATACTTCCATAATAATATAATTTTGTATTTAAATAATTACTTAGTTTATTAAAAAAATCACTAGCATAAGGTGATAATTTATTTTTTGTTGTTTCCATATTAATGTATATAAATATAATAAACTTTTTTCATAAATAAATACAATTAATTGTAGGTATTTATTTATCTTCTTTCATAAAATTATGTAACATTATATCTTTATTATTATTTGTTATTTCACCAGCTAACATGGCAGATTCATAAATTTTTCTAATAACATCATTTGGAGCATTACTTCCAATTTTTATTAAATTATGTTGTCTTAAGTATGTTTTTACGTCATTTACAGATTTACCTTTTAATTCTTTTTGAGCATTTATAATATTTTTTCTAGTATTATTATCTTTTAATAATACCGCGACAGTTCTTTTTATATTAGATTTACCAAGAGTGTATTTTTTATGTATTGTTTTTTTTAATAATTTTTTAGTTGTTTTTATTTTTTCTGGTTCTTTTACAATTACTTCATTATTGAGTGATACATTATTTATTATAAATTCTTGTTTTGGTTTTTGTATTAAATTTTGAGTTAATAAGATTTCTTCTAAATTTTGTTGAACTTGTATTGGTTGAACTTGTGATTGTATTTGTTGAACTTGTAATGGTTGAGTTTGTTGGACTTGTGTTTGTTGAACTTGTATTGGTTGTGTTACTATTTGTATTGGTTGAGCTTGTAATGGTTGAGTTACTATTGTAGATTGTTGTTTTAATTTTTGTTTTAATAAATTTAATCGCTGTTCTCTTTCACTGGTCTGATTATTTGTTAATAAATTATTAGGTTGATAATTTTTTTGGGTTTTATTCCATTGTCTATACGTAGGTTTGTTTCCTCCTTTTAAAATTCCATATGGAACATTATCTAGTTTATGAGTTGGTAAAACAATATTCGATGATGTAATTATTTCATTATTTGTATTAATAAACGATTCTTGTAATTCCTCAGGTAATTCTAAATTAACAATAGGTGATGAGTTATAATTTTTAACTGTTTTTCTTTGAATCGCTTCTTTTTTAATATTATTTGATGAATCAATTTTGGTTTGTTTTGATAGTGTTTGTAAATATTCTATTGAATCATTAAATTCGTCTGTGTACGTATTAGTATCATTTAAAGTTTTTTTATCACTCGAAGTATTAGATGTTTTAGTTGTAGAAGACAATTTTTTTTTATTATTTTCTAAATTTTCAGTTTCTTTATTTTTGTGATCTTTAATGCGTTTTAAAAGTTTATTTTTAAGAATATTTGGTGATATTAATGGAACGCTCATTGATTTATTTTTTTTAGATCTATTTTTTTTTGTTAATCCACCAACGCTAAATAATGATGGATTTATTTCTATAGTTTTACTTGTCATTTATTATAATTATAAACGAAAAACTATTTTACTAAACAACACAGTAAATTTAAATATAAATAGATTGAATAGATTTTTTTAAGTTTTCACTTTCTTTTCGATTTTTTACATCATTATTTTTTAGATATAAATCTAATCCTTTATTTAAATCACAAAGAGTAATTTTTTTCTTTTCATTTTCTGGTTTACAAAATACTCTTTTACTATGAGTAATTTTTGTTTTAGCTAAAAGGGTTTCCATATCTCTACCAAAAAATTTAAAATAATCCATATTTTTTTTAAACCATTCAACATTAATTTTTGAATCTTTATCAATTGTCCATTCAATATCATTTACCTTTTTTAAGAAAATTTTATATAAATCATCAGCCTTATATTCATCAGTACTAAAACGCCATGTAAATCTAGAATCTAACCCTTGATTATAATTAAAAAAACACTCTTTTAATTCATTTTCATATCCAGCTATTATAACCATCAAATTATTTTTATTATCACTAAGACCTTCGCACAATGTATCAATACATTCTTTCGAAAAACTATCTTTTTTTTCATTATTACCTAACGCATATGCTTCATCAATAAAAAGTACACCACCCAAACAATCTTTAATTACATCTCTTGTTTTTAAAGCAGTTTGACCTAGGTATCCAGATATTAAATCAGCTCTAATAACTTTTCTAAATGTACCCTTAGTTAATATCCCAATTTTACTGTATATTTTACCCATTATTTTGGCAATTTCAGTTTTACCAGTTCCAGGAGGGCCATAAATTACAGTATGCATAAAATCTCCCGAATTATTGCTTTTATTAAGTTCTTGTACAAAATACAATATTTGATCTATAATATTATTTTTTAATTCTTTCATTCCAATCATATTATTTAACTCAATTAATGGTTCTTTGATATTATGTAAAGCAAGCATATTAATATTATATTTAATATCTGGCTCAATCTTATATTGTTCAATTAATGACAACAAATCATCAATACTATTTATTTCAACATCAATATTTATTAGTTTTTTTTCAATATTTATTTTTTCTATTTCTATTTCAAGATTATTAACATTATTTTTATTATTTTTATTATTTTTTACAGAATTTTTATTAATATTTGGAATTTTACAACAACAATATTCGCCAAAACATTTTTTATCAACATCATCTAAATAAATATCTGGATTATTTATTTTTAAATTTGTTAATACAATATCATTAACAGATTGTCCTGTTACTGAATCTAAATTATCATTAATAAATTTGTTGTCTATTTTTTCTATAAGCGAATCAATAGTTTCATTAATTGTTTCATTAATTGTTTTTTGTTTTTGAATATTAATTAAATCAGACATACTATCTATGGTAGTTAAAAATTTATTATAATTACTAATCATTGATGGAGTAGGTCCATAATAATTTTTATTTATTTTATTTCTGTTATTTCTGTTATTTATTTTATTTAACATTATAAGTGATAATATGTATTACATAATTATATTTATATCTTTTATTTAATAATTATTGTCATTATAAAATATATAATATTATTAAACAATTTAAAAATAAAATTGAAATGTAAAATAACTGAATAAATGATATCAAATATTTATAAACAACCCCAATTCGTAAAAATGAATTCTGAAAATGATAATGAAAATAATGATAAAGAAGTATTTGATATTAATGATGATCAATATATCGAAACCCCTTGGCATATTATCGAATCTTATTTTAAAGGTCAACACCTTGAAAGATTAGTAAGACATCAACTAGAATCGTATAATAATTTTGTAGGTAACCAAATTATTAAAACGATTGAAATGTTTAATCCAGTTCATATTGCGTCTGAACAAGATTTTAATCCTACATTAAAAAAATTTGGTTTAGAAATTTTTGTAACATTTGAAAACTTTAATATTTACAGACCACAAATACATGAAAATAATGGCGCGATCAAATTAATGTTTCCTCAAGAAGCACGTCTTAGAAATTTTACATATGCTTCTGCTATGACAATTGATATTAATATCAAATACATAATTAGAAATGGAAAAGATCTAGAAAATACTCAGACATTTCATAAAACTTTACATAAAATTCATATCGGAAAGCTTCCAATTATGTTAAAATCAAGTATTTGCGTTTTAAACCAATATAAACATGTTGAAAATACACATACGGGTGAGTGTAAATATGATGCTGGAGGATATTTTATTATTAATGGTTCAGAAAAAACTGTTTTAGGACAAGAACGCGCTGCGGAAAATAATGTTTATTGTTTTAATGTTGCTAAAAATAATACAAAATATACTTGGACTGCTGAAATCAAGTCAGTTCCTGATTTCAAATGTATTTCGCCTAAACAAATTAGCATGATGATTAGTTCTAAAAATAATGGTTTTGGAAATCCTATTTGTCTTCAATTACCGCGAGTAAAACAGCCTATTCCTTTATTTATAGTTTTTAGAGCATTAGGAGTTATCTCTGATAAAGAAATTTGTGATAAAATTTTATTAAATATTTACGATCAAGAAGAAAGTAATAAAAATATGTTATCTGCTTTACAAGCATCTATTATTGAATCTAATAAACATTTAACACAAGAAGAGTGTATAAGATATATTACTAGTTTTGCCATGTATACACCTATTAATATGGATAAAGAAACTGGCATTAAAAAGAAACAAGAATTTACGATGGAAATTTTAAATAACGATCTATTTCCGCATTGTCAAAATACAACTCAAAAAATATATTTCTTGGGTTATATGACAAATCGCATTTTACAAGCATCTTTTGAAATGGTACCTCAAGATGATAGGGATTCTTATATGAATAAACGAGTTGATTTAACTGGCGCTCTTTTGAATAACTTGTTCAGAAATTATTTTAATAAGCTTGTTAAAGATATGGAAAAACAAGTTATTAGAGAGATTAATACCGGTTCTTGGAAATCTACTGACGATTTTGAAAGTATTATTAATTTAACCAATATTTATAAAATTATTAAATCTACTACTATTGAAAATGGGATTAAAAGGGCATTAGCTACGGGAGATTTTGGGCTCAAACATACTAATAGCAATAAGGTCGGTGTAGCTCAAGTATTGAATAGGTTGACTTATGTTTCTAGTTTAAGTCATGCCAGAAGAATTTCTACTCCAACAGATAAAAGTGGTAAGCTTATCCCTCCTCGCAAACTCCATAATACGTCATTCGGATTTTGTTGTCCCGCGGAAACTCCTGAAGGCCAGTCAGTTGGTATTGTAAAAAATTTAGCTTATATGACTCACATTACGATTTATTCTGATTCGTTGCCATTATATGAATATGTAATGCCTAATATTATTCCAATTGATAGTCCTTTAATTACATCTGATTTCATGTATAAAAAGGTAAAAGTGTTTATTAATGGTGCTTGGGTTGGAATAACAAATGACCCGCAAGAATTATATTTAATGTTAAAAGATAAAAAATACAAAGGTATTATTAACATATATACGTCTATAATTTTTGATTATAAAATGAAAGAAATCCGTGTTTGTAATGATAGTGGTAGGTTAACTAGACCACTTCTTAGAGTAAAGGATAAAAATATCCTTATCACAAAATCTCTTATTACAAAAATTATTAATTCTGAATTAAATTGGGATAATTTATTAACTAGTAGTAAAATTGAAGACTCTATTATTGAGTATGTTGATCCAGATGAACAAAATTGGTCTATGATTGCGACTAGTCCAAAAGATTTGTTTGAAAAAAATGATAAAATGTATAATTATACACATTGTGAAATTCATCCTAGTACAATGTTTGGAGTGCTCGCATCGTGTATTCCTTTCCCCGAACATAACCAATCCCCGAGGAACACGTATCAATGCGCTCAAGGAAAACAAGCAATGGGTGTTTACGTGACAAATTACGAAAATCGAATGGATAAAACCGCATATGTTTTGAATTATCCAGCTCGACCTCTTGTAGATACCCGTATTATGAACATGATTCAATTGAATAAAATCCCATCTGGTTGTAATGTTATTGTAGCTATTATGACGCATACTGGTTATAATCAAGAAGATTCCTTACTATTCAATAAAGGTTCTATAGATAGAGGATTATTCATGACAACTATTTATCATACTGAAAAAGATGAAGATAAGCAAAAAATTAATGGTGATGAAGAAATTCGTTGTAAACCAGACCCTGCTAAAACTAAAGGAATGAAAATGGGAAATTATACCAAGGTTAATAGTAAAGGTGTTATTCCTGAAAATACTTTGGTTGAAAATCGTGATATTATCATTTCTAAAATAACTCCTATTAAAGAAAATAGAAATGATCATACTAAACTCATTAAATTTGAGGATCAAAGTAAAATATATAAAACAACTGAAGAAACATATATTGATAAAAATTATATTGATAGAAATGGGGAAGGTTATAATTTTGCCAAAGTTCGTTTGCGAACTGTTAGAAAACCAGTTATTGGAGATAAATTCTCTAGCCGCCACGGGCAAAAAGGCACAATAGGAAATATAATTCCCGAGTGTGATATGCCATTTACTTCATCAGGAGTTAAGCCAGATATTATTATTAATCCGCACGCGATTCCATCTCGTATGACAATTGGTCAATTAAAAGAAACCTTATTAGGAAAAGTATTAGTTGAATTAGGATTATTTGGTGATGGAACATCATTTGGTCAGTTTGATATAAAAGATATTTGTTCACAATTGCTTAATTTGGGTTACGAATCAAATGGAAATGAAGTAATGTGTAATGGATTAACAGGAGAACAATTGGAATGTAATATATTTATAGGACCTGTGTTTTATCAACGTTTAAAACATATGGTTAATGATAAAGCGCATAGTCGTTCGATTGGTCCAATGGTTAATTTAACAAGACAACCAGCGGAGGGACGATCACGTGATGGTGGACTAAGGTTTGGTGAAATGGAAAAAGATGCGATGGTATCACATGGAGCAGCTAGGTTTACAAGAGGAAGAATGTATGATTCTTCTGATAAATATTCCGTATTTACTTGTAAAAAATGTGGATTAATAGCAGCGTATAACGATGAAATTCATATTCATCATTGTAAAACATGTGATAATAGAACTGATTTCGCATATGTAGAAATTCCTTATTCATGTAAATTATTGTTTCAAGAATTAAACACAATGAATATTGCTCCAAGAATTATGACGGAACATTAATATCCACTTTATCAACTTTTTACAATGAAATAAGAAAAGTGGAGCAAAATAATAAAATAATAAAATTCAACCTTTCTTAAATGTTCACCATATATTTAGTATTAGGATAATTTTTTTTATATATATCTTTATATTCATCATAATTCATAAATTGTGGATTTAAATCTTTATTTATAAAAACCCAAACAAATTTTTTTAAATATGTATAATAATGATTGTTAATAATACAAATACGATAGTGTAATGTTTTTATAATTAAAAAATAAACAAGTACAAAAAACGGTATTTCACAATATGTAAATCTAGTTTCTAATAAAATGTTTTTTGTGCTTTCTTTAAATATTGATAAATCAAATTCTACTTTTTTTTCATCTTTAAATGAATTATTATAATAAAATTTATAACCAGATAACGGATATTTATTTATATTTATAAAAATTATTCTATCTTTTTTTTCGCTATTTAAAAAATGTTTAATTTTTATGTTTGTTAACTCTGGATCAGGAGAAAAAATATCAACATCTAAATCACTATATCCTTTAAAATAATCATACCGTAATATACTTCCTATAAAATATATAGGTAGCTCAATATATTCTTTTAACGCATAAAAAAAATCGTGTTGAGCTGGAGTTAATTTATATTTGATCTCTTCTAATTCCATATTATTATTATATAATATAATATGATAATAATAATATTTAGACAACTAATTTAGTTATAAATAATTAAAATAAATGTAAAATTTTATATACTATAGCAGTAGTTAAACCAAATAATACTGTACCCCAGGTTGTATCAATAATAACTGTAAATATAGACCAATTTTTAAATAATGATAAATTTGTAAGTTCATATACAGCATAAGTAAAAAAACCTAATAATGCGGCTTCTTGAACACTTTTATGTTTTCTTATTATAAAATAATTCAATCCATATATTAAAACTACGTATGTTAATCCTGTAGCAATGATATTGATTTGAATATCTGATCCTTGTATTGATTTAATTTGTTTATTAAAATATCCTTTTATAAGATTTAGATATGTTCCATCTAAAATAACAAAAATTATAGCTGTTAATAAATATTGTATCATATATATACATACTTAAAAAAATATACTTTTAGCATTAAATAATAAAAATAAAATAACGTATATTTTTTGAAACTCAATTTTTCAAAAATTGTCTTTTTAAAGTATAAATTATATTTTATATTTGTATTATATAATATGTCTGTAGGATCTCAAAACCCAATAAGTGGAAGTGGAGGAATGTCTTCCATATATATTATTGATAAAAATAGTTCTGGTGGTGCTATTAAAGGTTATATGCCTCAAACCATTATGAAAACAGATAAAGCTTATAAAGAATTTGAACAAATACGTTTTACACTAAAGGAAGCATGGAATACAACATATCCTAGTCAGCTTAAACGCTCTAATAAAAAAGCTATAATTACGCCATTTCGTGCTGTTAATAATGCTGGTGATCTTTTAAGTCGTGAGTATTATTCTTGTGGAGGTTCATGTCAATCATTTCAAAGTAGACCAGGTATGTTTGGTTTAAAACATCGATTTGGTGCGAGTCAAAATTCTTGTGTGCCTGGAGTTGTATATAGTACATATCAATTAGATACTTCAATTCCAGCATCAACATGTAATGTAAAATGGGTATATGATAGTTCTGATTATATAACTTATTTAAAACAAAAGGCAATTAATAAAAATTATAATGCTTTAACATACGGAGGAAATGACTCAAGTGGTTCTCAATCTGTTTTTAGAGCTATTAGACGATATTAATTATATTTTTTATTTAACATATTATTAAAATATTATTAATATATATATTAATAGTATGTTTAGCAGCGCGTCTAGAAGTTTAGGCAAAATGACTGGAAATGCCGTAGGAAGTGATGGTGCGGATATATACGTCAAATTTGGTTTACCAAGTACTGGATCGTTAGGAGCATTAAAAATTTCTCAAGGAAAAGATTTACAAGAGGTAACCCAAAAAGTAACGACTCAACAAACTTCTGGAAAAATACCTAAAGGAACTAGCAAAATTTCAGAAGTTACAAATCCTGTAACTAATAAAAAAGAATGGCTAGTTGAAATTACAGCTAATAAATCTGGAGGAAAAAGTAAACGCCATAGAAAAAGTAAAAAAACTAGAAAACATATAAAAACTAGAAGACATTAATTATACATTTTTAAACTATATTTAAATTAATTAAATTTTTAATTAATTTAAATATTAAATAATATATGGATATAAACCAAAAAATACAAATCAGACTAAGACAACAAAGCAAATTTAATAATTGTAATTTAAATAATTTACCAGAAATTTTTCAATGCGGTAAATGTAGAAAATATAATAATATAATAATAAAAAATATTAGTTTTTATAATTGTTATTTTTGTACTAATCCAAACTACATTAAAGAATACAAAAAAAATTGAATTATAATAATATCATATTACTAATATCATTATAATTATCATCAAATACAATTAAAATGTCTGACATAAGAAACTTTATTGATAAAAATAAAAAAAAATTGATTATTGAAGATAATCAATTGAATGATTTATTAGAACCTTATAAAAAATGTGATTTTATTCCAAATAATATTATAAATAATTTATTACCGATAATTATGCCATCCGCCGAAATATTACATTCTTATTCTGAACGGCACATGATAATAAAAACAAGAGTTTGTGATTTATTAAATGCTAATATTACAAATTGGAAATATAATCGTCCTCCTGATCAAATTAGATGTGCCGATATAGCAAAATACATATATCTTTCAAAAAAACCATTAGATACTATGTTGTATTTAAGCTTTAATAACAGTACTCAAAAATTTGATGTTGTTGATGGTATTCATAGATATACATCCTTAAAAATATTAAAAGAAAATAATAGCAAAAGTCTTGATTTTATAACTCCAAGTGACTACGGAAACAACAACGATGCTGAATGGTTGTATCAATCACATATTATATTAAACATCCGTTTTAATGCTATAGAAGGTGAACTAATAGAATTATTTAAAAATTTAAATAAAAGCACTCCAATATCAGACTTATATATTAGAGATTTTATAAAAGAAAAAAGAGAAATAATTGAAAATGTTGCGAATAATTGGCAAATTAAATACAAATCGCATTTCTCAGCAAATAATAAACCAAATAAACCAAATGTTAATCGTGATAGATTTATTGACTTATTACAAGAAATTTATGTAAAATATAATATTAATGAAGATAACAAATATCTTTTAGAACAAGTGTTAGATAGAGCAAACTGGAATATATCTACTAATGTTCCACATAAATTATCAGAATCAATTATTGACAAATGTAAATCATCCGGATGTTGGTTATTTATTTATACAAATGATAAATTAGTAAAAATGATATAAAAGTAATAAATCTTTGAAATGAAATTTAAAATGTATTGTGTATAAATATATATTTTTTTCATAGTATATAATAAATGAGCACCCCATATGGTATTTCAACATCAATTGGTTCCATGAATTATAATAATTATGTAAATTCAAGAATAACTGGACCATTAAGCACTAATCAATATCCTGGAACTATACCGTATCATAGTTATGGAACCTTAGTAGGTATTCGTCCAACACCACCTCTTTTTTATCCATCTCAAGAACCTGTTGCTGCTGATCAATTCACAAATTCTCGACACCAATATTTTAGAACTGCTGAATCTGCTCAATCTTTGGCAATCCAAAGAGAGAGAGCTTTAAATTCTACTGGAGTATTTACATCAAAATCATCTCAAAGACAATATAATGTTTCAACTCATATGAATTATATTCCCCCAACTGATTCTTCTCTCCATATACAAAAAATGAGAGCTAATGCGGTTGGTAAAAGTTCATATAAAGTTGGATTACCAGTTGAAGCACCTATATCAACTAAAAATTATTATCCTAGTGGCACACGAAGTTCTCTCAGAAGAGCGAGATCAGGAGGTTGTGTTGCACCAAAAAAGAAAGGAGCTATTGAAAATTATAGTTCAAGCAATGGTCAATCTTGCGGATGGGGATCAATTGTTCGTTCTACATATTAAGAATTTGATTTAGATATTTTATATAAATACAAAATATATTTTGATATACTTTGATATACTTTTCTAAAGTATATATATAAATGTTTCACAAATATTTAGTAGAATTTTTAGGAACTATGTTTTTATCCTTTATTATTTTTGCTACAGGTAATTATTTAGCAATTGGTGCGGCTTTAGCAGTTATTGCTCTTTTAGGTGGTCCAGTTTCAGGTGGTTCTTACAATCCAGCAATTACTCTTGCGCTTTATAATTCTGGTAAATTAATGAAATCAGATATAGTACCATATATTATTGTAGAAATTTTAGGTGCTTTAGCTGGGTTTGAAGCGTATAAACGAGTTATCAAAAAAGCTTAAATTATTAATTTAAATAAATTATATTATAATTTCTAATACTATAATATAATAATGCCTAGGAAACATAAAAAAAATAAAAGCAAAAGAATGCGTGGTGGATTTAGTATGGGTAGCATGAATCCATTTGGTAGTTCTACAGGAACAGATTCTGGAACAGGATGGTTCGGTTCTTTAAAAAAAAGTGCTAGTTCTTCTGGAACAGGATGGTTTTCAAGTACTCCTACTACTACTACAACTCCTCCTGCTTCCCCTCCTCCAGCTCCTCCTCCAGCTCCTCCTCCAGCTCCTCCTCCAGCTGATTCTGCTCCTGCTCCAGCTCCTGTTAGTGGAGGAAGAAAACGTAGATCGCATAGAATGCGTGGAGGATATTCTAATAATATATCAACAACTAATTTAGCTTCTAGTGCTGGTTCATTTTCTGGTTCAACCGCTCGAGCACAAGCTTACGTTGGCGGTCGAACAAAAAAAAGATGTCATAAACATAAAAGATCTCATAGACGTCACTGTCGTAAATAAATATATTAAATTTTTAGAAGGAATTCTTTAACATCTTCTAATTTATTTTTATATAATAGCTGTTCTTTTAAAACCTTAATAATGTCATCTAAAAATAAATAATTTGCGTCGTTTTCCGCAGTTTGAATATTAATAGTATTATTAAATAATTTTATCAATTCAGGTGTAAAATGTTCAATTACATGTTCAATAGCTTCACTCAAAAATAATAATGGTGGGAGATTTGATTGATTTACAGCGTATAATAATAATATATAAAAATTATATGCTATTTTTTTTATAATTTTATTTTCAGAATTTAATACAAATGGAACTGTTAATTGAGTTAATTCTTTATATTTTTTTTCTTTAATATAATTTAAAAATTTATCATTAATAATAGTATCCAATTCATTAACATTATTTGATTCGGTATCTTGTGACATTTTGTTTTTATTTATAATTGTTATATGATAATAATATTTCATTTCAATTTTTTTATAATTTAAATGAACCTAAACTTTTATTATACTATTTTATTTTGATTTTTCCATTAATCTGTATAAAATATAAATTCCAACACCACCTAATCCAGCAAAATATAATTGGTCAAAAATATCATTTGGAAAAGGAAATTCACTGCTTTCATTTAAATTATATGAGTCAAATGCTTCTTTACATTTTGCGCCAGTTTCTGGATTTTTTTTATCAGGAAAACTACACGGATCCGTATTACCAATATCAACTAATGTTACATAATGAGTTTCTGATGACTTATTATTATTAACATCAACTGTTTGCATAGTTATTTCTCGGCATGGTGGAGTACCTCCAGCGAGAAAAGCTTGTAAAATATTAAAAGGGTTTAAAACATTAAGATTACTCATTGCGCCAGGTATTAATCCTCTAAATTCTGAAAAATTAGCACCTAAGCCATCAGAAATAAATGGAATATTACCTTGAGGAATATTATTAACATAAATATATCTAGTAACTTTTTCATCTGTGTTTGTATCAATACATTTAGCTCCTGTTTGTAAAAAAAATTTGTTTCCTAAAGGTCCGCCTGTTTTTGAAGCTTTACTTTTACCAGTTACCAAAAGTTCTACATACTCTATTAATCCATCAATATCTTTACCTAATGCTTTAATAGTGCCTTTATCAGACATACCAATATCACTAGGTGTTTTGATATTTTTATAATAAGGATAAGATGGTCCTAATAATTTTTCTTCAACAGCTTGCGCATCTTTTAAAACATCTTCGAATAAATTTGACATAATATATTTACTTTATACAAATATATTATTTTTAAATACTTATTTTTAACTCGTAATAGTAGTTATATTTTAAGGGGCTTCTGGTTTCTCTTCATCTTCATCTTCATCTCCAGCTCCAGTAATTTCTGGCGGTTCTTCAGGTAATTTTTCATCTAGATATTCTTCTTGTCCTTTAACTAAATCCTCTACTTGTTTTGTTAGAATATCAATATTTCCACTAATATCTTGTACTTGTTGTTTTAGTCCAGAAATATTATCAAATTCTTTTTTAAAAACTTCAATATTATCAGCATTTTGTTGAGCAAGAATCATAACATTATTTGAGTCATTCTTGACATTTGTATCATATTCTTTATAATTTTCTAACCCTTCTATAACATTATTTGAAAAATGTGCTAAAAATATTTGATAAATAATTAAAATAATAAAGAAAACAATAAGAATATTTATTATAGTTAACATTATTTATAATATATTATTACTTTTTATTTTCTTTTATAATAATATAATGTCAACAGCTTTTTATCCATTAGGAATGAAAACTTATAATAATCATGTTCATCAAGGCGGATATAAAACTTGGAAAGGATCTGGAGTTTTTAGTAATCCTGTTGGAATAACTGCTAGCCATATTAGACCATTAACAAATAATGATCCTGGAAATGTTTTTCCAACTGGTTTTGGGTTACCTAGACCTATGAAACACTATAGAAAAGGTAGAGTTATTCCTGTTCCGCCTATTATAATTGAAGATCCTAATAATCCTGGAACATATATGGAAACATCATTAATAAATTATAATATGAATAGAATTGTCAAATCCAGTAAAGGGTCATCACTTGGTGGAGGAAGTGGTGGTCTAGGTCTACTTAATCAAATGTTAGATAATCCAGGAGGGTATATTATAAAACAAAATCAAATAGACGAAATAAGTGAAATAGAAAAATTAAATAATGATTGTAAAACATGCGAGGGTGTAGGTATAGTGTCAAGTTATTACCCTAATACAACTTATTTAACTGAAAATCCTGAAGTAAATACTCAAAATAATGTTTTGTGTTGTAATGCTGAAAAAAAAGCACTTCGAAGAGTTTTACCCGCAAGTACTATTCTAAAAAAAAATTATTACACAACACACACACAATATCTTCAAAATAGATGTCAAACATATGAACAAAAGGCATTTAATTTTCAAACAAATACTCCAAACTCTGTAAATGTTAAACCAGGCAGTCCATTAGCATTGTATAATACTTATTTTGCTAATTGTCAACCAAACGGTGAAATATATGAAGCTACTGAAATCGCATTAATAAATAAATTATTATCAATTTTATATAATAATGGCGTTTCACAAGAAGAAATAGACGCATTTATAGCTCAAAATAATTATACTTTTGAAAATTTATTTAACTATTTAAATAGTTTACCTGAACCTGAGAAGAGTTTGGCGATAAAGATATTTGTTGATTTTATGAATAATCCATATTATGGAATTCCATTTGCTGGCCCATCAAACCCTGTTGGATGTAAACTCACTGTGTATAAACCTAGTAATCCTCAATTTGCGAAACAAGGAGCAGTATCAAGTAGTACTCGAATGCTTAAATTGAATGTAGATACAATTCAAACAAATGCGGCTAGTTTAAATAGAAATAATGTAAATCTTGTAAATAGTGTAATTAATAGTGTAAACCCTGAAAATACAGCTATTTTTAAAAATAAAGCACCAATATGTAATAACCCCATAACAATACGATTTCAAAATAAAAAGGCTTGTTTTTTAAATCCTCAATATAATTTATATAGACGACCAACACAGCCAGCATTTAGTTGAAATCATTTTGCTCAATCACCTAGAAATCCATTAATGTAAATATGATTATTTAGATAAAAAAATTAAATAAATTAAATAAATTAAATATTATTTTGTTCTACTTTTTCTAAAAGTGAATTTTTTAAAGGTAAAAATATATTAGTCTTTTCGGAAAATTTATTATATGGAATTTTAAATTTTTCACACCACAAAATACATTTTTGAATATTTGTTTTTCTAATACTTTCTATTTTTTCTTCTTTATTTTTATTATTTAATATATTAATTATTTGATCAATTGTTTCTAATTGTTGTTGCCCAATTATAATATTAACATCATTTATTTTATTAATAAAATATAATGGTATTTCATGATTAATAATCGATAAAATATTACTATTTTTATTACTTTGTGAATAAATATTAATAGACTGTGCTAATTTAAAATAGTAATCTTTATAAACTTCTTTTTTAGTTTCATCAATTATAAAATTCTTACATACAATATATTTATCAAATGATGTTATATTACTTGAGTTTGGTTTAATAATATATACTTTCTCATAGGTAGAACATAAAATATATAATATATCAATAATAGGCTTGTAAAAAATATGATTTATTTTAATTAAACAACAACCATTACTAGATTGATATTTTAATAATATCATTAAAATTTGGATTGCGCTTAAAATATAACAATTTAAATTTTCAAAATCTGTATCCTTAATTTCATAAAAAATAAAATCATATCTTTCATTATTAATTGTATTATATAATTCTTCATTGATATCTTCAAAATTTTTATTTTCGTCATTTTGATTTTCTCTTAAAATCTGAATAGATTCATTTGAATCACTATAATTTTTGCTAATATGAATATTTTTAATAGGTTTGTTTGAAAAAAGATCAAATATATTTAATGTATTAAATATTTCTAATAAGTCATAAAATAAACTAGATTTTGAATTTAATTTACTAACTGAATATTTAAATCCAGGTACTATAGAAAAAATATATTCATATGTATTTATTGCTTTTAATAAATTTTCAAATGTGATGATTGAATCATTTGTTTGAAGTATTATATTTAATTGGGTTTTACTTTCATTATAAAAGTTATAAAGGCTGTGAGACGTATAAGGTATAGTATCATTGAATTGTATGTTTGGAATAATATCGATAATATTATTGTTTTTTGGTAATACATAGTAACTCATTATTATTTAAAATAATATTAATATATTAATTTAAATAACGTTTAAGTAATTATTACTATTCTTTCTAGTTATTATATTTATTTATTCTTCAATTTTTAATTTTTTTTTGATTACTTTTTTAATTGGAGTCTTTTTAATTGTTTCTGTTGCTTGTGCTAATGCTATTGCTTTTGCTGGTGCTTCTTCAATTGCTTCTGTAGCAGGTACTAATATTAATTTTTTATTAAGTTTTTTTACCTTAGCATATTTTTCTATTTTCTTAACTGTTTCTTTGCCAATATCAAGTGCTACAGCAGTTTCTTTTTTATTAATAACATCATCAATTTCATTATATTCTCCTAATTCAAGTTGAACTAACTCAGCATTTACATGTTTATTAATTTTCTTGAAAATAAAGTACTTATTTAAAAATGAAATTTTTTTTTCATAATCTGTCATATTTGGGGCTTTGCCATAATTACTTGCTTTAAATTTATTTTTATTAATTTCATTCATCATTTCATCAAATAATTCACTAAAGAACCCACATCCTTGAGGTAAACCTAATGATCTTGCCTCATCTAAATCTATTAATTTAAATCCGTAATTTAACATAATACGCTCTAAATAATTAAAATTTATTAAATATTCAGGTATTAGTTGATTAATACTTTCTTGAAATACATCAATTCGATAACCAATTGAGCTTGAATCATCTAAAAATGTATCATGATCATATGATTTTATAATTTCCCATATTTTTTTCCCATCTTCTATTATTTGAATACTTTCGCCTGGTTGTTTTTTCTTTAAAATATCAAATATTGCTTTACCATCATATGCTGTACCAATAAAATATCCTTGATATTTTGTACATTCTGATAAATTTCTTAAAAATCCCTGTAATGTATCTGGATTTTGGAAAAAGTAGTGCATAGCAAATTGACAAGATGATATATTAAAACCTTCTTGACCTTTACCAAATTGTCTAGATACTCCAGGCCCTATTATTTCTTTATCTTTTGATCCATTACCAAAAATAGCATTTGTAATTTGTATAGCTTTATCATTTAACATCGCGCTACCATTTCTAATATTTTGAGAACTATTACCATGAACAAATAAAGCATACGGCATATTTTTATTTTCTTTTCTCGCATTTAAATACCTAGTACATGCTCCATTTAATCTATTTTCTAAATTATCTTTTGATACATCAATACCAAATACAAATGATAATTTAGAATCAATCCATTTTGGTAAATCACCTGCCTTTCCACAAGCATAATCAATTAATGTTTCGCCATTTTTTGATACACTTTTAATTAATAATTTTTTTATAAATAAATTATGAAAATTTTTCATTGCTTCCGTTTTAGATTCATTTGTTCCTTTATTATAATATTTATCTTTACTAACTTGAATGCTAGGAATATTCAATCCTGAACATATCATGTCTTCAGTAATAGGAAAATGAATTGATTTCCAATTGCTCTCTGCTGTATCATAAGAATTACCAAAGTTTTTTTTACCTTTTAACATATCACTTGTTTTATCATATCTCACTCTTAAAGGTATCCAACACCATCCTTTTTCACGTGTCTTATCATAACTGAATTCAACAATTGTATTATCTTCAAATACTTGTTCTTCTTCGGTAAACATTTTTTTTATATCGCTTCCATCATTTCGTAACATTATTTTAGTAATTCCTGCTTCTGGATCAGCTGGTTCAGTTGGATAAAATTGAATAGGTTTAGCATTATTAATTTTTTTATTATAAACGGTTTGTTCTTGAAATCTTTCATCAATTATATCTTGACATGGATTTATATAACCATGTATGCTCTCATCAAAAGTACATCTTAATTGAACAACTTTGTTTTCAGTTATTTGTTCACTCATTCTTAAATTTATTCCATCCTCAAATTTTTGTTCAATTAAATCTTCGCCATTCCTTTTAACTGTGGTTACTAAAAAGTCAATTGTATTATAATGAGGTGGTTTCCATTTAAAAGAATGTTTCCATGTAATTTTTTTAATTGGTCCAGATTCTCCAATTTTATCAGAACCAACTCCTAAAAACGCAGGAGTAAGAATTAACCCATCAGTAGTATATTCAAATAAACCACTATTAGCTTTTGTTAATATATCATTACAAGCATTAAATATATTATTTCCAGATTGATTCTCAGGATAAAATTTTTTACATTCAATTCTAATCGGAGATATTATTTGTTTAATTTGCCTGAATTTTTCAACCAATGATTTACTTGATGAACTACTTTCTTGTTCAATTGATACTGGTTTAAAATTACTAACCAAATTATTCAATAATTCACGCCTACAATTATTAGAACCTTTAATTTTATCATTAGGAACAAAAGTTAAAGCTCTAACATCAGATTTGTTTAAATAATATATATCAAACGCAGCATATAAATTAATAAATTCCCCTATTTTATTATGTTTAATAAGCTCTCCATCAAGAATAGAATTAAAATATTCTTTTTCAAAACTTTTAGCTCCTGTAAATATTACATTCATATTTGTATTAATTAAATAAATTTTTCCAACATCACTAATATACATTAAGTGACGATCACCATCTGCTTTATCAGTAACAACAAAATTATCTCTAATATTAGGTTCTGTTGAATTTTCATCAATTGGAGCAATATTAACTAATTGTAATGTAACTGAATTAGGGCCAATAAAATTACCGGAATGTACCCATTTATTTGGATCAAATTTATCTTTATGAAGTAATTCCATATATGAGTTAAGCACATATTTTTGCTCTGGATACGATACAGGAAAATTAGTTCCTTGTAGTCCACTTAATACAAATTTTATTACTTTTCTAAGTGATTCTAAAATAATCTTAGGATTATTAAATCTTGTTCCTGGACCAATTTTTTTATTATCTACTTCCAACTCAATTTCATATGATTCTTCACGATTAAAAATCCCAGAATCTGTCGTAGAATGATATGTTTTGGGTTTTCTATCAACAATTTCAGTTGATTTTGTAATACTAATATCTACTAAAATAGGATAATCTGGATGACTAAAAGTAACACGATTTAAATAACGAAATGTTTTTTTTGAATCTTTCCACTTATCTATTATATAAAATGCTCCTCCTTTGTTAGAAATTAATTTCTCTTCATTTTGAAGTGAAACTCTAAAATTAAAATCATCAAAATTTACAGGCCATATTTTTTCACCTTTTTCATTTAAAATATTTGTTTTTTTAAGAAACTTTACAACACCACCACTTTTAATAATTTCACTTATACTATTATTATTACAATAGTTTTGAATATTTTTACTACCTTCAATTTCTGTTCTAATGGGTGAAATCATGATTTTACCTGAGTTATGTTCAATAACTTCACATTGAATACGTAAACTATATAATCCATCTGGATCAAATGTGTTAAAACCTAAGGATTTTAATTTTATTATAACATTATCATAATCATTTTTAGTTAATTTTTGTATTCCTCTAGTACCAAATCTAACTTCTAATTCGGCAGTTTGATTCATAGCATAATTAAAAGGATTTGTACTATAAAATTTATCAACCATTTTTTCAAAGTTAATTTGTGGTGGTGATAATTTTTTCCCCTTTTGTTTGGCTTCTTCCTCTTCCTCCTCCTCGCCTTCATCAATATCTTTTCCAAAAACTGATTCCAAATTAGTTTCCGAAACTATATCTTTTTGTATTTTTTGTAATTCTTCTGGAGGAATATATGGTTTTGTTTCTTCTCTAATCTCAAATAATTCTTTATCCCATTCATCAACACTTTCTGATGATTTATCTTTTTTATTTTGTTTAATTACTTCTTCACGAGCATTTTTTACAAACTTTAAAAATGTTATTCTTCTCTCTGCTGTTGGTAAATTTGCGATTTTTTCTTGTTGTTCCTTATTTAAACTTTTATAAAATTTAAGTAAATTTGGGTCATCTATACCAAGATTGGTTGATTCGTCCATTAATACTGATTCAGGAGTAATTGACTCATTTAATAATATTTTAAAATATTTTTCCCTTTCTTTAGGAGATAATTTGCTAATGGCATTTTTTTCAATTTTACTTAATCCTTTAAAAATTTGTAATATTTTTGGATCATTAATACCATAGTTATTTTCTTGAATCATTTTCTCTTCTAAATTAGTTTTTTTTGATTGATCAATTAAAGACATTATTATATATAAAGACATATTTTTAAATTGTATTTCAATTTTTAAAAATATTGAATTAATGATTCATATAAATCTTTTTTACTTTTGTTTTTATTAGTATCTTTAATACATATTTCAATTCCTAATTTACTACAAAATTCAACTAGTTCTGGAACTTTATATGCGGAAATAGTTTTTACTGGTTTTTCAACATTATCTACCTTGAATAATGTTGATCTATATAATTCAATCTTTGATTGTGCGATCCCCTCATACCCATATTTGGAATAATTATCTAAACGATGAATAATATGAATTTTATCATCATTCATTAATAATTCAAAGTATATTTTCTTAGAAACATACAAAACATTTATATTTTCAATAACACATAAGGTAAAAAATGTATTTACATCTATTTTAGCTTCATTAGCAAGTTGATTTTCTAAATGAGTTAATGTAGCAAATTTATGGGCTTTAACAATTTGTTTTTCTTTTCTAATTTTCTCAACATAATCAATTTTTAATTTTTTTTCTAATACAATATTAATATTATCAAGCATTTCATAATTAGATTCGCCATATTTTAAAATATAAAAACACCAAAAAAGAGTATCCTTTTGGTTTGGGGTAAAAATATCATTATTTTCAAAAGATTTATTATTTGTATTATTTGATTTAACAAAAGATTTATTATTTGAATCATTATTTGGTTTATTAAAAGATTTATTATTTGAACTATTATTTGAATTATTATTTGAATTATTTAATTTATCAAGGGATCTATTAATTGTATTTTCATCTAACATATAATATTGTAATTTATTAATTACATCATTATATTGTTTATCATTTATATATGTTGACATTTACTTATTATTTTTTATGTTTATATCTTTATTATCTTTTGTAAAATATATATTTTTAAAACTCTCTTTTTGTTTTTCCACTTGATGTAATGCTATTTCTTGTGTATTTACATATTTAATATATGTGTTTAGTTCTTCAATTATTTCAGTTTGTAATTCAGATAAATTAATATGTACTCCATATTTATTTTCATTTAGTGTAACATCATCATGCTTATTCATAATTCTCAATACTTCAATCTGATTAAATTTATTCATGCTTTCAATTGTCTCTCTAATATAATCTAATTCACTTACAGAAAAAGTATTAACATTGTTAGTAGATACAGATACTTCCATTATTAGTATTATATATTACTTTGTTTTTATATACTTTTATTACACTTTTATTACACTTTTATTACATTAAAAAAAATATTATTAATATATATTATAATTCAATATAAACATTTATTAATAATAATTATCAACATAATGCGTTTAACACAATTATATTTATATACAAGTAAAAGACACCTATTTATAAAAAATAAAAATTCTAAATTATGTATAAATTGTATTCATTTTATTGAAGATTCTGGTCTATCATCAAATAATACATTATACGGAAAATGCAAAATGTTTGGCGAGACAAATCTTATTACTGGAGAAATAGAATATGATTACGCATCAATGTGCCGTCATGATAATACTAAATGCGGGATAAATGGTAAATATTTTAATACAATAATAATAAATCAAAAAATTAATACAATATACAATGATAAAAAATAAAAAATAAAAAATATTTTTATATCAAAGTTATGAAAAGGTATATATTTAATCTTCAAATACAAGTTTTGCCTTAGTTTCTCCTTGTTTTACTTTTTTAAAATCAGGTTTTTCTTTAACTAATTCTCCAATAATAGATACAAATTTATCATTTAACTCAAAACGCTGTCCAATTACCCTAACAGTAAATTTATCGTCTTCTTTTATTGAACCAAAATCAGCAACATTATAATGATGATCTCTAGCTATAAATACAACAATTGGAGATGGTACATCATACGCACTTTCGGCACGAATTCCAGCTTTTGTAATATTTTTAGCAACACAAGTAATTTTAGTTCCCTCAACAGGAAAACATATATCACATTCAAAAATTATTTCAAATGATATTTGATTACCTCTTTCTATTAACCCACTTGAATATGTAATAATTTTACTAGAATCAGGTTTAATATATCCCTCGACCAAGCATTTCCCTTCAAAATTAAACGCAATACTATGTTCTAACGTTTCTTTGATATTTTTTCCAATATTTGTAATTGATAATACGATATTTCTTGTAATTAATCCTCTAGAATATACAGGTTTAATTATATTTTCTTTTCTTTTTCTTGGTTGTGTATTTTTAGCAATAGGTTCCATTCTTATATTTAGTATACATAATATCTTTTAATTGTTTTCAATTTTATATTTAATTATTAAATATAAAATTATTAAATATAAAATTATTAAATATAAAATTATTAAATATAAAATTATTAAATATAAAATTATTAAATATAAAATTAATTATTATTAAAGTGTTGGTGTATAAATTTTATAATGAATTGCCATATCAGGTGTTAAAAACCAGAACTTTTCATCTTTTTTATCTTTATTATATTTTCGTAATATAAATTCTTGTAAAACACATAATTCATTTTCATTAACCGCGTCTTGAATAATATTTCCATCATCATCTTTAATAAGTTTTGTATTTTCCTTAGTATATTGTTCACTACCAACAATTTTATTAAGCAAGGCTAAAGTCTTGCTTTTACCTGATTCAATACAAGTAGCTCCAGTATCTCTTGATGAAAATACATCTTTTGTTTTGAAAAGTAATGTTTTACTTTTTTTTTTATAACCAATAAATCCAATTATACCATTAGATAAACCTATATTTGAATAAGCATCTATATCAAAGTTCAATATTTTTTGTCCTTCTCTTGAATTGTCAATTTCATATTCATCTTCAGGTTCAGCTAATTCCCAAATATTATCTTTATTCAATATCATTATTTTTCTAACATTAAAATCATACAAAATGATTGCTCTAATTGTTTTTATAATAATAGTGTGTTTTTCAAAATATTTTTTAGCAAACCATTCAAATGTCACTTTTTTAGGTTTATCTAAAGAATATAAATAATTCATTATATCAACTTTGTCATTGAATGATAATAATTCTAAAATATGCTCAACCAAAAACCCTAATAATTCCTCATACATATCTTCATTTTTTGCTAATTTTTTTATAACAATTCCACAGTGTTTATACCAATCATCATCGCCTCTTGGTACTTTGGGACCTTTTTGTTTTGAAAATTCAACTGCCAAATCAAATTGTATTTTTAAATCATCAATAATTTTTTTGCCTTTTAAATTAATTAATTCATCGCGTTCAGCAATATTTTTAATATCAATAACAGGTTTAATAATATCTTCATTTACATGAAGATTTATCATACTATGTTTATAATCAATTGGAACTGATCTTTCAAAAATAGATACATTTTTATCTCTTAATTCGCTTGGTTGAAATAAATAATAGTCACCTATATTTATAAGATACCCAGTTCTATCATACTTATCTATAATGTATTCATTTTTATCTTCGATTAATTGAGTTAACGCAGCAAATATTTGAATATATGGATATTCTTTTGTTGCTCTTATTAAGTCTAATAATTCTTTTTTTTTATAAAAAAAACTCTCTTTCATCAACATTCTTATTCTTTGTAAAATTTTTTCAGAATTTGTCATAATAAATTTTTCACTATAAGTATCTTCATTTAAATCATCATCTGTAATTTTTTTATTTGGTCTACAATCATCTTTTTCCATACATTTTTCCATATAATCACACGCAGCAGAAAAGGGAGCATCACCAACTTTAAAATCTGGAATAACAACTCCAGTTGATAATTTTTGTTCAATCTTTGTATCATCAGAATTTAAAATTTCTTGAGTAAATTGAGTTTGGTCATGATTTATTATACAATCAATTGCGGTTTCTTTTAAAAGTCTACTAACTTTACCAATCTGAATTGCTTTATATTCAGCAACACGATATACATACAAATCTGCGGTTTCTTCTTCACTATCTTTTAATAAAGTTCCATACATAAAAATTTGTACATTTCTTTCTTCAAATTCTAGATCTTTGTGACTAAAATTACGCACCGCACGTCCAACAATCTGATCAATTCTGTTCAGATTATACCAAGGTTCTAATATATGTACTTGTCTAATAAATTTTAAATCAATTCCTTCTGAACCTGCCTTTGAAATTAATACAACTTTAATTTTATGACCTTCAATGTTACCATTTTTTTTGTCATCATTGGTTAATCCTTTAACTTCAAAATCATTATTTGGTGATAATCTAGGATCACCTGTAATCATAGAATAACGCGCTGGCATAAAATCTTTTTTATTTTTTGGCGGTTTCATTGTTCTAACATCAACAATATCAGTTGGTTTTGTTTTGAATAATGGTTCAACATCCTTTCCGTATCGTGTAAATCCCATTTCTTCTAAAGCAAGAGCCATAGGAATTAAACCACTATCAATATATTGTGAATAAATTAGAATAATTCCTTCAGAAACTTTACCTGTTGTTGGAGAGACAATTTGATCTAAAATACATTTAATTTTTGAACTAAATTGACCAATCAATTCTCTTGAAAAAATCCCCTTGTTATCATATTTATCAAGTGTAGATTGTTTGTATTCAAATGATCCCTTTACAGGAGGAGATTTTTCATCAATAAAGTTCATCATTCTACTTAATCCTTTTTTACCAGTTAATTCTTTTGGATCTAGAAAAATTCTTCTTTCTTCTGAATCCGATTCAGAATTAGAATTAGATTTAGATTCTTCTTTTGTTATATCATTTAAAGCTTGTTTTAAACTATCTGTAGGATAAGAAATAATTAACGATTCTAATGGATTTTGTAATAATGTATATCCAAATGATTCCATATTTTCAAAATTGGGCATTTCTCTCATCACTCCCTTTTTTGTTGTGATACTAAATTTCTTATTTCTTAAATGATGTATAATATAGCTGTAAGCACACGCTTGACACTTACCACAAGAATTACAATCACCAATAGTATTTAAATATAAGCTTAAAATAGATTTGAATTCATTATCTTTATCTTTATTAATTGGTTTTTTATTCATTTGATATTTTGGATATTTATTTGTTAAAAATGTATTTTCTTTGGCAAATTCATCTGGATAAACTTTGTATGGAAAGGTATACGGATTCTCGCCTCTAACAAATGAAACATATCCAGTTGCTTTTCGAATTAATAATTCTTCTCCAGTATTTTTCTCTCCAGTTTTTTTAAAATCACCGTTAGCATCAAATACATTTTTGATTTCAATTTTACCGCGCTTATCGTTCATATTCATGATGTTTAATAACCAAATAATTTCTTTATAACTATTGTACATTGGTGTAGCAGATAAAAACAATAATCTTAGATTTTCAGCAGCTTTTACTAAATATTCTAAAAATATAGCAACTTTTTTATTATCGTTATCATCTGTTATACGTATATTATGAACTTCATCAATAATAATTAATCTGTTGTCAAATTCATCTCGTATTCTTTTAATAATTTGTTTATTAAGTGTTATTTCTATATCTTGTAAAATTTGTATTTTATTTTTATCTTTATCTTTATCTTTATCTTTATCTCTTTTTTCAAACTCTTCTTCCTCATCATAATGAATGGTTTTAATTATATAATTCGCGAATTGTCCGTAACCTAAAAATAAATATGAACTATTTATTAATGCTTTGATCTGACTAATAACTTTATCTCTTGGAATACCCTTCATATTCATTGGATTAATTTCTTTAATTAATTTATTTCCAGTACATGCTTTAATATTCCATAACCCATCTACAAGTTTTAATTTTCTCTCATCAAATAATTGTAATTTAAAATTATCTTGTACATTTTCAGAAGCTACAATAATAATTCTTTTAGATATTCCCATTTGTTTTAAATAGTCTCGCATTTCTTCGCTTACCCCAATAGCACTACATGTTTTACCACTTCCTAAACCATGATATAATAATAAACTATTGTACGGTGTTTGAGAAGACAAGAAATTTTTAACAAATGCTTGATGAGGCGATAATTCAAAATCGGCATTTGCTAATATATCTGCTTGTTCTTTAATTGATTTTGTAAAATCTGGACCTTCATATTTTGTATCATTAAATTCTTTTTTTTCAGCTATTTTAATATTAAAATTTGGATCATTTAAATTAGGATATAAATAGGGTTTTTTATCTTTTTTATCTTCATTTTTAAACTGCTTTCTCTCTATAAGTTCTTTTTTTAACATAAATTTATTACATTCCCCAGAAAATCTGTCATCAATATTATCATTATCATCATTATAACATTTATCTTTAATTTTATTAAAATCGTCTTCTAATTCTTCAATTTCACCTTCTAATTCTTCATATTCGCTTTCACCTTTGCTTTCACTTGTACTATCAATTTTAACTCTTTGCCATCCTTCGGGAAGTGGTTTATTTTGATAATTTTTAGTAGGATCATAATCCGTAGGAGAAAGAGAAGGAGAAGGTGTTTCATCAATTAATAATTTTGTTTTATTTATTGACATAATACTTATTATATATTATGAATATAATCTATATTCTTGTAATACTTTATTAATATTTATAATTAGTTGTTTTTTTTCTAAACTATATGGACGTATGGATTCTAAACATTCATCTATTGTTTTCCATTCTAGTTTGCTAACCTCTGATTTCTGAAAATTTTCTAAAGTGAAATCAGAATTATTTTCATTTGAATATGCTAAAAAATATTTATGTTTATATGATTTATGATTTGTTCCAATAAATATTTCTTCAAATGGTATTATATTTTCAATTATAGTTATTTTTGATTGAGACATTCCTGTTTCTTCTTCAAATTCTCTAAAAGCGCAATCTAAATCTTTTTCCTGATAGTTTCGCCTACCTTTTGGAAATTCCCATTCTGTTTCATTCCATTTAGTAGTGCTTTTTTCAATTATATCCTTAATAGTTATTTTAACATTATCTAAAAATATTCCTGATTTAATTAAATCAAATTTTTTAATTGATGCCGATTCTTCACTTCTATACTGTATATTTTGTGTATTACCCCACATTTCTTGCCATAAACTCTCAAATGATTCATTTAATATTTTTTCTTTTTCATTAATAGACATTTCATTAATAATATTTTGAATGTGTTCAACATTGTATGGAGAATATTTTCCTCTCATAAAATCAATATACCCAAAACTATCTTTGCGTCGTAACATTAAAAATTGTAATCCTTTTAAACTAGATCTAAATAATATAATACCATAACTAGTTATTGGTAATTTACATTGATGAAATAAATGACCTTGCTTCCCGCAATTATTACATATATTTGAATTTTTATTCATTAGTATTCTTATATGTTTAAACAAATATGTTTTTATATCATTTTAATCTAATGACCAATCTAGATCCAAAAATATGGGGACCTCATTATTGGTTTTTTTTACATACAATTGCTATGTCTTATCCTATCCACCCTAATGCGGTAACAAAAAAGAAATATTATGATTTTGTTCAAAATATTCCATTATTTATACCGGTTGAAAGTATGTCAGGAGAATTTAGTAAATTATTAGATCAATATCCAGTACAGCCATATTTAGATAATAAAGAATCTTTTATAAGATGGATGTGGTTTATTCATAATAAAATAAATACAAAATTAGAGAAACCACAAATTTCTTTAAATGATTTTTATGTTAATTATTATGAAGAGTATAAACCTATTAATGAAAAAATGAGTGAATATTATAAAATAAGAGGTAAACTAATTTATTCTAGTATAATTATTAGTATTTTTGGAGGAATTTATTATTTATATGATAAATAAACAACCTTTAAGAAAGGTTGTGCCAAATTTTGATTTTGTTTCGTTATAACTTTTTTTGTCTTTTAAAAAGTATAAAAAGTATAAGTATATTATATGAAGACTAGAAAACATAAACGTAAATATAATGAGTGTTTAAAACTTGTAACAAGTGGTGGTACTACAACCGGCGGTAAAGTAATAGCATCCGGCGGATTTGGGTGTGTATTTAGTCCAGCATTAAAATGTGAAGGGGCTAAAATAAGAAGAGGAAAAAATAGAATATCAAAGTTATTAACAAAAAAACACGCACTAGAAGAATATAATGAAATACAAATAATAAAAAAAAAATTAGATAAAATACCAAATTATGAAAATTATTTTTTACTTAACGATTTTGATATTTGTAAACCAGCTAAATTAAATAAAAATGATTTAATTAATTTTAAATCAAAATGTACCGCATTACCTAAAGACAAAATTACACAAAAAAATATTAATGAATCATTAGATTCGGTTTTGTCATTAAATATGCCTAATGGTGGACTTCCTATTGATGATTTTTTATTAAAAAATAATTCATATAACAATTTAATTAATTTAAATAATAATTTAATAAATCTTTTAAATAATGGAATTATTCCAATGAATCAAAATAATATATATCATTGTGATATTAAAGATTCCAATATTTTAATTGATAATAGTTCGGGATTTAAAGCAAGATTAATTGATTGGGGACTTTCTACGGAATATGTGCCACATATTGATCAAACATTTCCAAAAACTTGGAGAAATAGACCATTTCAATTTAATGTTCCTTTTTCAATAATAATTTTTTCGGATTTATTTGTTGAAAAGTATTCAAAATATATTGAAGAAAATGGAGAATTAAATCATACAAGTTTAAAACCATTTGTAATTAATTTTATAAATTTATGGCTTAAAGAACGTGGCAAAGGTCATTATGTATATATTAATAATATTATGTTAATGTTATTTAGTAATGATTTAGGTAGCAGTACTACTACTGTTGAAAATAATTTTGCTTTACCATATATTTGTGATTATATTATTGAAGTGTTAATTAATTTTACAAATTATAGAAAAGATGGTACACTTAACTTACGTATTTATCTTGATAATGTTTTTATTAAAATAGTAGATATTTGGGGATTTGTAATAGCGTATTTACCAATTTTGGAAGCTTTATTTGATAATTATAATAAACTAAACGAAATAGAAATGAAATTATTTGAAACATTAAAAAATATTTTTATTAAATACTTATTTACACCAAGAATAATTCCAATAAACATAAACGACCTAACACATGATCTAAATGGATTAAATAAAATAATAAATCTAATAGGTATAAAAATAATTAATAAAAAAACATCTAGTTTAAAAATATCTTCATCAAAAAGAATTAAAGGAATAACTGGTGAAACATATGTACCAAAAACAAGTCAAAAAATAAAATCGAAATCAAAATCTAAATCTAAAACTTATAAAACATAATATCAAATAATATCAAATAATAATAAATAAAAATAATATTTGTCTATTTATATAATGAACACAGATTTTGATAAACTTTGCACTCCTGCCAAAATATATTTTGCGCTTTCTATACTTAGTTGTATAATTATGTTATTCAATAGAAATAATATTATAGCTATATTTAGTAAATTAATATTTGCGTTTTTATGGGCATATATTTTAGGATGGTTATGTAGTAAAGGATATAAATCTATTTCTTGGTTTTTAGTATTGTTACCATTTATAATGATATTTTTAGTATCTTTTGGAATAATGAGACATATGAAACAAGTTAATAAATTAAACCCAATGATGAATTAAATTTTTAACTTTATATAAAATATATTATTTATTATAATTTAAAAATAAAATATTAAATTATAATATAATGTTATTATCAATATTATTTAGTTGTTTTTTTGTAAATAGTGTAGCTAAAAATACAGTTGAAACATTGGAATTAGAAAAATATCAAGGAAGATGGTATCAAATATATGGAAATAATTTCGATCAATTATTCGAGAAATTTTCTAGTTGTATAACGGCTGATTATGCGTTAATGCCTTCTGGTAATGTAAGTGTAGTAAATAGTCAATATGAAAAAATAAATGGTATAGAACAAATTCTAGGTTATGCTTATTATGGTTATAATAGTGATCCTAAATTATATCCTGGAGAATTAATGGTACATTTAGATGGAGTTTCTCATGATGCGCCATATTGGGTTTATAACTTAGGTCCTGAAAATGATAATAACTATTATGATTGGGCTATAGTTTCTGACCCTGTTAAATTATCATTGTTTGTATTAGCGAGAGATGTTGATACTTATTATAATTATTATGATGATGAAGTACTAGAAATATTAAATGAATATGGATTTGATGATTTAATAACTGTATCACACGAAGATTGCGAATATGTACCAGAAAATTTATAAAATATAAAATATAAAATATAAAATATAAAATATAAAATATAAAATATAAAATATATTATTTATTATAGTATATTTTATATAATGAGATTAGAGTTCTTTATAATTGGAATTACAGCATTTTTCATATATAACGCATATAATGATGGCAAATATACAAAAATGTTGTTGTCATTTAAAAAATATTATCAAATGATTTTCTTTAGTATTATTGGAATAAGTGTTTATCTTTTTTTAAAAAAAAATCCAACACAGGGACGTAATATGTTACTTTATGCGAACAATGTTGTAAAATATATGCCTATAGATAAATCAGCAATGGATATGATTACTCCAATATTTGATTTTACATCAAAAGATGAAGATAGAAGTTTTATGGAATCATTTAATGATATAAATCCATTACAATTTGGGGGTAATGGAAACGCTGAGAAAAGAATGCTAAACTCTGGCAAAAATGGTACTAAACGCTCAGTTAGTGAAACAAAAAAGAAATATGTCGCTGCTCAACAAGGATGGAAATGTGGAAATTGTCAATCACAATTAGATCATACATTTGAAATAGACCATAAAACACGATTAGAATATGGAGGTGGTAATGATGTTAATAATTTAATAGCTTTATGTAGAAATTGTCATGGTAAAAAAACAGCAATGGAAAATATGTAAAATTTTATTTATTTTTTTCAAACTCAAAACCAATAAGAGCAATTTTATGTAATTCGCCAGTTTTATCATATTTTAAATTGTCTTTGTATGTGTATTCACAATTGTGTTTTCCATAATTTCTATACTTATTTATGTAATAAGACATAAAATCTTCTATAATTAGTTGATCTTCTTCATCATAATTATTTTCAATATAAAGTAGTAATTGTTTTAAAGAATGAAAATTATCCATTGTTATTATTAATATTGTTATTATTATTATTATTAAATATTATATTATTTAATCAATTTTTTATTTTTATATTTATATATTGTTTTAAATAAATAATTCAAAAATAATTTGCTCCACTTCGGTTTTAACGAGATATTTTGGATGATACGCAAATAAATACCGAGTTGAACTTATTTTCAATATTGAAAACGCGTTTGCTTCAACGCAATACACGCAATTATAAACGGACTTTTTATAATTCTTCCAATTAATGTGTTTATTAAAAATATGTTGTAATGATTTCAACGTATATACACCACTCTCTTGTGAAAATGTCGGCACTTCTTCCCAAAATATTGTCAACCCTTTTTTGGTTTGAAACTGAAATGATGGTGGAAAAACATTGTTCGAAGAATACCACATTTTTTTCATTTTGGGCTTTGTTTTCATATCAAACTCTTTTATTATATCTGGTTCATTATCATAAGTAAATAATATCTGAGAATTTTTATCAGGTTCTAATTCATAATCCATATATTTTTTTACACTGTTGAAAATAGTATCTGGAATGATGAATGTAAATACGCCAAATTCCATATTAATAGTAATATATTATGTGGTTTTAAATATTTTTTATTTTTTATTTTTTAATAATTTTTTATTCCTTTTTAATGATTTTTTATTTTTTCTAGATTTTTTATTTTTTCTAGATTTTTTATTAGTACCACCTTTTTCTATTTGAATATTTTTAATATAAGGACCATCATAATTAACCGTATTTATTCTATCAAAAAGCCCTATATAATGTTGTAGAACCTTATGATAATTTGCCAAAATAGCATCATCCGCAGAATTAATACAACTTTTATTACGTGTTAATCTTTGTAAATCAGACAACATATTTTTAAAATAATCTTTAATAAGTATTTGTTTTTTTGGTTTGAAAAAATTTTGAACTGTATTTTTTTTAATATCTATAAATGGTTGATTTATAAACTCATTTATAGATATTAAAAATTCATCTGATTTATATTTTAAATTAAACCCATACTTACCATACCAAGTATTACCAGACGAAAATAAATATAAAGATTTTAATGAAAAATCATAATTTTTATTATTACATCTAATGTATAATGAAGAAGCATCCATATCTATCATGATTTCAGTCATCCCTAAATCATATGCTAGGTGTTCAATACTTTTTAATAAATATGTACCATTTCCAACCCCTATTGCTTCAATGGTATCACACTTTTGTAAATCTTTAATTAATAATATTGTAGGCACTGATTTATTTATAATTAATTCGAGACATTTTTTATCTTCTTTATTTTCAATTAAAATATTTATTTTTGAATCACCATTTACATTAACTTTAAATAATTCACTTGGAAAATATGAATTTATTATACGAATTATTGATTCAAAATCATCTAGTATACTCATTTAGAATTATATTATATATCTATACTTTTATTTATTTTTTATATAAAAGTATATATTATGGATGATACATCAACAAAAGAAAATTTATTACCAGAATTTAAATTATCTTATATAGCAATTCCTTATGGCATTATATTATTATTTCTAATTATTATTCTTTTACTTTTATTATTTAATCAAGGATTATCATTTTCATCTTCATCTACAACAAAAACTAGTACAAAAACTAATAATGAAATAACATCAGATGTATTCATAATTTTAACATTTTTATTAGTAGCAGGAGGGTTATTATTTCTTCTTTTACCAAAATTTAAAGAGAATATTTATAAATTTTTAGAGCAAACAACAAATACAGTTTTTGTATTTATTTATACTATTTTTTTTATTATATTTTTTTTAACTGTCCCATCTCGAATATTAAATAGATATAGTAAGATTATTACACCTTTAACTATTTTATTATCTGGATTTATGTTTTATAAAGGAGCTTCAATAAATTATGTTGACGATTTTAATATTAATTATGAAAGAATTAAAACGCTTATTTTATTTTTATGTTTAATTACTATTATTATTGTTTATTATTCAGTTGATCCTGGAGGTTTATTTAATAAGTATTTTGGTTCTTCCTTATTATTAACTATTTTGTTGGCAGTTTTTTCTTTACTTTATTTAATAATTGTACTAACACTACCAGATAGTGTAAAACCGGTAGATGTTAAAAGTGGTTCTAGTAATTTTTTAGAAAATTTAAGTAAATTTTCAGTTTATGGAAGTATTTTATTTATTTTATTTTTAATACTCATAACCGTAGGTATATATAATTATCCTGGAGGAATAACAAATAACAAAACAATGTTTGCTACAATAATTATAATACTATTATTAATAGTATCTATTTGGGGAGTTGGATTGTTGCTTGCTTTATTTCCAGAAATAACAAATAAACCAGTTGATATTAATAAGATGTCAATATTTAAAAGATCTTTACTAACATTATTTGGAATTATTATATCAGGCTTATTAATTGCTTGGATAGTATATTATTTACAAAACTTATCTGGACAATCAAGTATCATTAGTTTTATATTAAATTTTTCACTTGTTTTAGTTATTTTAGCTTTAATTTACAAAACTATAAATGTTCAACTACCTGGAAAATCAAATTCTAAAAAAGATGGATTTTTCTCTCTAATAGTAAATTTATTTTTATATATTCCTTGTGCCTTTTCGGGTGTTTTTGATTATGGAGCAAAGAAATTTACTAGCAGTGGAAGTAGCGCTAGTAGTGGGGGTCCAACTTCTGAAGTGTTAAGTTCTATTATGTTATTAGTATCGGCACTTGTATTAGCATTAGCAATATTTATTATATATTATAAAATTCCATCACTTACAGAAATAATTACATTACAAGGAGGTAAATTATTAGTAAATAATCCAGTTTATACTGATACATTATATGAATTAGCATCATATAAAGAACTAAATGGTACAGATAATTTTGAATATCAATATGGGTTGTCTTTTTGGTTATTTTTGTATGCGAATTCTCCAAGCACTAGCTCAGCAAGTAATAAATTTGTTTCATTATTAAATTATGGTAATAAGCCTAATATTCTTTATAAGGCAAGTACGAATACGCTTATGATAACTATGGAACAAAAAGGGTTGTCAAAAAAAAATAATAAATTAATAGATTTTGATGAAAATGGAAATAGAATTATATATAAGCAAAATAATGTATTGCTTCAAAAGTGGAATAATATTGTAATTAATTATACTGGAGGAACTTTAGATATATTTTTTAACAATGAGTTAGTTAAATCCGCTAATGAAGTAGTTCCTTATATGACATTAGATAATTTAACAATAGGAACAGATGGAGGAATAAGTGGGGGAGTATGTAATGTAGTATATTTTAAAAGTCCTTTAACAACAACAAAAATGTATAGTTTATATAATATGGTAAAAGACAAAACGCCTCCTGTAACTACTGAATCAAATAAAACCATAATTAAAATTGAAAAATAAATTTTAAACAAAACAAAACAAAATCTAAAAAAGTGGAAAAAATATCTAAATCTATAATATACAATGAGTCCTTTAAGTATAGTTTTAACAATTGTCTTTATTGTTTTAATTTTGATGATATTAAGATATTTAATGTATGATCCATATACTTTACAAAATTTACAAGATGGTAAAGTATCATCAATAATTGAATCTGATTCTTTAGCAACAAATGGTTCAAATGTAGCATCTAGTAATTTTGCTTATTCAACTTGGTTTTATATTAATGACTGGAATTATCGTTATGGCGAACCAAAGGTTATTTTTGGAAGGATGGGAGCTTTAAGTGATGCTTCTGGTGGTTCAGTTAAAGGAATAAGTGGGATTGATCCTTGCCCTGCCGTTGTTTTAGGAGCTATTGAAAATAATTTAATGGTTTCTTTAGGATGTTATCCTGGAGTAGATCAAGCGCCTACATCTCCAGGAGGTAAAACAATTGTTCATACATGTAGTGTAGGAAATATTCCTATTCAAAAGTGGGTCAACTTAATTATTAGTGTATACGGAAGAACGATGGATCTTTATATTGATGGTAAATTAGTTAGAACATGTTTATTACCAGGTGTAGCAAGTGTTAATAATGATGCAAAGATTATTGTTACACCTAAAGGTGGTTTTGATGGATGGACTTCTAAATTACAATATTATCCTAATCCACTAAATCCACAAGATGCTTGGAATATTTATCTAAAAGGATATGGTGGCAAAAATATGTTTAGTTCTTATGATGTTCAAATTTCCTTAGTACAAAATGGTACAACAACAAACAGTGTTACAATTTAAAATCAGTGTTACAATTTAATTAAAATTTTCTTATTTCTTTATATATATAAATGGATTCATTTTCTACAAATCAAGGAAGTTTTGGAACAAAAGATTTTTTACAATCAGATAGTTTAGTAGCAAAATTCGCATTTTTATTACTAGTTATTTTTGGATTTATGATCTTATTAAGAGTTGGGATTTTTCTTATATCTTGGTTATTAAGTAGTACTGATTCACCACATCTTATTAATGGAATGGTAGATGCTACTCAAATGCTTATTATTCCACAAGATCCCGCTTCTAAGGGTTCTGTACCAATTTACAGATCTAATAATGAGAATAAAGGAATTGAATTTACATGGTCTGTATGGATTTATATTGAAAAGTTTGAACAAGGTACATATAAACATATTTTTCATAAAGGAAACAGCGATTTAGCATCAACTGGATTGAACTTTCCTAATAATGCACCTGGTTTATATCTTGCACCAAATACAAATGCTTTAGTTGTTATGATGAATACATTTAATGTTATCAACGAAGAAATTGTTATTCCTAATATTCCAATGAATAAGTGGGTTAATGTTATAATTAGATGTCAAAATACAACTTTAGATGTTTATATTAATGGAACTATCACTAGAAGTGTTAATTTAATTGGTGTTCCAAAACAAAATTATGGAGATGTTTATGTTGCTATGAATGGAGGGTTTGATGGAAATATTTCTAATTTGTGGTATTATAATTATGCTTTAGGAACAGCAGAAATTCAAAGTATTTCTAAAAGTGGAGCTAATACTAAAATAGTTAATAATGGCTCAATGAATCTTAAAAATCCAAATTATTTATCATTAAGATGGTTTTTCTATGGTGCAGGAGATATGTTCAATCCTTCTGCTCCTCAAGGTCCTCCTGATTCTTCTGATTCTTCTAATTCTTCTGGTCTTAATCAATAAAGAATTAAATAAATGAAAAAATGTTTTGAAATATATATTAATTTTATTAATAATTAATTAATATATAAAATAATGTCAGGAATTAGATATAATCCTATTCCACCTAGAGTTTGGAGTAGAGTACAAAATCGGTGTTCTACCGATACTGCTAGTTCTACTGTAGATTATGCTAGAATTGATTATGAAAGACAAATGTTGTTAAAAGGAAATATTCTCCAGTATAAAAAAAATAGTTCTAATCTAACAAAAAATCAAAGATATACCCAAATAGCTAAAGGTATGTGGACTAATAGAACTAAAACATGGGCTACTCAATCTGAAACTTATACTAATCCTAATAATAGCAGTTTATTACGAGTTAATAATACTATTTTAGATCCATCTAATAATACTTTTAGCAGTAGTTCTAATCCATTTAATTGTCCTACGACTGAAATACCAGATGGGGGCAATCTTGTATGTAATGTTGTGGTTGATCCTTGTACTCAAGAAGTTATTAAAAGAAGTGTTTCGCAACAATTATGTAATCCAACTACTGATTCGGATGTTCCAGGCCAAATTCAAGAATTATGTTGGAATGATGGAACTCAAACATGGTATCCTAGACAAAGATACACAATGGGTAATAGTGGAACAAGTTGGCCAGAAGGATATAAGGGCTTTGTTAGTGCTTTTACATTGGAACCTCCTGTTTTGACACTAGAATCATCTAATAATAATAATAATAAAAATAATAATAAAAATAATAATAAAAATAATAATAATAATTCTGTTACTCTTTCATGGACAGCTATTAGTAATGATTCTATGCCTATTTCTAGTTTTTATATCTATCAAAACGGGGTTTTAATTGATAATATTTTATATCCTATAAATACAATTACAATTGATAATTTATGTGGTTCATATATATTTTATATTAAATCATTAAGTAGCGATATTCAATCTGAACCTTCAAATATTATTAGTTATTCAAACGCAACTGATGCTCCAATTTTATCATTATCAGATAATGAACCAAATTCTATATATTTAGAATGGACTCCAGTAAGTAACGCAATTTCATATAATATTTATCAAACTGACATAGGACTAATTGATAATACAACATCTACAAATTATACAACTAGGGTTGACTGTGGATATTATTCGTATTATGTTACGTCATTAAATAATGGATGTGAATCAAAACCTTCACAAACTAAAGGTTCTACAATTATAGTTGGTACTCCAGCAAATTTTACATTGGCTTATATTGAACCAAATTCTATATATTTATCATGGGAACCAGTAAGTAACGCTGATTCATATAAAGTTTATCAAAATGAAATAGAACTAATTGACATAGAACTAATTTATAATACAACATCTATAAATGCTACAATTGGTATTGTATGTGGTTATTATTCGTATTATGTTACTGCCTGTATAAGTGGTACTACTTGTGAATCTAAACCTACAGAACCTAAAGATTATATAAATATAGTTGGTATTCCAAAAAATTTTACATTGGCTTATAATGAACCAAATTCTATATATTTATCATGGGAACCAGTAAGTAACGCTGATTCATATAAAGTTTATCAAAATGAAATAGAACTAATTGACATAGAACTAATTGATAATACAACATCTATAAATGCTACAATTGGTATTGTATGTGGTTATTATTCGTATTATGTTACTGCCTGTATAAGTGGTACTACTTGTGAATCTAAACCTACAGATTCTCAAGAGTATACAAATATAGTTTATACTCCAGCAAATTTAACAGATCCTACACTTACTTCCACAAGCCCAGCTGAAACAGATATAAGTACAAATATACGTGAGATAACTTTCAGTTGGGGAGTAAGTGTTAATGCGACTTCGTATAAAATTTATCAAACAGGACAAGCAGAAAAAATTATTGATACAACTCTTACAACTGCTGTAATTAGTATTGAATATGGATATTATTCGTATAAAGTTACAGGCTGTATAAGTGGTTATGATTGTGAATCAGGTGACTCAAATGTGGTTACTTATACAAATATAGTTAGAAAACCAACAAATCTAACATGTACTTCTACTGATACTGATAAAAGTAGTATAACTTTAAGCTGGTCTTCAGTAACCGGGGCAACTAAATATAAAGTTTATAAAGATGATAGTTACTTAAATACTACTTATACAAATTCTTATATAATTACTGGTTTAAACTATGGTAATAATTATTCATTTTATGTTAAGGCTTGTATAGAGGATGATAAATGTGATTCGGCATCTTCTGATACAGTTACATATTCTTTTCCTAAGTACACTGCTAGTGGTTCATACACTACTACGTATAATAATAGTTATACTTATTTAACATTTACTGATAGTGTTGGGAGTTTTTGTTTTAATGATAGTACAGATAATGTTCAAGTTATTTGCGTAGGTGGTGGTGGTGGTGGTGGTGGAGGGTTTGACGATGATAGTGGTACTGATTGGAACGCCGGTAGTGGTGGTGGAGGTGGAGGAATAGGTTTTCTAACAGGTGGTATTAGTAAATATCAAACTTATGATATTATAGTTGGAGCCAAAGGAGAAGGACTATATGGAATTAACCAACCAGCTACAAATAATAACGGGGGTCAATCATCTTTTGGTTCTCTAATAACTAGTTCTGGTGGATACTCAGGACAACCTGTATATAATCCAAATACATTACCTGGAGGTACTTCTGGAGTTTCCAACTGCTCATTATCATCAGGGTTTTCATCATACACAGGTGGAAATGGTGGCGATGGTGGCGATTACGCAAAATTTGGGTCAAATACAAATCCACCAATGCCCATTACAACAAATGGAGGTTTAACATATTATTTTGGTGGTGGTGGTGGTGGTGCTTTTACACAATCACCATATCCTAGCGGTTATGCTGGTAAAAATGGTATTGGAGGTGGACAAAATTACGGTACTAATGATGAGTCAAAAGGTGGACAATCTGCGACAACATTAGGTGCTGGTGGAGGAGGTGCTAGTATTTTTGCTGCTGATGAGGATCCTTATACTACTAATCGAACCGGAGGAAATGGCGCACCAGGTAGTGTAGTTGTAACATTTCCTACTTAATTATTCAATCAAAATATTGATATCTCTTCTTTTAGTTTCTTCTGATGCTGCTAACGGATAAACAATAAAATTTGTTCTATTACAATTTCGAATAAAATTACATGTAGTAAATCTGTTTTTTGTGTCAGGTATTACATATAAATTATATGGTTTCCATCCTCTATTTGTATTCAGAATCTTTTGATTTAATAAAATTATATTATCACATGACATATCATAACATCTATTCACGATAAATTGTGAATAATTATTATAAAGTATATCTTTTAGCATTTTATCATGATAAACAATATTAGCACTAGGTAACTGTTTCTCTTGAGCGAATGTATAGATTTCCCAAGATGCGGAATCAACAGATTTTTCTTCACCTAATAAATTAATTATAACTTGTTGTGGTAAATTATAACTTTTGTGGTAATGATCACGATAATGATGTGAATAACGAACTATATTATTATTCATAAATGGTCTTATTTTGATATTTATTCTTTTAAAAAATGTCATAATTTATTTATGTTATTAATTATAAAATAATGTTTAATATATTTTATAATTATACTTTTTTAGACCTTTTTAGACCTTTATACATTTAAAACGCCGACTAAGGCATTAAAATACAAATTATATTTATTTATAGAAAGTTTATTTTTTTTTCATTTTAGTATAGTTACTTTTGGGAGCTTTAGGTGCTTTAAAAGCTTTAGGTGCTTTAAAAGCTTTAGGTGCTTTAGGTGCTTTAAAAGGTTTAGGAGCTTTAGGTGCTTTAGGTGCTTTAGGAGCTTTAGGAGCTTTAGGTGCTTTAGGTGCTTTAGGAGCTTTAGGAGCTTTAGGAGCTTTAGGTGCTTTAGGTGCTTTAGGTGCTTTAGGTGCTTTAGGTGCTTTAGGTGCTTTAGGTGCTTTAGGTGCTTTAGGTGCTTTAGGTGCTTTAGGTGCTTTAGGAGCTTTAGGTGCTTTAGGAGCTTTAGGAGCTTTAGGTGCTTTAGGAGCTTTAGGAGCTTTAGGTGCTTTAGGTGCTTTAGGTGCTTTAGGAGCTTTAGGTGCTTTAGGAGCTTTAGGAGCTTTAGGAGCTTTAGGAGCTTTAGGTGCTTTAGGAGCTTTAGGAGCTTTAGGTGCTTTAGGAGCTTTAGGAGCCTTAGGTGCTTTAGATGCTTTAGGTGCTTTAGGTGCTTTAGGTGCTTGTTGATTATTTATTTTTTCATTAAAAATTTGTGTTAATGGTTTCGGCGCACACAAATGTTGGACTGTTACATGTTTAATAATTTCTTGAACCGGTTGTTGTATATAAATTGGACCCGCTTGAGGTGTAGGTTGTTGAGGTTCATATGTTAAAGAATTTACTAATATTTTATTATTTTGAATGTATAAATTTTCTCTATCTATGTCCTCTTTTAATTGTGTCGGATTAGATTTGTAAAAATCGTGTAATAAAATACGTAATTCATCTTTTCTTAAGCGACTAAATCCATGAACATTATTAATTCTACAGAGATCTTTTAATTCTTCAACAATTTTTGTATCAACAAATTCGGTATTGTATTCAGTAATGGTATCCATTTATTATAATAAATATATTATACAACATTTTTAAATAGTTTAAAATAATAATATTAGTTTTCATATAAAATTATCATTTTATATTTCCAAAGGTGTAAAGTATATAATTTTGCTATATTTTTTTCTAAGCTCTCAAACTTGGATTCACACATACTTGGCTAGTAGGAAATATATCTCCTGACATACACGTATCATTTACGCCAACTTCCGCACAAGACCTAAATCCTCGATCTTCACCAATATAACACCATCCCGCTTTAGATGCGCCATTTTGAATACTACTAGTAGCTTCATCCGCTTGATAATCTTCTCCATTTACTTGTTGTTTTTGTGCGGTTGAAGAATTAATTGCTTTATTTACTGTATTTGATTGCGCAACGTCTCCTTGAGGGAATGTAGTTTTAACATCTTGACCTTTTGTTGTAGTTTGGGAAGTTTTTGGCTGAACTTGTTTAGATGGTGTTATATTTTGAACACCTGTTAATCCAGTTGTTACTACATTTGCTGAGGTATTTACAACAGCTTTAGCTCCTTCAGCTGAAATATCAACAACTTGTCCAGTAACAGCACCAAAAATAGAAAAAACTTTTTGAATTATAGGGGCAAAAAATGAATTTAACTCTTGAGTACCTTTTGCTAAATAAACAAAAATATTAAATCCTAAAAATGCTAAAATTAAAATGACTAAAAGCCAAGTTGTCAAGCTAATCTCTTTAACCCAATCAAAAAAAGACGACATACCACTATCTGAACTACCACTAGATATATCTATATCTGAATTAAAAGAAGGTATTGATGAAATGTCACTTGATATTTTATCAGAAATATTATCGCTCATTATATTAAAAATAAATATATTAATTTTGGATTTTAAATTAATATATTTATTTGAATGTTAGCAAATAAAGGAATTGATTCATATCACCTAGAATTTCATCACGAATATTCAATAAATCTGTATTAGTCATTGAACTGAGACCTTTATTATTTGTTAGTCCAACTAAATAACTTTTGAATGATTCAATCTTTGATTTTAATTGGTCTGGTGAATTTAAATCTATTAATGAAATACTTTTATGTCCCATTAAGTCAATCCTAGAGCCAGTTTTGCCTAAAAGAATCTCAATAAACTTATCTATATCATCATTTAATTTACTATATAAATCATCAGTTGCTTTATGTGTAGCATAGCTATGAGTTTTCCAATGAAATAATTTAACCATGAGTAACATTTCAAAAAATTTAACAGTTATTTCTTTTTTAAATTTTCTAATAGAAGAACTAGATTTACCATTTTTACGCGTACTATCATTATTAGACCTTTTTTTATATGTTTTTGGCATTATATATATAATATTTATTTTTATTTATTTTTATTTATTTTTATTTATTCACATATATAAATGAATAAAGACATTTTCAATAGAGACGAGGCAATAAGGTTATTTCCTTTTTTTCCACTAGATAAACGCGATCTATTACATAATTATTTAAATAAAATTCCTGAATATGTTAAATTTAACGACAATAATCGTGAAATGCCTAGTGTTTTATTTAAGGACACTACAAATAGAGAATTAAATTTTATAATTCATTGGTTCATAGTTAATGGTATAAATCAAGATATTTTACCAAAAATATATAATGCTATTTATGATGGAATGCTTAAACTTGAACCAGATATTAATGATATGGTTGTAACTGATACTACAGCTGAATTAATTCAACCACCACTGGCTAATGCTTTTGAAAATGAACAATTTGATAATAATTCTGAATATGAGTTACCTGTTGCTATACCAATAGCTAAACCTTTGGGTGGTACAAAAAATAAAAGTAGAAGTAGAAGAAATAGAAATAAAAAAAGCAAAAGAAATAAAAGTAAAAAAATCAAAAAAAATAGAAATAAAGGCAAAAATAAAGGCAAAAATAAAGGCAAAAATAAAAGTAGAAGTAAAAGAATCAATAGAAAATAATCTTATATTCTTGGGATAAATGTCTCTCCAAACGTATTCATTTTATCTAATTTTTCAATCGTTTTTTCCAATTGTGAAGCTTTAGAATCTTTAAATAGATACTCTGTTCCAGGCGACTCTTCATTTTTTTTAATTTGTTTATATATTGAATCTATTTTTTTAATAACATTTGATAAAACGCCTTTTTGACTCTCTCTAATAATTTCTTCTTCGAAATTTACTTTTTCACATAAAATTGAAACGACAAAATACAATATATATTTTCTTTTTTTTTGACAACCACTTGTGTACTTTAATGTAAATAAATTTAATAATGAATTAACCACTTTTTGTATAATAGAGGTTTGTTTTTCGGATTCTTTTAAAAACAAATCCCAAACAATCCATATTAAATCCATTTGATTTTTGCTATCTACAGGTATTTGACTTCTTCTTTCACATTTACATTTTTCTTTTTTTAATCTACATATTATTTCAAAATCCATTATCCATTCTATCCAATAACAAGAGTTCATCACATTTTTTATAGAAATATTATACGCTAATTCATTAATAGCTATAAATAATTCTTTTGGATCATCTTTCATAAATACTTCTTCCGCATAATGAATACTCGGGGCCTTAAATCTGTCAGTCATTTGAGTCATATCAAAGTCCGCTTTTTGAATTTTAATATTATCAAAACTATGTTTTCTTTTCGCATCACACAAAACACAAAAAATTTCACAAAATAATTTTCTAATTTTATCATTATTTCGCATTCTAATTTCATTTCCTACATAACCATTAACAATAATATTTTTAAAATTATTAATTCTTAATTCTAAATAAATAGCTAGTTTAGGATTACCTAAATGAATATATTTACTATAAAAAAATAAAATAATATCCCATAATTCACTATAATGCCCAGCACAAATTAATTCAGCACTCCAATAACAAACTGGTTCTATTTTTGAATTAATAAGACTATTTAGTAATTCTTTCCTAACATCACTTTTTTTAAATTTAGAAAATGATATACCTTTAAAATCTTTTTGTTCTCTTATATCATTAATTTCTGTTTCAACCATATAATAGAAATTTATACAAAAAAAATAACAACAATACATATAGATGAAAATTAATAGTTCGATTAAATCAATTTCAAATATTTATAAAAATATGTCTAATTTTGGAAAAATATTAATATTTGTAACATTATTTTTGATTTTAATTGTTTTATTTAAATCTGTGAATAATGTTAACCAAAATAAAGAAGGATATCAACAAAATGATAGTTTTTTATTTAAGCAAGGGTTTGATATTTATGACGATTTTTATGTTGACATTTATGATCATTTAGTTTTTAATAATTTAAAAGATGATTATGAAGTCGGTGAAATTAAAAATAAAACCAAGCCAACATCTAAAAGTTTTATATTAGATGTTGGTTGTGGAACTGGTCACCATGTTGATAAATTATCGCAATATGATTTAAATGTTATAGGAGTTGATATTTCTCCTTCAATGATTCGCAAGGCTAAACATAATTATCCAAATTATGATTTTATAGTTGGAGATGCACAAGATATTTCAAAATTTAATAACAATCAATTTACGCATATTCTTTGTTTATATTTTACCATTTATTATTTTGAAGATAAGCAAAAATTTTTTAATAACTGTATGGAATGGTTAATGCCAGGAGGTACTTTAATTATTCATGTAGTGAATAGAGAGAAATTTGATCCAATTCTTCCACCAGGAAATCCTTTATACATTGTTTCACCTCAAAAGTATTCTAAAAAACGTATCACAAAAACTAAAATTACATTTAATGATTTTGTGTATTCATCTAATTTTGAATTAGAACCAGGAAATGATATGGCAACATTTCATGAAAAATTCAATTTTAATAATGGTAAAATAAGAAAACAAGAGCATAAATTATATATGAATTCTGAAAATGATATTATAAATATGGCTCAAGATGCTGGGTTTTTACTTGAAGGAAAAATAGATCTAGTTAATTGCGCTTATGAATACCAATACTTATATATATTGGTTAAACCACAATAAATTTAATATTTAATACATTTAATAATATGATATTGTATATATTATTAATCATCTCTCTAATCATTATTTTTATAATGGGATATATAAGAATAAAATTTGGTTTTTGGGCATTACAACCAGTTTTTCATGTGTACGATTTAACATATATGATTTGGCCTCCTGGTATAATAAATCATGAGTTGCCTGAAAAAAATAAGTATACAAACTTTAAAAACATAGAAACAATTGTTTACACAGAAGTTAGCGAATTGAAAATTAATAAATTTATTAATTTTATTAAAATAAATTATTTACAAAATGAAGATAATATATATTCACCAAAAAAGAAAAACATTTTACCATACTTTAATGGTCATAATACAAAGTCCTTTTTTTCTTTTTATACAGAAGATAATCTTTTACACGACTTAAAAAAAGGCACTATAATTGAAGATAAAAAAATAATAGGAGTAATAACTGGAAGACCACTACACATTAGTATCAATACTTTAACAAATAATAATAATAATAATAGTAATATCAATAATAATAATAATGGAGTTTTTGACGCATATTATATTGATTACTTATGTGTAGACAAGTCTTATAGAAAAAAAGGAATAGCTCAACAGATGATCCAAACACATCATTATAATCAAAGTCATGTTAATAAATCCATTGTTGTTTGTCTCTTTAAGAGAGAAGATGAATTAACAGGAATAGTCCCGTTGTGTGTTTATTCAACCTATGGATTTCATGTAAAGAAGTGGACTAAACCAGTAGATTTACATTCAATGTATTCAATTTTAGAAATATCAGAACAAAATTTTCATTTTTTATTAGATTTTATTAAAATAAATAATACAAATTTTGATATTATTATAAATTCAGATTTTTCAAATATTATTGAACTAATAAAGACCAAGAATATTTTTATTTATGTAATTTTAATAAATGATAAAATAATAAGTGCTTATTTTTATAGAAAATCGTGTACATTTATTGAAAAAGGCTTAGAAGTTTTAAACTGTTTTGCTTCTATTAATAATTGCGATTCAGAAGAAATTTTTATTCACGGATTTAAAATAAGTTTTTGGAAATGTGCTGAAAAAAATAAATTTGGATTCGCCGCAATAGAAAATATTTCACATAATAATATAATAATAAATAATTTACTTTTAAAAACACATCCGCTAATAATAAGTCCAACCGCATATTTTTTTTATAATTTTGCTTATAATACTTTTAAACCAGAAAAAGTTTTAATAATTAATTGATTGATTGATTTATTAATTAATTTGATCCATTTGATCCATTTGATCTTTTGCTACTTTTTTTGCTGGCGGCTTTTTAGCAGGCGTTTTTTTAGCTGGTTTAGATGTAGTTTGTGTTTGAGGTTGTTCTTGTACAGGTTGGCACATAGGTGGTGCTAAATATTCTTCACATCTTTTACCTAGCTCAACATATCTTCTTTGTTGTTCTTTTCTTAGAGTTCTACTTGTTCTAACTAATGAATTTATCAAATTTAAATTAGCCATTTCAATTTTTTGAAAATGAGGAGGCGCAAAAACCTGCGCGGATGGTTCTAAAAGAAAAATTTGATTTTTTTGATTATAAAATAAATTAGGCTCTCCAGTTTCATCATCTAAATGAACAATACCACATGAACAATGATCGATATGATTGATATCTTCATCATGTTTACACCTTTCATCCAAAACATCAACATCATTAATATAATCAGTAAAAAATTCTTTTGCCTCAGGCTTATTATCAAATAAAAAAATTTTAGGAGGATTAATGTGAATAGGAGAAATTTTATTTTCCAATTTTTCATCTCGAAACATCAAAGGATTATAACATCCTTCATGTTTACAATGAACAATTATATATTGTGGCATAATAAATTGATTCATATTTTGCTGTGACATGTTATTATAAATATATAATAACATGGTTTTAAGTAGTTAAAATAATATTATTATTTAACAAATTTAAAAAGATCTAACCATTTACCTTACGTATTTACCTACCCTAGCAAAAGAATCTACTACAAAAATAATAAATATACCTAAAAATGAATACAGGACAACTTCTTCTGTTACATTATTAGTTCTCTCGTCTTGATGTTCTTCAAGTAGAGTTATCATATAATTTATTTTTTTCAATAGCAAATCATTATGGTTATCACCTGACATATTTTGAACATTAGAATTATAATACTGTTTATTATTCTGACTATTCATATTCATATGTTTATTTTTATTATTATTATAACCAGGAATAAATTTTGAATAATAATCTTCAGCACTTTTCTCATTAGCATAATTAGACTCAAAATTATTTAATTCTAAGTTTTCATCATTTTCATAATTTGGAGATGGAGCTTTACCTATTGTTCTAAACATATTTTGATTTTGATTTTGATTATTATTCATATTTTGCATTTCTTCAGTTGCTATAGTTTTAAAAACTCCAATAGATTCTGGTTTAGGAGGAGGACTAAAATTTGCTAGAGTATCTTCTTCGTCCATATTTAAATTTTTATGGATTTTTTCTAATACTGAATTAACTTTTTCTTGATCAAAGTTATCTTTAGGATATTTTTTTTGTGTTTTATTATGTGTTTGCCTTTTTTTATTAATAATATTATCATTCTCATTATTATTATATTCGGATGAATCATTATCAAATGGAGCAGCATTCATTGCTAAAGACATTCTTAATAAAAATTTAGATAATAATTTGTAAAACAGACTGAAATTTATTAATCAATTTAATCAATATAATCGATATAATCGATATAATCAATATAATCAATATAATTAATATAATCAATATAATTAATATATTTTCAAATAAATTATATTGAATATTTATATATGGACCTTAAGCTAATTAGTAAAAATAATGTTGGAACAGCAGTTCTTTTTTTGCTTGTAATAGCCCTTAGTCAAGCAAAAGCCTTTAATTTTTTAATTGATACTGCTTTAGGCAGATTTTTTTTAATTATTTGTATTGTGGGTTTAAGCTATTCTCATAAAATAATAGGAGTTGTAGGTGTTTTATTTGTAATAATTATGTTTAATAGTAATATGTATTATGAAGGATTTGGTAATAAATCTAAATCTGAGGATGATAGCTCTAATGATGATAGTTCTGATTCTAATACACAACTTGATGAGGATCAAATTAAAGCAATGATTAAAGAACAAATTGCTGAGGCTGCTAAAAATAAAGCTTCTTCTGAAAATTCGTCTGATGATTCTTCTGATGATTCTTCTGATAAAGCTAAAAAATTTAAAGCATCTGAAGGTTTTGATGTTTTAGGAATAGAAAATAGTATTAAAAGAGGAAAACAATCTAATTCTATACCTGTAAATAATTTTATGAGGGATTCTGATTCTATATCACCTTATGAGGGATCATCAATTTTAGGAAATTTCTCACTTTTTTAATTTTTCTTTGTATATTATAAATGAAAAAAAACCTAATTACTAATGGAAGTTTTATACATATATCATTTATATCTACGTTAATTATTCTTTTTATTATATATTACATTTACACTCGTTATAATAGTAAAAAAGAAAATTTTACTCCAAAAGTTCGTGAAATGTATAGACCTTACGTAAGAAATGCTAGAATTGTTTCTGAAGGATTTTATGGAAGACATAAAAATAATGTTAATAGTGTTTTTAAAAAATTTGGATTATATTAAGAGATAAAATATTATATATTATTTTAATATATGTCTAAAGAAAAGATTAATAATCCTAATAATATTGGTGGGGGTGGATTACAATCTTTATTTATGAATGTTTTTAGTTATATAAATCATCATGTTATGTATTTAAATAATAGCAAATTTTTTGCGGGTATTATAATGATTCTTCTTAATATTGGTTCTAAATTTATTACCATACAATTTAGCAAATCAGCTGAAGAATATATGAAATATTCATTAAGCAAACAAATACTTGTTTTCGCTATGGCATGGATGGGTACTCGCGATATTTATGCTGCTCTTGGATTAACCGCTGTTTTTACTATTTTATCTGAACACTTATTTAATGAAGAAAGCACAATGTGTATTGTTCCCCAACATTATAGAGTACTTGATAAATTGATAGATACAAATGAAGATGGGATTGTTTCAGAAACAGAATTAGCAAATGCTATTGCTATTATAGATAGATCAAAAAAAGAAAAAAATCGTCAATTTCAAAAAGAAATGTTTAATAAATTTGATTTTCAAAAATTTGATTTTGAAAATAAATAAATATATTATTTTTCATTTTCTAAGTCTTCATTTTCTGATTCAATAATAAAAAATCCTCCTAATTTTTCTTGTTGGATGTTCATATAAAAATTTACACAACATTTACAACCACTTTTTTTATTAAATAAAACATATAATGAATGTTCCGCACAATAATCTTTATTTTCACCATCACTATACGCATTTTGAAAACATCTTTCGTTATTTCGGCGAATATATACACATTTACCTTCTTTTTTTGGCTTAACATTCATCTCTATAGTAGTATGCCTTTTACATAAACCATTTTCACCAATATCTTTATTTTTACAAGGATTTCTATATAATGTTAATCCAGAGCACTTCATTATTTATTATATAATAATGTTAAATTATAATAACGTAATCAATTTTATTATAAATTATTAAATTAGCAATTTAAATCTTAAATATATTTTTTCTAGTTTTTCTTCTTAGTTTTCTACCACCAATATTTTTTTTTGTATTATTTTTATTTGGTTCTTCCTTTTTATTATGTTTATCACTTAAATTCTCATATACAGGTGGTAAAACGTATTTTTCTCCAGTAAAATCAGCATAAGATTTTCTTACATTATTCCATCCTTTTATACACTTTATATTACTTATTTGTTCTTTTGATAAAGTTTTTCCCTTTTGTAATTCCATATCAATCGTTATATGAAAACTTATTTGAATGTCATCTTGATTCTCTTCTTTTTTTAAAAATTTTGCTGATCCTGTTGCGTTATTTACATTATCACCACCACGTATTTCTTGTATAAAATTTCCAAAATAATTTTGAAAATTTTTATTAAAAATAGCAATATTTATATCTGAATCTAATGGAGTACCTTTTATATTATTAAAACTATTTTGTATGGCATACAAAAAATTAAGAAATAATACAACATCATCCTTTTCAGCTGGTAATAATTTTATATAAAATGTTGAAAATAATAAAAAAATTATATAAAATGGAGGTATTATATTATCACCTCTATTAAAAATAGTTTTTTTTACTCGCACAAACTTTGTAGAAACTTTAATCAAATAATCAAATGTAATTAATTCATAATGATTTTCCTCATTATATAAAAATAAATATTTGTTCCATGTATTATTATCAGTAGATTTTATACCTGGATACGGAATTGATAATTTATCATCAGTATTTTTAATAACTATTATATTTAATTTTAATTTTTTATTTAATATATCAATAGTTTTCGCATCTGCCCAATAATTTGGACTTTCAATATAAGTTATTATTTCTTCTGGTGTTTCTATTATTTTAAAAGGTCTATCTGGATTACTAGTATTAGGTTCTGGAATAACAAAAAAATTGTCATGACTTACATATATATCCATCATAGTAGTATTATAATAACTTTCTGAAAGATTCGGACCTATAGATACATGAGCATCCCGAATTGCTCTTTCATGTATATCATTTAAATTATCTCTATTTGTACGGGCTTCATCTAAAAATGCATTTTTTAATTCTTCATTTGAATTAAATAATTTTACAAGTTCGGATGATATAATATTTCTTAAAATTTGTGTTGTAAATATCATGTCCCCATTACCATAGACATTATATAATATTTTTTCATCTATATTACTGTAATAATTATAATAATTTATGGCATCTGCCACAGCCACAAAAAGACAATTTCCTCCGCCAGCATTTGAAATTACTCTTAATCCATCAGTATACGATTTTTTTATTACAACCCCGTTTGAAGAAACATTTTTGTCACCAGTTATTGTAAAATTATATGCTGCTATACTGATATTATTAATCGATCCTTTTACATCAATATTTGTTGTATTCTTAAATATATTTTGAATAAATATTTTTTGTTCATCTGTCATATATTTAAAAATTATACTTATCATTGAATAAAATTTTTGATTCCCAAAAAATGACCTCAATAAATTAGTAGATTTTGATGTTTTTAAAATAGGTTTATAATTTTCTGACATTTGAATATTTTGTATTTCTTCTACTGCTGATTCTTCTACATCTAATGGTGTAGGTGTAGGAGTTGGGTTCGCGTTTTCTATTGCTAATGGAGCAGGAGTTGGGCTTGCGTTTTCTATAGCTAATGGTGTAGGTGTAGGAGTTGGTTTCGCATTTTCTATAGCTAATGGTACAGGAGTAGGAGTTGGGATTGGTTTCGCATTTTCTATAGCTAATGGTACAGGTTTAGGTTTAGGTTTTGCGTTTTCTATAGCTAATTGTTTTTTTTTAGCTTCAGCATCAGCTTCAGATTTTGCTTTTAATTTAGCATCTTCTTCTGCTTTTTTTTTAATATTAGATGTATCTATTGAAGAAGAAGGTTCTTCACTAGTTATGTCAAAAGTCGCACCATATAATACAGCTACGGGCAATTTTGCTAATTGTTCGTTACCAGTTTGTATCTCTCTTTTAATAATATTACTATATGTTCTTGGATCTGAAATTCGTGAAGAATCAATTTCTGGTACAATTTTAATTTTTCGATCTATCTTCCAATCTCCTTTTTTCCATTGAAAATCCGCAATAGCATATGCTTCTCCTTTAATATATAAAATACCATTTGTTGGAAATAAAGTATTTAATGTAATTTGAATATTATTATCTATTATTTTATTACTTTTAGCCTTTTCTAATGTCATTGGTTTTTGATTACCATGTGCGTTAATTAAAGATCTAAATAATCCTTTATTAAAGAATTCTAATACTTTAATATCTTCAGGAACCTTATTTATAACATCTTGACTTAAAGGAATCAACGGATCAACCCAAATAGTAGTTAATTCTTTGTCTATATCTGGAAGTGTCATATAAGGTTTATATTTAATTGTTTGGTATCCAGGAACACTTGTATTTATAGTAATTGTTAATGCATTAGGAATAGGAATATCTTTTTTATCATCTTTTGTTTCATTTTTAGAATTAGTATTTGCATTAGTATTAGTAACAGGAAGAGATTTAGAATTATTTTTTTGATTAGTAACAGCACCAGTTGCGGAATCACCTTTTGTGACACCCTTAGCAAGAGCACTAGATGCGGAATTATCTTTTGGATTAGCAATAGCAAGAGCACCAGTTGCGGAATCACGTTTTGGACCACCATTAGTATTAGCAACATCAACAGTTGCGGAATTATCTTTTAGAACACCATTAGCAACAGCACTAGATGCAGAATTATCTTTTGGACTAGCATTAGCAATAGCACTAGATGCGGAATTATCTGTTGGAACACCATTAGAAATATCTTTTGGATTAGTTTTAATAATACGGGGGTCACCATAACGTTTAAAATGCATACTTATTATAATAGTATATTATTTGATTTACTTAATTTTACTTAATTTTATTTCTATTTTTATTTAAAATTGAAATGTATTTATAAATAATTGAATTACTTATAAATATTAACAATTACATTTAAAAATGCTTTTAAAAATTAATAATTTAGTCGAAGGTTCAATAATTAAAAGACCTTCCAAGCTAATTAAAACTCCATATGTTGCGGATGTATTACCTTTAAATGAAAGCTCAGAAATTTTAGCTCATACTGCTGCTTTAGGATGTTGTGGATTAGCTGATACAGGAGCCACAATTTTAATGACTTCTATGCCTATTCCTAAAAGTAAAAATAATAAACAAAAATGTCAATACAGAATTTATTTATCAGTATTAACAGAAAAAAATAGTGAAATTATTGTTGGGATTCATCCTAAGTTGGCCGAAGACCTTACAGAAAATGCTTTGAAATTAAATTATTTATCTAAATTACAAAACGTAAAAACTTTCAGGAGAGAAACAACTATATTTGTTGAAGGCAAAGTAGACTCTAGATTTGATTTCTCTGGTATTGATAAAAATGGAATTCCGTTTATTATGGAAGTAAAAAATGTCCCATTAGCGGATTATGAAGATATTACCGCAAAAGATCGTAAGAAAAAGTGTTACGATGATAGAGATGTAAATTCTAAGGTCGCTTATTTTCCTGATGGTTACCGAAAAAAAAGCACTGAACCAATAAGTCCAAGGGCATTAAAACATATTCAAGAACTCACATTAATAAAAAAAGAATCTATTACACGATGTATCATGTGTTATGTTATTCAACGTCCAGATGTTTGTTGTTTTCAGCCATCAATAATAGATCCTTGCTATAGACAAGCTATAAAAGAAGGAATTGAAGCTGGAGTAGAAATAATTACACTTGTTGTTAGCTGGAATCGTGAGGGTGAAGCAACTTTTATACGTGATGATTTACCTATTACACCTTTTATCTAATTTATACTTTTCATAATTTCATAAAAAAAATATATTATTTATTTTTTCCTTTTTTTGTTTTCTTATTTCTTAGCTTTCTTATTTTCTTAGTTTTTTTATTTTTCTTATTTTTTCTTAGATTTTTTGTTTTATTTCCTCTTTTATTTCGGTTTCTTAGCTTTCTTTTTTTTGTTATTTTTAAACCACCAATCATTTTATTTGAATCAGTTATTATATTTGGATCCATCATTTTATTTGAATCAATCATTTTATTTGAATTAGTTATTATATTTGGATCAGTTATTATATTTGGATCATTTTCGTTATTCACATAAAAAATATCTGACATCATCATAAATCCATATATATTTAAATATTTCTTTACAAATTCACGTTGATCTTCACTTTCAACATCACTTTCATTATATAAATACTCTGATATCTGTATATTTTTTACATTAACTTTATTAATTAATTCTATAAAATAATTTCTTGTATTTGTAAATATTTGATCGCGTGTATCTATTATTTGAGCATCAATCATATTTTGAATCCTTTGATTTACAGATAAAGGTAAATTTACATAGCTACACATAACATAATATATTAATGATGATAAATCATCTTCTATAATAAAATAACCAGGAATAGAATTTTGGGGTTGTATAAAATATTCTAATAATCCATAACATATCTTATCTTTTTGTGTTTCAAATTCAAGTAGTAAATAGTAAAAAAATAAATAAAGACTTATCTTATTAGTTACTTCTAATCCTTTAATCTTACTAAAATCTGAATCATATTGATCATTATCCCAACACAAATTCATTTCATAACTATTAAATACAGATAAATAAGACATAATAGCAATATTATTATTTGGTACTAGTAAATTTCGGTCTAATGGGTTATTTTCAACTGATGGATTGTTTTTAACGAATGATATATTATTATTATAGAAAAATTGTAAATAAATATTTAAACCTGGCATTTTATCCACCAAAAAATTATTATTTATAGTTTCCCCTTCTATAGACATTTGTTGTTCATCAGTAATTGCTCCGCCTGATCGTGCTGCTGCTTCTCGTGCTTCTGTTGCAGCTTCTGCTGCTGTTTGGTATTCTGGATCGTTATATTCTGGGTCAATAGTTTTCATAAAATTATCAAAATCATCAACTGTGACACCTGGTTGAAGATGTAAACGTGTGTTATACACAAATTTTTGTCCTTCAGGAACATCCTTTATGCTCCCATTAACGAAACCTGTTATAATTTGATTATCTATTGAAATTTCACCTCCGTTATTTAAACTATATAATAATCTATCATTATCTTTTTTTACTACAAGGCTCTTTCTAATATCTCCTTCAGACATGTATATTAAATAATCTTTATCATCAGGAAAACTACAATAACCATAATTATCTCCACTAATTATTACAATACCTTTATTAATGGCTAAATATAAACAACCTTTATCATTAAAAAATGAAGAAATTATGGTATCATCATTAATGCTGTTTCTTTCTATATAATTATTAAAAGCAGTAACAGTAGCCTGATTGGCATTTTTCGTTCTTAAAAGTAGGTGTGGCAAAGCTTTCAAAAAACAATAAGGAATATTTTTAAATAATTCAACTATTTCGTCAATGTCTTCTCCACCTGTTTGAACGATTTTTTTACTAATTATATCATTTGATTTATTATTAAAATTTTCATCATTCATTTTTAAATTTATATTATTTTTTATAGATAATTCATGATTTGAACCTCCTACTAGAAGAGCTTGTGGTCTAAATAACAATAAATATCCTTTACCAGACAATATTACAGGAATATCATTTTTAACGCAATATGAAAATAAAACTCTGTCAATTGTTACTAAAACTAATTTTTTAATTTTATAAATTGTTTCAATATTGGTACGTCCTTTAATATATTCTTTTAACTTACTAGGGTCATTTACTCCCATTACATGTTGTTTGTTACAATATAAAATTAATTTACCACTATTTACCAATTTAACTACTTTTGCTTGTAGTCCATCTCCAGCACGTTTTTTTGTAAAACTATAATCTAAACTTTCAGGAGAACTGTCTTTTAATTTGTATTCTGAGGTTGCGTCAAATTTTTTATTAAATTGAATTTTATTACCGGTAGATAACGTGTTTTTGTCTGCATCCAATAATTGTCGGTTTGCATTATTAATTCCTTTTATCTCTTTAACAATAGTATTTACGTTTGTTGGATGTGGTTTTTGGTTTAATTTACATCTAGCAACAGGTTGTTTAACAGCACCAACTTCATAACTAACATCAGTATAGTAATATTCCTTCCCCTGGTCAGTTTCATATTTCATTCCACCAAATTTAATAGTAAAATGACTTTCAAATTTTCCTTTATTTTGTGTATCATCATTATAACTATTTGAATATTCCCTTGTTATTGATTCTGAAATTAGATCTTCTTCACCATTCAATCCAGCACTACCACTAAATTTACATATATTTTTATATGTTTCAAAATTTAATACTTCAACGTAACCATTATTTTTATAACATGATATTAGTGTCTCTGGAGAAAGAGGCGATGTTTTTGATGAAGCAGAATCATGTGCGGATTCCTGTGTTAAAACATAAGCAAACGCATCATTATCACCTACTAAACTTGACTTAAGAATTTTTGATAAATCACCAGGTGTATCAACTATAAAATTTATTTTTCCTGTTCCTTCTGCTGAATCTACATAATCTCTAAAAAAATCTTTAATTTGAATTTTTAAACCTTGTAATTGAGCTGGATTCATTTCTAAATATTTAAAATATTTATCATATTCTGTTTTGTTTTGGCTATTAATTTTGTGTTTCATTGTTAATAGAACACAATAGTTTTCTATATCATCAATAGCAAGCTGTTCCGATGCTGCACCAGGATATGAAAATGCTGAAAAATTTATTATAGGTATATTTGGTATTCCTATGTCTGGCACAGGTGGTGTGTCTTTATTGTTAAACGAGCATTGTTGAATATAAGTCATTCTCATAGCATTATATACCCATTTATTTGATGATCTTTCTAAATTTATCATATCACAAGCTATATTACTTCCTCTACTACCTCCAAAATCATGTATAGAATCTAATTTCTGTATTTCAGTAAGCATAATATCTTCTGTTACCGCAGGATAATCATCAGGAATAGGACCTGACTCTGTTTTTGCTGGAATGATTAAAACCTTTCTAGAAATATCAAGAACTCCTCCTACTGTAGTATCACCTTTAACACATTTTTTATAATCTGTAGTTTTTATTGACATTTATATATATACATATTACTAAAAATTTATATATAAATAATACTAAATACTAAATACTACTTAATATTCCTTGAGTTTCAATATCAATATTATCCATAATATTTTCAAGTGACTTCACATTATTTATTGCCATTTTATCATTAGTTAAAAAAGTTATTAAATCTAATATTACTTTAATTTTTTCTTGTGTCCATTGAGTATTTAATTGATCTATTATATCTTTAGTATATAATGAGGACATGGTATCTTTTCTAAAAATAGTATCATTATAAATTTGTTCCACAGAGTTTGTTATAATTGTATGATAATAATTTAAGCATAAACAAATCATTGAACAAGATTTATATGTTTCTTTTAATTTTTCAATACCTGTTTGTGCGCATAGAAATAAAGATTTCATTCTTGATGTTTTTTGAATATTTTCTTTAGTTAAAAAAGTTTGACACGCTATTTGAATTGGATTATACATATATTGTAAGTCAGTTTTGTTTGTATTAAACATATATCTACAAAGGGCTTGAAATGGTCCAGGCTCTTGTAAATAAATAACATTATTTTGAATAAGAATTTTTGTACCGATCGGTTTATTACCTATTATAGCTAATTTTATTATTATTGAGAGCGGATCTAATATAAATAATTTAATATTTACATTATTATTATTTTCTGGTAAAGTAGTCATTATTAAAATAATATAAAAAAATGTTTATATTATTTTATATTTGATTGAATTTTTTATATTTTTTTACATTTTTAGATATTTAAAACGCTTATTAAATTAAGTGTATTTAACAACTTAAAATTTTCGCTGTTATGTTTAGGCATATATATTATTTAATTATTTATAAAAAAATTGAATTGCTTTTTATAAATAAAATACTTATCATAATACAATAAGAAATGGAAACTAAACCTGAATTAAATAATGTACTCATTAAGGGTAATAATTTACCTGAACCTACAAAGAAAATTAAAAATACAACAAAACCAACAAAAAATACAGATTTTGTTATTGAACATCATGATGAATTAGAACAAATTACAATTAAATATAATAATGATACTTATTGTATTGACAACCCAAATAAAGATATTCTTGTTAAAAAAGAAATCAAAAATAACAATACAAAATATTTATGTTATTCATCTAATAAAGATAAATATTGTGTTTTATTTACCTATGAAACTATTGAAATTACATTAAATATTAAGAGTAGCATTGAAATATTATTATTATATATTATTTTACAATATCATTATTCAGTTATAAATATACAAGAATTAATAAACGTACAAGTTTGGGATTATTATTTGTGGAATGTAAATATTTCATCTTTAAATGATGAAGAATTGCCAGATCATTTAATTCTTCTTAATTGTTTCTTAAATCTTAAAGATAAATATAATACACCCATAGAAATTTCTGAGTTAGAAAATGGTTATAAACTTAAAATTAAGGATAAGCGTGGGTTAGGTGGAGAAAGACCAAGAGAATTAAACTACAAATATGGTTTTCCTTATTTTACGTCAAGTACTAAAAAATATTTAAACAATAGTCAAAGAGTATTTATTTGTCCTTTTCCAATTGAAAATATAAATCCACAAAGAAAGGCAATTGTTAGTACTAGCACAACGGAAACAAAATGTTTTACTTGCGGAACAAAAGAAGGCGAAATAAATATATTTGGACAAATATGTAATTTTGAGAAAGGACATTTGACACCTATTAAATGCGAAAATACAACAAATTCATATTGGCAATGTAAATGGTGTAATACATTTTATAAAGATAAAATAATATGGAATGAGATGACAAATAAACCAGAATTTAATTGTTACGCAATTATTAGAGATATGAAAAAAAGTGAAATAATTAATATAATAAAACAATTAGGAATACAACCAAGCGATTTAAATTAATATAAATTGTTGTTTTATTAGTTCGTCTTTAATATATTTTATTATAACAGGACAAACTGAATTTCCTATCTGATTATAACATACATTTTTTTTTACATTCATATTGAAATCGTCAAATCCCATTATTAAATAACATTCATTTAATGTCAAAGTTCTCACTCCTTTATTATCATATATATAATATCTTCCACTGCTTTCACTTGAACTCAATGTAGGATTTACACCATCTATATGATAAATTCTATTTGGTTGCTTATGAACTCTTGACAAATGTTCTGTGTTTGGCAATGCTCCATTAGTTCTTATGTTTCCTTTAATATAACCGCAAAATATTAATCCACTTTTTTGCTTAACTATATGTTTATCTTCAAGAATAATATATTTATTTTTATCAATGTAATTATCATTTGACAAATCAATAACATCTTTTAACGACTTGTTTATTTTTACTGATTTCAAGTATTCAAAACTAAATTGTCTATTTTGATAAAATTTATTTATTCCAATTATAAATATTCTTTCTCTATTTTGTGATAATCCAAAATCAGAAACATTTAATATTGAATATGTTATATTATAATTTAGATTTGTTAAATCTTCTTGTATTTTTTTAAATACACTACCATCGTCAATTATAGTCAAATTTTTTACATTCTCTAAAATTATAATGTTTGGTTGTTTAATATTAATTATTTCAATTAATTTGTCATAAACTTTACTTCGTTCATCTTCTAATCCTTGCTGTTTGCCTGCACTACTGAAAGGTTGACAAGGAAATCCTGCACATAATATATTATGTTGGGGAATATCTAATGTATTGACACTAAATATGTCTCCACTTGGTTTAAAACCATAATTGTCATGATAAGTTTTTCTACATTGTTCGTTAATATCACAAGCAAACACGCATTCAAAATCAATAAATCCTTTATGAAATCCACCAATTCCGCAAAATAAATCAATAAATTTCCATTTAGCATTATTTAATGGTGTAGATAAGTTATTATCTATTTGTTTATCATGTTCAATAATAAAATCTATTTTTTTTAAGGGAATTTTTTGATTTGTTGTATTTTTTTGATTGATAAGTTCAACTAATTCACTTTTGTTTTTTGATTTACACTTTTTAATTCCTAATTCTTCACACTTCTCTAAAAGTTCTGTTTTTGATAATTTGGTTAAATCCATTTCTTCAATATGTATATTATTACTTATATCAGTCATATTATTTAATTCAATTTTTTTATTATCTAATAAAAACTCATTTATATATCTAGTAAATATCTAGTAAATATTTAGTAAATATATAAATGAGAAAAAAGAAAAAGTAAGACCATCAGTATTGATTTTAACGTTTAATTGTATTATTAATAAATTCATCTACTAAGTTTGTAGGTATTTCATTAAAATCAACCAATTTTTTATTAAAATTATATAATTCATATGCGTTTTCCTTCTTTAAACGTTCCTCAAAATATTCAGGGTTTTCATAACATTTTAATGCTGTTTTTGGACCACAACTTTTTAATACAGATTTAATATTATCACTCGGATCTCCCATTACTATTTTACAAAATAGATCACATTTCGCATCTTTTAAACAACTTTTTTGATCTGTCAGTTTTTTAAATGCCAAACTATACAATTCAACACGCTCTTCAGCTAATTGTAAATAATCTTTATCACTTGTTATAATGTAAATTTTTGATTGCGGATATTTTTCTAGAATAAATTTAACTGAAATAGCAATACAATCATCCGCTTCTAATCTGGGGTGTTTTAATATTGCCTTTACTCCACCTTGTTGGAATAATTCTTCTTCGTATGCCATTTTAAATAAAGGACCTCCCATAAACCCATCCTCTGGTCCATTTTTACGGTTTCCTTTATAGTCTCCTTTAAATAATTCACTATTCTTACATAATTCAGTTCTCCAAATATCTTCTCTCTTACAGTCCTTTCCAACAATTAAAATAGGATTAACTTCTTTGCTGAGTTTGAGTTTTTTAGGTATTTCTTTGAGGTTGTTTATAAATGTTTTTTTAAACTTTTCTACAAACTTTCCATTTTTAATAGGATCATCTATTGTTTCTTCAGGGAAAGCAATTTTCCACCAGTTCATAAGAGCATAATACCTGTAAAAGTTGTAATAACTTCCATCGACAAATATAAAAGTAGGATTCATTATTGATTGTTCAAAAATGTTAGCAGACATATAATTAAATAATTAATTAGTTTTTAATTACTTTTCAATTTTATTTAAAAAATTAAATAAGTTCTTTAAGTTACTTTTCCAATATATATTCTAAGATTGCAAAAAAGTGTCGGGGAAAGTCAAAGGTCAAATCGATTTTGGACATTTATAAATGTCCATTTTTGAAAAGGGCCTTAAGACTTTTGGAAAAAACATGAATTTGCTGCATAATTGAAAATTAGCGTGTCGCAACTTTTAATAAATATTTTATTTTGTTAGCATATTTTTTTTTTATTTTAATTTAAAAGTATTTAGGAAGTTTTTTATGTTGTCTATATATAACAACAAATGACAACAAAAAAACTTGAAAAAACTTCGCCAAAATTTTTGTGTGAAAAATGTGACTTTAAATGCTTTACAAATACTGATTGGACTAGACATATTATAACATCTAAACATATAAAAACAACGAATAACAACGAAAAAAACTTGGAAAACTTAGCACCTAAATACATTTGTAATAATTGTGAAAAAGAATATAATGACAGAGCTGGTTTATGGAGACATAAAAAGAAATGTTTAGAAAAAGAAGAAAATACAGTAGAACCAGAAAATAATAATATTAATATATCACCAGAAATGATCTTGAATATTATTCAACAAAATCAAGAATTTAAGGATTTATTACTTGAACAAAATAAAATAATGATGGAAATGTCCAAAAATAATAGTACAACAAATATTAATACAATAAATAATAATAACAAAACCTTTAATCTTCAGGTGTTTTTAAACGAAACTTGTAAAGATGCGATGAACATTATGGATTTTGTAGATTCTATTAAGATCTCATTATCCGATATTGAAAGCATTGGTGAGCTTGGATATGTTAATGGAATGTCTAAACTCATAATAAAACATCTCAATGCCCTAGATGAAAATATGAGGCCAGTCCATTGTAACGATCTAAAAAGATCATCCTTATTTGTTAAAGACGCAAATGTATGGACAAAGGAAGATGACACCAATAATAAATTAAAAAACGCAATAAGATCCATTGCCCATAAAAATATTTGTGCTCTTCCTGAATGGAGGAAAAAATATCCAGATTGTATTTATAGCGAATCCAAAAAGAGTGATCAATATAACCATATTGTTATAGAAGCCATGGGAGGTTCAGGTGATAACGACGATGAAAAGGCAGATAAAATAATTTCTAAAATAGCCAAAACAATTACTATTGATAAGAAAAATTAAATAAGTTCTTTAAGTTACTTTTTCAATATATATTCTAAGATTGCAAAAAAGTGTCGGGGAAAGTCAAAGGTCAAATCGATTTTGGACATTTTTTTTGTCCATTTTTGAAAAGTGGCTTAAGACTTTTGGAAAAAACATGTATTTGCTGCATAATTAATTTTTATGGTCTCACGACTTTTAATAAATATTTTATTTTGTTAGCATACTTTTTTATTATTTTAATTTAAAAGTATTTAGGGATTTTAAATATAAGTATATATTACTTACACATGACTGACATATTTGTCCCAATAAATCCCCAAAAGTATGAGTGTTCTAATTGTAAATACATAACTGCTAATAAAAAAGATTTTAGCAAACATATTTTGACATCAAAACATTTAATACTTACACAATACTTACAAAAAACCCCAGAAATCCCAATGAAATACAAAACATTTATTTGCGATTGTGGTAAGGAATATAGGCACAGACAAAGTTTATATACACATAAACAAAATTGTGATTTTAAAATAAAAAAAAATATAATTGAAGAAAAAAATGAACCCACTACAGATACAAATATAGAAATATCTGATAAAAATTTAATTCTTACTTTAATTCAACAAAATAATGAATTACAAAAACAAATGTTAGAAGTAATAAAAAATGGTACAAATATTAATACAATAAATAATAATAACAATAACAATAATAATAATAACAAAACCTTTAATCTTCAGGTGTTTTTAAACGAAACTTGTAAAGATGCGATGAATATAATGGATTTCGTAGATTCTATTAAGATCTCATTATCCGATATTGAAAGCATTGGTGAGCTTGGATATGTTAATGGAATGTCTAAACTAATTATTAAACATCTTAATGCCCTAGATGAAAATATGAGGCCAGTCCATTGTAACGATCTAAAAAGATCATCTTTATTTGTAAAGGATGCGAATATATGGACAAAGGAAGATGATACAAATAATAAATTAAAAAACGCAATCCGATACATTGCTCATAAAAATATTTGCGCACTCCCAGAATGGAGGAAAAAATATCCAGATTGTATTTATAGTGAATCAAAAAAGAGTGATCAGTATAATCATATTGTGATAGAGGCCATGGGTGGTTCAGGAGATAACGACGATGAAAAAGCGGATAAAATAATTTCTAAAATAGCCAAAACAATTACTATTAACAAGGGTCAATACTAGACGAATTTAAAAATTTGATTATGCTAATATATAAAAAAATTGATTTAAAATCTTCATAAAATATATTAGCATAACAAATACTATAATGTCAGATTCAGAAGAATTTACTATACAAATAAATAAACCAAAAAAATTTAAAATAAATCGAGATAGAAAGATTGTAATAAAAACTAAAACCGAAGAGGAAAAAAAACTAGAACAAATAGAAAAAATTAAAAAAAGACAACAAAGAGAGAATATTTTAAAGAGTATACGTGATAAAGAAGAATACTTAGAATTTGAAGGCAAAAAATTTATTTATCCAAATCAACAAGAGGCTGCTGACAAATGTATAGAAGCATATAAAAATGGTGCTGTTGCGGTTTGTTTAGCAGCTCAACCTGGAACAGGAAAAACTGGAACCGCCCAAGCAGTGATGATACATATGACAACTAATCCTAATGATGAAGAAATAATATATTCTGAAAATATTATAAATTGTACTGGAATGTCAGATAATGATTGGGAAACCCAATTTAAAAATAGTGTATTGCCCGTGTTTAGTGAAAATATATATCACAGACAAAATCTAATAAAACAAAAATATAAATTATCTTTGATTAAAGATGCGCTGCTTATACCAGATGAATGTCATATAGCATCAGGAAGTAAAATGACTATAGCAAAAATATTAAAAGACGCAGGTATTTTAGATTTAAAAGTTTTGGAAATGAGAAATATAAAAATGCTTGATATATCTGCTACACCAGATGCTGTATTACACGATTATAAAAAATGGGGACAAAAATGTGCTATTGTAAAAATTCAACCAGGACCATCATATAAAGGATTTGAAATAATGTTAAAAGAAAAACGTATTCTAGATGCGCCTAATTTAGCAGAGTTAGATGATTATTATGAATTATTAGAGTTTTTGAATGAAAGATATAAAAATACTACAAAAAAATATTTTATATTTAGATTATTAGACCCTGCTAAAACAAATATTTTAGAAACAGTATGTGATGATTTAGGCTGGGCTTACTTAAATCATAATTCAGACGAAAGAATTGATAAAATAGATGTATTAATGAAAACTCCTCCTAAAGAACATACAATTTTCGCTGTTAAAGGGTTTTGGAGAGCATCAAAAAGAATTTCTAGACAACATATTGGAGCAACTTATGAACCTATTCCTAAAAAACGAGATGTTTCAGTTACATCACAATCACTTGTTGCTAGAGATTGTGATAATTATGAATATTCAGGAGACCAATTAGATATTAATTTTCGTCCTCTACATTATTGTGATAAAGGAGCGATAGAACAATATGTAGAGTGGTTTAATAATGATTGCGATTTTAGCATATCAAAATATTCATCACATCGTATTTCTTCAAATGGTAAAGGCAAAATAAGTTCCAAAGAAACAAAAGTAAATACAAAAATTGTTGGTGGAATAATAGAAACTGAAAGTGAAGCTGAAACAAAAGTAGACGAAAATACATATCGAATATATGATAATGAAGTAGTTGTAAAAAATGTATGTAAAATTCTTGGATATGATTATAGAACAACCAAGGATAATTCAGAAGGATTCAAGGAAACCTCATTAAACCGTAAAAAAGAAGTTGTTTCTTTAAAAAATGCGATATCTAAAGTTCCAACAGCATATGGGACAAATAATGGAGAAAAAACATGGAGAACTTACTATCCTTGTTATGAAGATATTACAAAAGTCGAAACATTAAGATTTGTTGTAATAATAAGACCAGGAACAGAGATAAATCAAGTTAAAACTGAAATAGATACTGTATATCCTTCAATTAATTTTGATTAATTATAAATTAAATTAATTAAGAACTAGACGAATTTAAAAATTTGGTATGAAATAGTTCATTAAGCACTTGATCTGTTAAATTAATGTAATCATCTTTACATAATGTTAAAGTAACACCATGAGACATAGCTAATGCTAATTGAGTTTTAACAAAATTTTCACTAGGTCTTAAACCGAGTTCAAGTAATTCATTTTTACTCATATAAGCGTGAAAAGTTGTTAAAAAATGATAAATTTTAAGCTGATTTGCTTGTTTTGATTTATGTATAGTTTCATAAAGAATATCAGAAATTATTTTAATTATATTATCATAATGTAACTTTGATAAATTTTGTATAACTTCTAATGGCTCAATAAGACCAGTATTTAATACCTTTACTGCTAATTCTTCAGTCGGAGTAGTCATCATTTCAGAAGCAAATTCCAACAAGGATTGTTTAAATTTTTGATCCGCCTCATAAATTATACCAAAATCTAAAACACCTAATTTATATTTATATTTTTCATCATTTTCATCTTTGATAAATAAAACATTACCGCAATGTAGATCTCCATGAGAAACTCCGTGTATTAATATTGTTACTAATCCAAATTTTAATACTTGTTTGGCAAATGCTTCATAATCGGCTTCTAAAACTTTATTAATAGGGATTCCATCAATATATTCCATGTAAATTACATTTGGATATTTTTCGGTGACTTTAGAATTAGCCGTAGGTATTTTAACATATTTTAAATTTCTACAATTATATTTAATTTTTTCCATATTTTGAATTTCAGCAATAAAATTAGTTTGTTGTCGAATTATTTTAATATTTTTATTAATTACTTGAGGTATATGATATTTATTAACAATAGGTATAAAAGACAAAACATAAACAAAAAATAATAATTTTTCAATAGCATCATCTAGTTTTTTTTCAATATTTTTCCTTTTTATTTTAATAATTACAATTTCATCAGTTTTTCTTTTATAACCTTTAAATACAAGCGATATCATTCCTGAATTAATTGGATCAAACCCATCTTTAAATAATATATCATAATCATCTTCTAGTTTGATAAGAGTACAAGGGTCAAGATCTTCATTAGACCAAGGTGCGTTATCTGTAAATTTTAATAATTTATTATTAGTTTTATCATCAATTAAACAGTTATTTAAGGCAAATGCTTGAAACATTTTAACATATAAAATGTTAATGTGTGCGAGTTTATATGTAATTCTATCTACAAAAGAATCAAAATCGTTAAACACTCCATACAAAAATAATTCAGATAATATAATCCAAGAGGCATTTAATAAAAAAAATACGTTTTTTAGCATTTTATTCATTTAAATTTATATTTATATTTAAAATTATATTTATATTTAAATTTAAATTTATATATAAATATTTAAATTTTACATTTTAATCTACATTTTTACATTTTCAATAAATTTTTTAAGTCTATTAAAAACTTTATTAACTATGATTCCCATTATTTTTTCAATAAAGGGAGGTACAATAAGAACATCATGAAATAATATTATACAATTAAAATTAACTTTATGTGGGGAAACAACGGTACACTCAATATTTAAATTTTTTATTGGTAATAGTTCAACATCACTAGGAATATATGCGGGTTTTTCCGAAAAAATAGAAGCACCTACGAAAGTTACACCTTGTTCTGTAAATTTTTTTTCAAGACTCATGTGTGAATATTTTTGAGGGATTCCTAAATCATTAAAAAAATGTTTCATTAATAATGTTATTTTAGCTTGTGATTCATCGGTTTTAGTTAATACAACTTTTTCATAAATATCTGGGTTTAATTCATAAATCAACTTAATTAGCTCAAAATTAATTAGTTTTTCTAGATTAATAGTGTTATTTTCTATTGAATATGATAAATTATATTTATTTTTTTCTAGTTTTACAAATTTCATTCCATCTTTTTCTAGTAAAATTTTTGGGTTATCATTTGTTTCCATTTATTTTAAAATTATATAATAAAATTATATAAATAACTTACTTTTATTATATATTTTACATCTTTGCACATTTCACACGTTAGGAAAACGCCGATTTATAAATAAAAATTATTAAGTTGCTCTTCCATCATATATTTGATATTTTTCTTTCTTTCAGTTTTATTGTATTGAGCATAAAGATAATCAGGTGAAATACATCTTTCACCATACCCATCATACCTTATTTGTTTATTATTTGAAGGCACTAAAGTATAACTAACAACTTCTTCATCTTCATCTTCATCTTCATCTTCACTTTTGTCTTCGTTTTTATTTGTATTTTTTGAAACATACACATAGATAATCATACTTTTCGTTTTAACAAATTTTAATGGTTTAATTCTAATATATCTAGAATAAATATCAACTGAATTTATTTTTGCGGTATATGAATTTATATTGCCTTCAAATTCGTTATAATGTACCCATTTTTGAGTTTGTGAATCTTTATATGCTACTGAATAATTTGTAACATATGAATCATCATTTATTATATCAACCACATTAACATATGGTTTGTTAGTATCACAATAATAACCATAACTATTATATTTTCTTCTAGGAAAAGCTCTATAACTTGGATATTTACCAAATGTAAGAATAGATTTGATATTCTTAACATGACCGAGATCTATTTCATAATAACATTCGCTTGTTTGAACCAATTTATTTTTCTTCTTTTTTTGAGTAAATATTTTTCTTCCTGTTGATTCCGTGTTATCTATTTCTGGTTCAGTCCATTTCAACGGGCATAATTTTTTTAATATACCAGAGATATCGTCATCATCACCAATAAATGTATATAAATAGTTTGGATCATAATATTGTTCATTCCATTTTAACCAAGTCAATTCTTTTTGTAAAGTATTATCCTTAAGAATATAGTTTTTAATGGGAACATTAAAAGTCCGAGAAACAACTCCATATTCAGGACACCATTGTTTAATAGTCTGTATAGATGATTCTTCTAATGCGTTTTCTACATTTGACCAAAGATAATCTGTATTTAATGGTCTAAACTGATAGTTAGAATACACATTGGTACAATCAATAAATTTGTTATCAAAATATTCATCTATTATTGTAACTGGAATTTCTTCTTTATTAAGGTTTCTACGACATTCTAATATATGATTTTTACAAGACATATAATGAAAACGTTTATATCTTAATGTATTTTTATTTTTATGCCAATCATATTTAAATGGTATATAATCAAAATCTTCTGACATTATATATAAAATATAAATAAAAATTTTATATTTTATATTTTATATTTTATATATCGATAATCGGCGTTTTCCTAACGTGTGAAATGTGCAAAGGTGTAATAACTTAATTTTATTATATAATTTAATAATTTAATAACTTACTATATAAATGAACACAATACAAAAACGTTTTTTACTATTTATAGTAGGTTGTATTGGTAGTAGATCTTTACTAGTATATTTAGCTAAAAATGCGAGTGAAAAAATTTTAATGTATATTGGTTATTTGGCTCTATTGCCAGCAATAGGATTTTTATATATATATTTTTCTGGAGCAAGGAAAACAGGAGCAGAAGTATTTGGAGAAAAAATCTGGTGGAATAATTTACGACCTATTCACAGCTTATTATATTTTGTATTTGCTTATAATGCGATAAATGGTAATAAAATGGCGTGGGTATATTTGTTAATTGATGTAATATTTGGTTTAATAAGTTTTTTAGGTCATCATTTTTACAATGGAGATTATAAAATGTTGTATGCTAAAAATAAATAATAATATAAAAAATATAAAAATGTTATAATATAGTAATGGCATTACGATTTGATTTAGTCTTTTCGTATTGGTTATTTTTTTGGTATATCTTATACATATACAAATTTACTCAATATAATCCAAAAATGCTTTTAAAATTTGGAATACTTGAAAATGTATTAGTCTTGATAATGATGTTCAATTTTGGAACAAAAACAGAAACAATATTTAAATTTATTTTAATTAATACCTTTATAAAATTTATACCATTTTACACAATAATTAATACAACTATACATATTAAAGACATAATTGCTGGTATTGTATTATTTATAATTTATATTATATGGGTTTATGTAAATGGGTATTCAATAGTGGAATATCATAATAAAATTTTTGAATCGTTAGTACAAGATAAGAATGAAACGCCTTTTATGTTTTTGTTAGAAAAAATAAAATTATATTTTAAAAAATATACAATTTAATATAACATTTTTATATAACAATTAAATTAAATATTTTTATATAAAAATTTTATTTAATACTAATTTTAATTATAATTTATAAAAAAATTGAAATTAATATATTACATTTATTGTTTTGTATAATTACAATAATAATAACGATGAACGCTACACGTATTCTTGATATATTTAAACGCGTATATTTTACAAATGTTAACCTGTCTTTAGGACGGTGGAATATGCATAATTATAGTCAGACTACGCTTAAAATCAAATATGCGAATGAAGACAATTGTGGTGTTTCCGGCAACAATTATAAAAATATAATAGAAATACAAAAAAATAATGAGTTAGATGATGATAAATATATTATGTATGTCATGGGTTTCGAATCAGTACATACTAAGCCTAAATAAAATATTAAATTTTAAATTTTAAAATTAAAATATACATAAAAGTGTTGTTTTTACACCTTTTCTCATTTAAAACGCCCATTTTTAAACATCATTTTTACTTATATTTAAATACAAATCCAGCAGATTTTTTTTGTTGCCCTTTTAAAACAGCACTTATACTTATGTTTGTTGTAATATGATATTCTTTTTGTAAATATTCTTTTGCTTCAAATTGATAAGTAAATGTTTTTAAAAATGTTCCATCTAATGTAAATACATCAAATTGTTTATTATTCCCAAGTCGGTCATTTCTTATTTGCATTGCTTTTGGATTTTCTTTATAATATTTTTTTAACAATTCGCTTTTTTTTTGTATTGCTTCAGGATTTTCTTTATAATACTTTTTTTGCGCATCACTATTTTTTTGTATTGCTTCTGGATTGTTTTTATAATATGTTTTTAATTTATCACTAATTTGTTGTTTTGCGTCGGGATTTTCATCATAATATTTTTTCTTTATTTCACTCATTTGTTGTCTCGCTTCTGGATTTTCTTCAAAATATTTTGACGTTATTTCACTAGCTTGTTGTCTTTTTTCTGGATTTTCATCATAATATTTTTTCATTCTTTCACTTGATTGTTTTCCTGCTTCTGGATTTTCATCATAATATTTTTTCTTTATTTCACTCATTTGTTGTCTCGCTTCTGGATTTTCGTCATAATGTTTTTTCTTTATTTCACCCATTTTTTGTCTTGCTTGAGGATTTTCTTCATAATATTTTTTCTGTCTTTCACTATTTTTTTTATTATCCTCTTCTGTAAAAACATAACCATTTGTTCCCTCCCCACCATACGTCATATTATATCCCTTTCCATTCATATAATATGAATTATACTCTAAAATATACTCAACTTCTTTTTCACATAATTCTTCTAACGTATCTGCTGTATCTATTTCTATAAGTTCAAAAGTATTTACCATATTATATTTCCTCAACGCATTATACACAAATCTTGTATCGCCTCTTTTCGCACAAGTGTTATGTTCTTTTGTTCTTTGTTCTAATGAAGTACTCGTTAGACCAATATAATGTTTTCCATTAGGGAATTTTATTTTGTAAATATATCCGCAAGTCATTTTATATTATCTATTATTCTTTATTTGTTATTTCAATTTTTTATATAATGGGCATTTTAAATAAGAAAAGATGTAAAAATATCTAATCTAATTGTGTATTTTTCTTTTTTTATGTGTTCTCCCATATTTACAATGTTGTTTTTGAGAGAATCCTTTGGGGTGATTACAGTTAATGCTTTTCTTATATTTTAAACTCCATTTTCCGCCAATTTTTCCGCCAAACTTTTTATTTTTATTTTTTATACTTTTCATTGTATTATATTATAATAAAATATAATTATAAAAAATTATGAGTTGAAATAAACTCATTTCTTTCTTTAAAATTAAGTAACCCCAAAAAAATATTAATTTGAGTATCTAACGATTTATTATCTAATATCGTGATATATTTATTAACTTGTTCTTTTGTTAGCATATTGAATTTCCTAAAAAATAATTCATAAAATTCATTTACATATCCAGTGTTACCTGCGGCACCTCTATTAGAATATCCGTATAAATCATTTATAATCCATTCTTTATCAGCAGGTTCATTTTCTTGACAAATGTAAACAAAAAAATTACGATATGATTCTAATAATATTTGTTTACTTTCATGAAAATTTCTAATATCCTCAGTAAGTTCTTTGGATTGTGGTTGAGGTGTATACGAAAGAATAATATATATTAATTCTTTTGGTATTTTATTAAATGGTGATTCATCAAATAATTCCATTCTTAATATTTGTATATTTGTATAATAGTATGTATTTATATGATGTTATAAATACATATTTATTTATTTACTTACTTACTTTTGGTAATATCTTTCTCAACATTTTCACGAAGTTATGAAAAGGTTGATCCAAAATTTGGTAATACCTTTTTTAAAGGTATTAAATGTCTAAGCTAACCGTATTACTAGCTGATTTTTGTTTTCTTCTGCTTTTTTTAGGTAAGTTTCCATCTGATTGTAAATCTTTTAGATCACTTATACTAATTGTACTGCTATCGTTGTTATTAGTATTATTATTGGCAGATGCTTGAGGTCGTGCCTCCTGAATATTTATAGTTTTGGTTTTCAGTCCAGAGAGAATATCAGTAATGTCACTAGGGCCTTTCATTTCAGGTCTAGAAGGCGTTCTTCTACTACTTTTTTCTTGATCATTCGTATTACCAAAGTTCTCTCTAAGGCTAATTCCATCATCAGTAAAATTATTTCGCCCCATACTTAAATCAGGACGATTCGCATAACTATTGTTTCCTGCTCTACCACTTGGAGGTGATGCCGCATTAGGTCCTTGAGTAGCTAAAGGTGCGGGAGGTCCTCTTCCACTAGGAACAGCAGGTTCAGGGTTCATCATATTACTCATAAAACCAGAAAACCCAGGATTAGAACCAGCCATTGAATTAACTGCCGCATTTTGGAATGAACGCATTAAATCAGGGTTTTGACGTAATATATCATCCATACCAGGCATAGCACTCTTAAACATTGTGTTTGTCATATGAACCATCATCGCACTTCCACCAAGTTGGAAAAGTAATTTAAGCTCGGGTGCCATAGTGGCCTTTGATTTATATTTTTCGTATAATTCACCAAAAATATCATCATAATCAACAATATTTTCGTTTATTTGCTCGCTCCATCCATCGAGTTTAATATCGAACGGATCAAATCTATTATTTAAAAATTCAATTCCATTAATAACTGCCATAAGCATATTGCCTTGAAATTTAACCGAATTAAGTTTCGTTTTCTCTTCCATAATGGTTTCATATTCTCCCATCATTTCTTGTAAATTTGAATCCATATTATATTTTTTAGATAATTCAACGCCTTTTTTTTCAAGAGCTTCAAGCTTTCTTAAAAATTTGAATTTCTCTCTTAACATTTCTTCTTTGTTCATTTGGGGTTGAGTAGGAACATGTTTATCAGGATTAATTGGTACATTATTGAACTTACCATAACCATCCCATGTTTTGGAATCGCTTGCCGTTCCAGCGGTGTTTTGTCCGGTTGAATTTGTTTCTGAGAATCTAACAGATGGTTTGTCATTAGTAGAAGATTCTGAACCAAATAGGTCGGATTTTTGCCTAAAAGAAGAATAAGAATTATCATTATCTCCGGCAAGATCATTTAATTCATTTTCTAAATTATTAAGATCATCTAAATCGATATCACTTGTAGGTTTATTATTATCTTTAATTTTATCATTCATTAAAAGTTCGATACCTGATCCAAAATTGCTAGATTTTGGTGCCGACCATGATGAATCAAAATTGTCATTTAAGTCTAAACTAGAAATTTCAATAATATCATTCATTATTATTATTCATTAAATAGAACTTTTAATTTTAAGTATTACGAATGATAATATATATTATTTAAAAATTAATTTAATAATTTTTAATTATTTAAAAATTGAAAATTAAAAATTATTTCTAAACTAACTAATCGCTAATTGTCCATTAATTCTTCAAATTCATCATAACCTTTTCTCATCATTCTATAACCTTCCAATAACATATCATTAATTTTTTTTACCTTTTTATAATCATCATCATTGCTGCCTTCATTATCTTTTAAATATTCCGACAACCAATGAGAAGTATTATCGTTATATTGATATATATATCTGTATGCCTTACTCAAATTTTCATCTTCTTCGTGTCTTGGAGCACCTCCTTGCTTTAGTCTGCGCGACTTGTTATTTTTTCTTAAACTTCTACGTGTTTTTTTCATATATATATATAATTATTTTATAAATTAATAATTTCTAAACATTTACAATACTAATATAAAAACATTACGTGAATACTAATTATGCTATTTGAAAGTACTATTAATTTTGAGCCTGTAAGTTTAAAAAGACATAGACATAGATTAAAAGGTGGAACATATGATCCATCAAAAAAGGAAAAAGACGATTTTATTAAATCAATAGAAAATTTTCCAACAGAAAAAATGACTAAACCGATTAAATGTATTTTAAATTTTTATTGTAAAAGACCAAAGAATCATTATAAAACTGGAAAATTTGCTACTATATTAAAAGACACTTCTCCAAAATATAATACTAATAATAAAGATTTGGATAATATGGTTAAATTTGTATTAGATGCTTTAAATGATAAATTGTATACGGATGATTCTCTCATATTTGAAATAGTTTGTAGTAAATTATATTCTGAAAATGATGGATATATTTATGTGAAATTTATGGAGGTAGAAGATGCTTAAAATAAAATAAAAAAATAATTAATTATATACAACTAGTGAATACGTGTAAAATATAAAAAATATTATTATAAATTCAACTATAATAATAGCAATATACGAAAAGAATTTATAAAATATTATTTCATTATTCATAAAATAATATTTTATAATTTATAAATTATTATTTTTCAAAATTTATCTAAAGCTCGCAGGATTAATTGATGGAGAAACTAATCTAGAATTTAATTGATGTCTACTAAGATAAGGATTTTTTAGATCACTGCTACAGTAACCAAATCCTGGTTTGCTAGAATCAAATGAGTTTTTATACAAAAATGGAACATTTTCGGATGGTGTTGTATTAGTTTCAGTATGAGGATTAAGTCCCAAATCATAGCATGATTCTAATGAATTATACTTCATTATTTCAAGACCATTTTTTTGCATATATTGTCTATAGCCCCAATTGGAATGAATATTTTCTTGTTTTTGAATACGATTATTGATGACAGCTTCAGGTTGAAATGAAGCCCAGTTCCTTCCATCATTCATGATTGGAGGAAAATTAAAATGAATATTATTAGATGCTGAATAACAAGTGCCCCAGCCAGCCATTTATATTATTACAATATATAAATTTATTCGTTAGAGCATCCCAATAATTTTAACAATTCATTTTTTTTAAGTTTAGATGAATCATCAACTAATCCTTTTTCAACAACAGTACTTCTTAGCTTACTAAGTGTGAATTTTTTATAATCAATATTATCGGAATTTTTAATTTCTTCTAAACTAGAAATATTAATAGATTTTAGATTTAATTTTGAAATATCAATTTCTTCATTTTTTTGTTCTTCGGTATTTTTTTCTTCGTTATCTTCATTACTATCAACTGATACAGAATCATCTGAAAAATGATCTTCATCTAAATCATTTAAATCGTCTAAATTATTTAAATCAGCTAAATCATCAACATTGTTATCTTCGTCAATATTATTCATACTAGAAATATTTAATTTAAAAACTTTAATATCAGAATGATCTCCAATCTCAATAACATCTTTTACATGATTATTATCTTCTGAATCAGAATCAGAATCATTATCTGAACCACTATCTTCTGAATTAGAATCGTTATCTTCAGAATCACTGTCAGAATCATCAGACACTTGAATTAAATCAGTTCTAATAATATGTGTGTTATTCATATTAGTTGTTTCTAAATTGGAATCGGAATTGGAATTGGAATTAGGATTAGGATTAGGATTAAAAGATTGATTTGGATAAGATCCTCCAACTCTATGTTGTGACTTAATATCATTCATTTCTTCAGCCATACAGGTTACCAAACTAAGCATAGAAGCCATTTTATGGTTTTGTTCTCTCATTTTGCTTTCAAAATAAACTACTAATAAAGCTGCTACTAATACTAATATTCCTAAAAACATAAAAAAGGAAGGATTGAATATATCAACTAATGATGGCATATTATTTATTACAAAAACATAATATATTTAAATTATTTAACTAACGAATTTTATTTAAAGATTCAATTCTTTGAATTTCAATTGTATTTTCAATAATTTCTTTTGGATAATTCATATCATATAACACGTTAAGACCTCCTTTAATTTTTGAAATACCTTCTTTAAATAAATAGTTATATGTTATTTTATTATTTTCCTTTGTAACATCCATATGATAATTGGTAATGTTTTTATTATTGTCCAATTTTTCACAAACACTTATAAAATGAGTTGTTAGCATTGATGATACATATTTATTTTTAGCTAAATATTCCATAAATGCGGTAGAACTAATAATAGCTTCTTCGGGATTTGTTCCTGAATAAAGTTCATCAAATACACATAAGTGTGAATCTTTTTTATTATCATCAATAATATCTAATATTTCTTTACATCTTCTAACCTCAGATTGAAATAAGCTATCTCTGCCTGAAGTATCAGGAATATTTAAATAACAATGAATATATTTAAATGGTTTAATTTTCGCTGAGTCATAAAACCCGCATCCAAATTGCTGTGTTAATATGACATTAATTAATACTGATTTAAGCACAGTTGTTTTGCCAGCAGCGTTTGGTCCAGTAATAATAATATTTTTATCTAATTTAATGTTATTTTTAACAGGATTGTTATTTTTTAGAACCGCATAATAATTATTTTTGAAATTGTTTTTCTTTTTTTTATTAATAAACTCGGCAAAATTTATTTTTCTCTCTTCGACATTATTTTGAAGACCTTCAATACAATCAATGTACCCATTGAATCCGAAAGAATATAACAAAGCATCATTGTAATCTTTATTTTCATAAATTTCATAAAAGTATTTAAGAATATGACCTATTTCAAATATTTTTTTAAAAGATAATTTGTATTCGGAAATTTGTGAGATTTTATTTTTAAGTTCTGTTAAAATCTTTATTTTATTAATTAATATATTATTAAATTCATAATGAGTATGTAAGCTACTAGAATATATTAAATAATTTTCCATAGAATTAATTGTACATGCCAAGTATTCTTTAATTTCAGAAAAATATTTGTGAATTTTTATCATGTTATCATTAAATCTAGTACATAATAGAATATTTTGATATATTGAAAATACATAAAACGCGGCTGAAACTAATAAATATATTTTTTGACCAATTTCTACATTATTGAATTCAGTAAAAAGTCTTCCAATAGAATGATTAGAGATTACTGTTTTTAAAACTTCTATATACTCAGGTATTGTTAAAGATAATCCTTTTAATTTTATTACAAAAAAGGGAATAATTAAAATTATAATTGGAATAAAAAATGAAATAACTGGAGATGCTATATTATAAACGCTCATCCATTGTAAAAATATTTCAGATTTATTAAGAAATTCTAACATTGGCCAATCTAAATAATAATATTTTTCTTTAAAGCTCATGTCATTTTTAATTTCATTCCATAATTCACTTATATTTGAATACTTATCTTCAGATTTTTGTTGCGGTATTTTTTTATATGTTTTTATTAGTTGTTGATTATCTTTTAAAAAAACGACATCGGTTGTGTAGTATTGTGTAATTTGTTCAATACTTTTTGTAGAGAAAGTATTTGAATTATCAAATAAATAAGAATAAATTGGATTTGAATCAGGATCTACTGATTTAATCAACTCTAAGTCAGTAATAATATTTTGTTTTAAAGATACTTTTTGTTCATTATAATAAATAGGAATCTTAAAATGATCATTAAACTCTATTTTATTAGTTTCAGTTTTATTATTTTCAGTTTCAGAATTATTATTCATAGTTTAATATATTGTAAAATAGATTTATATTAAATTTATTTTACGAATTGTTTCCTAATTATTTACAATCTAATTTTGTGAGAATCTAATTTTGTGAGAATTTAAAATTAGAAGGCATTTCATTAATTTGGCAGGCATAATACTCTTCAATTTCCTTTAGTTTATTTACATCTCTTCTAGTAATAAAATTAATTCCGACTCCTTTACGTCCCCATCTACCACTTCGTCCAATTCGATGAAGATATGTATGAATATCTTTTGGAATATCGAAATTAATAACAGTGCTTACTTGTTGGATATCAATCCCACGTGATGTAACATTTGATGAAATCAAAACTCGACAACTTCCAGATTTGAAATCAGTAAATGCTCTGTCTCTTTCTTTTGTATCCATGCTACTATGAATACAACACACAGGAAATCCATCTTCGCTCATAGCTTCAAATAAATCAGCAACACGTTTAACACTATTACAATAAATAATACATTGTGACACTGAAATAGCACTAAATGTATCTTTTAAAATTAAATATTTTTGGCGATCATCTTCAACCGCGACGAAAAATTGTGAAATTCCTTCTAGTGTGAGCATTTCAGCTTTCATAGTAATTCTAACAGGATTACGCATTAATTTATTAATTATTGGTGTAATTTGTTCTGATAGTGTAGCACTAAACAAAGCAATTTGAACATCATTATTAAAATATTGAAAAATATTATAAACTTGCTCTTTAAATCCAGAAGATAACATTTCATCTGCCTCATCCAGAATAATAAGTTTAATTTTTTTAGTTGTAATGTTATCACGGCGTATCATATCATATACTCTACCCGGGCATCCGCAAATAATATGAGGTGAGCTTTTTTTTAAAAAACTAGAATGCTCTTCGACGGAAGAACCACCAAATAGTGTTTGAACTCTGAGTCCATCCATCATAGAACCAATACTGCTCATAACTTTTGCTGTTTGAGTAGTTAATTCTCTCGTTGGAGATAAAACTAGAACCTGGGTATTATTTTCTTTTAAATCAACCATAGATAATGCGCCAATTGAAAATGTGGCTGTTTTTCCAGTTCCCGATTGTGCTTGAGCAATAATATCTCTACCAGCAATAATAGGTTTAATAGCTTTTTTTTGAATTGGGCTAGGTTTCTCAAACCCATAAGCATATATACCTCTTAGAATATCTGAATCAATATCCAATTCATCAAAACTATTAATTTCATATGAAGTATCATCTACTACATTAATTTCACTTTCAAATTGCTTTTCATTTGACATTATAATATATAATAATATTAATTGTATTTAAGTGTATTTATAAATATTATTATATAAAAAAATTGATATAAAAATATATCTAAACATATACTAAGTATAATAAACAATGACAAAGGTACTTAAATACACAATTCAAGATTTTAATACTATTACATTTAATGGATTTAATTTAACTTTACCAGAAGATACTATAAAAATTATATCCGAGTTATCTCTACAAGTTGGCTCGCCAGGATATGTAAAAACTCCTGTATTTAAAAAACGCGAAAATCCTTTAAAACAAACAACGCAACCTATTACTGATAAAAGAAGAAAAGGTAAAAACCCCGAAATTTATGAAGAAAATTGGTCAACCATTCGTTCTTTTCAAGCTACTAAATTTGATGTAAAAGAAGGAATTCAAATTCAAATTAATGTTATTAGATCATTTTTAAATAAAATGTCAGATAAAAATTATATAGATTCTAGAAATAAAATCGTTGATGAGATTGAAAAAATTCTTACTGAAAAAACAGATTCAAATGATTTTATGTGTGTTAGTGCGGCAATTTTTGAAATTGCTTCGAATAATAGATTCTTTTCAAAAATTTATGCGGATCTATATTCTGATTTATTTCTTAAATATGAGTTTATGAGAAGTGTATTTGAAAATAGCTTTAATAATTTCTTAGAATTATTTATTACTATTGAATATATTAATCCAGAAGAAAATTACGATCAATTTTGTAAAATTAATAAGGATAATGAAAAAAGAAGATCATTAAGCGTGTTCTTTATTAATTTAATGAAAAATGAAATTATTAATAAAGGTAAGATTGTACAATTATTAAAAACATTATTATTACAAATATCTGAATTTATTATTATTCCAAATAAGAAAAATGAAGTAGATGAATTAATCGAAAATGTAGCATTATTATACCAAAAAGATTTATTTGATTGTGATAGTAAAGATGATAATTTATTGATTAATGGCATGTCAATTACAGAATTTATTAACAAATTAGCTCATAGTAAGCTACAAAAGGATATGAGCTTAACAAATAAAACAATTTTTAAATGTATGGATTTGATTGGAATGTAAACAAAAAAATATATTTGTCATGTGTTTTTAATTTATTTTTTTATAGAAAAATAAATTAAAATACTTTAAAATACTTTAAAAAAGAATTAAATAAAAAATTGAATTAAAAATCAAAAATAAATAAATATTTAATAACTATACAATGACTGAAATTAATCAAGGAACAAATAAGAAAAAAATGAAAAAGAATAAATTAATTATAGAGAATGATAAAGTAGAAGTAGAACAAATTATTACACCTGGTGTTTTTGATAAAAATAAGTACAAAGAAAATTTAGAAAAAATAATTTGTAATATTTATTCAAAGCCTGTTTCAGAAGAGCTTACATTTGATATTTTAGATACAGAAAAGGAAAAAGAAGATAAATTAATAGCATTAAAAGTAAAACAAAGACAAATGAAACGGGGTGAAATTTGGCAATCCGCATTGGGAACTTACTATCAATTTATTGATTTAGGAGTAGGACACGAAACTGGTTTAGATATTTTATCTGAACCAAGAAAATTAATAATAGAATTAAAAAATAGAACAAATACAGATAATAGTTCTTCTAGAAAATCAAATTTAGATAAACTAGCAAGATTTAAAATTGAACACCCAGATTATACTTGTATTTATGGAAATATAAATGCGGATGATGAAGACAAAACTTTAAAAGGATTTAATAAAAAAATTATACATAATGGTATTGAAATTGAACATCAAGTTGGTTATGAATTTCTTAGGTTTATTTTAGGTGATGATTTACAAGAAATAATAAATTTTGTTAAAAATACAATTGATAAATATACATAAAATATACATAAAATATACATAAAATATAAATATTATTATTTATATTTTTTTATTGTAGCAATTTCAATAATGAATTACCCATTTGTCTTGCTAATTCAACAGGCACAGCATTACCTATTTGCTTATATTGTGAATTTAAACTTCCTATAAAATCATAATCATCATCAAATGTTTGAATTCTAGCATATTCTTTTATTGTCAATGGACGCTCTTCTAAAGGATGACATCTTTCTGTTTGTTTTTGTGATGGTGTACATAATAGTGTTAAAGACGGTTTTTCCATAGATAAACGATATAATATTCCTCTTTTTCCACCTCCTGAGTAATAGCTATTTCCTAAATATTCTTTTTGTAAATTTTCTGGTAAATTAATCCAACAACCGCCTTGTGGTATCATTTTAAATAATATTTTTTTTTCTTCGCTATATTTTGCGCAATTTGATATTGGAACATCATACAAAACATCTTTCAATACCTTTTTTGTGATACTTTCTTCTGGAAAGTTAAAAGAATCGGGTATATTTTTCATTACACCTACAATAAATACTCTTTCTCTTTTTTGTGGAACATTATATTTAGAAGCATCTAAACATTTATAACTAATATTATATAAATTATTTTTATTTAATGCCTCTATTATTTTTTTTATAGTATCACCATTATCATGTGTTAATAATCCTTTAACATTTTCTATCATAAATATTTTGGGTTTTATCAAGTTTAAAATTTCAATAAATTTCATCATTAAATCACCTCTTGGATCATCAAGACCTTTTCTCAAACCAGCTTGTGAAAATGATTGACATGGAACTCCACCAGTTAATAAATCTACTTTATCAATATACAGTGAATAATCTATTTTATCCATAGAACCACATACAACATTTGCTTCTGGATGATTATGTTTTAATGTTTTACAGCAGTCGCTATTATTATCATTTAATAAAATAGGTGTAAACCCTGATTTAATTAATCCAGCACTTAAACCTCCTCCTCCAGCACAAACTTCAATAAAAGTATATTTTTGTACTGTTGTATCAAGAACATTTCCTTTTGAAATTATTATATTTTCTGAATGAGTTGTATTATTTATTACTATTTCTGTTTCTGTTTCTGTTTCTAACTTACAATCAGGTATTTTTTGTTTTGAATTTATAAGTTCTATTAATTGTGATTTATTTTTTGAACTACATTTTGTAATACCTAACTCTTCACATTTTACTAATAATTGTACCTTATTCATTTTTGAAGTATTCATTTCTTCTTTATTATTGATTATAATATTATTTGTTTTATCTTTATTATTCAAAATCAATTTTTTATTTAATGTGTTTAATTCATTCAAATTTTCTTTATCAATTAATGCTTTTTCTTGTAACTTACAAATTTTTTTACTCATTTTAGTTTACATTAATATTATATTTTTACAATAGAATATAAAAGTATATAAATATACAAAATAATATAATTATATGAATCAAGAAAATATATCTTTTTTTATTGATGATAATATAGAACAAATTGATAATTATGAAATGAATAATATCGAATTACTTAATTCAGAATATATTTTTGAAGAAAAAGAAAAAGAAAAAGAAAAAGAAAAAGATTATTCATGTTATACTAAATTGGTACATTATGATATAAATTATACAGTAAAACAATTATTACAAATTTGTGAATATTATGGTATATCAAAAGATTTAAGAATTAGTAAATGTAATAAATCAGATATTTTAAATACGCTTATTATTTATGAAAATAATATTGAAAATCAAGAAAGGGTTAATAAAAGAAAAACATTATGGTATTATATAAATGAATTAAAAAATGATAAATTTATGAAGAAATATGTATTATGGAATTGATTATATTTAAAATAAGAATTAAATATTAAATATAATTATTAAATATAATTATAAAATATAAATATGGTATTATCAAAAATAAATAGTGAAGTAAGCTACCCTGAATTAAAACGAGTTGATTCAGATGATTTACAAACAGAAGCAAATTTATATCAAATAGAAGTAAATGGAATAGATATAATCATCGCAGTAGGTAATTCAAAAAATACATTTGAACAACAAAATATTTTATTTTTTCCAGTTTATTTAGTAAAGAGTAATAATAAAGTAATACAAATAGGAGTTTATGAAATTGAAGCAACTAGATATATTAATTATTTGGATGAAGATAATAATTTAGATATTGAAAAGCTAAACCCTCCTTTAATTTATACATTTGTAACTGTTGGTATGTTAAATAAGCTAAGAATGGAACCAGAAATGTCATTAAAAAAAAGTGCGGAATCTGTTCAAGAATCGGAAAAAGAAAAAGAAAAAGAAAAAGAAAAAGAAAAAGAAAAAGAAAAAGAAAAAGAAGTAGAATCAGAAGAAGAAGAGGAAGAAGCACCTACTGCGGCAGCTAATGAAGAATACGAAATTCCTCAAGAACGTAAAAATACATTTGTTTTAACAAAAGGTTCTCGTGTTCCACCATTATTACCAGAGGAAAACTCTAAAAAAGCTAAGGATATCAGAGAGAAATATCACGAAGATAAAAAAGACTTATGGATTCAAAAATTTATGAAAAATCTAAATTATGATATTACGGATAATGAGGGTGGTGGAGATTGTTTTTTTGCTGCAATTAGAGATGCTTTTTCAAACATAGCACAACATACAACTGTACAAAAGTTAAGAAGAGAAATCGCAAATGAAGCAACAGAAGAAATATTTATGGGATATAAAGAATATTATGATGAAGCAGTTAGATCACTAGTAATAGATACAAGTAAAATAAAAGAATTAGCTTTAGAATATGGAGATATAAAGGAAAAGTTTAAACAAGCTTTAGATCGCAATGAGCAAAAGTTGCTTTCCACAAATTCAAAAAAGGTAAAAGAAGAACACGACAAATTGGTACATGAAAAAAAATTAACAGCAAAAATGTTAGAAGAGTTTAGATTTATGAAAAATATTGATACACTTGAAAAATTTAAAAAATTAATTAAAACGTGTGATTTTTGGGCAGAAACTTGGGCTATTTCTACATTAGAAAGAGTATTAAATATAAAAGTTATAATTATGTCAAGTGAATCATATAAATCAGAAGATTTAGATAATATTTTACAGTGTGGTCAATTAAATGATGCTATTCTTCAAAATAAAGGTGTATTCATGCCAGAGTTTTATATTATTTTAGATTACACAGGTAATCATTATAAGGTAATTGGTTATAAAAAAAAATTGATTTTTAAATTTAGTGAAATACCATATGATATAAAAAAAATGATAGCAGATAAATGCATGGAAAGAAACGCTGGGCCTTTTGCTTTAATCCCCGATTTTCAAAGATTTAAAGATGAGATTGAAGGACGTCAAAAAAAGGTTGAACCTTCAATTATTGAACCAAATTATGAAGAATTAAGTGAATCAAAACTTAGAGGATTATATGATGATGATATTGTATTCTTATTTTATTCAAAGTCTAAAGATAAACCACTTCCAGGTAAAGGATCAGGAGAGAAAATTTCAAGTGATAGATTAAAAGAATTTACTGAGTTGGCAGCTATTCCAGAATGGCGTAAAAAGTTATCGAATTTTTGGATTCAACCATTCGCATTGGATAATCATCAATGGTCTTCGGTTGAACATTATTATCAAGGTTCTAAGTTTAAAAAGGATAATCCAAATTTTTATTTAAGTTTCTCTCTAGATTCTGGAACAGACTTATCAAAAGAAGCAGAAATGGCTAAAGGAGCTGGTGGAAAAACAGGTAAATTTAAAGGTACATTAATAAGACCAAAAGAAGTACAAATAGATCCAGATTTTTTTGGAAAAAGACACAAACAAGAAATGTATGATGCGCAATATGCCAAATTTACCCAGAATGAAGATTTAAAACATTTATTATTAGCTACTAAGAATGCTAAATTAACACATCATTCACGTGGATCACCTCCTATAGTATTTGAAGAATTAATGCTTATTCGTGATAAAATTAAACGCAAGGAAATGTAAATAATTAAATTATAAATAAATTTATTATTACATCTTTTAAACCCCAATTATAATATAAAAATACTTATATATTATAATATAAATGGATGTTGTCTATGTATTTATTGATGTAAATAATTGGGAAGATATAATTATATTCTTGTCAAAAGAAGATGCTATAAATGAATCAAAAAAATACCCAAAAGCTAGAGTTCAAATTTTTAAAATAGATGAGGAAGTGGGATATACACCTACTTATAATTTTTATAAAAATGGAGAACTTATTGAAAATTATAAGTAAATTAACGAATCAAACAATTACTACCATTTGGGTTTCTCTTAGGTGTAATATTATCAGGACAACAACCAAATTGAGTTCCAGAACAGCCTCCAATAGGTTTTTTTTGTGTTAATTGAGGAGCTGGTTTTGGTTCTGAATTTAATATACAATTAGTTCCGGGAGGATTCATTTTTGGAGTTCTATTATCAGGGCAACAACCATACCTAGTACCATTACAACCACCGATTTGATTTGCGCCATTTTGATTTACATTTATTTCATTAGCTCCAATTTTATTAGGATGAAGTTTTTTAATTTTTGGACAATTTATTCCATTAAAATTTACTTTAGAATTAATTCCATCAGGGCAACAGCCAAATTTAGTTTTAGTACAACTTGGTCTAGATTCAATCGTTCTGGTAATTGTCGAACTTTTAACGAATGTTGTATTATTTAATATTATTAAAATAAGTAAAATAATACCTAAAACAATTATTATAATAAATCTTTCCATATATTATAATAAATAAAATAAAATAATATATAAACCAACTATAATAATACCTATCAAAAAATCTGCCAAATATTATGTTGAAATAAATAAATAAAATAAAATAGTATATAAACCAACTATAATAATACATATCAAAAAATCTGCCATATATTATATTATATTACATAAATAATAAATATTAATTTAATAATGGTTTTAAATTAAAATTTAAAAAATAAAAACTTGCTTATTTATAAGAATGAAACTATCAAAAAATAGTAAATTATTAATGAATTTTTTTATGAAAAATAATTGTATAAATCATGTTACTCAATCAGAAAATACAGATAAAATAATTATAGATTTATATAAAGAATTAATAGATGCGCATAATTATTTAATTGATTTAAAACGTGTTAAAAAAAATAGTTTTTATAATATAAGTATAAAAAAAATAACAAATATATCTCAAATTTCACGACCGTCCAATTTTAATTCAAATAATTTTCCTGAGGAAGTAAGAAATCATATAGATCATTTGACATTATCAGAGTTGTCATATACCTTTTCTCTCTTTGATAGAAAGATAACATTACATTTTATAGTTGAAGAGCTTGAAGTAGATCATAAATTAGATGTTTATAATAGATATGTTGATACTATTATAATGTGGTTTTATATATTAAATGAATATGGATCAAAAAAATGTTCGAATACATTTACAGTTTTTTTTTATTTTACTTCATTGGAAAAAAAATTACCTGTTTCAAATATTGATATTTTAGATCAAATACACGTAAATACAGCTTTTACAACAACATGTCCAAAAGATTCAGAAATTGTTATTTTTCGGAAAGAAGAATGGTTTAAGGTTTTAATACATGAATCATTCCATAATTTCGCATTAGATTTTTCTGATATGAATACAAATGAATGTAGAAAAGAAATACTCTCTATTTTTAAAGTAAACTCAGAAGTAAATTTGTATGAATCATATACCGAATTTTGGGCTGAAATAATGAATGCGCTATTTTGTAGTTTCTTAAATTTAAAAAATAAATCAAATGTTGAAGAGTTTCTCTCTAACTTTGAATTTTTTATTAATTTTGAGAGAACATATAGTTTTTTTCAACTAGCTAAAACATTAGACTTTATGGGATTAAATTATAAGAATATGTATTCTGAAACGAATCAATCACAAATTTTAAGAAATACACTTTATAAAGAAAAAACAAATGTACTAGCATATTATGTAATTAAAACAATTCTAATAAATAATTATCAAGGTCTTTTATCATGGTGTAAAATCAACAACTTTTCTCTCTTACAGTTCAAAAAAACATTATCAAATCAAATGGAATTTTGTAATTTTATAAGAAAGAACTATAAAACAAGGCTAATGTTAGATAATGTAAAATCTTCGGAAATATGTTTACAAAAGATAAAAATAAATAATAAAAATAAAAATAATAAAAATAATAATAAAAATAAAAACATTGATTTTTTATTAACAAATATGAGAATGAGTATATGTGAATTAGGTTAAATCAACCTTTCATAACTTCGTGAAAAAGGTTGATAAACGCATATTGATTTAAAAACTTTTAGGTTGATGCATTTTACAATGATCACAAAATTTTAAGCTTTCTCTCTTACATTGATTTCCAGTTTTGGTTTTTTGAATACAAATATACTTATAATGACCATTACCAATAGATTTTTTATTAGCTCTCCAAGCATCAATTGCTTCATCAAAATTTATTTCAACTGTATATAAAGTTGTAGTTTGATTTATTAGGGTTTGTTTCATTTGCTTAGTTTGACTTCTAGTATTCATTGTTAATTATATTTTATAATTATTAATATTAATTATAAAAGTATTTCAATTTTATTTTATATAAAAACAAAAAATAAATAAAATATTTTATTTAAAATAAAATATATAATATAAAAATTGAATACAAAAATTATAATATAAATTATAATATAAATAAATTACAGTACTAATAACATATATGGGTATTAAACATCTAAATAAATTTTTCAGAACAGAATGTGGTGACTCAATCAAAGCTATATCAATTGCGGAATTATCTGGTAAAAAGATAGCAGTAGATATTAGCATTTATATGTATAAATATGAATCTAATGAGGCTCTAATAGAAAATATGTATCTTATGTTAGCTACATTTAGACAATATAATATTATACCAATCTTTATTTTTGATGGTAAACCACCTACTGAAAAAAAGGCACTATTAGAAAAACGTAAAATAGATAAAAAATCGGCAGAAAAAGAATATAATATTTTAAAACAAAAATTAGAGATGAATAATACAAATAATGAAGAAAAACAAGAATTGATTTCTAATATGGATTCATTAAAAAAACGTTTTATTTATATTAATAGAGAGAAAATAGATCAAGTAAAAAGTTTAATTAGAGCATATGGAGCGACTTATTATGATGCGCCAGGTGAAGCGGATGAATTATGTGCCTTGCTTGTTTTAAAAAATAAAGTATGGGCTTGTTTAAGTGAAGATATGGATATGTTTGTTTATGGTTGTACTAGAGTAATAAGATATTTAAGTTTATTTAATCATACCGCAATATTATATAATACAAAAGAAATATTAGAAAAATTATCACTTACCCAAAAAGAATTCAGAGAGATTTGTGTTTTATCTGGTACTGATTATAATATTCAAAATTGTAATAATAATTTGAAAATTATTCCAAATTTATATGAAACTTTTAAAATGTTCAATAAATATAAAAAAGAAAAAGAAAAAGAAAATAAAAATAAAAATTCAAAATCAGATTTTTATGAATGGTTAAAAATAAATTCCGATTATATTACAGATTATGAATTACTACAAAATATATATAATATATTTGATTTAAAAAATATTGATTTTAAAATATTTGAAACAATTAAAATTGTAAATACTCCAATTAACTGTGAAAATATTAAAACTATTTTAAAAATAGATGGATTTATATTTCCTCCTGTTTAAATATTATTATTGTTATTTTTATTTTTATTATTTAAAAATAACAATATAAGTTAGTATACAAAATGTTTAATTTATATACTAATAAATATGATAGACAAACTTTAAAAGATAATATTTATAATGTAGATTTTTTTGATTTATTAAAAACCCAAGTAATTGATGCTACATTTGCGGTTAGATATATATTAAATAAAAAATATGATTTAGATGATAAATATGAGTTGATTACTCCTGAATTAATTATTAAGCTACAACCTCATATCAAAATAGAGGAATTACGTAATGAAATTTTAAATTACGAGTCAGATGATGATAGTGTAACAGATTTTGATACAGTTTCAAGAAGAATATCCTAATTGTATTTTTATTGGATATGGTTTCTCATAATTTATTTTCAATCTAAGTTGGTATATATCCATATCTGGAGTTAAATCAATATATTTATTTTTTAATAATTCTTCTATCAATTTAATTTGAACTAAATTTGCTCCACCATTAGAATCAAATAATAAATCTCCATCATCACCACAAGTATGCCATAATAGTTTATTATCAGTATATCTTTGAAAAAATGTAGTAAATGTTTTTTTAATTATTTTCGTATTTGTATTATTTGTATTATATACGAGTTCAGCTTTAAATACAATGAATGGTCTTTCATTATCATCAACGCCTTTCATTATATTTTCAGTAACTTCTGATTGTTTAATAAAATCAATATAATTAGTATCACCAAAACGATCTCTAACATCTAATGTTTTACAATTATAATCCATAATATTTTGTAATGATTGTTGAATATATATTTTATGCATTAATAAATATAAATTATATATAAAAATATGTTTAAATAATAAAAAATGAAATAATAATAAAATTGAAATAATATAATATTTAATAATTTAAATTACAATACTTACACAGTTATTAATTAATTAAATATTATTTTATAATGAGTTATAAAAAAATAGAAATAATAGACAAATTAAATCTCTCATATGAGTTATTAAATATCATAAAAAGTTATTGTTTTCATGATATTTCTAATAAAATAGAAGAAACAAAACGGCACATAAAATATAAAAAAACTAGAATAGTTTATAAATTTAAATATTTTACTTTATCTAGATCAAATCCAGGCGTACCTTCAGATACAGATATCCTGATAGATGATGAAAGTGAATATTGGACTATTCTTCATCATGATAACAGAAACATTCTATTTACATTAGAAGCGACAAACTGTAAATGCTGTGGAAATTATAAAACTACTTCTAAAAAATTTGAAGAATTACCGAAAATAATAAAGTGTATTTGTATTTAATTATTTATTATTTATTATTTATTATTTATTAGATAAACACGAGTGAATCAATATTTAAAAAAGATCCACTTGTTAATTGAGGTATTTGATCAAATTTTGATTTTTTTAATAAATCTCTCATTTTTATTAATAAATTTCTCCATGTAATATTTTTTTCTGATTTAAATGCTTCTAAAAATGCCCATGTCATAGCACCTTGGTTTTTATTATTAATATATGCGTCACTACTAGTTTGTACATCACTACATCCACTTATCATAATAACATTTCCATTTGTTTCAGATTCATTAACATTTTCAGTAAAATTATTTTTATCTAAACTATCCATATACTGATATTTAAGGTCTAAAATAGAACCACTATGGCAACAATCAAAAAAAGCAATTAATGTTACATCTTTTTTTAAATTAGTTTGAATTATTTTTTTTAATTCATCATCAACAATTTCATTCAAATCGCAAGGAACGATCAATTGGTCATAACCAGTCTTTTCATTATTATTTTTATCTAATATATATGACCCATGACCACTATAAAATAGTAATAACACATCTCCAGATTGAGAATTAATTAATAAATTGTTAAATTCAGTTAAAATATTATTGCGATTAGGTTTTTTTACAGTATTATCTGTTAAAATACTAATTTTTTTAAAATTATAATTAGAAATAAGTGAATTAATAGAACTAGTGTCATTAATACAACCATATAATTCATTATTAGTTCCAATGTAATTGATACCAATTAATAAAGCGGAATTATTATTTTTATTTTTAATTTCTGGCATAGATAAATTCTTAATATTCAAAACATCTTTATCCAATTGTATTGTTAATAATTGATATTTATTATTAACTTCATTAACTAGATTTTGAATTAATTTATTTTTATAAGCATTTGTATTTCGTGAACGCTTAATATTATTTAATGTATTATTATAATAAATATTCAAATTCCTTACATTTAAATTAAAAACATTATTCAAATGTTTAATTTTGAATGCTTTAAACTCATTAAACTCATTACTCATTATATTATATATAAATATAATAAGTATTTTAAAATTATAATTGTAAAATATTCGGTCTACAAAAGACCTAATATTTTTATCTATTTATTTTTTTAGTATTATTTATTAAAAATCGTTAATTAATATTTAAACAGAACCAGTAGCAGAAACAGCCGCAGTAACAACATCCTTTGATGCCTTAGCAAAATGAGGACTCATGTATCTTTGAAGATTGAAATACGTAAGCTCATCAGTCTTTTTAAGCTTCAAAAGAGTAGCAAGCTTGGAATCAGGATTGATCTTACGACCATTCTCCTTATCTTGAAGATTGTTAGTACGAATATACTTGTTAATATCACGAGTAACCTCAGTACGCGCCATCTCAGAACCAGAAGGTTTCTCAAGGAACTTTGCTAGCTCATCACTGATACGAGTAGGCTTTACAAATCCAGATGGGGCGCGGTTACCAGCTTTTCTCTTTCTCTTGGAACTTTGCTTTTGGGCAGTCTTGAGTTCACGAGTCCACTTTTTCTCAAGAGTGCGATACTCAACCTTCAAAGAAGAGATCAATACACCAAGCTGTTGAAGCTTAGCAAGAAACTCAACAGATTGCTCAGCAATAGGAGCCTCAACATCACCATCAACAGTAGCAGCAACAACGTCATCAGTAACAGAAACAGTTACAGTTTCTTGAACAACAGGAGCAGTCTCAACCTTGGGAGCTTTTACTTTCTTAACCTTGGGAGCTTTATCTACAACAACAGGAGAAGCGGACTCAACAACAACAGGGGTGGGGACAGAAACAGGAACAGAAGTGGAAGCAGGAGCGGAATCAGAAGCTTTGGGTTTGGTTTGTTTTGGTGCCATCTTATTATACTATATCTAAATAAATACTTTTTAAGTGATTTAACGCAAATAATATATATTGTTATCATAATATGGTATTGCTAGTTTATTACATTAATTACTAAAAATGAGATACTGATTGAAATAACCATGGTAAAGATGTAGATGCCTCTACACTTACTAAAGTTAGTGCCGCAAGAACATAATATGCGCCTAAAGATTTACTATCATTATCTATTCCATTATTAACGAATTTTTCTAAAACTTCTAAAATAACTTTTTTAATATTATTAATATCTGTTTCATTATAAATATATGGAATACTTAAATTCATAAATGGAAGTCCATTTGGAGGGCAAATTTTCTTTTTAACTTCTAAAGATAATTGAGCTCTATAATTCCATATATCACAAAGTTCTCTAACAAATTTATTCAATTGAGATCTTGATAAAGAGAGAAACCATTCAGAATCACTATAATTTCCTAAAGCATTTATATTTTGAAATAAAGATAATGCTCTTAATTCAATAACTTTTTCATTTGAAATATTTAATGGTTCGTCTTGAATTTCTAAATATACTTTTTTATTTAAAATTTTTCCTATTTTTACTAATAATTTAATATTTATTAAAACTTCTATTGGTATATTATTTCTGTTATACGGGTTTTGACTAATTTTTACATTATTTTTCATATAAATTAGACTAAAAATTGAAGCTAGATCAAAACCATAAATAAAATCATCTACATCCTTGTAACTAAAAAATTGATTAATACCTAAATCATTTAAATTTTCCATAGTAATAAAATCTGTATTATTTGTACATAATTTTCTATTTTTATAAGCAGGACCATGTAAATTATTAAATTTTCTTTGTAAACTTCCTCTAAAAATCTTTTGAATTTTTGTTATATGATATGATAATTGTAGAAATATAAAAATTCTCACTGTTAATTCTTTTTTAGTTCCTCCTATTTTTAATTTATAATGTTTCGCAAATATTTTTAATTGTTGAATATTATAATTATATTTTATTAAAGTATTATAATTATTTATTGTTGGAATACTTATATTATTTTCATCTATTTTTTCTAGTTTTTTTATAAAAATTATTTGGTTTTCACATTTTTGTAAAATACAATTTAAATAATCTGCTACTTTATTTAATTTTACAATATTTTTACTTGGTGTATGATAATCTACCATATTATATATATGTATATAATTATCCTTTTGAGTTATTTTAAAATATTATTTTATTAGTTTATTAATTTTATTAGTTTATTAATTTTATTAATTTATTAATTTTATTAATTTTATTAGTTTATTAATTTTATTAATTTTATTAGTTTATTAATTTTATTAATTTTATTAATTTTATTAATTTTATTAATTTTATTAATTTTATTAATAATTTTATTAGTTAGTATTTGAGTGTAGTTAAAAGTATTTAATATATATATTATGTTACTGATTATGATAACAAATAAAACCAGACTTAAAATCATTTTATATTTAAAAAAAAATTGATTTAAAGATAACTGTTTAATATAATTCATATTAAAACAAAATGGCTGAAAGAATCATCGACGGAACTCAATTTAATGTTAACGATATTATGTACACTACTCCTAAGGCAACCCCTCAAGGAGCTAAAAGTGTTAATATTTTGAATAAGAAAACTAAAACTGGTCTTACTTTATCTACTCCTCTTATGCTTACATGGGGTGCTGCTGAATTTGTAGATCAAGCAACTGGTCAGGGAGATGGAAAATTTACATTGTCTCTTCAATTTCCAGGAAAAGAGTATGAAAATGAGGACACATCCGCGTTTTTGAAGAATATGAAAGCGCTTGAAGATAAAATTAAAGCTGATGCTCTTGTATATTCAAGGGAATGGTTCGGAAAAGTTCATAAAAGTGCTGATGTTGTTGATGCTCTTTGGACTCCGATGCTAAAGTATAGTAAGAATAAGGCAACTGGAGATTATGATTATTCTAGAGCGCCTACTCTTCGTGTTAAGCTCCCACAATGGGAAGGTGTTTTTAGCAGTGAAATTTATAGTGAAGATGGAGATAAGTTGTTTCCAAAGAGTGATAGTCCAAGTGTTACGCCTCTTGAGTATTTGAAGAAGGGATCAAATATTATGTGCTTAATTCAATTTGCCGGAATTTGGTTTGTAAATGGTAAGTTTAGTGCTAGTTGGAAGCTTATTCAGTCAGTTGTTCAAAAACCCAAGGCAACTCTTCAAGGTCAGTGCTTTATTAAGCTAAAGACTCAGGATAAGGAAAAGCTTAAGAATCAACAAGTAGTCGATGATGATCTGGATGATAATGTTTTGAGTACTATTGTAGATGATAGCGACACTGAAGATGAGCCTGTTACTGTATTTAATCCGCCTGCTGCTCCTGCTCCTGTTCCTGTTCCTGTAGTCGAGGACTCTCATCATGTAGTGGAAGAGGCACCTGCTGTTGTTTCTGAAGAGCCTAAGAAGGTGGTTAAGAGAGTTGTTAAGAAGAAGGAGTAAATAGTTAGTTAAAATAGTTAGTTAGTTAAAATATTTAATTTATATTTTTTTTAATATAAATTAAAATTCAAATACTTATCATTATATCATTATAATATTTACAATAATATCTGACTTTTCTGATATATCATAAATATCATTTTCATTTACCTTACTAAGTCCTTCATTTTTTATTCTATAATATTGATTGACTTTCATATATAATTTATCTATTGGAATACTAAATTCTTTTTTACCTATATTAAAAGTAAATTGTTCATTATTTTTTATTAAATTTGGTATTGTCATCGAATTAAAATTAATCTTTACATGTAAATTATTGTTTTCATCAATTTTAATATTTGTAGGTAATTCTGGCTCACAAGAAACAATAATTTCTCTCGAATTATTTATTTCTGTTCCTTCAAAATATAATTCATTATGCCATAATGGTACTAAACATAATTGTTCATTAACATACAATTTATATACATTATTTTCAAATAGATCATCAATACTTGGATTTAATTTATAATATTCCATAACATCTTCATACTTTTTACTAACAATTGATATCAACTTATCTAAAGTCTTTTGATTAATATGGAATACATTTTTATATTTAGAGAGAAAGTTGTAAATATTTAAAGCTGTTTCTTTATTTAATTCTTCAAATAATTTTATTGGAATTTTTTTAAAAATAATATCTTTAATTATCTCATAAAATTTATTATTATAATCTCCTTCAAAAATTTCAGATAAAAAAGAATGTAAAATATCACCATAAATAGTTGAATTAGCATTATTTTTTTCTTGATCTTCAAAGATTGAATCTCTCTTTAAGTAATCATAAGCTTCATTAATTTTTTGAAATTTTTCTTTTGATTCTTGCGTATTTCCATTTTTATCTGGATGATTTTGTAAAGCGAGTTTATGATATTGTTTTTTTAAACATTCTAAATTTATATCACTATATTTTTTTTCAGACATATCTATTTCTAATATATCAAAAGCTAATTTATAATTCATACCTGTTGAATAATCCATAATAATTATATTTTAAATCATAAACTTTAAGTATTTAAAAATCAATTTAAATATTAATTTTTTTTGTTTTTGAATGTCCATATTTATATTTTTTTCTTGATTTATTTGCTAAAATAAATGCCTTTTTATTATGATCACAACCTTTATTTAATATATCATAATCAACCGCAGCAGCTTTACCAGCTGTTATTGAACTTGCTAATCTAGCTAATCCCCATGATTGACCGGTTTGATTTGGTCTTGATCCTGAAGAATAGTACGCGCCTTCACCTTTTTTCACAATCTTTTTTAATGCTTCGAGAGAACATCCTGTTGCCTTTGCTAATTCTTTATTTGGTGTTATCTTGTTTATTTTATAAATTTTTTGAGCATTTATTATGTGTTTTGATTTTTTATTTTTATAAGAAGCTAATGGTTTTCTTGTATAGTATTTTTTATTTTTATATAATTTTTGCGATTTTTTTAACATACTAATTTGTTTCTTTTTATCTTTTTTAGATAAAGTTTTCGGTACATACCTAAGAGGAACTTTTTTATTTTTTTTCATTATTTAAAATAAGGATATATAATTATTAATTTAAAATTTAAATATAATTATATTGATAACATTTTTTATATTTTGCTAGATAACGATCACAATTTTGAATTTTAAATATAAAATATACACATCATTACAGTGACAAATTATTAATTATACAAATAATATAAAGACAATTATTTGTATAATGTATAAATGAATACTATGATTAATAATACCGTATCTGATATGCTTATGTTTAAAATTATATGTGACGGAAATAAAGACAATGATTACACATTTTTTTATACCTAGCTTCAATAATGAACTTTGCTGAATATAATAATGGAGGTTGTGTAACTGAAGAAGGAATTAAATCATTACGAATTAATGTAATGCCTTATATAAATAAACTAACCACTGGAAAAACTAAGTTGACACAAAAAGAATTAGTTAGTTTATTACTTAATCTTTTAAATTCATACTATACATTAATATTATCAAGTAAGCTAATTAAATTTTATAATGAAAATAAAATACATTTTTTACAAATTTATAATTTTCCTTCTGATATTATTGAAGATTTTGAATATCTAGAAAAAAAATAGCAAATCAAATACATATAATCAAAAAAACATTAGATGCTTTTACACCATCAATTGATGGTAAATATATTAAAATGTTTAATGAAGAAAAAACAAAGGGATTTTATAAACATATTTTTGATTCAAATTCTCTTTCTTTTGATATTGTTACAATTTAAAATTTAAATATAATAATAATAAAAAGTTTTTAATAATTATGTATTATTTTTATTAAATAAAACAAATACTTTTCCAAATGATAAATAGGTCTATAATTATTATTATAGTACTGGAAGAAACTATATGTTTTTATTAGCACATCTGACAAAAACTCTTTCTTAATCCTCTTTGCTTTTATGTGTGTAGAGAGAATATACCATATACATTCTGTAATATCTAGATTATAAATAAAAATATCATATATTATATCTCGAAACTTTAAAAATTTCATTTCATTAATTTTAGTCATATTATCAATTATTTTATTACAGATCATTTTGTATGGTAACATTAACTCTTCATTAAATACATTTAACGTTTTGATATTTGTAATATTTTCTAGATTCAATTTAGTTGGTATCTTATTTTTTAAACACTTATTATAATTCGTTTTTGATGGTCTCACAATATTAATTATTTCGCAACAATTCAAAATATTATCTGATATAAAACTTAATTCTTCTGTAATAAGTATAAATTTAATATCTATTGACATTGCGGTATTTTTTTGCATATAACTATAAAAGTTTTCCAATAATTCACTATGAATTTCATGAAAATTTTTACAAACTATTATTCCTGACTTATCTACCTTTGCTGATATTATGTCAATAATTTGAGTATATATTTCATGCCAAAGTAACTTTGAATTACAACCTAAGAGAGACATATCAATTTCATAATGAATATCACTTATTTTAAAAAAATATTGTTGTTTATTATAATTTACACTAATTTTTTTTTCATATTTTAATTCAGTTGGACTATATTTTTTAATTAAATTTAACATTTGACTATATTTACCAACTCCACTTGGTCCATAAATAATCACATTTTTTAATTCGTGTAATGAATTTGGGAATTTTTTATAAATTTTTTCTAACTTTGGATGTAAATTTTGTTTTTGAATCACATTTATATATTCTTCAAAGTGCGTTTCGTAAAATTTCATTAATTATATAGTTATTGAAATATTCTTTATTTAATTTTATTACTTATTATACTTATTATTATAAAATATAAACTTATATTATTTTTCATTTCCAATTTTATATAATATTTTAGATAATACTTGCGTAATATACATTTTATCATTTTTTCATTTTTATAATTCTATAATTTTTATATACTTAAAAACATTTTTAATTATATAATAGGTTAATAAATGAACATTGTAAAAAAAATAGATCAATATAATGAATGTAATATTTTTTTTTGCGAACCAATAAAAAATAACATTATGAATGATGGAAATTTTATTAGAATTTTATATTCTACATTTAATTTTACATTAAATGGTATTTATTTATTAATACAATTTAATGATATTATATCTGAAAAGTATTATAATAAAAATAAATGTACTTTTAATGTAGATAATCATATAGAAATTATTGAAAAAATTAAAGTAATTGAAGAAAATTTATTAAAAAAAATAGAAATATATAATAAAATACCCCAATTTAAAATTTATGACCAACTTATTAATGGCAATATTAAAATTTTTTGCGAAACATTTTCAAAATCAAATAATGATTTTATTTTAAAAATATCTGGAATATGGGAAACACAAACCAGTTATGGATTAACATATAAATTTACCAAAATTAACAATTCGTAGTACTTTAACCATCCGTAGTACTTTAACCATCCGTAGTACTTTAACCATCCGTAGTACTTTAACCATCCGTAGTACTTTAACCATCCGTAGTACTTTAACCATCCGTAGTAAAAAATTTTAATATCGTAAATAAAATTAAGGCACATATACTTGAAATTACACCTAATAAATAAAGGAGACTACTTGTTATACTTGATAATTTACCACTTGATTTAAATTTTTCACTATCCATATTTGTATATAACAAATATATCTGTAATAAAAATAAAATTATCGATATATTGCTAAAAGTATGATAACTACTTGATACATGATCGTCTTTAATTAATTTACTATATGTTATAATTAAATATAATATTAGGGCTATTACAGCAAGCATTAATAAAAATGGTCCAGTTGCCGTTAAAATTGTAGTTATCATTTCTGATTTAGGTTTATCTGAAGTTATGGTTACAATATTGTTCAACAACATTGTTAATATCATTAAAATACTTAATGTTAGCGCAGAATATCCAGATATTAATGCTCCAATTGTTGTATTTCCAGTTGTTCCAAATGAGACAAAAAATAAAATTACACTCACAAATATTAAAGCTTTATAAACTAAAGAATATAACTGATTCATATATATACTTTTAGAATATACTTTTTCTTTATTTTATTATGACTTTTCTAAATGTATTTTTAATTCATCTATTTCTTTTTGCATATTTTTCATTTTAACAATCATTATTGGTATTAATTCTAAATAATTAATTGCTTTAATTGATTGTATATTATTATTTTGATCTTCGATCCCAGTATTTGTTATTAATTCAGGAAAATATGCTTCTAAGTCTTGCGCTATTATACCATAACGTTCTTTTTTAACCTGATCATTTTTAAAATTGTATTTTTTGGGTTTCAATTCTAAAATATTATCACAAAACTCATCTGTTAAATCATTTATATTTTCTTTTAATTTTAAATCTGAAGGATTAATTATTGCACCTACTACAAATAAATCTTTTGGTAAATATACACTATTATTTGTTGCTGGTGTAATATATTTTATTCCACTTATAGTTTTATATATCCAATTCGCAAAACTAGAAGGAGCCGATGTAAATTGTTTAATATAAGTTGTATTATCTGGTTGTCTACCACCATAATTTGCCACTCCAGCCATTATATAATAATTATAATTATTTTAATATAGTAAATTTAATACATTAATAAATAATATTTAATATTTAATATTTAATATTTAATATTTTATACATTAATTTAAATTAATATATAAAAATTTATTATATTAATAATTTAATATGTCTAGTTTTAATGTTAATACTAATCATCCCATAATTCCTAATTCTCAAGAATACACCATTTATAAACAATATGTTTCAATTCATTCTGAAGATAGAGATATTAAAAAATATCCTAGTTCTAGTATGTTTGAAATAGAACTTCCACAAGATTATTTAAATATTTCATCCGTAAGATTATACAGTTGGACATTTCCAGCAAATTATAATACATTTTCTTCTCTTAATTCCAATGTTAATATGTATTTTTTAATTAATAAACCATATAATCCTGGAGAACATATGTTTAGCGATTTATTACAAGAAACTATATTTCAAGCATTATATTATAATAAAACTAATAATTATGAAATTATTATTGAAAATGGATTTTATACTCCAGATCAAATGACTACTGAATTAACTAATAAATTTAACGCTTCAGTAACTGATGTCATTAACAAATATTTTGTTGATAATGGTGTAGCTCAATCATTAATAGATCAATTTAATAATAATGGAGGTTATCAAGATTTTGTAATAGTATATAATACAGTAGGACAGCAAATATGGTTCGGAAATAGAAGCTCCGGATTTATTTTAAATAATACTTATAATACTTCAGATGATTTAGTATCTGCTACTTATTTAAAATGTCAGCAAAGTTCATTACCTGATTTTAGCAGTTGGGGATTGCCTGGATATTTAGGATTAGAGAGAACTCCAACTGAATCTATTAGTACAATTGATACTGTTCCAAGATTTTATTATGGTGATGTTTTTAGTGGAGATAATGGATACTGGCTAACACCAAATCCTGCTTTGCCAGGTGCGCAAGTTTATTACGTTCAGTCATATTGGAAAATAAATCTGTTTGGTCCAGCATATATGTATATGGAAATTGATGGGTTAAATAACATTGATGAAACATCTCCTTATAATGTTAGTGAATACACTTTAACAACAAATAAAACAAATGGAATTGTTAATGCGGCCTTTGCCAAAATTCCTATACCAACAACTCCTATGTCTCAATGGTTTGATAAAGAAAGTACTCCATACAAATTATTTTTACCTCCTGCTGAAAGAATTCGTAAACTTAAAATTAAAATTAGATATCATAATGGTGAGTTAGTAAACTTTGGTGTATTTAATTTTTCATTTATGTTAGAATTTTCATTATACACTTCTCAACAACTTAAAAAATATAAATTATTTCAACCAAATTATGGAGGAGTTACCTCATTTTAATTATTAATATATTTTAATGGTTAATATATTTTATATGTTTCTTTAATCCATGCTTTTAAAATATCTAAACTACAAATTTGATATTTTCCTTCAAATCCGTTTAAATTATAAAATTGTGGTTTTTTCATTTTAGCACTCTTATAAAATATATATTCACCTTTTGCGCCTTTTCTTATAGTTATATTATCAGATACCTCTCTAATAATATTACTGCCTTCATCCAAATATTTTTCAACATCTTTAAATGTTATACTTTCAATCGGTTGATTTCCTAGTTCTTTTAATGTTTTTGAATTTTTATCCCAAGAAATATATAAACCAAATTTACCTTTTTTCAATATTACGTCATGATTATTGTATTTTCCAAGATTATATTCACTTTTTTTATGATTTTTATCAATAATATCTTCAGATCTATATTCGCCATTTTCTAATTTATGAATATCAATATCTTTTTTTATCGGTAAAAAATTAATAATCTCTTTGTCATTTACAATTGTAATATTTTTTATAACAGGACCATATTTTCCTATTATATAAGAATTTTCATCATCTAGTTTAATCTCTAATTTTGATTTTGATTCATCTTTTAAATTATTTAATAAACTATTTAATTGATCATTACATCCTTTACATAAATCGTACCATTTTTTTTTACCATTAGAAATCTTATCCAAATCATCTTCCATTTGTTTTGTATAAGTATAATTAAATAAATCATTAAAATATTTTTCCAAAAAATCCATTACAATTACTCCTAATGGTTGTATTACCAATTTGTTTTTTTCATTACCAAATATTCTTTTTGATTCTATCGAAAAAATTTCACCATTTTCTAATTCAAAGTCTGTACAATTAAGTTCATTTCCTTTTATATCTTCTCTCTTAACATAACCTCTTTCTTGAATTTTATCAATTAACATCGCAAATGTAGATGGTCTTCCTATACCTTTTTCCTCTAAAAGTTGTACTAACCTAGCTTCTGTATAGTGTGATTTAATATTTGTTAGTGTTACTTTTGATTGTATTTTTTTATATTGTATTATTTGATTTTGTTTAATTGTTTGTAAATATTGATACTCTTTGTTTTCTGGTTTTATTTCATTAATATACTTTTTTGAAACTATTTTCCATCCCGGAAAATTTATTAATTCACTTGTGTAAGTAAATTTTAAATTATTTAATGATTGTATGCTGGCTGTTATCGAATAAAAGGATGCTTGAGACATACAGCTCTCTAAAGTGTTCTCCCAAATAAGTTTATACATTCTTTTCTCTTTTGAATCTAACTTATCTGGAAGATCTTTGAGAGAAATGTTTGTTGGTCTAATTGCTTCGTGTGCTTCTTGTGTTTTATCATTTTTCTCTCTATTGTTAATTAAATCGTCTATGTTTTCATTTACATATTTCTCCGCATAATTACAAATTATATAATTCTTTGTTACATTTACAAATTCATTGCTATACCTTTTACTATCTGTTCTCATATAAGTTATATATCCTCCTTCATACAAACTTTGACATACTTTCATTGTCTCCTTTGGAGAGAAGTGTAATTCATTACTTGATGTTTGTTGTAATCGTGATGTTGTAAAAGGTTCTGGACACCTTTTAAATACTATTGAAGGTTTTGTACATGTGTATATATGATCAAATTCAGCTGAACCATCTAAAAACTCAATGACATCATCTTTTGTTTCAAATTTACCTTGAGGAGTTAGATCAAACGGAATATTTAAATTGGTAAAAAAACCTGTGGTATTGTATTTTTCTTTTTCTTTTGCTTCATTTATTTCCTTTTGATTATCATAAACTAACTTGAGTGCTGGGGTTTGACATCTTCCTGCGCTAAGACTATTTTCTGATTTTTTTGATATGTATTTCCATAACATTGGACTAACTTGAAATCCTACTAATAAATCTAATATTTGGCGTGCTTGCTGAGCATATACTATATTCATATCAATTGTTCTTGGATTTTTTATAGCTTGTTGTATTGCTGGTTCTGTTATTTCATTAAATGTAATACGTTTTGTTTTATTTATATCTAAATTAAAAATTTGTGCTATACAAAAACTTATTTTTTCACCCTCAAAATCATTATCTGTTGCGAGTATAACTTCATCCGCTTTTTTAATTTCTTTTCTTAAAATTTCGATTTGTTTTTTCTTTATTTCATTGTCAATAATTGTATATGTTGGTTCAAAATTATTATCAAAATCTATATTTTTGAGAGAACTTAATTCTCTCAAATGTCCATACGACGCAACACATTTATAACCAGGACCCAGATATTCTTCAATTTTTTTACACTTTGATGGCGATTCTACTATTACTAACGTGGTTGATAATTTTGAATATTTTTTTGACATCTTATTTAAATATATTATTAAAATATGTTTAAATATTTACCGTATGTAATATAAATATTTATCTTTTCTTTATAAGTAAGTATGCTATAGCCCCAACTCCAATAATTCCACTAATACCAATAGATAACCAACTTATTTGACTGCCTTCTTTGACATTTGAAATTCCTAGTTTACCTAAAGCACTTTCCATACTAGCATCTACTGAATCTCTATCTTCATCTCCAACCTCAGCATAATATTCCGCACCACCTTTATATCTTTTCGTTCTTTTTTTATTATTATTATTTCTTTTTTTGTACTTTTTAGTTTTTTTAACCATTATAATATTTAAATATATTATTTTGTATTTTATAGTTAAATAAAAAATTGATTATATTTATTTATAAACATAAATAAGTATAAAATATAAATAAGACTAAAATATAATTATAGATATGAATCAATTAAAGACAGATTTAAGTATAAAACCCAAGGGTATTAATGCTCGTATAGTAGGTGAATTTGGAAATTTACTTCATCAATGCGAAAGTATAAAATACGAACATCAAAATAATGGATTATATGTAACAGTAAAAATAAATCAAAATTCATATTGTTTAAATTTATCACATAATTATCCATTTAAAATGCCTACAAATATTTCTTATAATGGCGTAGATTATTATAAAATATTAATTACACATTCAGATGAAGCAAAAGGTTGTTTGAAAAGATTTTATTATAGAGATTGTTTGTGTTGTAGTTCAATGTTATGTAATTCTAATTGGATGCCAACTATTAATATTAGTCATATTATTAATGAAATAAATAATGTTGTAAAAATTAAAAAAGAAATTATGATTAGAATGCTATGTAATAGAATTAGAGTGAAATACGTATGTTATTTTGCTGAAATTGAAAAATATTTATTTTAGTAGAGAAAAATAATTAATTTTGGCTCAACCTTTCTTTACTTCGTTGTAAAATGATGATTTAAACTGTTTCCATGAAATTTTTACAGGTTCTTTTTGAACCTTTTCTGGTTTTTTTTTATCATACTCTTCATTTAGCTTATCTGCCTTTTTTAAAGCACTATCAATATATAATTCTTTTAATAATGTTCCTACTAAAAAAGAACCTGAATGTTGATCAAGTTCTCCATCTTCGATTTGTCTTAAAACATCAATAAATTTATTTAATATACTAATATCAATCTCATCTTTTTTAATTTTGTTATAAATATTAGTATAATACGTAAATAAAAAATTACATTCATTCATACATTCTAAATTAATTTTTTCAGGATCATCTCTATACATTGCCTTAATCATTATCATATTATTAATTTCATTTTTTAGTATATGACTGTGTTTTAATTCGCGTATTGCCTCAGTTTGATCTTCAACATTATTTGTTTTAATCATATTTTGTAATTGAAGTCTTTGTTTTTCATCCATCATGTCCATTATATCTATATGAAATATTTAGACTTTAAATTATAAATATTTAAACTTATATTTATAAATATACTTTTTAAAAGTATATTTATAAATATTTTGCTATACTTTTTTAAAGTATATTTTTATAAAAGTATATTATATATGTCAAATAAACCAGTCCCTGGACTAATGCTTCCTCAAGAAAAACCAATGTTAGCTGGAAATCCTAAAGATTCAGCAATAGCATCAAATAATGAGGCTGCTGGAAGACAAGCTGATTTAATTAAAGCAACTTCAGGAGGAAATAGACATAAAAGCAAAAGAAACAAAAAATATAAATATGGTGGAGCAACTGCTAGTGGTGTTGCGGTTCCACAGTATCAAATGCAATATAAATCACCTGGAGCTGGTGGTCAAGACCCAAATAGCATAATAAAACAAAATACTAGTATTTCAACACAAGGTTCAGCAAATGCTGAATATGATAATTTGGCTAAAAAAGGTGGCTCAAGAAAAAGAAAAAGAGGAGGAAACCCAAATTGGTCTTGGGGTTGTTATAGTGGTGGCAGAAAAAAATCAAAAAAACATACTAATAAAAGGAAAACACATAAAAAACACAGAACTAATCGCCGCAAATAATTTATTAAATAATTTTGTTTAACTTTACTTAATAAATATATATTAATAATATAAGTTATATGCCTACAGGAAAAAACTGGATGTATTTTATTTATGTTAATATAGGATTTGCTCTATATACTGTAGCAACGTATTATTTAAGCTCATTAAAAGATATAAAAGATAACTGGCCTTTATACAGATGTAACCCAATGTATATGCCTTTATCAGATGATATGACTACAGATTTTACATATTGTGTTCAAAATATTACAAGTTCTTTTATGGGAGTTTTATTACAACCTATAACATTTATTACAAGTACGTTATCTACTTTAGGTGGAAGTTTTTCTGATCAAGTTAATTCTATTAGACAAATGTTTGATAAAATAAGAACATTTGTTTCTTCTATAATTGAATCTATTTTTGGAGTATTTTTAAATATTATTATTGAGTTTCAAAAAATAATAATGGGGATTAAAGATCTTATGGGAAAAACAATAGGTATTTTGGTATCATTAATGTATGTTATGGATGGCAGTCTTAAAACGATGAATAGTGCTTGGAATGGTCCATCAGGACAACTTGTTAAAGCTCTAGGTAAATGCTTTCATCCTGAAACAAAAATTAAATTAAAAAATGGTAATATTGTAGCCATTAAAGATATAAATTTAGGAGATATTTTAGAAAATGGTAGTGTTGTTTACTCAACTATGAAAATTGATAATAAAAATAATAAAGAAGATTTATATTGTATTAAAGAAACAGGTGTAAACAAACAAAATATATATGTTACAGGTTCACATTTAATTTATGATGCTTATAACGCAAAATTTATCAAGGTATCTGATTATTCAAATGCTACCAAATCAACAGTACAAACTGATTGGTTCAGTTGTTTAATTACAAGTAATCATAAAATTATGATTGGGTCTGAATTATTTTGGGATTGGGAAGATCATTTTATTAAAAATAAATAATTAAATAATATTTAAACAATAATTTATTTTCAAATTTGTATTAAATAAACGAATATTATCCATTTACTATATATGGATAATGAAAGTTATACAATTATAAAAAATATATATGATAATTTAAATTATTTTGATCTATACGGTTCATCATGTTTTTTATTCATTTTAATAACAATAACTTTATTTATTTTATGTTCTTATTGTTTTGTTATGATTAATGTACAACCAATAAAAGATGATTGGATTAATCAACGATGTAAACCATCAGTTATTCCTTTTGCTGGATTAATAAATGCGCCAGAAGATACTAGCTCTGCGGATTTTACTAAAGACAATTTTGATTATTGTACCCAAAGTATAGTTAAAGATGTAACTGGTAATGCTCTTCAACCTTTAACATTTGTTACAAATATGTTAACTACTGTTTTCGAAAATATACAAAAATCTATAGATGGAATTAGGGAGATGATTAATAAAGTTAGATTACAAATTCAAGCAGTTGCTGAAGAAATTATGGGAAGAATAATAAATGTAACAATACCTTTACAACAAATTATAATTAGTCTAAAAGATATTTTAGCTAAGGTTCAAGGAACTATGACTGCTAGTTTATTTACCTTATTAGGATCATATTATACATTAAAAGCATTAATGGGTGCTATTGCTCAATTTATTGTTACAATATTAATAGCATTAGCAATAATGGTTGCGATGCTTTGGATAGTTCCTTTAACATGGGGAGCAGCTGCAGCAAATACTGCGATATTCGTTGCTATATCAATTCCTATGGCACTTATTTTAACATTTATGACTAAAACATTGAAGATACAATCTAATTTAAAAATTCCAAAAATTAAATGTTTTGATAAAAATACGCTTTTAAAAATGAATGATGGAAGTGTTAAAACCATTTATGAAATAGAAATTGGTGATTTATTATTTAATAATAATGAAGTTACTGGTAAAATTAAAGTTATAACAGAAGGTTCTCAAATGTATAATTTAAATAATGTAATTGTTTCTGATTCACATATTGTTAAATACAATGATGAATGGATACCTGTTTCAAAGCATCCAGATTCTAAAATTATATTTTCATATAAAGAACCATTTTTGTATTGTTTAAATACAAGTTCAAAAATAATAGAAATTAATGATATTTTTTTTACTGATTGGGACGAAATAGATGATAAAGATATTAATAAATTTAAACTTTTATTATGTTTAAAATTTAATAATATAAGTAAAACACATAACTTGAATAATACATACAGCTTCAAAAAAGAAGATATCCACAAATATTTTGATGGAGGATTTATAGGATCTTCTATTGTTCAATTGAAAAATAAAAATAAAGTAGAAATTAAAAATATACAAATTGGTGATATTTTAGAAGATGGCGAAAAAGTATTTGGATTAGTTGAAATTAATGGCAAAAATATATCTGAACAATGCATTTATTATTTAGGAAACAATAAAATATTTGAAGGAGGATGTAATTTAATTTTATGTGATAAAAAAATCAATCTTTTCACCACATTAGATTTAGATATTTCAAATAAAGTAACTAAATCAAATAAAGAAAATAAATTGTATCATTTACTAACAGACAAACAAACTTTAAATGTAAATAAAATGAGATTTTTTGATTATAACGCATCAATTGATTTTTTTTTAGAAAAAAATAAGAAAAAATTATTATCTATCAAATATATATAATATGGATATCAATATTTTTGGCCTTAAACTTAATGTTGAAATATTAATCTTAATTGGTGTTGTGTATTTAATTATGGTAGGTCATACTATCGGCGGATGTTGTAATATGCCACGTATTATGGAAGGACTTAGTAACATGACAAATTCCGATTCTGATGAATCCGATGAAGATAAAAAAAAATTAGCTATGTTGAAAAAGAATCAAAAATAAGCAAAATAATCTAAAATAAGCTAAAATATGTTTATTTTAGAACAAAGATAAATTAAAATATTATCTATCAAATATGTATAATATGGATATTAATCTTTTTGGATTTAAGTTTAATCTTGGAATACTAATCTTAATAGGTGTTGTATATTTAATTATGGTAGGTCATACTATCGGCGGATGTTGTAATATGCCTCTTATTATGGAAGGTCTAAGCAATATGAATAGTTCAGATTCCGATGAAGATAAAAAAAAATTAGCCATGATGAAAAAATCTAAAGAAGGATTTGCTGGAGCCAACACAAATTATGGTCAATCATCCCAATATTCTTTAGGTAATTATAAACCTGTTGATACTTCTTCTTGGGGTCAACCTACTATGACTGTTACTCCTGGAAAACCACTATCTAAGGCAGTGAAAAAATTTATGAATCGTCCAGAGCAACCAATACCTTTACCTGAAGGTGAAATGTTGATGTTTGCTAATACAAAGTTTGCTCCTGAATTTTGTCCAAACACATACAGTAATAGCAGTGGATGTGCAGCGATGACATCCCAACAATTTAATTTTTTAAAAAATCGTGGTGGTAATAATGTGCCATATTCTGAATATTAAATTTAAATAAAAATATTAATTACTTATTTTATATTTTTATTTATGACAATTTACTTTGTTTCCTTTTGAATCATAAACCCATATTTCATAATTATAACCTAATTCTTTACCGGCGGTTTGTTTTAAAAAAATATTATTTATATTTATTTTTTCAGTCCATGTAGATTTAACTTCGATACAACGATTTTGAGAAGGGATAAAAATATCTACATAATGACGATGTTTCTTTCCATTTTTATCATTATACCAAATGTTAGGAACATTTTTACAACCAACAACAATGTCATTTTCATTTATATTTTCATTTTCTAATAATTCTGTTAATGCGTAAGGTTCTGCTCCTTGAACTTTTTCACTCCTACCAGAAGGAAATATATATTCTTTTAATTTATACGCATTTTTTATTATTTTTTCCATAACTTCTGTATTTTGACTAGAATTTTCTACTCCATATTTTTCTAAACAAGTTTTTTTATATCTCTCCTTAAAATCTTGTGATTGTGTATAATGTTCTACTCCATATTTTTCTAAACTGGTTTCTTTAATTTGTTCTTTAATATCTTTGGTTTGAGAATAATATTCAACACCATATTTTTCTATGCAAGTTTGTTTTCCTTTTTCTAAAACTTCTTTTATTTTGAAAGGGCTATCAACACCATATTTTTCAAGACAAGTAGATTTATATTGGTCTTTAAATTCTTGGGATTGACTATAACTTTCAACTCCATACTTTTCAATACATGTTGATTTATATTGGTCTTTAAAATCTTGAGTTTGGCTATGATGATCTACTCCATATTTTTCTAAAGAAGTTGATTTATATTGGTCTTTAAAATCTTGCGTTTGACTATAACTTTCAACCCCATATTTTTCTAAATTTGTTTGTTTTGTTTTTTCTATAATTTTCTTTGATTGAGTAGGAAATTCAACTCCATATTTTTCTAAACAAGTTTTTTTACATTTTTCCTTAACATAAATATTATTTAAACTACATTCACTTCCATATTTTTCTAAACTTGTTTGTTTAACTTTATTTTTAAAATGGTCTAGTTTTGAAATATGTTCTACTCCATATTTTGTAAACCAAGTTATTTTTAATTTATTTTTAGCATTTATTTTAGTACATTCAACACAATAACCACTACTTCTTATTAAACTTCTAAATTCTTTTTTAAAATTAAAATCACAATTAATATTTATACATTTTCCTACAATAACAGCAAAGGAATTTATAGTTTTAATATTTGAATAATCATCACATAATATTATATTGTTTTCTTTACAAAAATCTACTAATGTATTATAATCGTATTTCATTCTTATATATACTACAGATATTATATTTAAATAGTTATTTCAAATTATTTAAATATTGTCATTTAATTGATTCATTTTTTCTTTTCTTTTTAGATATGCGTTTCTTCTATATTCTTTTAATTTGTCAGGATTTTCTTCTGCTAATTTTTTTAATCCTTCTTTCGCCTGAGCTTTAACATGTTCTTTATTTTTTTCATAATAAGATTTACGTGAATTATTATAACTTTCTAATTGTGATTTTAATTTTGTATTCTCTTCTTTTAACATCATAATTTCTTTGAGAAGATCATCGGTATTCATATGTATTATATTATATTATATTATATTGAACAGAATAATTTTAAATCAGTTTATATTATATTTAATAAGTTATTTATGAGTTACTCTTATTAATTGTAATTGTTTTGGCTATTTTTGAAATTATTTTATCTGCCTTTTCATCATCATTATCTCCAGAACCACCCATGGCTTCTATAACTATATGATTATACTGATCACTCTTTTTTGACTCACTATAAATACAATCAGGATATTTTTTCCTCCATTCAGGAAGAGCACAAATGTTTTTATGGGCAATGGACTTGATTGCCTTCTTTAATTTATTATTATTATCATCTTCTTTTGCCCATACATTCGCGTCTTTTACAAATAAGGACGACCTTTTTAAATCATTACAATGGACTGGTCTCATATTTTCATCCAAGGCATTTAGATGTTTTATTATTAATTTAGACATTCCATTTACAAAACCAAGTTCACCTATGCTTTCAATATCGGATAGCTGAATTTTAATTGAATCCACAAAATCCATAATGTTCATCGCATCCTTACAGGTTTCGTTTAAAAATACCTGAAGATTAAAGGTTTTGTTATTCGAATTATTATTTATTGTATTAATATTTGTTGTACCATTTTTACAGACATCTAACATTTGTTTTTGTAATTCTAGGTTTTGTTTATTTTGTTCAATTAATAAATCTTTAAACTCTTGATTTTGATGAATAATATTTAAGATCAATTCAGGGGTTATAATAATATTTTCAGTTTCATCTTCTTGCTCGTTACATTTTCCATTTTCATCAATTTGCTTGATATTTTCAATTTTACATTTTTTTTTATGCCTATAATAGCTTGAATGGTGCTGAAATTGCTTACCACAACCGCAAATATTTTTTGTAGCATTTTGTAGCATAGATGTAGCATTTTGATGTTTTGTAGTGTTTATATGTTGATTATATATTGATTTTTTATAGCATTCATAGTCACAAACTTCACAACGAAAAATGTGCGGAATATTTGGAACATTTTTATGTAGCATTTTTATATATATAATGCTACATAAAAATGTTCCTAAATACTTTTAAAATTAATCAATAAAAAAATTATGCTAACAAAATTAAATATTTTTAAAAAGTCGTGAGACGCTAATTTTAAATTATGCAGCCAATCCGAGGTTTTTCCAAAAGTCTTAAGCCCCTTTTCAAAAATGGACATTTATAAATGTCCAAAAACGATTTGACCTTTGACTTTCCCCGACACTTTTTTGCAATCTTATAATATATATTGGAAAAGTAACTTAAAGAAACTTAGAATATATATTTTTAAAGTGGCTTAAAGAATTCAATTTATTCTCTCTTTGTTAATTCACAAACCGTACAATAACAAATTGTTTTTTCCTTTTCTTGACCAATATCTATAACATCAGTTATAAAATTATGTTTGCAATTTTCATATATTATCGTATCATTTGAATTATTCATAATAATTATTTGTTTAATCTGATATTCACAATCTTCACATAAATCATTATAAAAATTTATTAATTCTACTGTAGAATATGTGTATTCACAATTTTCATTTATGCAAGACATTACATCATTGTATGAACTAATAGTTTCTTCCAATTGTTTAATTAGAATTTCGTTTTTCTTTTTCATTTCAAGATAAAAAAAAATATCCATTATTTATTATATAATAAAATTTCTCTAAACTATTATATAATATTTATTTAAACATACAGACCATACAAGGATGTTGTATCTTTATCTTTTTTAATTAATTTATCTACTATATCTTTTGTAACCGTAAAAGGAAATGATACCTTTAGTGACATATCTTCTTCAAAAAGATTAGATCCTGGCTTCATTAATCGGTATAAATTTAATTTAGTATAAATGATTTCTAAACATCTCTTTAAATTTCTAACACCATCTTCTTTGTTACAAAGATTTTCAATAATATAGTGAATAGCTGAATCAGGTATAATTATTTCAGATTCATCAAACTTTACTTGTTCTCTAATTCTTGGCAATAAATAATTACTAGATATTACTGTTTTTTGTTTTTGATTATATCCCTTTGTTTGAATTCTATACATTCTATCTTTCAAAATTGGATTAATCTTACTCTCATCATTATAACTAAATATGAATAAACACTTGCTTAAATCAAAATCAATCTCAGCAAAATATTTATCATGAAATTGACTATTTTGTGATGTATCCGTTAAATGTGTTAATATTCCTGCGATTTCTTCACCTTTTGGCGTGTCACTAATTTTATCTAGTTCATCAAAATAAATTACTGGATTCATACACTTACTATCAATTATTATCTGAACAATTTTTCCCCATGTACTTCCCTCATATGTATATGAATGACCTTCTAAGAAACTACTATCTGTTGCGCCACCAAGAGCAATGAAAGCAAAAGGCCTATTCAGAATTTTGCTAATACCTTCTTTAACAAGCGAAGTTTTGCCCGTACCTGGTGGTCCATGTATAGCAATAGCAGTGCCAATTGCCTTTGGATTAGTAATTAATTGACCCAACATTTGCATAATTTGCATTTTTGCGTCATTTAATCCATAAACAGCAGCATCAAGTGTCTTTTGCGCATTTTCCATAAACTCATGACATTTTTCAACACCATCTTCAATTCTAATTGGTAATGTTAAATATTTATCAAAAGGCATTCTCATAAATGTATCAACCCAATTTTTAATTTTATAAAATTCACCCGCACCTGGCTCAATATATCGTAATGAATTAATTTTTTTCATAGCGGCAGCTTTAAGAATTATTGGAATATTTGATTCTAATAGTGACATTCTATATGGTTTTTCAATTCTAACTAATTTATTTATTTCTTTTAATTCTTTAATAATTTTCTTTTGCTCTTCTATTTCCATTTTATTAAAGAATGAAAAGTCATTTGTTGTATTTTTATCTTTAATGATTTTTTTAAAGATTCTTGAGTTTTTATCTTTATATTTTTTATCTTTTTTATCTTTCATCTTTTGGGCTTTTTTAATATCTTCTTCACAAAGATCAATACATTTTTGAATAGTTTTATTAGATGAATATTTTTTTTGTATTTCAGTTAATTCTGAAAGAAATTCTTTATTATTCTTTTTAGAATCTTCTTTTTCAATACTAGTTAATTTTTTAGTATCTTTATCTTTTCTATTTTTCTTTGAACTTTTTTCTTCTTCTTCTTCCTCCTCATCGTCTTCATCTGAAGTAACGGATTCATCTTCATCTTCAGTTTCTTCTTCTGATTCTTCTGTAGCATCTTCATCTGTTTCCCATTCATCTTCATCATCTTCTAATCCTCCTCCAATTGTAAAAATAATATTATATTTATTAGAGTTTTTTGATTTAGTAAATTCTTCATCTTCTTCTTCTTCTGAAGAATCTTCCGAACCTAACGTTATATCATCATTTTCACTATCAGATTTATTCTTACTTTTATTCTTTTTTTTTGTTGTTTTACATTTTTTATCCTTTTTAATTATTTCTTCTTCTTCTGAAAAATCTTCATCAGATGATTCTTCAATTATTTTTTTACTTCGTTTACTTCGTTTACTTTTTTTAGGAGGAACATATTCAGAATCTGAGTCGGAATCATCTTCATATTCTATCTCTTCCATACATTTTTTTAATTTTTCTCCAGCTTTAATTTTTTTATTTAAATGTTTTGATGGAAATATAGTTGATAAAAATTTGCGATATTCAATAGGATCCATTTCTTCAGATTCACTATCACTTGAATTATTATCATCACTATCGGATTGTTTATTATTTTTCTTTCTTTGCGATAATTCATCCATTTTTTTAGATTTTTTATTTTGTTCTTTTCTGGTGATTTTACTTTTAGTATCAGTCGACATTATATATTATATACAATTAATCTTTAAATGTATATTAAAATCAATTTTTTTATTAATAATAATTAATAATAATTAATTAATCAAAAAAATAAAATTGAATTAAAAACAATCTAAATCTATATATTATATTATATAAGAGATGTCAACAACTAAAAGTTCTAATATGTCAAATAGTTCCAAAATTATTGGTATTCAATTTAGTATTTTATCTCCTGAAGAAATTCGTAAAAGTTCAGTTGCTGAAATAACTAGTAGAGATACTTATTTAAATAATAAACCAATTATTGGCGGATTGTTTGATCCTAGGATGGGTGTTTTAGAGCCCGGTTTAATCTGTCCAACTGATGGATTAAATTATATGCAAACACCTGGATATCATGGTCATATCAATTTAGCAAGACCAGTATATTATATTCAGTTTTTAAAAGATATTCAAAAATTCTTAAAATGTGTTTGTTTTAAATGTAGCAAACTATTAATTAGTAAAGAAAAATATAGCCAAGCTCTTAAACTTTCTGGAGAACATCGTTGGAAATATGTTTCAAATTTAGCAAGTAATGTCAAACGATGTGGCGAAGATACAGATAATGGTTGCGGATGTTTACAACCTAATAAAATTAGAAAAGAAGGTCTTGCTAATATTTTCGCGGAATGGAAAAATGATAATCAAGCTGAAGGTGAAGATGCCACAATTGTTATAAAACTTACTCCTGAAATGGTCCTTAAAATCTTCAAAAGAATATCAGACGAAGATGTATCATTTATGGGATTCAGTCCAATTTGGTCTAGACCTGATTGGATGATTTGCCAAGTTATGTCAGTTCCCCCTCCTTCTGTTAGACCATCTGTAAAGCATGATGCTCAGCAACGTTCAGAAGATGACTTGACACATATTTTAGTTAATATTATTAAAACTAATAAAACTCTTCAAGAAAAAATACAAAACAATGCGCCAGCTAATGTTATTGATGATTGGACAACTGTTTTACAGTATTATGTTGCCACTCAAGTTGATAACAAAATTCCAGGTGTAGCATCTGTAGCGCAACGTTCAGGCAGACCATTAAAATCAATTAAAGATCGGTTAAATGGAAAAGGTGGGCGAATGAGAGGTAATTTAATGGCTAAAAGAGTTGACTTTAGCGCTCGTTCAGTTATTACAGCTGATCCTAATATTTCTATAAAAGAGCTTGGCATTCCTATGAAAATTGCCAAAAATATTACAAAACCTGTAACGGTTAATAAACTTAATAAATTATTCTTAATGAAATTAGTACAAAATGGTCCAGAAATTTATCCTGGAGCTAAAATGTTAGAAAAGAAAAATGGCGAAGTTATTACTTTGCGATATGTTGATAAAAAATCACTCGTTTTAGAAGAAGGCGATATTGTTCACAGACATATGATGGATGGTGATGCGGTTTTGTTTAATAGACAGCCTACATTACACCGAATGAGTATGATGTGTCATATTGCTAGAATTATGTCAAGAGGCGATACTTTTAGAATGAATGTCGCTGACACTAAACCATACAATGCTGACTTCGATTTGTACAATTTTGTGACGATATAAGCTCACAAAAATCTCTGGTCGAAAACAGGGAGCGTTAAAAGCGTGAAACTCCCTAGTTTCTATCTTTCTCACAGATAGAAGCAAAACACCTTGATGCGGGAATCCCCTAAAGTTATCACTACCACTCTAATACCGAAAGGCATAAAGAGGAACTCGGTTAATAGCCGAAACCAATGGTAATAATGTGATAAATGATTACTGAAAAGTATGAAATGGGCAATCCGCAGTGTTACTTCCTAACGTCGTTTAGCAGACTATGGAAGGCATTCAGAGACTGAACGGGTGTTGGTGAACAATGAAGGATTAGCTACCCTGAGTTTGCTTAAGATACAGTCCGGCCCTTTGGGAAACCTTTGGGACTCACCGGGAGATGAAATGAATTTACATATGCCTCAGGATCAGGAGTCCGAGGCAGAATTAAGATATTTAGCAGCTGTGCCGTACCAAATAATAAGCCCAGCAAATAATAAATCAATTATTGGTATTTACCAGGATTCAATGCTTGGTTGTTACCAGTTTACAAGAGAAAAAGAATATACAAGGGGATCAATAAATGTAAAAGAAGGAATAAGATTTGATCCAAGAGACGCGATGAATTTATTAATGATGTTTGATGGAGTAAACGAATATAAATTATTAGAAAATGCGGAAAAAGAAGGTGGAATTACAAACTTTGATATTTTAAGTCAAATTATGCCGCCACTATCATTGAAATATAAAACAAAGTCATTTAAAGATGACAAAGATGAATTTAGTACATCGAATAAAGTATTAGAAATAAAAAATGGTGAATATATTCGTGGCCAAATGGATAAAGGTGTATTAGCTGATGGAACTAAAGGTCTTTTACACAGAACATGTAATGATTTTGGAAATATGGCATCGGCAAAATTTATTGATGATTTACAAAATATTGTTACTGAGTATATGAAATCAAGCAGCTTTAGCGTTGGTATTAGTGACTTGATTTCAGATGAGAAAACAAAAAGTGAAATTATTGAGGTTATTACAAGAAAAAAAACAGATGTAAAAAATTTGATTGACCAGGTTCAAATTGGAATATTTGAAAACAATACTGGAAAAACAAATGAAGCAGAGTTTGAAACCCAAGTAAATAATATTCTTAATAAAGCAACAGATGAGTCAGGTAAAATTGGCCGAGAAAAATTAAGTAAAAATAATGGGTTTGTTACTATGGTTAATTCTGGTTCAAAAGGTTCTGACTTGAATATTTCATTTATGATTTCTTGTCTTGGTCAGCAAAACGTAGATGGCAAAAGAATTCCATATGGCTTTGAACATAGAACACTACCTCATTTTAATAAATATGATGATTCTCCAAGTGCTCGTGGATTTGTTGAAAGTTCATATATTAATGGTTTATCTCCTCAAGAATTATTCTTCCATGCGATGGGTGGTCGTGTTGGTTTAATTGATACAGCTGTTAAAACTTCTACTACAGGATATATTCAAAGAAAATTAATTAAAGGATTAGAAGATCTCATGGTTAATTATGATATGACTGTTCGTACAAATAAAGGCAAAATCGTTCAGTTTTCATATGGAGATGACAATATTGATACAACTAAGGTTGAAACACAAAATTTACCAATTGTAAATATGAGTGTTCAAGATATTTTCGCACATTTTAATATTCCTGATGAGTCAGGAAAAAATAAAGTGTTATCTCAAATATTTCTTAAAAATACAATGACCAGATATAAAAAACAATCATCTCAAATGTTAACATATTGTTCTAAATATACTGATATGATGATCAAAATGCGAGATGATATTATAAAAAATGTATTTGGTAATAAAGGAGATAGTGGAGTAAATTGTCCTGTTGCGTTTTCATATGTTATTGGAAATATTCAAGGACAAACTAACATTACTAGTTCATCATTAGTTGATATTACTCCAGTTGAAGCTTTTGAATTAATTGAAAAAACATATGAAAATCTATTAAAAATTCATTATGCTCCACCAACATTATTATTTAAAACATTGTATTATTATTACCTATCTCCAAAAGATTTATTAATTGTGAAAAGATTTAATAAAAGCTCGCTAATTGTATTATTAGATACAATTACACTTGACTATAAAAGATCTATTGTTACACCTGGTGAAATGGTTGGAATGATTGCTGGACAAAGTATTGGCGAGGTGTCAACACAAATGACTCTGAATACGTTTCATTTTGCTGGAGTCGCTTCTAAGTCTAACGTGACTCGTGGTGTGCCAAGGATTGAAGAGATATTATCTTTATCAGAGAATCCAAAAAATCCTTCGCTAACAATCTTTTTAAAAGAGGAAGATGAAACCCAAAAGGATAAGGCACAATCAATTATGTATATGTTGGAACATACAAAATTAGAAGAAGTTGTTAAATCTGTTGAAATTTGTTTTGATCCAGATAATTTAACTTCACTTATTGAAGAAGATAAAGATACAATTGAACAATTCAAAACATTTGAAAATATGGTTGATGAATGTATTGAATCTAGTTTGGTAAATGATGAAAATGAAAAATCAAAGTGGGTTATTAGAATGGTAATGGATCCAGAAGTTATGCTCGAGAAAAATATAACAATGGATGATATTAATTTTACACTAAAAAATTCTTATGATTCACAAATTACTTGTGTATTTTCAGATTTTAATTCAGATAAATTAGTTTTTAGAATTAGAATGAATGAAGTAATTAAAATATCTTCAAGTAGAAGTGCCCAGAAAAAAACTAAGGTTAATCCATTAGATCAATCTGATCATATTTATATCTTAAAGAACTTCCAAGATCAATTATTACAAAATATTGTCTTAAGAGGTATCAAAGGAATTGATAAAGTTATTCTTCGCAAGATTAAAGATAATGTATTTGAAAAAAATGGAGTTTATAAAAAAGAAGATATATGGGTTCTTGATACAGTTGGAACAAATATGCTAGATATTTTAGCATTGGATTATATTGATGCTTCAAGAGTTGTGAGTAATGATATAGTTGAAGTCTATAATATTCTTGGAATTGAAGCAGCTAGACAAACTATTTTAAATGAATTAGTTGAAGTTATTTCATATGATGGTACATACATTAATTATCATAATTATTGTATTTTGTGTGATAGAATGACAGCTACGAGTAAGTTGATATCAATATCTAGACATGGAATTAATAATGATAATATTGGACCAATCGCAAAAGCGTCATTTGAAGAAACGCCTGAAATGTTTTTGAGAGCTGCTAAACATGCTGAGTTAGATAATATGCGTGGAATTTCAGCAAATGTAATGTGCGGTCAAGAAGGATTTTTCGGAACTAGTTTATTTCAAGTTGTGCTTAATATTGAAGAAATGATGTCATTAGAAGCTACAAGTGAATATAAGCCTATTGATGATTCAGTAGAAATAGAAAATTTCTTTGGAAAAGTAGAAAATCCTGTAGATGCCTGTAGTAAAAATAATTTATTAATTCAAAATAACGTTTCTAATATTAAAACTATAGATATGGGTAATGATACTGATTATAATCCAGGATTTTAAAATATAAATAAAAATAAAGACATAAATATTTAAAAATTAAATTAAATTAAGATATAAATATAAGTAATTAAATATTATTAAAAAGATGACTACATTTTTTTTAATAATAAAAAAATATTTTAAAATGACTGATAATATTTTAAAAAATATAAATTCGTTACAACATTTAAATACATTACAAAAAATAATTTATTTTTTATTTATATATAACGCAGAATATTCAATACAAAATAAATTTATTTTTTTTAATAATCAAATGAATAATATTTTTCTTACAGAAGAACAAAAAGAAGAATTTATAAGTATTTTTTGTAAAATACAAAAAACTTATTTTACCTTGTCAAAATTTGCTTATTTATATAAATATAAAAAAACAAAGGTAGTAGTTGATTTTGACTTATGTTTAAATCCTATTGACATTAATAATAAAAATAGTATTTGTTTATTACAAGAAAAAAATAAATATTATTTTAGAATTAATGATTTAATTAATATTATTGATACCGCTTTATCAAATTCTCCAATGTTTTTTTCTGAACCATTGATCTCAAAAAATCCATACAATAATATTCCGTTTAATAAATCAACCTTATATAATATTTATTTTAATATTACATCCAAAACATTTATTGTTTCTGAATTAATTCATAAATTTTTCTTATCTAATTTTGACTTAGACTATTTTGAAAAAGAGTACGAATATTTGATAAGAGAATATTCAATAAAAAAATACATAAAAAATTCGGATATTAATATATTATATAAATCAGTATTATTAATGATTAACACATATAATTATAATAATTATAATTATAAGATTATAATTCATACAAGTTTCCCAAAAAAAATATTAGTTGATATAATGAGACCATATTTATTATTATACTATATATATAATTATTCATTAATAAATTCAAAAAAAACAGATTCAAAACATTTGTTATTTAAAAAATTAAATGAATTATATATATTTAATCCTAATTTTGGTAGAAAAATTATTAAAGTTCAATCTTACTTTTCAGAAAATGAAAATGAAAATGAAAATGAAAATAAAAATAAAACATATAAAAATAAAACATATAAAAATATTTGTAGTTATAATCATGCGCATATTTGTTTTTATGAAGAATCTAACACATTTTTAACAAGTCATCTTTCAGATAATTAAAGAATAATTATTAATTTATTTACTTTTTACTTTTTTTGTTTTACCTTTAGTTGGATCTTTTTTATTTTTTTTAGTTTTTTCTTTAGTTAAGACAGGTTCTTCTGGTACTGCGATTGAACCTTCGATAAGTGATTGTTTTGCTGTAGCCTTTTTTGTTTTTTTTACTGGTTCATCATCATCACTTGGTTCACTACTTTCAATTCGAACTTTTTTAGAAAAATTTCTTAAAAAATACTCAACAGTAATTTTATTTTTACAACTTTCAATAAATTTATTTTTATATTCACAATCTAATAATTTATCTAATGAAATAAAAACATCACTACTATTTGTCTCAATTATTTTAAATGCAGGAAGTATTATAGATTGACTTTTATCTATTCCATGTACTACTACTGGGTCTATTCCTGGTACAACTATAAAAGCAAAGTCGTCATCTTCATTTCCATATCCTACAAAAAAGAAATCTGAATTATATTTTACTAAAGACTTTATACTTGTTGATATAAAAATAGTAGGTATTTGGAATTTTTGTACTAGTATCCAAAGATCAAATGTTGTTAAAAAATACTTTGTGTTATAAATCAAGTTTAAAAATAACTCATCAATTTTTTCACCTACTTGTGGATTCTTAACATAATTTCCTAATTTATGTTTACCTTCGAATATTAAATTATCAATTATTTGAGCATGATAATCTTGAAAGTATTTAATATATTCTTTATGTAAAACATTTCTAATTTCATTATCCGATAATTTTTTACCAGTTTTTTTTTCAATTAAATCAATTATGAATACAAATGTACAATAATTAGACTTGTTGTATTTAATTTCTTTAAAACTACTAGGGAAACAAATTTTCCATTTTCCAGATGAAATTGGTTTTGGCACATTTTTACATTCATTCATTTTATTTTTTATAATATTAGTATTTGAATTATTTGGTTCAGCATATGGTTGTGTTATTATTGGTTCAGCTTCATCATATGAATTATATTTTACATATTTATTTATTATAACAGGAGTAATATTTTCAAAATATTCTTGAGTTAAAAGAGATTGTAACATAATTATTTCATTATCTCTTAAATTATAACCTATATTTCCAAATGATAAATAAGTTTGTGGTTGAAGCATAAATGATTTTATTCTATTATATCGAATTAACTCATCTGACATTTTTTCTAGATATATTGGTTCATTTAATTTACCTTTTTTTTCTATTTTATCATAAGCAATTAAGCTTCTTTTTGGAAGTATAAGCTTACATTTTCCGTTTTCAGTAACAGCACATAAATTAGGAGATTTACTACATGAATCTTCATCTTTTACTAGACATGTTGAAACTTGATCAATTAATTTATAATAATTATCATCTCCATTAAATAAAATTTTATCATTAATTAAATCTTTTAATAATTTTGAAATATTTTTTAATTTTTGAGAATAAATAATATATTCCTTGAACATTTCACCTTCAATTTGCTGTTTTATTTCATTATTTTCATAATCATTTAATAAAATTCGGATTGTATTTCTAAAAACATTATAAAAATTTGTTTCAAATTTTATTTTTTTGATATAATCTACTCTCTCTTCATCTACTTTATTAGATGTTGTTATTAAAACATCACTTTGAACTATTGGTTTTGCTTTTGGATCAATAACATAATTTGTATTTCTAAATGAAGGAATATTTTTGTATTTTGGATTAATTTCTTCTTCTGATATTGGCTCGGATAATTGTATAAATTGGTTTGTTTCAGTTAATATTCCCACTATTAATTCTTCTTCTATAATATTAAATGCTGGAGCGCAATTAATATAAGGAGGTGGTCCTTTTTTTGTAGTTCCTTTATCTCTTTTATCTAAACTTATCAAAAATTCAACTGTATTATCATATGTATTCCAAATACTTAAATCAGTCATTAAAACGTAATCTATTGTATCTTCTTTAAACTTATTTTCTATTCTTGATGGATAACAAGGTACAAAGCATTTAATATTTTTTGACGTGTTTTCTACCAAAATACCTATTACTTTATTATGAAAATTTATAACAAGTTTTAATATTTCATATCCTTCATATTTTTTAATTTTATCAACTAAATTATTAAGTAATAAAGGAGTTTTTGCGTTATAAACTTTTGGTGGTGGTAAACCTCCAGGAGGCATAGAAGATAATGGCTTACACATTGTATCTAGCACTGGTATAATTTCATTAAAAATTGATTTAATTGTTGGATGTGTGTCGATTAAATGTGGATCTCTTTCAGTAAATCGTTTGCGTATTTTTTTATCTGTATAAGAATAAATTGGTTCATAATAATTATCTTCTTTTAATAAAAATAATGTCTCTTTGTGAGCATCATAAAATTTTGTAGAATAATGATTATTTGGACAAATTAATTGTACATTATTTGTTATATCATTATTTGTTATTTCAAAAATAATTAAATTAAAACCTTTTTCGGTAAATCCTGGAATAGATACTAAATCCCATAAGTAAGTATGATCTATTACAGCATCATCATCTTTTAAAAAATTAATAAAGTTTTCAAAAGCAGATATGACTTTTTTATAAAATAACCTATCTGCTTCAACTGTGATATTTAATTTTGAATATAATTTTACATTTTTTGTATATTTTTCATTTAAATTATCCATATCAACATCTTTATTAGGATCATAAAAATCCGTTACTAAATTACCATTTTGATATTTTATAAAATTGTCAATTGTTAATAATTTAATAATAAAATTTCTCATTTCTTGAATACTTAATATTTTTGACATTTTTCCTGTTTTTTTACCAGTAATTTTATCTATTATTTCTTCCGAAAAAAATAACGCATCAGAAATACAAGCAATAAAAGATTGGTTTTCACTTAGTTCTACTCCATGACGTAATAAACAAGGATGATTTGGATTTAAAGTTGTATCTGTTTTACTCACTTGACAATCTATATTTATACCACTAAACAATTGAATTAATGCTACAGGTAAGTATCCCCATCTACCAGATTGTAAAGGAAATTTTTCAGGACCTAATATATATTCACCTAATTTTTCTTCTTCATCTTCTTTTTTTTCTTCTTGTTCTTTTCTTTTTTCTTGTTCTTTTCTTTTTTCTGGATCTTCTTCTTCTGGTTCTAGTTCTTGTTTTCTTTTTTGTTTTTTCTTTTTTGGTTTTTCTTTTTCTTTTTCTTGTTCTTGTTCTTGTTCTGGAGATCTAGAACATTTCTCTTTTGCTTCTATTCTACCTACAGTGTTATATTTATCAAAACAACAAGGCAAACAAAAACCTTTTGGATGTTTGTCAGTTTGAAATCCAGGATATCTTTTATTTTCGCCCTCTTTATAAAATTCATAAACATAATGCCCAGGAATAATTTTATCATCTTTACTTTTTCTATCTGAAGGTAGAATTTTTCCACAAGTTGGATGTACTAAAACCTTTTTTCCATTTTCAATTATTTCTTCAAATTCATTTGGATCAATAGGGCTATTTGTTTTTAAACACCAATAACGAGGGCATATATAGTTAAATTGATTATTTTTATCTGAACCATATTTAATTATATCTTCGTCTCTCAAAAATTTGGGGTGTTCTTCATTTACTTTTGCTAACTCTGCGTCTGTTAAAATTACTGGTTGTCTTTTAGTTGTAGATTGACAAACTTTTGAATAAGTTGAATAATTTCCAACATCTTTTTTAATTATTAAAGGAGAATCATATTTTTCAATTCTATCTTGAAAATAACTTCTTAAACTTAATCCATCTAAATTTTTTTCTATATTTTCTTCTTCTGATTCACTATCAGATTCAATAACAAGTTTTTTATTTTTTTTAATAGCTAATGGGTCATTTACTTCTTTTTCAGGTGTTTTTTCAACAGCTGCTAATGTTACTGCTTTTTCTGGTGTTTTTTCAGAGGCTGCTAATGTTACTTCTTTTTCTGGTGTTTTTTCAACAGCTGCTAATGTTACTGCTTTTTCTGGTGTTTTTTCAGCAGCTACTGTTGCCTGTTTTAATGGGTTTTCAATAACTATATCATCTCTTAAATCTCCAGTTTCACTAGCGCCAGTTTCACTAGCGCCTGTTTCACTAGCGCCTGTTTCACTAGGAATGGAGTCCCCACTATCTTCTAAACTAGGAAGTTTAGATCCTAAAGCGCCTGTTTCACTTGCGCCTTTTTCACTTGCTCCTGTTTCACTCGGAATTGATTCACCACTATTTTCTAAGCTAGGAAGTTTAGATCCTAAATCGCCTGTTTCACTAGCTCCTGTTTCACTTGGAATTGATTCACCACTATTTTCTAAGCTAGGAAGTTTAGATCCTAAAGCGCCTGTTTCACTTGCGCCTGTTTCACTTGCGCCTGTTTCACTTGCGCCTGTTTCACTCGGAATAGATTCACCGCTTGAAGAGCCTTCACCACCAAAAAAATCATCACCAAAATCATCACCAAGCAATAATTCAAGAGCTGTTTTTTTATTACTTTTGTCTTTTTTATATTTAATTACATCACCTTCTTCTCCTTTTCCTTCTTCGATACTAGAAATATATTTTTCAGATGATGTATCAATATCTGGTAAAACAATATCTTCATCATTATCTTTAGAGCATAATTTTTTAATCTCTTTAGCTGGATAATCCGTGCTAGTTTTATCTTGAGTTAATCGAATTATCGTATCTAGATAAACAGGGATCGTTAATAAATAATTAATATCATTTATATTTTCAACTGTAATAGTTATTATACTTGTTTTTTTATCTAATAAAACTGTAGTTTTGAATCCTGGATTATCTTTAATTTTAATATCAGTTTTTTTTACGCCACTTTCTAGTTCTATTTCATTCGCAACCTTTCTTAATAATTCAATAGCTTCATCTCTTGTCAAGTCATCTTTAAAATTATCTAAAAGAGCATCAACAATTTCATTACCTCTAAATCCTTCTTCTTGTTTTTGTAAAATAAATGCTTCTTGATTAGTAACTTTATTAAAATTTGCGACGCGTTTAAAACGCAAAGTGATATCTTTTTTTTTACTAGATTCATTATTAAATATGCTATAAATACAACCCTTATAAGCTTCAATATTAAATGGTTTGGAAATTTCAATTTGTGTTTCATAATTTAATTGTTTAACTTCTACATTCGCATCACTTAAACTATTAAATTTTTCTAACTTATAACCACTTTGCTCTAAAAATCCTTTAACTTCCTCAATAATTGGATTAACTGTAGTTCTAAAAACATCATCTATTTCGTTTTCACTTACTACATCAATAAACTCAGAACTAATTGTAATATGTCCATTTTCATTAAATTCGCAATAAATAACTTGATTATTTGGATTATTTTTAATTTCAATAAAAACAGTTACAGATTTAGTTTTTCCTATATTTTTTATAAGATTAAATATTACAGCTTTTTTTAGATAAGGTATTTTTTTACCATCTGCTGCTATTTGGTCAGTATACAATCTATAAATATTTTCTTGTCTAAACGATGGATTATATTTAATTAAAGGATTTGTTTCATTTGAATGTATAATTTTAAAAATTACATCTAATGGTATTTTTACAGTAAAATTTGGTTTAATAACTGCTTTAATAAATTTAATACCTTTTTTAATATAACTTAAATCTGATTTTTTATATTTAAATATATCATAAAACATATCCACTGTTTTAAATGTTTCAAGTGTTTTTTGATTCAAAAATTCTTTATCATCATCTATTAATTTAGTTTCTGATTTTTGTAAATTATCTAATGATTTAATATTTTTTGAATATAAAAAAGGATAATAAATTTTTAGTGTGGTATTTTCGGATAATTTTTTGTTTATTATATTTGAAAGAACATCACTAGCTAAGCATACATATATATTATTATTTTCAATGTCTCCAGTATTTAATAAAAGGTTATTATTTAATGTTGAAATTGAGTTTCGTGGAATTTTCTCTAATAAAGAATCATATCTTGATATTTTAAATGGATCACAAACAAACGGATATTCATTTTCAATAATAAAAAATTTTTGTCCTAGAACTTTATTAACCAATTTTTTCCCATCCATTTTCATGCTTAAAATATCATTTAAATCATATTCATCTTTTTGTTCAGGCATTATAAAAGCAGTTCCGTCTGTATTATCAATATTTGATAAAAATTGCTCTAATCTTTGATGTGTAAGTTTAATTTTGTTATTTTGAGTTAATGATTGAAAAATTGATATAGAATTTAAATATTCAAATTTTTGACAAAATAAATATAACTCACCTAAAGGTACTTTTTTTTTCATCTCATTAAGTATTTTAAGTTTAATAACTCCAATTGTATCATCACGATGAATTTGATTTTCTGAAAAATAGATTTGTTTAACATTTTCAATTTCAGATGGATTAAAAAGTTTTTGAACTATTTCTTTTTCGTTCTTTTTAATAATTGGTTGTCCATAAAATACATATACTGAATCAATAACACCATCTACTAAAAGATTAACTTTATAAATTGGATTGTAATCTAAAGTCTTTTTTGATTTTTCTATAGATATTGATGACATATATATAAAGTAGTATATTTTATGGTTAAATTATTTTTAAATTAAATAGTTAATTTAAAAATAAATAAAATAAATATAATTATTAAACAAGGACATTATTGGAATCTAGATTCATCAACATAATTATATTAGCACCTATATTCATTACTTTTTCAACTGTATAACTATTACCTTCATAAATTATATTATAAATTGGATTAGGAACTTGATAAAATAATTTATTATTAAATAAATCGAGTATTGATGCTTCATTAGATGGAGGATCTAGTATTGGAAAATATTCTGAATAATCTGTATATACTATATTAGATTGAGATTGAGTTTGAGATTGAGATTTAGATGAAGTTGTTAGGTATGTTGTTTGTCCAATTATTTTACTTCCATTAGTATCCTCATTCGTAAATTCTAAGTTTCGTGATGTAATTGACGTAGGATTAATATTTCCTAAATAAGAATTTATATTTACAACATTCTCACCACTAATTAATAATTTGACAGACATAATTATATATAACAAATTATATTAAAATATTATATTTATAACATAATACATATAAAGTTTTACTGAATATTATCTAAACCAAATGAGTATTATTTTTTACTCTGATAAAGAAATAAATTATTTTATAAAATATTATGATTATATAATGTTTTATAATTATTAATACTTTTTTATACTTTTTTATATTTTTTCATACTTTTATTTTTCATACTTTTATTTTTCATACTTTTATTTTTCATACTTTTATTTTTCATACTTTTATTTTTTATTTTGTATATTTGTTTCATTTTATTAATAAGTTTTTTAAATATTATTTCAGACCACCGTTTAGATGAATATTTTTTTGAAAAAATACCATTTTCTACATGATTACCTTGAATTTTAATAACATACCCTGGTTTAAAATTTTTTTTTATCATAAAAAATATGAATATGATTATAATAATCATGTGAATGCCCAGGTGATAAAAAATATTCATCAAAATTTGCGTATGGTCTAACATCACGTTTTTTATTTTTCCAATATAAAGCAATATTATGAATTATATCATACATTAAATTATATATTATCTATATAATATATTTATGTTAAATCATAATATGGATTATCATTAATTTTCATACCACAATATTCTTTTGGCGCTTTTTTATAATCAACCGGTTGATATATGTTAGCAGCTTTGGCATTTTCAAGAACAAACTTAAAATTTTGCCAAAATTCTTGTTTATGTCCAATTGACGTTGTCATAATATGAGAGAGTTCATGAAGAGCAACAAATGTTAATGTATTCAAATCTATTAACCTATTCCCATCTTTTGTAGTATTCAAACAAAACGCTATTTTCTCTCCTTTATTCTCACTATAAGCGGTTAATTCACTTGTTGGAAGTGTTTCACTTATGCTTTTGGGATTAAAGCCTTCAACTAATTTTATAACACGAGGATCACTTGGATGTGTTTTTTTCATATGTTGAACTAATTCTTTACATTTTGCTGTTACTTCTGCCAATAAATTTGCTGCTAACTCTAATTTCTCCCTTTCACGCACACAATATCTGTTTCCATCTTTGGAAGCAATAATACATTTTAAATTATATGCGTCTGACTCATAATATATTCTTAAACATAAAAACAATACAAATATTACAAAAATATAAAAAAATATACTATGTTTTTCCATATATATTTACTTTTAAAAAAAAGTAAATATAAATTATTAAATAAATTTAAGCAATAACCTTTAAAGTAGCACCACTTTTAATTAAATATCTTGTACTATCGCTTTCAATTACAATACAACCTTCTGAAGGATTTCCGGAACATCCACCACAATGAATTAAAAATCCGGATCTTCCACACATACTATTAGATGAGGAAGGATATAAATCATAAGAATTTATACAGCTTTTAAAAGTATACATATTTCCAAGTGTATATGTTCCTTGTGGTAAAGGTCCTACACTTTTTTGACATTGGCAAGATGGATTATTTCTACATGATCCAGATTGACCCGAGCAACAACCATAAGTATCAATATAGCTACCATCATATGCGGTTCCATAAAAATGATGCCCTGTTTGAGAGTATGTATATGGTCCTCCAGTTGTTAGATTTAACAAATCTTTCTTATACGTTGCTGGCTCAGGTCTATCAAAATAACCAAACATTTCATCTCCTAAAATTGAATGTGAAAAAAAGAAAAAAGAGAGAGCGTTTATTAGATTCATCTATATTTAATTATAAGAGTTTATTTTTAGATTGTTATAATTAAAATTGAATTAAATATTATTGCTTTATAATATTTAATACTAAATGTTTTCAGAACATCCTAAATCTAAATTTTGGAGTGTGAAAAATGAAAAGAAACCTAATGAAGTCAAACTAAATTCTCATAAAAAGTTTTGGTTTGATTGTGAATGTGGACATAATTTTGAAAGTAGTTTATTAAATATTAATCAGGCAAATAATTGGTGTCCTTATTGTAGTAACCCTCCTAAAAAATTATGTAATAATGAAAACTGTAAAGATTGTTTTGACAAATCTTTTGCTTCACATGAAAAATCAAAATATTGGTCAAATGATAATGAATTAAAACCAAGACAAGTTTTTAATTGTGCTGATAGAAAGACATTTATTTTTAATTGTTATTGTGAACATAAAATTAATATGAATTTAAAACAAATTTCTTTAAAAGAACATTGGTGTTCTTATTGTTCTCATCAAAAATTATGTGAAAATACAAAATGTGAAATGTGCTAATGATAATGGTTTTAGTGTTATTCGTATATTACAAAAAGATGTATATAAAAATAAATATGATTGGTTAAGCGAATTAATTTCTAATATTGAAAAAATAACTTATGAAAATAGAGTTCAAAATATTTATATGTGTAAAAATAATGAATATAAAGATTTTGAATTTTGAAATTAATTAAATTATGATGTTAAAATATTATTTTTATTGAGCGCCAGAACCCAACTCCAAAGGCACACGTTGAAAGTCAGGTTCAATTGTTGAAGTATTCCAGGGTCCCACATAAAGTTGGGGATTAGGAGGCTCAGATCTAATTTGTAAGTTGGCATTTCTCAAAGTTTGTCCGATAGTATCAATGCCAATATGGTAACCAGCTTTCAACAAGTTAACATTGGCAAGCTCGCCCTTACCAGAAGGGTTTAATTGAGCCCATTGGCTGTTAGAATCCTTAGGCAAAAGCTCAGCGGGATTTTGGATATTTGGAGTGGAACAAGAGGAAGGGATTCCAGGCATGCTGGTTTGAGTGCCATTTGCCGAAGCAAATACTTCATTTTGTCCTAAAGGCTCAGAAGGTTGAACTCCCGCAGACATTTGAGCGTTTGTATTTTTATATTGTTTTTGCATAGTATTGTTATTTTCATACCCAGACATTCCTTTGGAGGATAAATATTTTGCAAATAAACTAACGCCATAAGCAACAATTAATAATACTAATATAGCTCCGATACCATAGTCGTTCCATAGCTTTTTTAAAGAGACAGTCATTATATAAAATTAATGATAAAATAATTTTTAGAATACATATTTAATTATTCTAAACATTTTGATTAATGTAAAATTATAAACCATCTAATTCACTTTCTGAAACATCATCAATTTCAGCATCAAAGTCACTATCACTATCATTTATATTTTCAATCATATAAGTTTTCTTAATATTCTTTGCTTCTAAATAGGCAATAATCGCAGATTTTTTTGCCAGTTTTGCTTTATTTCTTGCTTCTTTATATAATTCAAAATACACTTGATTAGGTTTTTTAAGAGTAATTGTTTCTAAATTATTTTCTATATTTACATCTAAATCAACTTCTAATAAATCTTTTGGCTCGTTTAATTCTTCTATATCTAACTCTTCCATTTCAATTTCAATATTATTTGAATCTTCTACAGTAGGCATTTTAACAGTTTGAACTTCTAAAATTGAATTATCATTTTCTTTTTCTTTTTCTAAAGGATTTAAAGGATCTAAATAATCTAAATAATCTTCAGTTTCTGTAATTATTGATTCTTCTTGTACTGTATTTTCTGATTTTGTATTATTTATTTCTAAATGTTTTATACTAGAGTTCAAGCTCTTATTATTGTTATTGTTATTATTATTATTATTATTTTCATTTTTTGTATATCCAGTTTTTGATGTTTTAATTAAACAATTTTCAAAAACAGGATCATTATTTAATACCATAACCTGCTTAAGTTCTATTTCAATTTGAAAATTTCTTGATGTAAATTTGATTCCTTGAATTTCTAAAATAGAAATAATGTTAGTATCTGATTTTATATCATTTATACCTAAAGATATCTCATTTTCATTATATATTTTTATAGATGGTTCATTTGATGATGAATTTTTAATATTAGTTCTTACTAAATAATATTTACCTGATTTATAAATTCGTATAATAGAATTAAATGCGGACTCTACATCATTCATTTCTAAAGCATTTTGAAACCATGAATCAGCTCTTTCATAAATAAGTTTTTGGCAATTTTCTTCTAATTTTTCAAACCAGTTTATTAATATTTCTGAATTATTATCAAACATTAAATCACAATAATATTTTTTACCACTTTTAACAAACCCTTGTCTAGTTAAACTTTTTGTTGTTTGAATGTATAATGGTTTGTTATTATTTAATAATTTAGTAAAATAAGCACCACCTTGGATGCCTACAGGTTGAGCTAAAGATAATTTTGTAAAGTCGAAATCTTGATTAGGATCAATTATATTTTCCATTACAGGTTCTATAGAAAAATTTAACTCTAATAACACGCACAATTCCTAATTAATTTTTATAAGTAATAGGTATGAAAGATTCTTTAGTTCAACAATGTTTAGATGTTTTAAAAAGGGAAGATATTAAGAATGAATTTAAAACATTATTTACCCCTATTTTAGAGTTTGTTTTATATGAAATTAATCCATACATATATGTTACTGTAACTTTGGTTTTTTTAATTTTTATAATGATTTTAGCAATATTAGTAATATTAATTTTTTTACTACGTAATAAACAAATAATAAATAATTCCCATTTTTTATAATGAAATAAAAAATAGAGTTTCACGAAGTAATGAAAGAATTGTAGTATTTTAATATTTATTTTAAATATATTCTCATCATTCTATATAATGGCGCATAAATGTTCTAGTAGAAGAAAAAGTCATAGACATAGACATAGACATGGAAGAAAACATAGAGGTGGTTCATCTGCTAATCCAGCATCATATAGTTCTGCTTCAACTTATGGTATGGCTGTAAATGGTTCTGGAGATAGCCAATTTGACAGAGTTTTTGGAAATGGTGGAAATAGCAATGTACTTACTGGAGTTCAAGGTCAAAATTCTGGAATACCAGCAACATTAGCACAAAAAGCTGGTGGAAAAAGAAGTAAAAAAGGTGGATACTGGGGACAAATTATTAATCAAGCCGTTGTACCATTTGGAATTTTAGGATTACAACAAACATACAGAAATAAAAAACGTGGTGGCGGAAAAACACGCAGACATCGCAGACATTAAATATCTAATAATATTTATTAAATTATTTATTTATTAAATTATTTATTTATTAAATTATTTATTTATTAAATTATAATTCTATATATTTTATATAAAATTATAGTATGAGTTTTGAAAATCAAATTAAACAATGGGTTTTAGTTGATAACCAATTAAAAATACTTAATGATAAAATGAAAACTCTACGAGAAACACGTAATGCTTTATCCGGAAATATTACAAGTTATGCTGAAAAAAATAACTTATCAAACTCTACAGTTAATATAAGTGATGGCAAACTTAAGTTCGTTAATACAAAAGTACCCGCCCCATTAACATTTAAATATTTAGAAAAAACTTTAGGAGAAGTAATTCATAATGAAATTCAGGCTAAATATATAGTCGAACAGTTAAAAGATAAAAGAGATGTTAAAATTATTCCAGAAATAAAGCGCTTTTCCAATAATTAATTATTATATTACTATTTTATATGAACTCACTTGATGGTAATGCCCTTGATGGTGATGATTTAGTTTTTTATAGTGATTCTAATAATGAAATATATAGTGGCGGATTTAGTATTAATTCAATTATGATGAAAGGAGGAATTTCACCTTTTACTACATTAAATAAAATGAATGGACAAACGGGTGGAAATGTATCTGATTTATTTAAAGATTTAGTAGTACCTACTTGGTTAGTATCTCAAGAATATAAAGCTACTGGTGGAAAAAAACAAAATAATAAAGATTCTGATGAAGATTCTGAAGATGAAATTATTTCAGATGATCTTCATGATAAATTAATTGACCTTGTCACTGTTAGCGATGCTGATATAAAAAGTAAAAAAAAACAGACAAGACGATTTAAAAATAAAGCTGTAAAAAATAAAGGCACTAAAAGAAATAAATAATTTATTGACCCCAAGAATTATAATTAAATGGAGATACTAATATTTCATCCACCTTCTCTTTCCAATAATCAACACGTTTTTGAAAAATTAAATCCTCTTTTGTTTGTGGATATGGCGAAATAGTTTTCATTAATTCTTCTTCTTCTTTATCAATTTTAGGTTTATTTCCATAACAATTTACTCCGAATTGTATTTGTGGATTTGCTATATATCCGCCATTTATTCCTGGTCTTCCACAATCATGCTCGTGACCTTTTATTTTTTGTAAATTATCAAATGTTTTTTGTTGTGTTGGAAATAAAGCATTTTGACCTTCTGACCAACCGTAATTACACCATTCTCCACCACTTTCATATGAATCTTCTATTTGTTTATATGTTGCTAATTTAGCACCATATGAAGTACATATTGCTTTCGCGTTTTCATAATTATAATAATTTCCTGGAATATTAAATACTTGTTTTTTAAATTTTATTGTAGGGATTGAGTCTGGTTGATAATTACTTTGATCTACTAAGATATCAATTTTTGGTTTATTTGAAAAAATATCTGTAATATATGCGGTTACACTTATATTAAAAAAGTATTGAAATGCGTTAATAATAATTAATACAATTAATACTGCTATAACAATAATTCCAATTATTTTTTGCCCTTTATTAGCATCTTCTCCTACGTCACCCATGCTACTTTCATTAGAGTTTCCTAAAGAATAAAATAGTATAAAATATCCTATAATTATTAATAAAATTATTATAAATATAATAGGATTAAATACAAAATTATTTACATAATCATACATATTTATTGGATCTGTTGTTGATGTTGTACTTACGTTCATTATATAATTAATATATATATAATTTTTCCATCTTTATAAAAGATGGAGTCAAATCAATACCTTATCAACCTTTAGCATTAAAATAGTAAAGGTTAAACCAAAATTCAAACCAAAATTTTTTTATTTATTTGGCTCAACCTTTACTAAAGGTTGATTTTTCTATAAAAAAGACAATACGCTTTTGGAGAAATTATAGACTCAATTACTCCTACTTCTGATACATTTGTATCATTAAAATGATACCATTTACCATTTGCGTTTTTCACGTATGACGTATAATGTCCTCCTAATGCTCCACCACTATGATTACATACACCATATAATTCATATACATAACTTTGTTTTTTATATCCTACAACGTATTTAGATAAATCTAAATTATCTAATGGAAATGTTATTAAAATTTGATTTTTTTGATTTCTAGCATTAAACCTTTTAAAGTCAATTACTAAAATATTTGGAAAACTCCAAAAACTAATTTTCTTTTTAACATCAATTTTTGATTTTGTTTCTTCATTATACCATCCATTATCTCCTTCTAGAATTTCACCCTCTACATAAAGGTCAAAACAATCTATTATTGACGGAGATTTATTATTATTTGGTATTGGTAAATCTATCATAAAAAAAGGTTCCGGTTTAATTGACATTTGTTTTCCACTCTCTAAAGATATTATTTCTGATACATGAATAGCATAAAATAAGTTCCAAATTTCAGAATATTCTTTTGAATAAGTTTGTTTAATCATTTCAAAACATTTAACAGCAATATTATCAGTTTCGTTTTCAATTTCACCTGAAATTGTCATTTTAATTTCTCTCGCAACTGAGTTATGAAAACAATCTATCACAAATAATAAAAATTCCGGAAGATCATTTTGCGAATATCCTGTAAACATATCCAAATTTTTAATTTGCGCTATTTTTTGAATTGTTTTTACAAATTTACCAGGGGATACTATACAATTTTCATTCCATAATAGTCGTCTTAAATCGTTCCATTCGACTAAAAGAGCAGAATCATATTTATTTTTTATTTTATTTGTAAAAGATTGAGAATCTAATAAATTATTTAATTGATTTGTATGAGATAATATTTGCATACATGAATTCATAAAACATGTATTTCCCAAATTTGCCAGTCCACTTAAACCTTTATTATTATTTTCACTAATTTTATGTTTTTCAAATTCCATAATTATATTATTAATAACAATATATTTAAACAGATTTAAATAATAATATAATTATATGAATACAAATAATTTATCTAGAGATCTACGGTTTAATATAACTAATTTAAGAGAAATATATGAGAGTAATAATAATTTGCTAATAAATATAACACATATAACAAACCAAAATTTTCGGAATAATAATATTACAAGCTTAGTAGATAATTTAATTGCTACAAATAATGAAATTCTGAATACTATTATGAATTTAACAAATCAACATATATTAAATAATAATAATAATAATAATAATAATAATAATAATACTAGACAACAAAATAATAATACTAGACAACAAAATAATAATAATAATAATAATAGACAACAAAATAGAGAAAATTATTTAAATAATCCAAATATTACTAATTTATTTCATACTTTTTTCGATCCTATTGAAATATATCCTACTCCATACCAAATAGAAGTAGCAACTAGAGTTGCTAGGTTTGGTGATATTGCTAACCCATTAAATTTAGCATGCCCAATTTCTTTAGAAAATTTTAATGAAAATGATCAAGTTTTAGTTATAAGACATTGTAATCACATTTTTAGTAATACAGGATTACATTTATGGTTTAGAACAAATTGTAGATGTCCTGTTTGTAGATATGATATTAGAGATCACGTCTCAAACAATGCTATCAATATTTCAAGTTTAGCTAGTAATATAGACTTGTCTTCAAATTTAATTCCATCTTCATTTAACACTCCAGAGAGAACCTCAAGATCAAACTCATCTTCTACTGTATTGATAGACTTACTTTTTAGTAATTTAATAGATCCTCCTATTTCAACTGATATATCTGGTAATAATTTATTACAATTTTTATTTAGACATTAATAAATATTATATTTTATGTATTATATACCTCCATAAATGATATGTAAATAATTTAAAGATATTAAATATGTATTATTAATGTCAATAAAATTAAGTAAAAAAACAATTAAAATTAATGATCAATTAAACGATAATGAATTAAATAAAAATAATATTTCAAATTCAATATTTAATTTTGATAATTGTTATTATTGTATTAATTATTCTTGTAAATTTTTATATAAAACTATTAAATTTTTTATTAAAATTTCTGGAGTGTATGTATTATGGATCATTTTACATTTTTTCGCTTCATATTTATACACTAAATTATGTGTACCTACTACATTTGTAGGCTTATTAATGTCTCCGTTTTTAACTGCTACTCCACATTGCCAAGGTTTAAGATGGGTAATATATAATGGAGCAAATATTATTAATAATATGTGGTTAGTTATTGGTACATGGATATGTGCTAATATAATGGGAATTAATAATACTCAACCTGAAATTTGATGTAAAATATATTAATACAAATAATATAAAGACATATAATTATATATTATATAATTAAATGCAACAACTACTACCTTATAGACATAATTTTAAATGGAATATTAATGAGTGTTTAGCTCTTCAGAGAGAATATGAACTTTTGGAATGGACTATTCAAGAAATTGCGGATAAGCATGAAAGAACAGTTAATGCTATTTTGTACAGACTTCAATATGAAGGATTTATTGAAACTTGGGTTGATGCTACAGGATATCAAGAATATTCTAAGGGTCTTAGTTATATTGATACCAATTTAGGTTATAGTGTAAATCCATATGATTATGAAGAAGATGTTGTAGAGGATGAGGATGAGGATTATGTAGAGGAAGATGATTATATTGTAGATGATGTTGTAGAGGATGAGGATTATGTAGAGGAAGATCATATTTCAGATCTTAATCAACGAGTATGGGGACTAGAAACTGCGGTTAGTGATATTAAAAGCATGATTGGAACGTTGTTAGCAAAGTTCAGTAATTCTACTTCTGCTAAACCGCTTAAGAAACTCAGACAGACTCAAACTCAACTTTCATACGAGATTTAATTTTTTACGTTTCAAACGCCTATTGTTTTTAGTTTTTCCCTTTTTATATGTTTTCCCCTTTTTATATGTTTTCCTTTTTTTACCACCTTTTCTTGCAACATATGAATATCCTAATTTTGATTTACAAAATCTAAGATCAGTTGATCTACAAACTGGACACTCTCGGTTGCGTGATGTGTTGAAACAGTTATTATGAATTCTGTGACCATTGATACATATTACACAATTCGGTACTCCATCTATAGTTTCATCAATATCTATAGGTTCCAAACAAATAGGACATTCATATTCACTATCTATTGGTAGTTGATCTTTTGTTTTAACATATTGAAGTGTCATTATATATATAATATTTATTTTTTCATAAAAAAATATTATTTTTATTTTATTATTATTCAAATACTTAAATAATAATAAATTATATTTTTCCAAAGAATTTCGTCAAACTTTGGTTTCCTTCTTTTTCATTATTTGTTACTCTTAAATAGTCATCAAATAATAAAATTTTTACTTCTTTATTTTTTAATTGTTCTAACTTGTCTTCAAATTTATCAGGATCAGTTGTTTTACGCAATGTTTCAATTTCCTTTTTAAATTTTGATATTTTAGACTTTTTATTTTGTAGTTGCCAAATCTTTTCAAGTACTAACGCAAATAACTGTTGTAACGGTTTCATTATTTGATTTGTAATATAAAATGAATAATCTATTTTTAGTTTATTTTCTAAAATAAATGTTGGATTTTCAATTTTCTCTCCTTGTAGTGCTTTCTTATTTAAAGAATTAATATACACATAAGGTATTCTATCACCAGAACTTGGTTTATTACCGGGATCTCTTTTTGTTATTCTATCTGCTAAAACCTTATGAGCAATTGAATTTGGATTTTTATATCCAGAACGTAATGATTTTGTAATTATTAATTTATCCATTGATACTTTTTCATCTACTAAATTTTGTAACGAATATTTTAAAAAGTCAATTGCCTTTTGTATATTTTGTTCCTTCATTAATATATCAATAATTCCACCATAAATATCTTTTACTATTGGCGCATTATCTCTGCGTTTTAATACAATACCCATCTCTTTCCTCTTACACTTATTTGGATCTGTTTCATAAAGCATACCTACATATCGCTTCTTTGATAATAAACAGAATGGCATAAATGTTTTCTCATATTCCAAATCATGCGGTCCTTTTAAAAATCCAGATGCTAAGTGTCCTGCTTCTTGAGCTAATTCAATAGTAATTTCTAGAGCTTCTTTTCCTCTTATAGGTTTTCCTTCAAGAGTTTGTAAATTAAATGTAAAGAATACAGAATCAGTGTCACCGTATATGTACTCAGCTTTTGTTTTTATTTTTCCATAATGTGACGATGTGGTACAAATCGCATCTCCATAACACTCTTCAATAATTCTTTTCGCATAAGTAAGCAATTTTCTACCAGTAGCAGTTGTAGCCGCAGCAATATCCATCTCATAAAATGTGCTTGTTTTAGCTCCACATTGTCCGTAAAGCGAATTCGCTGTTACTTTGTATCCTAGCTGACGTTTATCAAGAACATTTTTCATAAACTCATCTGTTTGTTGAGGAATTAATTTTCTAGTTGCTTTTCTTGCACCTAATAACTCTTCTAAAATAGAAGGCATAATCGCACGTTTACCATCTGGAAACTGAGCAAATCGGCATTTTTTAGTGCCAGATTTAACTTTTTCCGCGGCAGATGCTGGAGTTTTTCTAATGTATCTATATGTATCATATTCAATATCAACATACTCATAATCTGGCAAATTATCATAAATAAATTTGCCATCGTTATCTTTTTCACCAGTTTCTTCTATAAGATTTCCTGCCAAATCATATTCCATTGTCCATACCTTACTATCATGTGAGAAATTTTCACTCATCATACAAGATGGATACAGAGAAGCATAATCTACACAAGCAACTGGATTATCTAGATATAAATCACACTTCGGATCTAAAACAATTGCGCCTTCATAACCATCATCAAGCCCACCTTTTTCTATTACAGGCATTAAAGTCCGTTTTTCTCGGCATTTTTTCGCAATATAACTTGTTAGCTTAATTCCTTGACCTCTCATTACTAAGAAATTAATTGGAACACTACAAATTTTTGCCATTTCAATAAATCCTGTAAGAATATCTGCTTTATTAAATAAATAATGAACTAGATTACAATCTTGAATACAATATTTCGCAATTACTGCTCTGTCATCTGCGCTACCATTTGTCATTCTAAAAATATCTTTAGGAGTCACATCATCTTTTGCCAAACACCATCGCACTTTTTTACTTGTATCTGGATTTACAATACCTTCAACAATGAATTTACCATTTAATTTATTTACATATGTTACTTTAAACTTAGCACCATTATCATAATAGTCTATTGAATGTCCTATTTCCTCGAAATGAACGAAACTACCTTCCAATAAACCAGTCATATTTGCCGTTTTAATTTCAGTTTCTCCAGATGTTGTATGATCTAAAGATTTAATAAAATCTCCGATAAAATGACCAGCAACATAATCCAGTTTATAAGATGACAAATTTTCTTCACGACGAAAGAAGTTATAAAGATCTACTTGTAATCTGCCATTAATTTTAATAAATTTTAAATCATGCTGACCACTAGCAATTTGAATTGTACTTTCTTCTAGTTTATATTTACCGGTATCTCTATCTTTTGTAGCACATATTTCGTCTTTATTTCTTGATAATTTTAAGAAATCTTCAATACAATTATTTTCTTCCGCTCGTTTAAACATAAACATGTAATCAAAACCAAATATATTGTAACCTATTATAATATCTGGATTCTCTCTTTGGATCAGATTTTGCCAGGCTAATAAAACTTCTTTTTCTGTTTGATAGCTCTCTAATACACTATTGTCAAGAGGTATTTTTGAACAAGTATTTAGAGCAATACAATGATTCATGTATGGATCTTCATCTCCGTATTTCATAAACGTTGAACCAACAAATGTAACTTTATCTCCTTCTAGTTTTGGAAAACTGGAATCTAGTGAAATATTAATTTCATCTAATTTTCCATCTCTTTCAAATTTTTTGTCCATTATTATATCAATAATTGTAGCTTTTTTATCAATATTTTGTTTAAAGTGTTTTTTATAATAATTAGTTTCTTCTTCATCTTCGTCGTTATTTTTAAATTTATCAAACATTTTTTCTAATGTATTTATCTCTGTAAACTCATCTGTTTTAATAAAACTTCTTACTTGAGTTGATAACCATTTTTCACACATTCGTTCTACGTCTTGTTTAGTTTTTGGTATTTTTTTCGGATATACCAAGTCAATTTCATCCATTTGTTCATAACCAAACGCAGCATTAATTATTCGCTTTAAAATATTTTTACATAATTCTGGTGTCATTTCCATTTTTAAATTTTCAAAGTATTCAATAATATTTGTTGCTAATTTTTTATATGTCTTGACTGGAATCGGGAAATCACCATGACTACTACTTGCTTCAATATCAAAACTACATATTTTATAAGGAACTCTCGTCTCTTTATCATTTAAAGGTATTATATGTTTTTGATTTATTATATACTCAAAATCGCACGATGTTTTTTTATTAGACACGTTAATTATTTTTTTATTTGGTAGAGCAATCCATCCTGATGGACTCATATCTTTTATATGAAAGAAACGTAAAAGTGGGGGAATATTTGCTTCATATAACCTAGTTTCTGTATTATTGAAGTAGTATCCATTTTCAAGTAATTTTCTACCATCTTTTGAATAATCTGAATACCATAAATTTTTTGCTTTATTAAATGCAGCAAAACTATTAAACTCTAGTTTAATAAATTTATGCTCTTTACCACCATCAAATCCATATAATTTTTTACGTTTAATAATAATACATTCACTAATTGTATTTTCATAAAATTTTCCCATTTTCATTTTAATATTTTCTAGAAATTTATCTTTAATGCTAATAGTCCAAGTGTCATTTACCATTACGTAAAAGAAAGGCTTAAATCCTTCTACGATAACTGAAAATGTTTTTCCTGTTTCATTAATACCAAATATTTGAATAAGAAATATTGTTGTATCTTTATAAATAACTTGTTCTTGATCTTCTTCACTTTCTGAACTATTATTAGAATTCTCCTTCTCATTATAAACATTAAAATCAAATATTCGAAATGCTTGTTCCATTTTTATTGTTATATATTAATTTGTATTTATTCTGTTTTATTAAATTCAATTTTATTTAAAAATATTATATTATTATATCTATAAAAAGATAAATATATATTGAATTAATAATAAGATAAATATAATAATATTAATATTATTATATTTAAATGTCGAAAGAACCAATAATTGCTATTGCGGTTTTTAATAATGATAAAATTAAAGGAACCGTTATATTTAGTGAAAATTTTAAAAATAATAACATTAAAATTGATGTTAATATTAAAGGACTTAATCTAAATAGTTTACATGGTTTTCATGTTCACGAAGCTGGAGATTTAACTGATAAATGTACTAGTATGTGCGCACATTTTAATCCATACGATAAAACTCATGGTTGCCCAGGAACAAAAGAGAGACACGTTGGAGATTTAGGTAATTTAGAAACTGATAATAAAGGTACAGCTAATTATACATTTTTTGATAATGTTATTAAACTTAGAGGAAATAAAGCAAACATTATTGGAAGAGGATTAATTATTCATGCGGATCCAGATGATTGTGGTAAAGGTAATAATGAAGATAGTTTAAAAACTGGTAATGCTGGTAAACGTATAGCATGCGCGGTGATTGGTTATTCAAAAGAAAATTTTTTATAAATATTAAAATAGTAATTTTCATAAATTTTTCATAAAATTATATTCATTTATAAAAAATATGATACTAGATATAAATGTTATAAAAGAAGTAATATAATTTATTATTTTTTGCTTTATAAAATTGCCAGACAGATCCAATTGATAATGGAAAAAGTGAAAGATATAATACTGTACCTATAATTGTTTCATTGTCACCTACACCTAAATATTTAAATAAAACTATAAATAAACCCAAATGGAAAAATCATGTCATACCTGAAAATAAACCAGTAATAAGCCCAATTAAACAAATAAATATTTAACATTTAATATAAAATTTTATATTTATTTTCTATTTTTTCTTGTTCTATTTTTTCTTGTTCTTTTTTTAGAACTTCTATTTTTAGTTTTATGTTTTCTTCTTTTACCTCCTTTTTGTTTTTTTATTTTTGAATCAATCCATTTTACAAATGAATCTACTTTTCTATCTTTTTCATCATCTTTTAAATCAGGGCAATCTTCATAATCTTCAGAATTTTTACCTTTATCTGAAATATATCTTAATGTAGGAAACCCTTTAGGTTGTGTAGTTAAGTATTTAATTTCTTTTAATAATTCTTGGTCAACATCAGCAATCACTAAGTTATCATTTTTTCCATATTTATCTTTTAATACATTTTCAATTTTTTTCCATTCAGGACGTGTAGCATTACACGGACCACACCCTTCCAAATAAAAAATCACGAAAATATGTTTTCCTTGTTCAACATATTTATTAAATAATTTTGTATTTTTTGTTGTTGGATCTATATGTAAAATTTTCATTATAAAATAACAGTAGAAAATAAATAAACTTATTGTTTTACATTTTTATCACTATTAAATATATAAATGACTACACTCACATATTTATTTATAGTATTATTTTTAGCTGGTTTGTATTTTTACGCAAAATATACTGGCACTAAATATAGTGAAAGTTTTACGAATAATAATATTGAAAAAAGGTGTCCTGATATATTAATACAAAAAGATTCTAAATTTTATTTACATAACTCAAAACTAGCAAAAGTTCCTGGTGTAAATCCTATAGAATTTGAAAATTTAGAAGATTATACCGAATTTTTAGATTGGCAACATAGTCAAGGTATTAGATGTCCTGTATTATTTTTACAACAAACATATGATGCTCAAGGTAACCCAGTTTATAAAGTTAGACCTGGAGTTACTGAACAACAAGGCGGACTTCCACCTAGCCATCCTCTTCCACCAAATCCAACCTTATTAGTAGATGCCACTAGAAATGATCCACCTTATAATATAAATTCTATGCCTTCTTTTGATCAATCCTCTTATTATGTTGGAACTACAACTCCACTTGATAAAATGAATAATAACGCTTATCAAGAAGAAAATATGTTGTATTCTGGACCTAGCCCTGATCCAATGGATCCTAATTGGGGTGGAGCCGATTATACTCAAAGTTTAGTAGATAAAGGTTACTATGCTGAAAATGAAGTTAAAATGAGAGTATAAGATTGAATAATAATTAATTTAACTTATATTATTTTATATTATTTTATATTTTCTAATAATTTATTCAATTTCTTTAGTCTTTCATTATCATATTTAATTGAATTTTCAATTTCAGAATATTGACTAAAATAAATAAAACCATGTAATACACTAACAAATATAGGTATAAAACAAATTATAGGTTCACTTATTACTATAACTGTTATTCCTGACAACCATCCAAAAAAAATACATGTACTTAAATTTTTTTCATTTTCTTTTGATAATTTTTTATAATTATGTTCAAAAAATTTACCGGTTTTTCCACATGTATCTTCATCATCATCATTTCTAACTATATCTGCTTGTTCATATTTAATATTATCATTTATATAATTTTGTTCTGAATATATCTGAAATTTTTTACATGTATTATTTGTTCTATCAAAACTAATACAATTTATACACTTTGGATATAAGGATTTAATTATATTTGAATTATTTGTATTAAATAATCTTTTATTGATATTTGTGATTGAATTAAATTTTAAATTAGAATACATAAATCTATTCATTTTAATATATTTATGTAATAATGTAATACCTTTATGTAGTTTGAAATAAATTAAATATCAAATAAAAATAATTAATTTATTATGTTTTATCAATAAATTTCATAACACTATTAAGAGCTGCTTTTACTTGTCCTAAAGCAGCTAATTTAGATAATCCCTCCTGTGGTTTTGATTGATCAATTGTTAATGTTATTTTAAGCATCAAATTACTTACTAGATCATCCATATTTATTACTACATTTTCATAATCTGTTCTATATTTACTTACTAAAAGTTCATCTTGTAACTTAATTGCTTCAGTTTTTACGTTAGCAGCATATGTTGAAGCTCCTCCAGCTACACCATTACTTGAAGTTGTACTTGAGCTAGAATCAGGTTTATTATTTTCAAGACCTTCTTGAAAATTTACACTTCTAAATACAATATATATCAAAATACAAACACCTATAAAAATTATTAAATTTGTAAAAAAATCTTTATTCATTATATTATATATTTTATATATTTTTTAATAATATTTTTTATTTTTAATAATATGTTTTATTTTTTTAATAAAAACTTTACTATATTTACTAAACATGTTTTATTAACTTTTCTTACTTGATTTTTCGCATTTGTATAACTAATATCTTTTAAACAATTTTCATTTTCTTGAATTTGTGATATAAGATTTGGGAAGGTTTTAAACTTACTCATTATTGCCAGAGCAGTAATTGAACTTATTCCAGGAATTTGACAAAGCATAATTTCTCCAATATTATCAGGTGTAATATTATCTTTTTTTATTTTTTTTACTACACTAACATAATCTTTATCATTACAAGTCATTTCTTCAGTATTTTGTTCAGTTTCTTCTAATGAAATAGGTTTAAAAATAGCTAGGTTATTTTGATTATTCTGATAGTATGGAAGTTTATTTTCTGCCTCTCCTTTTCTTAATTTATTAGCAGTATTACAAATGAATATAGCTGACTCATCTATTGAAAATGATCTAATAACTGAGAATCCTTTATAATAATTTAGAGAGAAAATAGAAGAATACAAAGTAAGTTTTTCCATTTTATTATCCTTAAATCTATTTATGCGATTTACATCCCCTTCAATCAAGTAAATAATATTATGATTTGGATGATTTAAACCATTTAATCGATATGATTGTTCTTCATATCTACCATCTTTAATACTAGCAGATAGATCATTAATGCTCTTTCTCTCTATAATCAACTTATCTTCTACATTATTTGAAATAATAACATCACCTAAAGGTAAATTTTCTACTTGTACTTCTAGATCTTTGAAAAGAGGAATATTCACAATAAGTTCTTTAATATATTTTAATAATTCATGCTCTCTATTATCAACTCTAATCTTCATTAATAAACAATTTAATAATTTGTTATTAAATTGTTTTCAAACATAATAATATTTATTTAGAAAATTTATAATATAAATGTTACATTTTTATTATATTTTATATTTTTATAATATAAATGTCGCGTTTTGAGTCAAGAATGTTTAATTTTGACAAGAGAAATAATCGTAATAACATTATTAATCAAAAACCAAGTCTACCAATTACAAACTTAAAAGATGACATTATTTTAACAAACAAATTAAATGAAACATCAAAATTTCACATTAAATACACAAATAATGGAAAAACCGCAACAATTATTCCATCAGTTACTTGCAATTTAAATAATTCGAGATATCAAAACCCTACACCTAATCCTAAAAATCCAAACCATCCAAATATTAATATAGGTGCGTATGATTATAAATTTTTTAATGTAGAAAATATGCCAGTTGCGGCAAATCAAGCAACATTTTCTGGAGTATGCGATGCTTCATTTGTATATTTTTGTTGGGAAGTAGGCTCAACTAATGACAAAATATCTAATACAGATTGGACAGGATGGAGCGCATTCGGAACATTTAATTGGTTAAATAATTCTACTGCCATTTTTATTAAACTTGACAGAAGTTCAGGAACAGTTGTTTTAGCAAAACCAATGGGAGATATAACTGGAATAAGAACAATCAATATTCAAAATCTATCACAAACGGGAGATGATATTAGTCGTGGACCATTTTACTTATATAATGGATTTTTATACACAACAGGTCAAGGACAGAAATATCCTAGCTTTATGAAAATTAAATGCAGTGATTTTAGTCTTGTTTGGAGAAAAGAAATTCCTGGAGGAAATAGAAATATTTATATTGAGGGTCGTCCTGAATTAAGCGTTTCAGGAGTAATAATGCGTCAAATTTTGGTTGTTGAAAAATCAATAACCGGTTTAGATTATCCACTTGTATTAGTTGGCGCAACAGGTGGTTTAGAATACGGAACAATTACATATGATAATCTTTTAAAAATTTTTAATTATTATAGAAATTGTGGTCAGCTATGGGGTTATTATGATTTAGGTAATACTGTTAGTAGTGAACCAATTTGGCATTTTAAAACTGCTCCAACTGGTTACAATGATGGAGATATATTACAAGAAACTTCTTTTTTGAAAGATAATAATAATAATATTATAAATGAATTACGAATATATTCACCTTTACAAGATAATATGACATTTTCAGATGGTTCATCACTAAATCCTAAAACATCTGGATCTGCTCCATTATTAACTGGAAATAAAAATTCAGACGGTTCTTGGGAATATGCTATTTTTACATTTTCTAATTTAATGACATTTAGTATAAATAATATGTATACAGGAGTGTTATCTGATAATACACAAATTGAGGTGAATGGTTCAGTGCTTGAAGGGCAACCATTTCCAAAAACATTATTTTACACTATGGTAAATAGCTATGTAGTAACCGGAACTGATGTTTATGAATTAAATCACGAAGGCGGAGGTATATATGGTGGATTATGTATAGACACGGACAAAAAATCTGTTATTTTTGGAACTGGAAACGCAAATCACGCTCCATTCGGGGAAGAAGAAGCATTAATGAAACATCTTCTTCCAAATAGTGATTGGCCTATAATTAATGGTTGGATGAATTATACATCATATTTAAGATACATGAATGATATTCAATTAACAAGTGATAGTTTTAACGATTCTATAACAAGATCAAGTTATATATCTAATTTAAAAAAATTAAGTTCAGATGTAGATTCAGCAATATCTATAACAAATTCCGATAGATGTAATAGACTATTATCAAATTCATTAATATCTGTAGATTTATTAACAGGTGCGTTAAATTGGGTATTTAAAACACATTGCTTAGATATTGTAGACCATTCAATTACTTTTGGAGGAGTCAAGGCGAAATCTGGAGTTTTTCACGCAAATGGTCCAAATATGGATGTTTCAATAGGCGCTACAATTGTAAATTATGATAATACTAAATATATAGTATGTTCTAATAAAAGTAGAACATTTATATTAAAAGCTCACTTATTAGAAAATACATTAACTCATTCTGTTGGCGACGATTCAATTGATTATAAATTAGGTATTTTTTCTAATACTTCAAAAGATGCTGTTATATTTAAAGATAATATAGTAAATTATTGTAATATTACATCATTTTCTGGATATGCGTGTGATGGTAAAACTTATATTAGACGTTGTGCAAATTGGTCTGCTCCTACACCATTTATGGTTTTTGAAGATGAAACCATTGAAAAACAAGGAATAATAGCAAATGGTATAAGTAATGATGTAATATCTACATACCCTGATACAGGATTAAGATCTATTATATACGCGTATGACATACCAAAATTAATACAACGATACATAGATGATACTAGTAAAAGTATTACTCTGGAAACACAAAAAGAAGCTTGGAAATGGGTAAAAATATTAAATGAACGTGTTGGAACTGTAGATGTTGGATCAGTTCAAATTTATGGTAAATCTGTTGTAACAGGTTCAAATGGAGGTGTATTGTATATATTAGATGTAGAAACAGGAAATGTTAGTAGTACTATTAAAAATTATGAAGGAATGTCAGCAGGTCCTGTTATTGCTGATGGAATTATGTATGGATATGGTGGAAACAATAAATGGAATACTAGTACAGAAACAAGATTTGGGACATATATCTGGATGGCTACACCCGATGGAAAATAAATTATGAAATGTACTTTAAAGCTAAAATTTTAAATATTAAGTTGTTGAATTTTACAAATGAATTAGAAACAGTATGTATTCAAAATGTGGTAGATTATAAATTAAATATATATATATATATATATATATATATTTAACCTTTTTTACATCGTTCGTGATTTTTTATATTTTTTATGCGATTGTTTTTTAGTTCGTTTATATTTTTTGTAAGAACGTTTATATTTTTTGTAAGAACGTTTATATTTTTTGTAAGAACGTTTATATTTTCCACCAATTTTGTCATTATTTTGTTCAATGTTATCTACATTAATTCCTTCAATTTGATTTGCGTCTAAAAAATCATATAATTCTTTAAAACCTTTTTGTGTGTTCTCTTCGGATATTTGACCTCCTGATAACCATTTTGCGGGTCTTTGTTTTAATGGAACTTGAATACTAAACATTTTTCTTGAAGAATCGCCAAGATTGCTATTACATAAAATTATATCCATGACAACATATCCAAATGGAATTAATTCTTCTATTTGATATGTTCTAGAATTTTGTGGATCATAAAAAATAATCACCGTTCTACTCATAACTAAAATTACAGTATGTCCAACTTCACTTGGTTGACCATTATGTTCGACACTTTGATACAATTTAACAATTGTATAATATTTAGTATCACTAAGCGTTAATAAACTATCTGTCAGATTTTTTATATTGTATTGAGTTAAACTAACAGTTAATATACCAAATTTATACCCAGTATAACGGGTTGAAATATAATCGCATATTTTAAACATCGTAGTTCCAGTTGCGGGTAAACATGCGACTATCTCTCTTCCTTGATGTTGATCTAAAAACCCTAATATTGATAATACATTTATTCCACAACCTTTACGTTTTGTTTGAAGTAATGCTGTCCATTTACTCGCATCACCTGATTCAAAAATATACCTAAATTCAGACCTAATATCATCTGGTCTCATTAAAAACCAATATTTTGGGTCACTTTCTTCAAGTGGTACATATTTTGCTGGTTCTACATAATTTCCACTCAAAAGTCGTGTTGTTGAATGTGGATACCAAGGATGCATTTCTCTACAACAAAAAAATCCAATTCCTATATTACCTTCCAAACGGCGTATATTTATATAATCTTTTATAGATTTAAAAATATCAGAATAAAATAATGGTTCAGTTCCTGAAACTGTTACATTTTGAATTTTTGTTCCTCTTGCGAATTTACCATCTGGCTGCTTTTCATAATGATATAGTCCCATAGCATCAAAAATATACGGAGCATCAGATTGTTGTCTTCCATAAAATGCCATTGATGGTAATGTTACAACTGGTCTTTGACTCTCATTATCTAAGTTACAAGTAACAACTAAAGGTTGACGATATTTTTGCATTATTCGATGAATATCCAAGATAATTTCATAATATTTTGAACTCCATTCTGAATCGTAATTACTCGGGTACAATATCCGTCCACTATCAATAAAAAAATTCATTTTTTGAACTGATTGTAAACATTCCATTCTATAAAATTGGTCTGAACTTACTCTCATACCATGGGAGCACCATAAAAAATAATGTTCTAATCCATTTAAACTTTCAGCCATTTGAGGTTGTGCAGCAGCAGCCATTGGAGGTTGTGCAGCAGCAGCCATTGGAGGTTGTGCATAAATTCTTACCCATCCTTCTTTTTGAAGTTCCTTATCTGTTTTCCAAATTTGGTCACTACTTTGATCGACATTTTCTAATATATATTCGTCGCCTGTTATTTCAGTTATAACATATATGAATTTATAGTATTTAAATTTATCACCAACATTAAATGAACTTTGATTCATTATATAAATATTAGATATTAAATATTATATTTGAATATGTATCCACCTGATGTTTTTGTTTGTTACAACAACATTTTGTTTATTTTAAAAGATTTCTTCCATTAAATATATAATACAATTATGTTTATACATTTATTATAATGAATATTTTATTTATGCTCTAATTTTTTTCCTGCTTAACCCATATTACCACCGTGAGTAGCGTGGTAGCCGTACTTTTGCGTCTGTATGGTTCTATTAGGAACACAAATTAAAGGAAGGGATTGAGGAGCACCTCTTAAATTTACATTACTTGATAAATACCAACCCACACGTGGTGCGATCCCGGCTTTTTTGGCACCACCCCCGCATGTGTTTGTTCTATTACATATTGACTGTTGATAACGACTTGCTTTACTACCTGAGCTGTAAACCATTTTATATACTAGAAAAATATTTTATTTTATTAATTTATAAAATAGTTTATTCTAAATATTTAAAAATAAAACCTCCAGCGGTTTTTCTATTATTTATTAAAACTCCTCTTATATTAGATTTTCCTATATTTAAAATTTTACTAGCTTCTACTATTGAATTAAAGTCTTTTATTTTATTCATCTCTAAATCATATTGTGTGACTTTTCTTGTATAATTATTTCCTAACCCAATCTTAAATTTATGTATTTGATTTTCTTTATTTGTAACCCATTCCAAATTACTAACACAATTATTTAATTTATTACCATCAATATGATTAACTTGATCTTTATTGTCTAAATTTGAAATAAAAGCCAATGCTATTAAACGATGTAAAGTATAAGTTTTATTATATATAAATACTCTTATATATCCATTTTCATTAACTTTATAATTATCCATAATTATTCCACTACTATTTTTAAATCTTCCTAAAGTAGAAACAAAGTATTGTTTATCATTATTAATAATATTTTCTATAATTACTTGTTTCCAAACTTCATTTTCTAAACTTTGATTAGTATTTTCTAATTCCCATCTAAAACCATAAGCTGTTTTTGATAATCCTGTTATAACATTACCTATAGAATTTCTACCATTATGTGCGTTTTTAGTTAATCCTAAACTTAAACACCATTCTGCGGCTAATTCAATAGAATTATATTTTCCTAATAATTCATTAGTATTTTTATCAATACGATTAATTGGTTTATTTTTATTTGTTGTAATAATAACATTTAATTTTCCGTGAAGATTATTTTCTGCTCTAGTATTCCATTCCAAATTAGAAATATTATTATTATGTTTATTTTTATCCATATGGTTAACATCAGTTTTATTTTCTGTATTTAGAATAAATGCTAAGGCAACTAATCTATGTACCTTAAATGATCTTTTTCCAAAAGAATTTACTAATGAAATACATAAATAACCACCTTTATTATTTACTTTCAGCATTCTATCAGTTGTTGTATTTTTTATTCTTCCTAAAGTGCTAACCTCATAATTTTCAAAACTTTCAATAGGTTTCCAAAGTTCTTCTTCCATATATTATGGTATATATGATGTATAGAAGACAGCTCTAAGTTGTTTCTAATAACATTATAAAACAATATAAAGTCTTCTGTCTATAATATGTATAAATATGACAGACAAACAAATTTCACACGATGACGATATTTTGAAGACGGATGAAGGACTAATATTTAATCCTTACAATCCTCTAAACACTGAGATTTCATTGAGCCAAGTTCAATCAATTCTCACTAAATATGGTATCCCTCCAGTTGTAAATAATATCGCACTTTATAAGCGAGCATTTGTACATAGATCTTATACAAAAAGGCCGCATTTTGAAAATATGGCACAAAATATTACTATTGTAGAAAGACCTCCTGACTGTATGCCTTTAAGCAGCAAACATAATGAAAGTTTAGAGTTTTTGGGAGACGGAGTTTTAGAGTTGATTACAAAATATTATTTATACCGTAGATTTCCTAAAGAAAATGAAGGATTTATGACTGAAAAGAAGATTGCCATTGTTAAAAATGAAGCTATTGGAAAGATTGCTTTAGAAATGGGGTTACACAAGTGGCTTATTCTCTCTAAACATGCTGAAGAGAAGAAGATTAGAACTAATTTAAAGAAGCTTGGTTGCTTATTTGAAGCTTTTTTAGGAGCTTTCTTTTTAGATTTTAATAAAATTGTTGTTAAAGATGAAGAAGGGTGGTTTCAAAATATGTTTGTAACTGGCCCTGGATTTCAAATGGCACAAAAATTTATTGAAAATGTTTTTGAGGCACATATTGATTGGATTGCTCTTATTCAAAATGATGACAATTATAAAAATATATTACAAGTTAAAATTCAAAAAGAATTTAAGGTTACTCCTCATTATGTAGAAATAGATCATGATCTTGAGCTTGGATATAAAATGGGAGTATATTTATGCTTAGGACAGCAAATATTTAATCTAAAACACTCAGATTCTACAAATATTTCCAAGTTTAAAACATTTCAAGCAGTACAAGATTACATTTCTCAAAATGAGAAAATATTTTTATTTATGGGTGAAGGCCAGCATAAAATTAAAAGAAAGGCTGAACAAATCGCTTGTAATGAGGCTTTAACATTTATTAATTCTAATAGTCAAAATATACTTTAGAATGTAATTTTTTTAAAAGTATATTTGCTTTACTTCGTTATAACTTTTTTTAAAAGTAGATATATATATTATATGAATCCTTTAGAATCATTATTAATTAATCTTAAAATTAAACCTCAAGTTAGCGAGTATTCACAAGTTAATGTTTTAATTAAAGGAGATTTTCAAGATGAAAGAGAGAAAGAGTTTGATGTAGAATCTTTAATGAAAAATTTTGTTGAAGCTAACTTATTAAAGGTAAAAATTAAACCAACAAGTATTCGTGAAGAAGAAGTTGTCGCAGCTCCAGTAGAACCTATAACTAAAAAATTTATAAGTAAGAAAGGTAAATTACTTATTGAAGAGGATGAAGGCGAAGAAGCAGCAGCACCAGTAGAAGGTGTTGAAATTGTTCTTCCTAAGAAAACAGAAAGAAAAACCAAAATTGTTGAAAAAGGAGTTGCTATTTTAGGACCAGAAACATTTATTCAAATTGGCGATACACCCATTAATCAACGTTTACCTGTTAGAGAAAGACCATTTAAGATAATTGCTAGTAGTTATTATATGAATAATAGAGAGAAATTTGTCAATTTTATCAATTCATTATTTGCTCCTTATAAAGAAGAACTTAAACGCAATTCTGATAATATATCTTGTGACACAATTGGTAATACTAGTGGTAATATTTCTCTCTTAATACATCAAGAAATTGTTAGAGATTATATGAATCTTTATACCCCTTATAGAGGATTATTATTATATCATGGTCTAGGATCTGGTAAAACTTGTTCTTCAATTGCTATTGCGGAAGGAATGAAAGGACCGAAGAAAATTATTATTATGACTCCAAAATCATTGCGCCGTAATTATATGGAAGAGCTTAAAAAATGTGGTGACCTTATGTATAAAAAAGATCAGTTTTGGGAATTTATATCTACAGAAAATGATATTGAATTAGGTCGTATGTTATCATCTATTTTAAATTTACCTATGGAATATATTAAAAAGAAAAAAGGAGCTTGGTTTGTTAATGTTACCAAACCATCAAATTATGCAGGACTAACAGCAAATCAAAAAATGTCACTCGATGACCAGCTTGATGTAATGATTGAATCAAAATATATGTTTATTAATTACAATGGATTACGAGCAAAACGATTAGAAGAATTAACATCTGGGTTTACACGCAATTTATTTGATAATTCAGTTGTAATAATTGATGAAGCTCACAATTTAGTTAGTAGAATAGTTAATAAAATAAAAAAAGAACCACTTGTTAACGAAATTAAACGAGGTGACCAAGAGCGTGCTGCTCGTGATTTGGCTAAAAAACTTTCTGAAATATTAGAAAAATCAATTAATATTGCTGAATTAAATAAATCTCAAATTGATCAATTAAATCTTGAGATTAAAAACTTATTATTAAATGTAAATACAAACCGTGAAATAAATAATACTGAGAGAGAAACACTTGAAATAAATTTGAAAAAAATCGTAAAAAGTACTAAGAAAAATACTGAACCCGCAAGTTTACAACAAGTATCCGATGCTCAAGGACTGATCGGTGTAATTATGACACGATTACAAGAAAGACCAGTTATTGAATCAAGAGTAGGAGAGAAAGAATATTTACCTAAGTATTTATCAACTAAATTATACGAATTTTTATTAAGTGCCAAAGACGCAAAAATAGTATTACTCACAGGTACTCCAGTAATTAATTATCCAAACGAATTTGGAATACTTTTTAATATTCTAAGAGGATACATTAAAACATGGGAATTTCCAATTAGTGACACAACCGCACAAGCATTTAATAGAGATACGTTAATGGATATGTTAAAAGGTGAAAAATCATTAGATTATATTGATTACGAACAAAATCTTAAAGTTTTAACAATTACTAGAAATCCATTTGGATTTAAAAATAAAATTAAAAAAGATGAAGGCTATAAAGGAGTTACTAATGCGAAGGAAGTTTCTAAAGGTATTTTAGATATTGATACTACTACATTTGATAATGACACAGAATTTGAAAAAAGAATTATTGGAATTTTAAAAAGAAATAACATTGATGTTTTAATTCCAGGAATTAGAATTAACAATAAAAAAGCTTTACCTGATACATTAGATTTATTTGAAGGACAATATATAGATAATAGTACAAAACAAATTAAAAATATATCTGCCTTAAATAGACGTATTTTAGGATTATCTTCTTATTTCAGAAGCGCACAAGAAAATTTGCTCCCTAGATTTACTAGAACAATTGGTCGGGATTATCATATTATTAGAGTTCCAATGAGTAATTATCAGTTCAAAATTTATGAAGAAGCACGACGTAAAGAGAGAAAAACCGAAAAACCGAAAAAAGCCGAAGGTGTTGCGGCACTTTATAAAGAATCGACTTCAACATATAAAATTTTTTCACGTTTATTTTGTAATTTTGTTATGCCAAACAGACCTATTCCTCACGCTAGTAGAAATTTACCAGCACAAACTGATAAACTTTTAGAAGATGCTGAAACTCATGATGAAAAAACCGCAATTACAAAAAAGAAGGAAGAAATTGTAGAAAATATACTAACTGAATTACAAAAATTATCAAATGCTAAAGATGTTGATAATGAAAATGAAGGAGAAGTTGAAGGAGATGAACTATTAGATGAAATTGGTGGACTTGATTATAAACAAATGATTGATAAAACTCTTAAAAATATTCAAGATCATTCTAGTGATTTCTTAACTCCTGAAGCATTAGAAAAATATAGTCCTAAATTTTTACATATGCTTGAAAATATTAGTGACCCTCGTAATCTCGGATTACATTTAGTTTATAGTCAATTTAGAACTCTTGAAGGTATTGGTATTTTTAGTTTAGTTCTTGAAAAAAATGGATTCGCAAGATTTAAATTAACAAAAACTAGCGCTAATTCTTGGGATATTGATATTAATGAAGTAGATGTTGGCAAACCTACTTATGCTTTGTATACTGGTACTGAAACTCACGAGGAGAGAGAAATAATCAGAAATATTTATAACGGCGATTGGGATTTTGTACCTACAAATATTGCTGAGCAATTACGAGTAAAATCTAATAATAATAATACTGGTGATATTATTAAAGTGTTAATGATTACATCTTCTGGTTCTGAAGGAATTAATTTACGTAATACACGTTTTGTTCATATTATGGAACCATATTGGCATCCTGTACGTCTTGAACAAGTTATTGGACGAGCTAGACGTATTTGTAGTCATAAAAATTTACCTCCAGCTTTACAAACGGTTGAAGTATTTGTTTATTTAATGGTTTTTACTGCCGAACAATTAGATTCTGATGATGCGATTGAATTAAAACGTAAAGATTTAAGTAAAATTGAAAAGGTTCCTGTTACAAGTGATCAATTATTATATGAAATTTCTGAAATTAAAGGTAATCTTACTAGACAATTAACCGACTCTATTAAAGAATCTTCGTTTGATTGTCAACTTTATTCTAATGGAAAGTGTGTTAACTTTGGAGAGCCTAATAGCAGTAAGTTTTCTTATTTTCCTGATTATACTAAAGAAGAAGATGATAATAATTATAAACTAAATCAAACACAAAAAATATCATGGAAAGGCAAACCGATCACAATAGGTGGGGTTGATTATGTTTATAAAAGAATTAACGAATATTTATTAAATATTTATGATAAAGATAGTTTTACTGCTGCTTTGAAAAATCCAAATGTTGAACCCTTATTAGTAGGTACTCTTGAAATTAATGAAGGTAAAAGAGTTTTTAAACCTGTATAATTTATTTTTACACTCAAAATATATATTAATAATACTTAAATAATATATTATTAATATTATATGTTATTTCATCCGCGTTTAAATATTGAAACTATTCGATTAATTACAAGATCATCTATTCATAATTTACTGCTTGGCGCAGGCATATGTTATACTATTCAAAGTAAACAATATTTACATATCCCACTTGTAGTTTTATCACCAGCTACATATACCGGTTATCATTGCTATAAAAATAAGGAAAATATATTAGATTGGTTTCGTAAATAATGTTTTATTATTATAAAAAATTGAATTATTTATAATAATTTAAATAATCATCAATTTATTACAAATGCCAGAATTTATCCAAAATTATAATTTTAATAGTTTATATGTGTGTGTTTTAGTATTAATTTATAATGTATGTAAATCTAATTATGAATATATAAACATAATTTTTAATAAATTATGTTTATTTGATTATTATTCATTATTTATCGTAATAAATATGATTGGACTATTTCTCATTTTAAATAATTTATCATTTGAAATAAATATTAAATGGTCTGTAAAGTTTAATAATATTTTATAAATTCAATATTATAAATCATTTATTTTTGTAATAATTTTATAATTAAATCAACCTTATTATTTAATCCTTCTAGTTTATCTTCTAAAATATTCATTCTATTATTAATAATATTAATATTTAATGATTGAACTTTGTTTGATTCATCCTCATTAGTTTGTGGTGATTTTTTCTTCAATTTTTTAAATATATTATCTTCAAACGAATTGTCTTCAAATACTTTATCTTTATCTATATCGTTTTGATATTTAGTTTCATCCACAATTTGTAAGCTAATATTCTCATCTTGCCATGTTATGTGTTTTTTTTGGTTTAAATCAATAATATCTTTTTTGATAATACTATTTTCAATAGTTTGTTCATCTATTTTAATATATTTCAATGTATTTGTATTTGTATTTGTAATTGTATTTGTATTTGTATTTATATTTGTATTTAAATTATTAGAATTTATTTTCGATACATTTGGTTTTTGACTTACGTTATTTAATGGCATCAATTTTTCACTTTTAACTGATGTTTCTTGAGATTTTAACCAAGATGAATCTTGATTTGATTTGCTTAATGTTTTATTTAATTGTTCTATATCATAATTTCTTTGTTCTAATGCCTTTTTTATTGCCAAGTCCATTTCACCAATAGGACCATCTAAATTATTATCACTAAATTTTGGTACTGGAGGAACAGGTAAACTCATCGCAGTTGTAAATTCTGATTGTTTTTGAGATAATTCCTTTTCAAATTGGGACATTCTATCTGAAAGCAAATCTGTAGATGTGATTAACTCTTTTTGTTTTTGAGGTGGTATAGGATTTTTATTAAAATTTATAATGCTATATGATCTATTTAGTATTAGTTCAATAAATTTTTTATTCATATTTATCAAATTATTTGAATTATTTTTTTCTGATTCATTAAATCCTCTTAAATTTTGAGCAAACATATTTCCAATCTGATTTATTAATTCTTTTGGTTTATTTTTAAATAACTCATCATCTATTATTACTTCCCAGAGTAAATCCACATTTCCTTTTGTTAAAAAATCATTGATTGACATATAATTTATATACTATATGTCAATTATTATTTATATTTTAATTATTCTATTTATTCTATTTATTCTATTTATTCTATTTATTCTATTTATTCTATTTATATTTTTACATTTGTATAAATTAACTTAAACCAATCGTTATATAATAATTAAAATGTCAGAAACAAACATATTAATAAAAAATGCGACTTTTGATATTGTAACTATAATTACGATTTGGGGTTTTTTTAATAACTATAATAATATGAATATATATTTTAATAATAAAATATATCCTATAAATATAAATTTTATTAGTTTAAGTATTTCAACATACATTCTTAGAAAATATATTTGAAAATTATATTATTTATTTGGCTCTACCTTTTCTAAAGGTGGATTTATAATTCTTCATTAAAATATATTTTTCTATAATTTTGAATTTCACCATCTTTTATAATATGATTTTTATAAAAATCATCTGATGTTTTATCTTGTAACATATGAATAATAAAAAACAAACTATATATGCCACATTCAGTGTTTTTATATTGATGTTCTACACCAGCACTATGTTGAAATTTAAAATTAATTTTTGGATTTAGTTTATGTCCTTGGTCTATTATTCTATTTACTAATTTCATTATTTCTTTTGATGGTTTGGTTCCTACGCTATCAAAGAAACATATGATTTTCTTTTTTATATTAATAAATAAACTTATCCAATGTGATCCTGATTTATTATGTGGATCTGTATTAAAAATTATACCTATTTTATTTTTACCTTTTTTAATTTGATTTGCTAAACTAAAATTACATAATTCATTCCATACACATTCACCATGTGATGTTTTTGTATCGAAATCTATCGGTGATGGGCCAATAAATTCAAAACACTTATAAGCTTTTTTGTATTGATTCATAACCTTATCTATATCTACACTAGATAACCATTCATTAGGATTAGTTTTCCATTCACTAGGTGACACTGGCGCAAATGAATCAATAATATCTTCACTAATTTTTCCAAAATCTTTATTTTGTTTTAACCAACATGACTCTGTTTTACATACATTATTTAAATAAGAAGATAAAATAGAATGAATTTCTTTTGGATCATTTGTTTTTATTATTTTGGTTGGATGTCTTTTATTCCATTGATCTCTTAATTTATATAACGAATCATTTGTATAACAAGTAAAACTATTTATTTTATTTTTCTCTTTTGGACTACATCTTAATTTCTTAAAACTAAAGTTTTTATAATCGTGTTTTTTTGTTTTGTATTTATTTTTCATCCTTTTGAATTTTGTTAGTTTGTTTTTTTGTGTCTTCTTCATAATTATTAATGATATTTTTCTTTTTATCAATACCCTTATTTTTTAAAATTGGATCTTTCAGATTTATTTCTTTTTGCTGAGGAATTATTAATTCTTTCGATTGTTTTGTCATATTAATTTTTATAAAATTATCTAAAGAAGGATTTGACATTTTTACTGAACGCATTAAAAGTTTTTCATTTTCTTCTTTTAGAATTTTATGAGATTCATCATTTATTTTATTATTTTCCTTAATTTTATCTTTAAACTCATTATAATCTTGTTGAATTATATCATTTCTATCTAATATTTTAAAATAATGAACACAAGCCTTTATAAAATTATCAAAGATATATTTAATATCAGGTGGTATTTCTACTTCTGCTTCTACCTCTGTTTCTTTAGATAATAAATCTTTTGTTAAACTCAATATTCTTCTTCTATAAAATTTTTTATCTTTTTTATTTATTTTTTTATTTATAGTGTTTTCCGTAAAACTTGTGGAATGATTTTTATATTGTTTTTTATTTATTAAAAAATCTAAAGATACTTGATTTAAAAAATCGTCTGCTTCTTCTTCTGATTTTGTTTTTTTACAAATATCTAATTCTATTATTGATTCTATTATTGATTCTTCTGTCATTATATTATTTAAAAGAAAATTTATATCAGTTTAAATACTCATATAAATTAAATAAAAATTATTTTAATGTCTTTTTGTTTTCAGTTTTTTCCCTTTATTTGTATTTCTAACTCTTCTATTTTTTTTTGTTTTCTTTCCTTTCTTTCCTTTCTTTCCACCATTAACTGTTCTAGTAGGAAAAAGTCCGCTAGCTTTATCATTACTACAAACCCCTAGTATAAAATATATTATAAATATTTTAGGTTTTTCTAGATTTTGATTATTTATTTGATTTATTTCACTTAAGTCATTTAAAATAATTATTTTGTTCCTAAAATGAGCTGGTATATTCATGTTACTTCCTATAATTTCTTTTAATTCGTATATATTTGTATATGTATCTACCCTTATTGTATTACTTGGTGTACCTGCGAAATCTTTTATTTGAATTAATATTTCATTTTCGTTAAAATATTTATTTTTTTCCATATCTTCTTTATTATTTTTTTCTTCCGCATCATCTAAAATTCTCATAATTTCTGGCGACACACATAACTGAGATTCTAACCCTGGTGCTATTGGGAATGCTGACATATATAATATTATTTTATTTTATTAAAAATATTATATAAAATTTTTATTTTTAGTCTTATTTCTATTTTTTATCTCCTATTTCTTTAACTTGTGTCCTTGTTGAATTATAAAAAATACCTGATCCTACTAATTTTGTATCAGGATTAGGATTAAAATCACAAAAACTCTCTTTTTGAAATAATAAAGAATGAGATTGTGATTGTTTAGCATTATTCGGAGTATAAGAATATTTGTATAAATCACTATTACTGTTTGGTACATAAACTGATTGATCACATTTTTGTAAAGCAAAAACTTGACTCCTTAATTCAGACTCTAAATTTACATTCGAGGCAAAACCAGACCATGGTGATTTTGAATTTCCAGGATTAAAAACTGTTTGTGAATTATATGTTGGCATCTGTTCCATTTTCACATTTAATTCTTTTCTTGGGTCAACAATCGGAAAATGAGAATATTTTGTCATTACAGGCCGAACATCTAAATATGGCTGAAGCATTTGCGATGGAATATTTCTATCATATATTCTAGTATTTGTTTGTTCATGTATTTTTGACACACAAATAACATCTGGATTATTTGATAACATTAATATAGATATATAATATTTTTATTTTATATATACTTTTCTTTATTTCATTATAAAAGTATAAATAAAACAAATTTAAAGATTATAACATAAATTAATTAATATGTGTGGTATTTTTTCTCTCCTTAATACTAATAATATTTCTGATTTTTTTATCAATGAACAATTTGAAAAAGGAAAAAATAGAGGTCCTGAATATTCTAAATTATTAACATCGGAACATGATAAATTTGGATTTCACAGATTAGCTATTAATGGTTTAAATGACAAATCTAATCAACCATTTATGATTAATGATATAATTTTAATTTGTAATGGAGAAATATACAATTATAAATATCTATATGAATTAATGGAAATAAAATCAAAAACTGATTCAGATTGCGAAGTAATTCTCCATCTTTATTTGCGTTATGGTATTGAACAAACTTTACTTATGCTTGATGGTGTATTTGCGTTTATTTTATACGACACAAAAAATAAACAAATTTATGCCGCAAGAGATCCATATGGAGTTAGACCTTTGTATCAATTAACTAATTTAAATAATTCAACTACTGATTGTTTAATTGGATTTGCTTCTGAATTAAAATGTTTAAGTGGATTTAATTCCATTTGCGATTCTTATTCAATTCTACAATTTACACCTGGAACTTATAGTGTTTTCAATTATAATAATTATATTTGGAGTAATAACAAACAAAATATTCCTTATATTGTTCCTTCATTTTCATCTCCGAATAATAAATTTATTTGGCAATGTTACTTTGATAATATTATTGAGTATTTAACTAAATCAGTTGAAAAAAGATGTTTAACAACCGAGAGACCTATTGCATGCTTACTTTCAGGAGGACTTGATAGTAGTCTAATTACCGCTCTTGTTAATGAATTTTATAAATCAAATTGTAATACTGCTACTAGTAAACTTGAAACTTATAGCATTGGCTTAGCTGGATCAGAAGACCTTAAATACGCTCGAATTGCTGCGAATTATTTAAATACAAAACATACTGAAATTATTGTTACTGAAAAAGAAATGTTTGATGCTATTCCTGAAGTTATTTACGCTATTGAAAGTTATGACACTACTACTGTTAGAGCAAGTATTGGAAATTATTTATTAGGTAAATATATTGCTAAAAATAGTAATGCTAAAGTTATATTTAATGGGGATGGTTCAGATGAGCTATGCGGTGGTTATCTTTATATGAATTCCTGTCCTGATTCAATTGAATTTGATAAAGAATCTAGAAGATTATTAAAAGATATTCATTTATTTGATGTGTTAAGATCAGATAAATCTATATCATCTCATGGATTGGAACCTAGAACTCCATTTTTAGATAGAAACTTTGTAAATTATTATTTATCTATTCCGCCATATGCTAGAAATCATACCAATTTTAGCTATTGTGGCAAATATTTATTAAGAAAAAGTTTTAGTTTACCTATTTATGAAAATTCAGATTGTAAACAACTGTTACCCGATGAAATATTATGGCGAAGAAAGGAGGCATTTAGTGATGGAGTTACAGGACATGGTCGGTCTCTTTTTCAAATATTACAAGAATTCATATCAATTGAGCTTAATTTACCAGCCAATATCGAAACTGAAAAATTATATTATAAATCTATTTTTGAAAAATGCTTTCCAAAATTATCTTATATAGTTCCTTATTTTTGGATGCCTAAATATACAAATGCTACAGATCCAAGTGCTAGAACATTAGATATTTATAAAAATAAATAATTTAAGTGTGCTGAAAAAAAGGCACTATAATTTCGTAAAATTGTTTTATGTAAATAATATATATGACTTTACATAAATTACATAAGGTTCAAGAACGTATATTTGATTTTACATTTTTAATAATATATATATTATATTTTGTTATTGCTTTAGGATTATCAGCCGCGGCACCTAAATACTTGTCATTTTTAGATTATTATGTTAAAATTTATGTTTCTTTATTTTTAATATGGCGTTTTAATCCTTTTAGAAACGTTAAATTTACTTCATTCGATAAAAAAATAGTATTTAATGCTGGAATTTTTGTTCTTTTTGCCACTACATCTATTAATGAAATACTTATTAATTATGTAAAAAATCAATTTAATCTCTAATTCATATTTTTTTATTTTGTTTCATTATTTTGTTTCATTGTTTTGTTTCTTTTATTTCTGTTATTCTTTTTTGTTCTATTAAATTTACTTTTATTTTTTAATGATTTGTTAAAAAACTCATGTAAGTGCGTTAAAATTTCTTTACTTAATATTTTATCTATTTCATTTTCATCTTCATCTTTATTTTTGACAATAAAATTAAATCTTTTAAATTCACTCATCATTGAAGTCATAAATTTTAGTGTTTCATCTTTTTCTATTAATTTCTTACCTAAATTACTACTTAGAAATTTCATAATCATAGTTTCAAATCTTAAATCATGTACATAAGGTTTTATATTTATATAATATACATTTTTATGTGTCATTTCTGGAAAATAATTATCATCTAAAAAACAAATTTCAGCATCTAACGGTATTTGAGTACATTTAATTAAGTCACTATGTGATTTATCCTGTGAAGTTCTACAAATTTCTATTTTCTCACCATTTATTTTAAATGCCGCAATTATTTGGTCAAATAATTTATAATTTATTTTTGATTCAAAATATGTTATTATTTGATGAGCCCATTTTTTTGGACCTTGATTATTTGTATATATCATCATTTTATCACAACATTTAGATTTTTTTTTATTTTTTAAGTAATCTAAAATATTTAATATATTTGGTCTTAAAAATTCTGGAAATAAATCTAATATTTCATTAAAATCTTCTTGAGTTAATTCATATTTCTGTTTTAATAAATATTTGTTTAAACAATCCCAAAAAATTCCATATTCTACAAAATATCCTAGGGTTTCATCTAAATCAAATACTACAATTTTCATTCTTATCATATAATAACATTACTTATTTTGTTAAAATATTTTTATAATACACAAAACTCTTGAAGTTTTTTACCCTACATATGATAAAAATATAAAATTTATTTTATTCATATATTTCAGAAGAAAGGTATGAATAAAATTACTAATAATGATTATAAAAAAATATTAGAATTTTATAAAATTTCTATACCAAAATCAAGAAAAATGCTGAAAATAGAAGCGGAAAAAATACTTGGTACTAAATTATGTAGATGTATTAAAAAGGTTGGATTGGAAAATGAAAGTAAGGCAATTGGGATATGTACAAAAACTATTTTAAATCGAAAAGGTTTAACACGAGGAAAATTTAAGTGTAAAGGTAAACAGACTATTTCATTTAGTAAAACTAAAAAAAATAGAAAATAAAATAATACTTTTCATACACTATTTTGATAAATGATCAAGTGCGCTTAAAAGAACTTGCTCTTGGCTTGTTAACTTTTGAAAAACTAAACACTCATCCATTTTTATTTGAAAATGTTTAATACTATAACCCAAATTTTTACATACAATAAAAACGCCATTATCTGTTATTTTTATTTCACAAAATACCGCACCTTTAGTCAAATGAATATTTTCTGGATTGTTTATTGGAATCCATCTTATGTATGTTCCATACTTTAAATCATTCATTTCATCAATATATTTATACTCTTTTAACTTTTTTAATATTTGTAAGGTTTCATTTTTATCTAAGTGTAATTCTTTTAAAATATTTAAATTCATTTCTAATATTTTTTTTGATGTAAAATTTAATAAATTTTCATTTGATTCATCATCTAATGCTTTTAATAATTTATTAACATCCATATGATAATATAATAATATATTATCATATTCTTTTTATTATAAAATTTTTATTATAACATTTTTTATTATAAAATTTTTTATTATAAAATTTTTTACTAAGTAAACGAAAGGTGGATAATTACCAGCTACTAAATCCACCAAATCCACCACCTAAAACATCACTAGCCGCTTGAGGCACATTAAAACCTTCATTTTGATCTCCTGGAGTTGCTGCTCCAACCAACGGAGTTGTATCTTGACTATGCATCGCATTATAATTTGGCAGTTGTTGAGGAGCCATTGAAGATGTATTACTTGTTGGTAATGAATTTATTGAAGTCCCGTCAGTATACATCGCTTGATTCATTGCGGATTGATTTGTTGGTTGTCCATTTTGAGAGATTGGTTGAGATACTTTTACACTACCTTTTCCTTTTTGACCTTTTTTATCACTTTTTCCTTCCCATAATTCAGTTAAACGATCAGTTAAAATACTTACTTTCTCTCCTAATTTTGTTTGTAAACTTAAAGTAATCATCAAAACAGCTAAAATAATAAAAATAATACTAAACTCTGGATAATCCATTCCACTGTATGTTGGAACAAATGTAATTACACGATGTACAGTGAGTAATCCAATAAACATTACAATTATTTGAAGTATAATTTCTGCTAAAATTTCTAGATTACCTTTTTGATCATCTGCTTCTGGAACATATTTTTGCATTGATTTATTTAAAATTATTACAGGAATAATAGCAATTAGCGAATATTGTATTATATTTAGTATATCCGATTTTGATTCATCCTCAAAATTAAAAACATGCTTAAAAAAGTTTTTTTTAGAATCATCTGAACTATCCATATGATTTATAAAAAGAAATTAAAATAATTAATATATATATATTAATTGTAAATAATATATATATATATGTTATTTATATATGAGAAATTCTACTAATATTGAAGATATATATAATAATTTAGTTACAAAATTTAAACAAAATAAAAATAAATCTGAAATTATTAGTTTGATGTTAGATTTTTGTAATAAAAAAACAACTACAAATATAGATGTATATAATCTTAAAAAAAAAATGGAAATAAACTTTCCTATTGATGTTAACTGCTCATATTGTTATATTTTAAAAACACCTATCAATTATGGTTGTGATCTTAGAGAAATATTTTATGATAGAGAAAATAATTTAATACCTAATGGACAATCTTTACTAGATGTGTTTAAAAGAAAAAAAATTGATAATGTTTGGCATATTATGACTGATGTTGATGATACTTTATATCCAAATACAGAAAAAGGAACATATATTGCCGGATCTGATCATTCATGGGTTCAAAAAAAACCTTATCCAGGTATTACCATTTTTTATGAAGAATTTTATTCATCATTACCAGAAAAATTAGCAAGATACTCTACGATTTTATCAGCTACTCCAGGCTGTTTAAAAACATCAAAAATAAAAAATCATAGAGATATTTTAACTAATATTATAGGTGAATTTGGATTTATTCAAGGAGAAGAAAGTAAACAAAAACTTTTATCATATACTAAAGGAATCACACAAAATTTTATTGAAAAACAAATCAAAAATAATTTTGTTGAAAAAAAAAATATAAATAATTTTGATTCAAATCCTAATGAAGAATTATACACCTATTTTGGAAACATGAAATTTAAAAGATTTGAACAATATTTAAATCTTTTTCCTGAATATAAGTTTTTATTTATCGGTGATAATGGACAAGGTGATGTTATAGCAGGTAAACAAATGTTAGCAAAATATCCAGAAAGATGTAAAGTATTTATTCATCAAGTTTGTGAAAATGAAATAATTTATAAAGAACCGACTAATTCAGATAAATTAATAAATAATTTATTTTTTTTTAAAACATATTTAGAATTATCTGAAAAATTTAAAAATTTGAAAATATTTAATTCTAATAATATTAATAAAATCAAACAAGTTTTTATTTCTCAAATAGAAAATCCACTTTATAAAAAATATAAAAAATTAAATAATATTGAAATTATTTCAAAAGTAGGAGGAAAAACTAAAAAAAGTAGAAGAACTAGAACTAGAACTAGAACTAGAACTAGAACTAGAACTATAAAACTACAAATAAATAAAAAAACTAAAAAAAGTATAAGAAATAAAAAGCAATGAACACTGTTTATTTATTATTAAAATAATATAAAAACTAAAAAGTTATTATACTATTATGAAAGTTAAATTGATTAGTTATTCTAAACCACATGATTCCGATTCAACCCAAACTATTCAAGATTTAGTCGCATATTGTGCCAGAGTTTCTAATCCTGCCAATCAAAATAATACTGAAACTAATGAAAAACTAATAAAATATCTTACAAAGGAAAATCATTGGTCTCCTCTTGAAATGGTTAGTATCTGTATGGAAATTGAAACTACACGAGATATTGCTAGACAGATTCTAAGACATCGATCATTTTCATTTCAAGAGTTTTCACAAAGATATGCTGTTGCTGATTTAGGATTTGAACCTAAAGAAGCTAGAATTCAGGATAAAAAAAATAGACAAAATAGTATTCAAACAGATGATTCAGACTTAATACTTAATTGGGAAATTCAACAAAATACAGTTTCTGAAACAGCTGCTAAAGCTTATCAATGGGCATTAGATAATGGTATAGCAAAAGAACAGGCTAGATCTGTTTTACCTGAAGGAATGACTGTATCTAGAATGTATATGAATGGAACATTAAGATCTTGGGTTCATTATATTCAACTTCGTTCAGGAAATGGAACTCAAAAAGAACATCAAGATGTTGCGGTTGCCTGTGGGGAAGCAATTAAGGAAATATTTCCTATGATTACAAATTTTATTAGTAATGTTTAGAAAAACTTCATTAAATGCGTAAGTAATTTAAAAACAAAGTGTATAATATAATTATTAATGAGTAGTTCACGATCTATAGCCGCTGCTAGAAACAGAAGAGCTGGAGACCCAACTCCTACAAGTAGGCCTGGTACATCCATTTCATCACAACCAGCTTTTTCCCAACAATCACAACAATCCCAACAAAATAAAAGAACAACAGCACAAAATTCTACACCAAATGTTCCAATTACTTCTACTAAACTTACTATTTCTGATGCTATTGGATTAATTACATTACGATTAGGAAGGGTTGAACAATTTATACAAACTGCGGAGCATGAAGGCGGAATTAATATGGGATCTAGTATTCCAGATAACGCTCATTTAGTTGATAAAAGTGTTATTAATAGTATTGTTAATCGTCTTGACTCTCTTGAAAAGAAAGAAAAAGAATCCGCTAATAATCAACAAACAAGTAAACTAGAAAGTGAATTAAGAGATATTAAAGATTTATTAATGTCACAAATGGTTAAATATGAAAAATTCACTTTAGAAACCAATAAAAGATTTGATGATGTTGATGAGGCATTTGTTGAGCTTGAAAAACAACAAGAAGTTGCTATTGATTCTTGTGATACAGTACAAGTTGAAGAAGTTGTAACTACAAATACAATTACAAGTAATGATCAAAATGTTTTTTCTAATTTAAAAAATGCTATTGAACAAGAATTAGCTGATTCGTCAAGACTTTAAATCAATCTTTAAAAACACTTTAATATTTTACATAATCTTAAAGTATTTATAATTTTATTGGTGACCATATATCCATAGAACTATCGCAAACATTAGAAAATATTTTAATGTATCCTAATTCTTTAAAAATTTCTTCATGCGGATTTGGATTTGGAAATATATGACTAAAATAATAATAACTATTTTCTAATACTATAATTGGTTTATTATTTAATATAGTTTGCTTTGAACCTAACAATACTTCATTCTCATGATTTTCAACATCAATTTTAATAAGAGTTACATCTGTTAAATTAAAATTATCTAATTTTACAACATCAATTTCTTTTAAAACTTCAAAACTTTTTGCTTGTTTATGTAAAGAAAATCCTCCAAAATTATTTTCTTCACTATTATATAAAACCATTTTTCCATCTTTATCACTTAATGCTTTTTCAAATAGAGTACATTTATCTTTATAATTTATTAAATTATTTTTAAATATCTCTATATTTTTAATAAATGGTTCAAAAGAAAATATCTTATTACAATTCATATATTTTGCGAAAAAAAGAGAATGATTTCCTATATTTGCGCCAATATCTATTATATTTTTTTGATTATTGAAATTAGTTCTCAAAAATGATAATAATTTATATTCATAAAAATTTTTATAATATTTTATGTTTTGACTAACAAAATCTGTATCTAGTGAATAAACATATATTTCAGTATCATCATTATTATAATGAATTGTAACCTTATCCATAAAATATCTTTTTTTTTAAATTTATATAATTTAACGAACTATATAACTTTTGCTATACTTTTTTTAAAAGTATAAATATATTAATTATAAAAATAAGTTAAACCTTAAATTATTTATAATTAATAATGAAGATTGTTATTAATGATAAAGTTAAAAAGGATATTTTTACTGCTTTATTTCAAACATTAAAAAGTTGTACTAATATTATTTGTGTAATTTTTCATGAAGACTATCTCTACATTCAAGGTATGGATAAATCTCACATTTGTTTATTTAATGTCAAAATATTAAAACCATGGTTTAATGAATATCACAAAAACAATAATGATGCTGAAAAAATATGTTTTGACACTCAAGTATTTTATAATATTATTAGCACTAAACAAGACGGACATTCTATTAATATAAATTTTGATAATAACTCTGATAATCTTAATATTGATTTAATAGCTCAAGAAAATACTGTTAAAGGTGAATTTAATAAATTTTTTAAAATGCCATTAGTTGAGTTTGATTATGAGTTAATGAGTATTCCTGCGGTTGATTATGATGCGGATTTTTCAATTTCTTCAAAGAAAATATTTGAAATTACTTCTCAAATGAATACATTTGGAGATGATATTAATATTAAATGTTCTGATGAAGGTATTAATTTAACAACCACTGGAGTAATGGGCGAAATGCTTGTAAATATTCCTATTGACGATTTAAGCGAATATAGTATTAATGAAGGCGATGATATAGATCTTAATTATAGCCTTGTTTATATTCATAAAATGTGTATAACTAATAAACTCTCAAGTGAAATTCAATTTTCTATTAGTAAAGAATTTCCAATGAAAATCAAGTATGATTTAGGGGATAATAGTATTATTGAGTTTTATATTGCGCCTAAATCAACTTTTTAAGTAATACTTTATAATAATATAAACACTAATTCTGTATTATTATATTATGGATAATAATAATACAGATAATAATACAGATAATAATACAAATAACAATACAAATAATAATACAGATAATATTAATTTTATTAAAACTGATAATAATACTATAATTAACGTAAATGCTATTAGATGGATAAAAAAAATGGATGAATGTTTAGCAGTTTGTACTAGAAGTGATGGATGTGTTGTAAATGCGACTACACATAAAATTTGTAAAATTAACAATTATGATAGTTATGCTTTATTGAATAAATATTTTAATTAAATAATCTTCGTTATAATCTATTAAAATTAGTATTATTTTTATTTAAGAATTATGATTGAAATAATAACTGGATTTTTTGTTTTTTGTTTAGTATTATTTATTTATCTTCATATACAATTTCATTTAAAAACTAGTAATGATTTAGAAATATATGAAGTTGATCAGGCGTCTAAAGATAAGTTGGAAGAAATTTGTGATATTAGGCAACCTGTTTTATTTGATTTTGAAAATCAACAAATTATGGAAACCTCTAATAAGGACTATATTTTAAATAATTATCATGCTTTCGAAATTCAAATTAGAAATAATAAAGAAATTGATTCCAACTCTGAAATGTATATGCCTTTACCAATTCATTCTGCCATCAAATTATTTAATGAAGATAAACATGGCATATATTTTTCTGAAAATAATACAGAGTTTTTACAAGAAACAGGAGTTATTAAAAATTTACAATATAACGATGAATTTTTAAGACCTTATATGGTTTCTAATTGTAATTACGATATTTTAATGGGAAGTGAAGGATGTTGCACTCCGTTTAGATATGAAATTAATTATCGTAATTTCTTTTTATTAACTCAAGGATCAGCGCAAATTAAGCTAACGCCTCCTCAAAGCACACGATATTTGTATCCTAATTATGATTATGAAAATTTTGAGTTTAGATCACCTGTTAATCCTTGGTCTCCACAACCCAATTATGTTGCTGATTTTGATAAGTTAAAATGTCTTGAATTTACATTATTGCCTGGAAAAACTGTATTTATTCCCGCATATTGGTGGTATAGCATTAAACTTGGAAAAAATACAAGTATCTCTTGTTTTCGTTATCGTACATATATGAATAATATTGCTATTTCACCATATATTGCTATGTATGCGTTACAAATTCAAAATGTCAAAAGAAATTCATCCAAAACTGCTAATATTAATGAATTAAATAAAAAAGAACAAGTACAACAACAAGTACAAGAACAAAAAGTAGAAGAAGTACAAAATAATATAGAAATAGTTGAAGAAATAAATACTATACAAAATAAAACTATTTAGTCAATAAAATTATTTAATTAAAAAATACTGTTATAATATATAATGTTTAAAAAGAAATATTCGCTTTCAAAGTATTTCAAAAATGTTTCGAAAAAACGTAAACATCGCAAAACTTTACGAAAAATGGGTTCTAGACATAATAGACATAGACATACTAAACGTATGAGAGGAGGCTGAGGCGGAAGCCCTACTCCTGATATGAATAAACTCTTTTAAAAATAATAATACTAATTTCTGGAATGATATACATAGTTTAATTTATAATTCTTAAACGTGTATTGATATAGAAGTAAATATTATATTTGCGTAATTTAATAAATTATATTTTATTAATATAAATTATTAAATGTCATTATTACATTTATTATTAATTGAAGCAGATAATTCACATAGCTTAGGAGGATCTTGTATTAGAGATTTAAGCAATTTTTATAATTACGCAAAACAATTTTCTGTAGATAAAAAAATAACAATAGATCAATCCATAATTTTATCAATTGATAATGATACTAAAATACAATCAAAATTTCCAAATTCTACGTTTGAAAAATTATCAAATTATAAATCCGTATTTTCTTCATTTACAAGCAAAATTAAGTCAACCGATTATGTAATCATATTAATATCTGGACATGGGTATCAACAAAAATCTAATACAAAAGAAGAGGTAGATATGTTAGATGAATATATATCTTATAACGGTGGCATTATATTAGATAATGAAATAAATTCATTATTAGTATCTAAATTATCAAATTCTAAAAGAACTATTTGCTTAGCCGATACTTGTCACTCTGGAACAATATTTGATAATACCATAAATCATACAAATGTATATTCAATAAGTGCTTGTTTAGATAATCAATTAGATTCTTGCGATATTGGTAATAATGTTGGGTTTGGCGGAGCTCTTACCGTTCATTTATTAGATCAGCCCAATTCTATTAGCACATTATTATTAGGAACAAATGATGACATTAAACAATTAATAAAAAAAATTGAAAATATTATGAAACCACTGGGTCAATCTCCTAATTTAATTATACCATTAAACTAAATTTTCTTTAATAATATCTAATGTGTTTACATCATTTATCATAACATATTCTATTTTTGTTCTACATAATGCGCAACATGGTAAACTATTTGGATTACATTTTTTAAATGTTTGTGATAAACAAGTGCCGCAAAATTTATGACTACAATTTAAAGCGACCATATTGGAATTCATGATTTCTTCATAACATATAGAGCAATCTTCTTGAGGATTTGATGATACTGAACATAAAATTGGAATTATATCAAATTTTCTATTTTCATCTGGCTGATTATGATTATTTCTTAGTCCAAGTAAATATTCTACTGCTCTTTCCATATTCTCTGAATCTGGTAAAGAAATAAAATCTGGAGTTTGTGATTGATTATTACCCCATATATCTTGATTAACATTCCAAATGGAATTTATAATTTTCGCAGCACATATTTCTATAGTATTTCTTGCGTACGCTCCGCAAAATCTCATCGCATAACTTTTCACTAATTTTTGATTTTGCCCAAGTAACCAAGTTTCAAAATATGAAATTTTATTATTAAAATCAATGGAATGAATTTCTCTCAAATCATCTCTTTTACTTATTAAATTTTCTCGGAAGTTCATTAATCTATCATTATCACAATTAGTAATATTGTGAGTAAAACTTTTACAAAATGAACAACGCCTTGTTAATTGTCTTGTCGCGTTAATAAAACTATTTTGATTATTTTGTTGATTTATCATCATCTTATATATTATCGTATATAATTTAAATACTTACAATCTTTTTATTTCAATTTTTTTATTAATAAAAAATAAAAATTTAAACAAAAGGATATAGATAAATGATATAAACAAAATTTTAAATTTAATAATAAAGAGAATGTCACAATTTATTAAATTAACATCTATGATAATAAATAAAAATTTAATTACCAGCGTTTTTATAAAAACAAATAAATATCATATCTATACTGTTGAAAATAATATTAATGGGTATATGCTTTTTGGAAGTGGTGGCGCTAGTTCAAGCCCTGAAAAAATTGTAATTTGCGAAGAAAAATCTCCAGAAGATTATAAAATTATTAGTAAATGGATTGACACCATATAAACGTATACAATAAATTATATTATAATATAAATGTATAATATTTAAAGATAATTTATTATATACATATAGATAACAAAAAATGGATGTTTTTAAAATACATATAAATGATCGAAATTACTCATCCTGGAATATTTTTGAAACTGCTAATTTCCAACCTGTAAATTTAGAAATAAATCCATCAGAAAACAAATTATTTTCTAATGATGTTTTTAGTATTGATAATGCTAAAAATGTCAAACTTATTCATTCTTCAGTTCGTTCAGGAACATCCATGCCAGGTGTTTTAATTATTAATGGAAATAAAACATATGGCAGACAAAATAAACCTAAAAATGAAACAAAGAGAGAAGGCAGATTATTATATAAATGTATTCCTGATGATATGAGATTACCGGCGTTTTTAGTTCCTTATGAAATTAAAAATATTGGATTTTCTAAAGTACAAATTAATCTATACGTAACATTTTCATATGTTGATTGGAATGATAAACATCCCATAGGATTATTAAACCAAGTAATAGGTCCTGTCGATGTTTTAGATAATTTTTATGAATATCAATTATATTGTAAAAGTTTAAACGCATCAATTCAAAAATTTCAAAAAGATACAACAATTGCTCTTCAAGACAAATCTTCTCATGAAACTTTTATTGAAAGTATTAAAGATAAATACTCATGTATTGAAAATAGAACTGATTGGCATATTTTTACAATTGACCCTCCTAAAAGTTTGGATTATGATGACGGTTTTAGTATTAAACAATTAGATAATGATATACAGCAGTTAAGTATATACATTGCTAATGTTACTATACTAATGGATGTGTTAAATCTTTGGGATTCATTTTCTAGAAGAATTTCTACTATTTATTTACCTGATAGAAAAAGACCTATGCTTCCTACTGTTTTATCAGATTGTCTTTGTAGTTTACAAGAAAATCACAATAGATTTGCGTTTGTTATGGATATATTTATACAAAATGATGAAATTATTCAAATTAAGTATTCAAATTGTATGATTAAAGTGTATAAAAATTATAGTTATGAAGAACCAAGCTTGTTAATTAATCCAAATTATATTAAATTAATGGATACTACTAAAAAATTATCAAAAAAATATAAATATATTAATAATGTTCGTAATAGTCATGAATTAGTTTGCTATTTAATGATTCTTATGAATTATAATTGCGCTACAGAAATGATAAAACATAAAGCGGGCATTTTTCGATCTACTATAATAAAAAAGGATTTTTCTGTTCCAGATAATATTCCTGAAGATGTAGGTAAATTTATTAAAATTTGGAATAGTTCTAGCGGTCAATATATTAATGGTGAAGAATTGGATAGTAAACAAATTAGACATGAGATGCTTGAACTTGATGCTTATATTCATATTACTAGTCCTATAAGAAGACTTGTAGATTTGTTGAATATTATTAAATTTCAACAAAATACAGGAATTATTCAACTTTCTGAAAATGCGAATAAATTTTATGATAAATGGCTCGGTGATTTAGAATATATTAATACCACAATGCGTTCTATTCGAAGAATTCAAGTTGACTGTACATTACTAGATTTATGTGCGAATAATATTGATATTATGGAAAAAGAACACGATGGATATTTATTTGATAAAATTTTGAGAAATGATGGATTATTTCAGTTTATGGTATTTTTACCTGAATTAAAACTTTCTTCAAGAATAACATTGAGAGATAATATTGATAATTTCGAAAATAAAAAATTTAAATTATTTTTATTTAATGATGAAGCTAGTTTTAAAAAGAAAATTAGACTTCATTTATTGTAACATAAAGATAAAATGATTAATTATTCTTGTCTATTGTAATTGTTTTGGCTATTTTTGATATTATTTTATCTGCTTTTTCATCGTCGTTATCTCCTGAACCTCCCATGGCCTCTATTACAATATGATTATACTGATCACTCTTTTTTGACTCGCTATAAATACAATCCGGATACTTTTGCCTCCATTCGGGAAGAGCACAAATATTTTTATGAGCAATGGACTTGATTGCCTTTTTTAATTTATTATTATTATCATCTTCCTTTGCCCATACGTTGGC